CTGGAACTTCTAAAATTTCTGGAACTTCTAAAATTTCTGGAACTTCTAAAATTTCTGGAACTTCTAAAATTTCTGGAACTTCTAAAATTTCTGGAACTTCTAAAATTTCTGGAACTTCTAAAATTTCTGGAACTTCTAAAATTTCCTTATTACTATCAATTAAATCAGGCATATCACTGTAGTCATTTTTATCAACTTCTTCACTTAACGAACTAAAATCGTGTAATACTGAATAATCTTCTGTAATATCTTTCTTGATAAATCTATTTTGCTCTAACATATTTTTGATTTTCATATGAATGTTCTTCTGAGCATCAGTAAAATAAGAAGGAAACGTATAGTCAGACATTTTGATATTATTATATATGTATAATATATTTTATGTTTAAGTGAATTATTTTTTTATTAGTGAAAATATACTTTTCTACATACATTCATTTTATCATCAGAAACAGGACTATTACATATTTTATAAAAATCTCCGTGCTTTAGCATTTTTACAATAAAGTTTATTGAATATACACCACATTCTGTATCTCCTTGTTGATGAACTACCTTGTTATAATCTACTTTCATATCTTTTGTGTCATTGTGTATAGATTTTATATTTCTTGCAATTAATCTAACAAATTTTCTAACTCGGTCTTCTGGTCTGTTAGCACAACTATCAAAATAAAAAATATGTTTTTTTTCTAAATCCATAAACATCGAAGTCCAATGAGATCCTCCTTGGTCGTGATTATCTAAATTATACACAATACCATATTTTTTTGTCCCGTTATTATAATTCTCTTGAAAATTATAATCATATATTTTGTTTTTATAATATGATAATTCTCCAAAGTCCATTGGAACCGCACCAAAAAAATGGAAATCTTTATAAATATTTTTATATTGATTTATTACATCGTCTATATGTGTTGTTGTTAACCACGTAAATTGTCCTTGAGGTGATTCAGGTCTCCACGTATTTCCTAATTCTTTTTTCATAACATTATTCAAATGTTTAGTGAAATCTTGTGTTAACCAACATTTCTGTGTAGAACATTTCGAACCTATTTTTCTTTTAAGTTGATAAATTAAATATTTTTTGTATTTGTTAGGTTTTAACATTAAATATTTTCCTGTATCATCTATTTTTATTTTATCAGATGAATCAATATTATATGCTTTCACTAATTCAATCAATATTGGTAATTTCAAACAAGAACCATGTTCAAATATATTTGCAGGCGCACATTGTTTATCTTTTTTTGAAGAAGTTATATCAGAATTTTTAATTTTTTCTAGAATATTATCAACATATTGCTCAATATCTTCCATATATAATAATAATAATGAAATTTATTATTATAATATTCATAATTTGAATTCTGTAATGTTATCTTCTAGTTCATTTATAGTATCTTTGAATAAATACATTTTTCTTTCACCTGAATAATGTATTGGATAAAACCCTATATGTACTCCATTTTCATCATATAATGTATCATTTTTGTCATAATAATAAATAATATTATTATGGATAAATTTTAACAATACAGGTGTATTTTGTTCTTTATTTTTAATACCATTAATCACTTTATTTTTAATTTTATGTATTTCCATTTTTGGATAATTTTCAATTATATAATCCAATATATGTTCTATTGTATATGTAGGAACAATACCATCATTTTTTTTTCTTCCTCGTTTAGACATTTTTATATTATAAAATAATGTATATATTTATCCATATATATTAGTTATTTCAATTTTTTACAAACTTAAATTAAACTTGCTTTTTGTATTTCTAATAAATATTTATTTATAATTTCCTTTATATTTTTTCTAAATTCCTTTACTGTTTTTATAGGTACATATTCTACTGCATCTATCTCACCATTTGTTTTTGTAGCATCATATGTAGGAAATGTTTGTTTGCTTTTAATTATATATAATACTGTATTTGAATTTAGATCAGGATTATTATATACGTGATGAACTATAGATAATACATATTTTTTCTCTATATTAAAACCTGTTTGTTCTTTAAATCCTCTCATTGCACATCTAAAAGATGTTGTGTCAGCTATTTCCTTTTCACTTCCAGGCAACATCAATAATTGTTCTTTTTTATCTTTAACAAATAATATTTTATTATCCTTAATAAATACAATATAAGCATTTCCTATACTTCCTTTTAATTTATTATCAATTTCTTTATCTTTAGCATCATCAAATGGATACATAACTGTTTTATCTGATGTTGATGTTTTTAAACTTTTATCTGTTGTTAAAGTTTTATCTGTTGTTAAACTTTTATCAGATGTTGTTAAAGTTTTATCTGTTGTTAAACTTTTATCAGATGTTGTTAAAGTTTTATCTGTTGTTAAACTTTTATCAGATGTTGTTAAAGTTTTATCTGTTGTTAAACTTTTATCAGGTACTGTACCTCTTGATACAACTGTTTTAGTAGTCTTTTTTAACATAATATTAGGTTTTGACAAATCATCTGTATTAAATACATTTGAAACATATATTTTTCTTAAAATGTTTTTGGTATCATCAGTCATTTTATTAACATCTTTTATTTTTTTACCATTAATAAAATCTTTTAAATCATTAATAGAAACGTATATTGCTCCTGATTTATCTAGTACTTTATCATATTCAACATAAAATATAACATCATTTTTTTTATCTTTTGATGAATATGTAACATCACCTGTAAACATTTTTAGAACTTGTTTTGAATCATATGTACCGTATTTAGAAAATAATTCTACAAAACATTCATAATCAGTTTGCTCTTCACCTATTCTCATTAAACTAGGAATTTCATATTCTCCATTATTATTTTTAACTAACATTAATTTTTTTCCTCTCAATAATTGTTTATTTACCAATAACATATGAATATTTTTACCACTTATTACAGAATTATCAATAGGTAGATTTCTCTTGAAATTAATATCAAATTTTATATCAATAACTTCTTTTTCTTTTTCTTCTTCTTTTTTTGCTTGTTTAACATTTTGTAAATAATTTTTATTTTCTTTACTATTACTTAATTCTTTTGCGTATTCTTTTGAAATAATTCGTGATTCATCTTTAACTTCTTCTTTCTTTTCATCTTTAACTTGTTCTTTAACTTGTTCCTGTTTTGTCATTTCTTTTAATTTTATGTAATCTGCTTTAGCATCTTGTTTATCAGGTTCTGTAGGTAAAATAGATTTAACAGGTTTTAAATTAACAAGTTCTGGATCAAGAGGTTTAGGTAATTCATCAGGTAAAATAGATTTAACAGGTTTAGATACATTATCTATTAAATATTTGTTTTTTAGTTCTAAATATTTATTTTTTTTTGACTTATCAATCATTTTATTTGTTGTATTTGTAATAGAATTTTGTGTAGATGTAGCTTCTAAATAATCAAAAATATCTACATCTGCATTTTGATTATTATTCCTAAATACAACATCTAACATTGGATCATTGGTTATAATAGGATAATCTATTATAGGTTCTAGAATGTTATAAGATGACTTGAATAAGTATTCCATAATATTATAAAAACAGATTTTTTATATTATGTTATCATTAAACATTTTTATAAAAGATTTTTTATTATAAGATTTTATTTTTATACCTATATTTTTATAACTAAATAAATGTTCTTTCAAATCATTTTTCAAAATATATTTAACTCTATCTGTTTCTCCATTAGTATAATTAATATTAAATCGTGGAAATGTCTGTATGCTATCTAATATATATATTATTGTATGTTTGTATATATATGATTTTGTAGAATTTATTTTAGTTAAATCGATTATATAACTCGTTTCTTCTTGAAATTCTCTTAAAGCACCATCAAATAATGTTTTATCAGTTTTATCTATATGACCTGCAGGTAACATCCATTTTTTAGGTTTATTTATATCTCTAACAAATAATATTTTATCATTGTTTATAAATAAAATAACACCATTTTTTATATTCTTTAATTTTAAATAATCTTTCTTAGCATCACTCATTGACTATTATAATTATCAATTTCAAATTTTATATTTTTGATAAGATTAGTTGATTTATCGTCATTGATTTGTTTTAAGTAGTTTATTATATAGTCTATATCATCTTTAACTAAATATACTTTATCTTCAATATCTTTAATATTTTCGATATTCTTTATTTTTTTACCATCATATATCTTTTTAATTGTTTCCATAATAATACCTTTAGGTTCCTCAATTATGTTTCCCCATCTGTCTTTAGGAAATGAATAAATATATTTTTTCATCAATGATGCTTTTTCTTTGTTTTCTCTAAAAAATAAAACATATTTCCACGTTTCTTCAAATGTTGGTAAATTACGTTGAAACCATTCTTCATCCTTTTTAACAGTATAATTTCTATATTCAATTAATTTCCAATATGATATTTTTTCAATTACATAATCTTTATGTGTTGTTTTCAAATTATGTATAGTTTCTAGCAACCATTTATCTGTTTCTAAATTACTCATAGCAATTAATGGGGGGTAAATAAATTCAGCATAGTTCCATACTAATTTATCATATGACATTGTTTTATTATGTATTTGTGAAATAGGCATCAATTGAATTAATACACCTTTTTCTAAACCATCTTTATTCAACCAGTCTTTAGAACTATCAGTATCTTTCAAATAACTTTCTCTGTCTTCATATTCCTCTAATTTACATTGCCAAAAATCACATTCATCTAACTGACAGCATTGTAATTGTAATTGAACTTGAACCCAGTAATATGCAGGACATACACCTTTTTTAACATCTTTTTTTAAATCTGTTATTTTTTCTCCGTGAGTTCCATATACTTCTACTGCTTCTTCATCCATCAAAATATCTCTCATCATAGGACATTTAATTTCTAACATTCTACCAACAAATTTAGTTTTACATGAATTGTCATTTAATTTATATTCGGATACTATTCCATCAGGACTAGCACCTAAAAAACTATATTTAGGATGAGAACACAAACCAAATTCTTTTACAGATACATTCATTTTATATTCATATACCATTGTTGCAACCTGTTCAAATTTCTTACCGTGATAACATGCTTCACTAGTCTCAAATGGTTTCCCAAATACTTTTTTCAAAATAAAACTATATTGTGATTCATAAGGATTTAAATTCACAACTGTTCCACCGTCAGAAGCAGATATTAAAGTGTCTCTTTGCGCAAACCATTCAGGTGATCTTTGTTGAAAGTATTTTCTGGTTGCTAAATCTCTGTATATATCAACTCGTCTCAATTCATCTTTGTTTAATACATCTGACTTAACTATTTTATCGTGAAAATCATCAGTACCTTTTAGTATAAATACTTTTTTAAAATCTTTAACTATATGTTCTTTAACTATATGTTCTTCATCTTTACATATTTGTTGTATATCTTTTTTTCTAAATGTACCAAAACCTTTTTTTTTAATTGGTTTAAACTCATTAACTAATAGTTCTATTTTGTCAAATGTTTGGTCAAAGTATCTGTTTGTAATATCAAATATAATTTTACCATCAACTACTTTTACATATTTACATAATAATACTAATGATTTTTTGCTATCTATAATTTTATCTGATGAATTAAGTTTTGAATACTCTTCTGATAAGTCTTTAAGTTCATCCAGAGTGTATAAACTGTCTATTTTGTCTTTTAAGAAACTCTTAATTGTTGTTGTTGTTGTTATTTTACTCATCTTGTTAAATATAATAGTATTAAATGTTTATGATTTTAGATGTTAATTTATCAATTTTTTTAGAAAAATTGAATTTTTAAACTATATATAATTGTTATAATATCTATTAAACAAAACATAAAAAAACACTATAAAGAGACAATTTTTAAACAAGTTTTAAAAAATGAAAAGAGAATTTGGATCTGGCTTTGACATTGATTTATTCAAAAAAGGCACAAAACTTTACAAAAAATTTTATGAAATATTTGGAGGTTTGTTTGTAGAGAAAGCATTGCTACATTTATTATTTGAATTTTATGAAAACATACATACCATTTATGAGAATTATTATATTAAAATAATCACAAAAGATATAATACCAATAGAAGAACAAAAAAAAATAATTTTACCTGCTATAATTAATAACACAAATGTAATTGTACATATTGGTTCATCACCTAATTGTTTTACATATTATGTTATCAATTTTATTACCAAAAAGGTTGTATTCAATCATACATTTAGAAAAATACAAAATAAACCAGATATAATATTCTTTAATAAACTTATTAACAAGATTGGTTTTTACATCAAAGAAGAAAATTATATCGTGGTATTTGATATTTCAACTCCACAAATTCCTTTAAGACGTACATATTTACTAAAATTGCTAAATATAATTACTGTACAAGATGTAAGCATTGACGATGATGATAATCATATAATTGTTAAATCGAATGAAGGTACTCGTTTTCTTGAACTTACGTTCTAAAAATGGTTATTTATAAAATTTTTATTTATAAAAATTGATTTATGTATAATATAAATATAATAATATATAAACAATTAATATATTCAATAATATGAACTCTTATAAATCAAAAAAAGAAGAACTTATCAGATATTTATATAATACTATTAATGTTTCACAATTTAAATATGAAATCATTAATAATGTTTCACAACTAGACAAAATAGTTTCATCACAACACTATTTGTCTGCTGAATTCTTTGGAAAGAATTGTTTTTTAGTTTTTACTAAACTAAAATCAAATTTTTATTCATTTCTTATTGATAGAACACAATTAAAATATAAAATAGATGACATTAATTTTGATACTATAAATATACAACAATGTAATGTTGATGTTGACATTTCAATATATACAGGAACTATATTTGATGGAACATATATTATAAAAAACAATAAACATACTTTTATGTGTAATGATGTTTATTATTTTAAGGGAACCGATTGTATCAGTAATAATTTACAACACAAATTATTAAACATTCAAATGTATTTCAATAGCATAGGTTCAACAAATACACGTGCAGAAATGTTCGATAATAGAATACATTTAGAAATACAAATTAATAAATTACAAGATGTTAAGACAATTAGAAGTTTTGTTAATGATAAAATTGTATCAACACCTGAAAAAAAAACTTTTTTTGATAATTTTATGACAAGGGGACTATGTTTCTGGCCACAAAAATCAGGAACAAAATTGTTATACATATATGGTAAAGATTACGAGAAACCTAGAGAGATTCATAAAGAGAACCATACAGATAGTCTTAAAGATATTTTCAAAGATAGTCTTAAAGATAAAGATAATATCAAAGATAAAGATAATATCAAAGATAAAGATGATTTTAAACAAACGAAAAAACCATATATTATAAAAGATGATGTTTCACCAAAAAAAACACCATTATCAAAAAAATCATATGTTGCGAAAAATGATAGTCCTATATATGCTATTTTAGAAATGAAAGCAACAAGATTAGTAGACAATTATAAAATGTATGCTATTGAAAAAGTGGTAGATAACAATGTTCCACGATTAAAAAAATACCAATTAGACATAGCATATATACCTAATATAAAAAAATCTAAATGGTGTAAAGATATAACTGTTTCATCAACAAATGGTAGTGTATTAGTTAAATGTTTATGGAAAGATGATAAAAGAAAATGGGAACCCATGGAACACGTTACTGATATTAAATTTCCTTCATATATTGATGAAATAAGAGAAAAGTTAATTGAAATTGATCAATCAGATAGTGATTGTAGTGACTAATATATTAAATTACTCTTTTTCTATAATATTTATAATAAACATTATTATCATCAATATATGTGTCAGATATTTCTTTATTTATATTAGGAAATTTAACAATTGTTTTAGGAAATGATACATATTTGTGTAACAAATAAAATGTTATTATGAATGTTATGATTAATAGATACATATAACATAATACATATAATATTTGTTTTATTGGGTACCAAAAATAATTTTAGCTGCAGCATCCAATTGTTTTTGATTACTATCTACCATTTTATATGGATCATTTTGTTCTAGAACTTCTAGGTCTTCATCTAAAACCTTTTCTTCATCTGTTAATAGATAATCATCAGATATAACATCAGATATATCTATTTCATCATCAATTACTTGTTTTTTTAACATTAATGGTTTGATTTTTTTTATATGTTTTTTTTCTTTATTATCTTTTTTTATAACATATTTAACAAATATGTATATTATTAAAAAAGATATAATTATCAGTGGAAATAAATTAGGTATAATGTAATTAGAATAAAAATATCCAACACCTAAAACAAATTTATTATTTTTTTCAACTTTACTAACTTTATATTGTGATTCAAATTCTTCTAATGTTTTACTACTTATAAGATTAGGTAATGAACCTTCGAACACTAAATCATCTGTCAAATTTAATTTATCCATTATATAACATAATTATAATTTATATTTTTTCTTATTATGTGAAATTGCATATATAATAATATTAAAGTTATAAAATATAATACAATGTCCATTAAACCTATTTCAATGAATAATGTCCAAAATAATGTTATAGATAGATATAAATTACTAAAAAAAATAGGAGAAGGTTCATTTGGAACTGTATATTTGGTATATGATAGAACTGATAAAAAAAAATATGCTTGTAAAGTTGAAAACAGTAAATCTAAAAACAGATTAAAAGGTGAAACACATATATACAAATATTTTTTAGCACAAAATATTAGTTGTGTTCCTTTGTTTCACGAATATATTGAAACACCAGAATGGAACTTATTAATAATGCAATTATTAGGTAAAAGTATTGGTAACATATTTGAAGAAAACAATAAAATCATAGATGTAGGTTCTGTAATGAAATTTGCTGTAACAATAATAAGACATTTAGAAACAATTCATAACAACGGTTTTATTCATAGAGACATTAAACCTGATAATTGTATGTTTGGTTTAGATGATAAAAATAATGAACTATATCTAATGGACTTTGGTTTATCTAAAAAATGGTACGTTATTGATAATGAAACTGGTGTAGGAAAACATATTGATTATAAAACCGACAGGTCATTAATTGGAACTGCAAGATATGCAAGTATTCACGTTCATATGGGTATTGAAGCATCTAGACGAGACGATATGGAATCAGTTGGTTATATGATAGTATATTTAGTTAAAGGTTCATTGGTTTGGCAAGGACTTAAAAAGAAAACAGAAAAAGGTCAGACAGATAAAATATGTGACAAGAAAATAATGACAGATTTAAAAGTTTTATGTAGTGGATTACCGTCTTGTTTTCAAGACTATATTAACTATACCAGAAATTTAGAATTTACAGATAAACCAGATTATGATTATTTAGTTGATTTATTTGAAAAGAGTGCTTTAAAAAATGGAATACAGATGGAATATTTTTGGAATAAAGATATTAAACAGAAAAAGAAAAGTAAATTACCGGTAGTTACTAATTCTAATATGGTTAATAAAAAAAGGTAAAAAATTGATTTAATAATTATTTAATTTTGATAATATATATTAATATTAAAAATATTTATAATATATATTAAATGCCTTGTTCTAAATGTAAAAATATAGGTCATAATATAAAAACGTGTAAAGTAAATATTGTATCTACCAAAAATATTAAACAAAATAAATTTACAAAAAATATTGAACCAATAAAAACAGTTTTAACAGAAGATATTGGTAAAATGTTTGAAATGGCTATTTGTATGGTTTATGAAACATCATATAATGGAAATTACAAATACGATTTAGTTTTACCTAATCTTTTACAACAAAGATTATGTAAAATGAAAGAAATATTTATAGATAAATATATACATAATGGTGGACAACACAAATATGATTTTACAAATGATTTGACAAAAGATAAATACATATCAGCAAAAACAACAAAAAAAGGTGTAGGTAAAATAGCACCACAAACAATAGGTCAATGTTCTCCACAAAAGTTCTGTTTAATTTTAGAAATTGAATATATATCTAATTTAGAACTCAAGAAATATATACAAACAAATATAAAAACAATTTTACCTATTTTATGTAAAAATACATTTAGTAAAAACACATCTATGATATATTATAATCATGATAAATCCACAATAAGAATAATAAATTTAGTAAATGATATTGATTTTTCAAAACAGGAATATGTATGGACTAATCAATATGATACATGGAATAATTCATCTGTAGTAAAAATAAAAAAAGATAATAAATTTGTTTCATTAGTAGAATTTCAATTTCATTCAACATCTAGAACAAATATGGCTATAAGATGGTTTTTTGAAAATTTTTTAGATATGTTCAGAAATAATTTAATAATAGTTGATTTGTAAATTAATAATTTATTGTAATATTGTAATCATCTTATCATAATATTCTTCTGATATTTCACATCCTTTGAATTTTCTATTAGTGTTTTTACAAGCAATAGCAGTTGTTCCACTACCTAAAAATGTATCTAAAACAATATCACCTTCATTAGAATGTTTTTTTATTATTTCTTCAAACAAACTTAAACTTTTTTGTGTTGGATGAAATCTATTTTTACCACCTTGTAATGAATACATATATATACCATTATCATATTTACTGTTAAATGTTGGTTTAGAACCTTTAACACCTACCAATGCTATTTCTCTACAATTTGTTAAATAATTTACATTTGAATTTAATGGTTGTGGATTTGTTTTTATCCATTCAATCATTCTGATTTGTTTAAATTTATGTTTCTCCATTATTTCTTTTAAATAAGATATTTTCCATAAATCAAAAAATATTATAACTGTTCCACCTTTTTTTAACTTTTTATAATATTCTTTAATGTATGTTTCTAAAATGTCCATTGTAAATTTACTGTCCCATTCACCATAATCTGTTTTTACACAATATTTTTTTCCATATATTGTTCCATATTTCATATATTTTTCTTTGTTCGTATCATCAACTATTTTATTATCTTCTTTATATATTTTCCATTCTTCTTCTGTTTTAACATATTCAATATCATTTTCTTCATTATATTTGACTTTATTATAATGTGTATCCATTCCTGTTTCTCTTGATGTAATATATGGAGGATCAACTAATATAAGGTCAATTGATATATCATCAATAGTTTCCATATATTTTAGTCCGTCCATATTTTTAACATCTATATCTGTATTCATTGTTGAATAATAATAGTATTACTATTATTATGTTATATTTAATGTTATTCATTTTTTTGAAAAAATTGAAAATATACATATATTAAGATGTTCATTAAATTGTTAAATAAAAAAAAGGTTTTCAAAAAAATGGTTAAAGCTACGCTTTCTGAAGTTATGCAGTTGATATATCAACTAGCTTTTTTTCAGATATTATTTCGAAAGCACAGTCCTACAGAAGAAAGAGTGGAAGAGTTTGTTGAAGATTTGTTGGAGCACTACGATGACAACATAACTGCTCAACAAATTTTTGAATTTGTATTGACAAAAATCGGTGGCGATGATTTTAAATTTGACAAGGTGGTTCGTGAAAAATTTGTCAATTTGGCACTGGAGGACAAGTTATCAGAACTACTTCCTAAACCCATACTACCTAAACCTAAACATATACCAGTATGTTTTACATTCTCTGACTACCATATCGAACTATCGGAAGAAAATAAATTGGTGGCAAGTGAATTGGTCATTGTTGAATCAGATTAACCTTTTGTTTATTTCTCAGTAAATAAATAAACTCTAGTAGTCTTCTAATAAATTAAAAACATTTGACGCAACATTTTTACTGTTATTTGCACGTTGATATTCTGTTGGTCTCTTGTCAAAGAAATTATCTTTGTTTAAAAATCCGATGGTATCCATAAATTGAAACTGATCGGGTATTTTTGTTTTATATATAATGTCATATTTCAACGACAATAACAATCTGTCAGCAACATATTCAATATACTGATCCATTAACATTACATTCATACCAATCATATCAACTTTAATGGCATCTTTGATAAATATCTTTGATATGGTAACAGCTTCAGTTAACATAGCATTCATTTCATCTTTTGTTAATTTATGTTTAACATAACTATACATTTCACAACCGAATACTGTGTGCATTCCTTCATCCTTTGCTATTAAATTATTAGCTTGTACCAATCCTTTCATTCTATTATCTCCCAAATATTGTTTTAACCAATAAATAGACGCAAATGAACCTGAAAACATTAAACCTTCAAAAATGGTAAATGCAGCAATTGAAAATGCTATACGTCTTCCACTCCTAATCCATTTTTGTGCCCAATCAATCATTAACTTAATAGGTCTAATCGTTTTGAAAGCATCTATTAATTTTAATCGTTCTTCTTTATCTTCAATAATATTAGATAACATATTAGCATATACTTGACCGTGAATATTCTCCATCATTTCTTGAAAAGCATACGCAACTTTAGCTTCTCTAATTGTTATTTTTGAAAAGTTAATTTCAATGTTCTCATTCACAATGGAATCAGCACCAGCAAAAAAAGCAAATGTCATTTTAATAAAATGTTGAATGTTTGGATCTAATTTATCATAATCATATTTATCTTCTGCAAGTTTAACTTCGTGTGATGTCCAAAATGCTTTTTCATAATTTTCATATGATAGCCATAATTTTTCAAATCTTGGATCAATTGGTAAAATAACTAGTCTACTGTTTTTAGGGTCTAGAATATCTTCTTCCAAATCTTTTTGTAATTCTTCTTTTTCATTGAAATTATTAAAGAGGTCAGAAAACACGAAATCGGGATGAGACATCATTTTGTTTATATTAAATGTTTATATAATTATATTAAAATATCTAATTTTCAATTTTTAAGATGATAACAATAAATAAAAAAGCAATTGAAGCAATTGAAACAATTGAAACAATTGAAAAATGGTTATATATATACATCTGTAATATTTATAAATTTAAGTAATAAAACTGCTTCTACTATTAGATTAGCAACAGATTGTTCAAAACCTGAATCGCAAAGACACGTTAAAAATTGGTTGTAATTCAAATATACACATTTGTTATGATCATCAAAGAACGATACTTTTCTATCGTAAAACCAATCGCATACTGATATATGTGTTATTTCTAGAGAATTTATAGAATTGATTCTAAAACAACCTTCCAATGATTTTTTTCGAAAGAATATTCTAAACAATTCTGCAACATTACATAAATATGTTTTTTGGAAAATACAAGCATGAAATATCTCCAAAATAAAATCTGCAAAATCAAAATCTTTCATAGGATCTTTAATTTCCAATAAAATTTCACGAACTTCAGAATCAGGTATATAATCACAAATAATACCTAGCACATCAGGAATTAATTTTGTAAGAATACCTAAAAAATTTTCACCATACTGTTTCCTTATGTAAGGATGAGAACGAGACAACATTTTTTCTTTTTTTTTAATTGATACCTTTAATAGAACCACAATATATGTAATTTTTCATTTTTTTTCTTTTTTTATATATTTCATAAACAAATAAGTTTTGACGCGATGTGGTCAATTTTTAACTATTGATACTCAGTGGTAGGCACTACAGAAACTACAGTTAACATGGTAGTCGACTGAGCAACAGACGCAACAGCAGTAAGGGCAACAGACTCCGAATCAGATTCAGATTCCGAATCAGAAAACGAGCATGGAAATCTCACACAGTGCTCTATGTCGCATTTGCATATGTATGGAAACGGTTTGACACAGTAGTCATTGCATGCTTTGCAGTTTACTTCAAATCGATTATCAAATATAGCAGTATCCGAACTAAAAATAGAAACACTATGAGCATGAGCATGAGCATGAGCATGAGCATGAGCATGAGCATGATCATGATCATGACTGACTTTAGCATCTATCATTGCCTGTTTGATGATATTTGCAACCTCCAGCGAAAAACCATTTGCGACTAATACCTTATGCACCGGTAAACTTTTAAAACGTGTTATTGGTTCGCTGTAACCAACGAGTTGGCAATCTTTAAAAATCGCAACTCTTTTTTCATCAATGAAAGAGAACAACAGCATATCGATGGCTAATCCGATACAATTTTGACATAAACTAGTTTTAGGCGTGTCATATTCAGCAGTGATGCTGCAATCATAACACCCATTCATGTTATAAAGGCATCCGGTAGAAACCACTTCGGTTTCGGAACGCGGAATTTTTAAACCAGTGCTCGTACTATTAATCCCAAAACAATTCAACAACCCGATAAAATCTTTTTGACTGACTCTAGAATAAATACCATCAATACTCAGTTGATTTTTCTGAACAATTTTCAAGGCTAGCTCTGGATTTGTTTTTGGATCACACATTTTTTATTTTTTTTAATTAATACCTTTAATAGAACCACTAATATATGTAAATTTTCAATTTTTTCTATTTCAATGATAGTATAAAAAAATGAATTCTCCACAGTTTAAAACAGAAACTAATATACCTATTAATAACACTAATACAATGATTAATAAGCACAATAAATTTCAAGAAACATTAAGTCAACAGAAAGATGAACATCATCTAAATTTTAATAAAATTATTGATAAACATAATGTTGAATTACAAATTGATATTAAATATGTTGTATCTTTTTTGGAAAACATTGTTAAACAAATTAGTGAGTTGAACAAAGAGGTTCTACCTAATACAATTGACCTTGAAATCCTTGCACAAAACATTATTGATGGATTGCCCAACAAAATTATGAAAAATGATTTTGAAACATATGTATCAGGATATTTAATTGTCAAATCATCTTATCATTATTATTATGATATTATGGCTGCACATATTGAAATTAATAGATTACATTCTATAACATCTGATTCATTTTTAACAACTGTTAACATTATTCAGGGTAGAATAGATATCAAAGGAATTGTATCACCACAATTATCGGATGAAACAATGATGATAATTAACAAATATATTGATGTAATAGAAAAAGCAATTGATTACAAAAAAGATTATTTGTTTGATTACTTTGGTATCCGTACTTTACAACGTTCATATTTAACTGTTTTAGATTACACAACATATAAGTTCGTTGAAAGACCGCAACATATGTGGATGAGAGTAGCGATAGGTATCCATGGATTTAATAACATTGATGATATAATTGAAACATACAATTTAATGTCATCTAAATATTTCACACACGCTACACCAACATTGTTCAATGCAGGTAAAAACAAACAACAAATGAGTTCTTGTTTTCTACAATCAATGGAAGACACATCGCAAAGTATTACTAGTTCTCTTGGTGAAATGGCAGAAATATCAAAATGGGCAGGTGGTATAGGAGTTCATATATCATCATTAAGAGCAAAAGGTAGTCTGATTAGAGGAACAAATGGTCTAGCATCTGGTCCGAACAAATTTGTTAAACTAATTAATGGTGTTGCAGAAGCGTTTGATCAAGGAGGAAAAAGAAATGGTTCTATCGCAACATATTTAGAACCGTGGCATCCTTATGTGTATGAATTCTGTGATTTAAGAAAGAATACAGGTGATGAGGGTTCTAGAGCAAGAGACTTATATTTAGGGCTATGGGTTCCTTCCTTATTTATGGAACGTGTTAAAAATGATGAAATATGGAGTTTAATGTGTCCGGATGAATGTCCTAATTTAAATAAAGTTCATAGTGAAGAATTTAACAAGTTATATACAGATTATGAAAAAAATGGAATGTATGTTAAACAAGTTAGAGCAAGACATTTATGGGAACATATAATTGTATCACAACAAGAAAACGGATTTCCATATATGTTATTTAAAGACCATTCAAATAATAAGTCTAATCAAAAGAATTTAGGAACAATTCGTTCATCAAATTTATGTGCCGAAATTATAGAATATTCAGATGAAAATGAAACTGCAGTATGTAATTTAGCATCAATTTGTTTGCCTATGTATGTTGATAAAGAAAAACAAATATTTGATTTTGATAAATTAATGAGTATATGTAGAGTTATTGTTAGAAATCTAAATAAGGTTATTGATAGGAATTACTACCCTATTGAAAAAGCATATAGATCCAATATGAGACATAGACCTATGGGAATTGGTGTTCAAGGATTAGCAGATACATATTTATTAATGGGATATTCTTTTGATGAACAAAAATCATATGAACTTAACAGAAAAATATTTGAAACAATATATTATGCTTCTATTTATGAATCAAATATTTTAGCACAAAAATATGGTTCATATGAAACATTTGCTACATCACCATCTGCTAAAGGTATTTTACAGTTTCATATGTGGGACAAATTTAATGTTAAGGATTTAACATATGATTGGACAGAACTAATTGAAAATGTAAAAAAATATGGTTTAAGAAATTCATTGCTAACAGCATTAATGCCTACTGCTTCTACATCACAAATTATGGGAAATTCTGAATGTTTTGAACCGTATATGTCAAACATATTTAAACGTTCAACACTTGCAGGTGAATTTGTGGTAGTAAATAAGAATTTAATGAAAGAATTAATTTCATTGAAATTATGGGATAATGATATGAGAATGAAACTGATTATTTCTAACGGTTCAGTCCAAAAAATAGAAGAAATACCTGTAAATATCAGACTAAAATATAAAACAGCATTTGAAATATCACAGAAGCATTTAGTAAGACAGTCTGCAGAAAGAGGTGTATTTATTGACCAATCACAAAGTTTAAATCTGTTTATGGCAGAACCTAATTTTGACATTTTAACTTCAGCTTTGTTTGATGCACATAGTTTGGGTTTAAAAACAGGTATATATTATTACAGAACATTGCCTGCAGTTAATCCTATTAATTTCGGTATAGATGTTAAAGACATTGAACGTCTGTCAATAAAAAAACAAAATGCATGTAAGTGGCGCAAAGGTATGACTAAGGAAGAGTGCTTGGCATGTGGTTCATAATAAATCTATATAAATCTACGATTTTTTACAATAACAACATTTATAATTCTCGTATATTGTATCAGTCACTTCTAATCTGTTCATACATATTTTTCTTTTACAACAAGGCACATAAAACAATTGATTACACATACCGTAGTGCTTTTTATCACACGGATTTTCATCTCTATTACGAAATAATGTTACACCAATTAATTCTGTCATAATTATTCCTAGTTCTTTTGGAAATGTGCAGAATTTATCAGGAGATAAAGGCATTATATGTCTTCCTTTTACAGTATTACTCATAATTCCACAAAAAATATGTAAAAACTCTGGTATTGACATATTAGGAATAAATGGTATATTAGCAAAACCGAGATTGACAATGTCAAACTTATTCATTCTTAATTTATTTATATATTTAAATCGTGATATCATTTCTTTAATAGTAAGTTTAGAATCCCATTCTAATAATGTAACTATTTGATTTATAATATTGTGTTTCAATTTTCTCTTTTGTTCGCGAAAAGTTGGACCAAAAACTCTTAAATCACCATAATATTCTTTCATTTGACCTTGTTTGTTATATTCTATTGATAGACAGTGTTCAACAGCAACAGGATTACTATTCAAATGTTTTATATCAATCATATCAATACTGCCTTTTATTTCTTCATATACAGAATGTCTATATGTTATATAACATACAGATATTAAATATTTTTGTCTCTTAGTAGAACTAACATTTAACCCTATATCACTTAACATTTTGACAATTCTTTTAACATCTGTTTCAGGTTCTTCAGATGCCAAATCTATATCACTAATATCACTTAATGGTGTTTCAAAAAGCGTAGTCTTTACAGATGAACCAAATCGTGTGAAAAGCATTTTATCAAATTCGTCTATCAAATACATCATCAATTTATGTTTCGATGTAAAGGATAAAAGTTTTTTTATCACATTTATATAGTCTTTACCAAATTTCTCTACAACATATTCTTCTACTCTGTGCAAACATTCTGCATCTTCAGATAGAACAAGTTCTTCTACTCTGTGCAAACATTCTGCATCTTCAGATAGAACAAGTTCTTCTACTCTGTGCAAACATTCTGCATCTTCAGATAGAGTAGGTTCTTCATTTTCTTCTTTTTCCTCCTGTCTAGGATCCGGTTCCACTTCTTGTTTTTGTTCTCGTTTTTGTTTGCTTGCTAATTTGTACAATCTTTTACATTTTAGACAAACAATTTCATTTTCAACAAATTTATCATTTAATTCCAGTAAAGTTTCTTCAGGAAGATTAGATCGTAACATATGTTCACGCATACTATTTCGAATGCAACTTGGGGTGTTCTCATTCATATAAAAACTATTAAACCACTTTGGGTTAAATGGTACTAATTTTCCTTTAATAAACTCTTTTAAAAAAGTACTATTATATGGAAATCCACGACGTACATATTCAACATGACAACAATCATGTTCCATTTGTGCCATAATATGTAATAAAAACAATTTCTTTTCTTCTAGACTCATACCATCATATTTTTCACACAATGTTCTAAAAAATTCTTCGTGTTGTTCTTGTTTTGTTGAAAAAACACTCATTTCTTTTTTTCTTTTTTATTTTTTGTTAATTCATATATATAACAAACAAATATTTAATAATTTCAATTTTTTAACAGTATATAAATTATATGTATAATATAATAAAAAAATATATTGAAAATGATAACTGGACGAGTATAATTCAGTTAATAGAAAAAGGTAAAATAACAAATATAAATGAACCTATTTTATATGGTAATAATTTATATCATTTAGCGTGTGTTAAAGGTAAAATAAAAGTAATTAATAAATTAATTTCTTTAAAAAAAGAAAATAAAATTATACTTGATACATCATTACCTAATAAAGATGGTTTTTATGGTATTAACTTATATTACAAATATGGTGGAAATGATTTGTCTTTATTAAATAATGATGAAATATGTGATACTAATATGTATGATGAAAGTCTAATAGAATATGTTGTTGAAATGGTTGATATTTTAGACAAGTTAATTGATAATATGATTGATAAAAAATGTTTAGAAATCACAAATTATGATAATACAAAAACACATATATTATATATTTTATGTAAGAAATCAATAGAGAACATAAAATATATTGATATTATTAGAAAAATATATGAATATACAAAAATTGATTTATTATATGTTGCTATATCATCTATAGCAATTAATGTTATTAAAATGTTAGTGACATTTGATTTTGAAAAAGAAGTAAGAAATACAAATTATTACAGAACAATGTTATGTCAAAGTGTTTTGGTAGGTAATTTAGATATTGTTATAATTATTTTAGAATATCTTAAATATAAATATGATGATATTGAATTTTTTATGTTAATGAATCAATATACAAAATTATATAATGAACGACCTATATTTATATCTATATATTATAATGACTATGTAATGTTGTCATTATTGATAGACTATATACCTGAATCTATTAAAAATAATAACCAGTATATGTTATCTGAATTAAATAATCTACATGATACATATCTACATAGTTTATTATATAATTATAAAAATAATGTTTCTAAAACATTAGATGAAACACAAATAAAAATCTTTACTTTTTTTATACAACATACTGATTTAAATTTTGAAAATTATGATGGAACAACGTGTTCTCATTTATTATTTTCTACAGAATTATGGAAAACATTTATGAAAGTTTTAGAAGGTAGAGAAATGGATTTATTAAAATTAGATAAAGATAATAATAATTGTTATTCATATGTTTCAAAAACAGATGAAAATTTAATGTTAGAATTTACAAAAACCATTAAAGTTCCAATTAATTTATTTAATAAACAAGTTAATAAACAAGTTAATAAACAAGATAATAAACAAGTTAATAAACAAGATAATAAACAAGTTAATAAACAAGATAATAAACAAGTTAATAAAAATATTAAAAAATATGTTAATACTGATAAAGAAAATTATGGTTTATTTGATAATAGTCACTATAGTAATTTCTTGTATATAAAATATTTAGAAAATACTTACAGTAATTTATATATTCCAACTATTAAATATGATGATAATGATAGAACAACTTTTTTGTTTAAGAATGAATTGATAAAATATGATTTAAATTTAACAAATTATAAATTATATACATACATTTCATTTTTAAAAAAATCATTTTACTCATATTCACCTTTAACAATATATTGGTATAATAAAGATATATATTACATAGATGATACTTTAAATAAAATACTAAATGTTAAAAATAACAAAAGATATATATATATAGATATATTCAGATCGTGGGATGAAGGAGCACACGCAAATTCTCTTATATATGACAAAGATTTAAATGAGGCATGGAGATTTGAACCATATGGAACATCTATTATGGGTAAAAACGATTCTGGTTATTATTTAGATATATTTTTAAAAGAACTATTAGAGAAATCTTTTGATAAAAAAATAAAATACAATGACCCTAACAGTTTTTTAACAGGAATTAATTTTCAAATGGTTAGTGGTGAAGAATATAATAAAACATTAGGAGATCCAATTGGTTATTGTGTAGCGTGGTCAATATGGTTTGTAGAATTAGTTGTATCAAATCCTGATAAGAATATTAATAATTTAATTAAAGAATTTTTAAATAAAAAGGAAATTAACGAAATACTGTCAGAAAAAGAAGGAAAACAAATAGAATCAACTAGTTATTATCAAGATTTTATTAGAATATATGCACATAAATTAGATGATGAAAAAAATAAAATTTTAAATAAAATAGGTATCAATAAATATAACTATTATAATTATAATAGAGATACTAAACTTATGGAAAAAGTTTCTGAATTTTTTAAGATGTAATATTTGTACATTGATGAGTTCCTAGAAAAAACTCATATAAACTAAATTTATCTTTATATTCTTTATATATTTATATAAATATAGAATTTAGTAAGCTTTAATTTTTTCTGTATTAAACCATATATAAATATGGATAAACATATACATAAAACTGTTAAAAAAAATAAAGAACATATTAAATACGATAAAAGTTTTATTATATATGATACATTTATTTATACAATAGGTATTAAATTCTCAGGTGATATTACATTAATATATATTACCAATGAAAATAATAATGAAACTAATATATGTTATCTAACATCGTATATTAATGATGTTAAATTATGTGTTTTGTCTAATGATTTGAAAACAATATCATTAATCAACGAAGATAATGTTAGTATATATGATGTTAATAAACTATTAAATGAAAACATATTATATGTCTGTAAAACAATTAATAAAATAGATGATTTAACAAATATCAAAAAATGTTATTTATTTACTAATTATTTTAAAATTATAACTGAACAATTATTAATAACATATAATTTGACAAATAATATGGTATTTAAACAGGAAATAAATGGTTTTAATTATTCATTTTCACAAAATGGAGAACATTCTGTATTTTATAATGATAAAAACATATATGTAGATAAAATAAAAATTAATATAATGTCTTCAATAAATAAAAATACATTATGTATATCAAATGATAGTAAAATAATTGTTTTTATAGATAGTACTTCATATATTGTTTTATGTGATATTAAAACAAATAAATTATATAAACTAAAAAAATATGAAAGAAAAATTAATAATATGTATATTATTGATAAACATATAATGATACCTTCTAAAAAAAACATTTATATATTAATTAATGAAACATTAAATAATTTAACATATTGGATAATATGTGGAAATACAATTTCACAAGAACATAATATATGTTTAGAATTATGTTCTAGTCAATATATACAATATCGTGATATTAATTCTATAATTCCATTAATAGTTGCTACATATGGTTCAATTATATCTAAACAACTTATAGTCCCCAATAAACAATCAATAAATAAAATAGAAATAAGTTCTTTAACAGATATATATGAATATATGTTAAATGATTATATGAAACAATTTGTAGATACTGATAAATTTACTACAAATAGTTTAACAAATGTTAATGTTTATGGTTCTAACAAAAGTTTTGATGTTTATCAAGGTCTAATATCTGGTAAATGTAGTAGTTATGATATTATTAAAGACATAATTGTTTTACAAAATAATATTAGTACCAATAATGTTATGAAAGAATTAATGGAACATATGTATGAATATGTTAGAATGATTAATAGAGATAATATAATTAAAATATATTATGTAGCATACATATTATTACATTTAATAGAAGTCTATGAACTTAACAATGGAAATAAATCAATAAAAGAAAGTTTCTATAAAGTATTTCCAGTGTTTAGAACATAAATTTTAATGATTTCCATCTGTTTTATGTTTATATGTTTCTATCAATTCATTATTTGTATAATGTTGTAAAATGACATAATATTGTTTTACCATATTTAGATAATTGTCTAAACCATAATGGTTTTTCGCACAACATTGTTTATTACAATCAATTTGAAAAATACACATACCATTAGTTCTAAATAGATATGTCAACAATTCTTGCACAGCATTCTGTTGTGATTCTATTAACATACGTTCTGCCATTTTTTTCTCATAATAAGTAGTACGTTCTTTGACAGTTTCTTCAAACACGTTTAGTTCTTCTAGTTTTTTATTACACTCTTTTTCTAATTCAGAATGTAGAACTATATCTATAATTTTTAAATCTTTCATTTGTTCTGTTATTTTAATAAATTTCTTTATCAAAATTCCAAGATTAGTCAGTGTCTTACTACACGTATGAATAGAACGTTTGATACATATTTCTTTAGTTCCTCTGTTAATTTCAATATTGGATTTTCTAAAACAATCAACAGAAGAATTGTATTCTAATAATAAATTTTTAAGTTGTGTTAAAAGTGAAACCCATTTAAACACTTCAAATGAAAATGTTGTTCTGGTACGTTTAAGAAATTCATCGATAATCTTTACTGTATTATTGGCCATTGCTGAAAATTTGGTTTTTTTAATTGTTAATTAATGTATTATACATACATATATATATTTCATTTTTTTTCTAAAAAATTGATAAAACTATTATATGTAATATATATGTATAATTATAATAAAGAATATATCATTATTTAACACAATGAGTGAATTAAGTTCTGCATCAAGTGTGTCATCAGGTTTGACATCAAGTGTGTCATCAGGTTTGACATCAAGTGTGTCATCAGGTTTGACATCAAGTGTGTCATCAGGTTTGACATCAAGTGTGTCATCAAGTGTGTCATCAGGTTTGACATCAAGTGTGTCATCAAGTTCTACATCAGGTTTGACATCAAGTGTGTCATCAGGTTCTGCATCAGGTTTGTCATCTAGAGGACTTTCTGGAATTGAAAATATTGGAAACACCTGTTTTATGAATTCTGTTCTACAATCATTAAGTTCTACGCCCGAAATTATTGGTTATATGTTATCATCTGACACTGATATAATCAAATGTATAGAAAATAGAATAATAGATGATAAAAAAATAGTTTTACCAAAAGATGAATTACAAAAACAAGTTAAAACAAGTTTAACATATGGTGTTAGAAATATAATTAAATGTTTATGGAGTGAGAATTGTAAAATATCACCCAAAAAATTTAAAAAACTTGTGGATAAACATTTAACGTTTTTCGAAGGTAGAGACCAACACGATGCGCAAGAATTTTTGTCAATGATATTAGATACTATACATAATGAAACAAAAACAAGTGTAACAATAAGTTCGTTATATGATAAACAAATAGACAAAGAACTTGTTAGTTCTATAAAATCAATTGTTGAATTAAATAGAATGTATCAAGAAAATAAAGAAGATTATTTAAGAACATTATTTGAAATATATTGGAAAGATAATTTTGATAAATCTCAATACTCTATGATAAATACCATATTTTCAGGAACAAATTTTACAGAAACTATTTGTAAAACTTGTAATTTATCTACACATCGTTTTGAGAAATTTGAAACATTAACTATATCATTACCTGAAAACGTTGATGAGACAATTGATAGTTACAATATGTTAGATTTAATTAGAAGTAATTTTTCAGAAAACATTCTAAATGGTGCAAATCAATATAATTGTGTAAATTGTTCTAAGAAAACAGATGCTATTCAGAGACACGTTTCATATAATCTACCAACTGTTCTCATTATTATGTTTAAGAAATATCAAAAGTTCAGAGGTCGGTTAATGAAAACAAATGCAAAAATATCATATGAACATTTAATTAATTTACAAGAATATACACACGATAAACAAGAACATAAATATGAATTGTATTCAGCAATTCGACATCATGGAGGTATGAGAGGAGGTCATTATTATACATATTCAAAAAGTCCTATGAATAGTGAATGGTATTTATATGATGATGATGATGTGTTTCACGTTCCTAAAGATGAGGTTTTGAAATGTAATGGTTATGTGTTATTTTACAGAAAATGTTAATTTATTTATAAAAAAGTATCTTAAATGATGTGACATCAATCATTTATAATAAAATTAAGGACGTGCATATGAACTCAGAATAAATGGTTCAGGAAGTTTTTTGTCTAATTCTCTTATGTATTCTTCTATACCTTTTCCCAACTCAGAATAGTCTTCAAATGCTCCAACATACACACCTCCAACAATGCTCGCAAGTGCTTTTAAGAAATCATCATCACATTCTTTAGAAATTTGTAGAGGATTTTTAGAGGAACTGCAATACGGTCCTCTATGTCCAATCTTTTTAATGATTTCATAAGGTTTAGGTTTAACACTCTGTGCAGATTCAACACTCTGTGCAGATTCAACACTCTGTGCAGATTCAACACTCTGTGCAGATTCAACACTCTGTGCAGATTCAACACTCTGTGCAGATTCAACACTCTGTGCAGATTCAACACTCTGTGTAGATTTCATAATTCCAATACTACCAGCACCAATCGTAACAAGTCCAACAATTCGAGGAAAATTAGAAACATTCTCTTCGACTAATTTAAGAACACCTTCTGGACCATTATCTGGAATTCCATCAGTTGCCAAAATAACAAGAGTTGGTACATCATTATCAGCATTTTCAAAAAGATTTTTAAATACTGATAACAGATTAGTTGATGACATCTCATATGGAATAAGTTTTGGAAGAACATCCAATACTTCTTTTTGAAATTTTTCTGTGGTCGTAAAAAGATAATTTCCCAAAGGACTAGGAATCACGTTGCTAGAGAAAGCATAGAACTCAAATTGAACAAAAGTTAAATCGTATTTTTCATGGAATTTAGCAAGAGTAGCTGCTACCCCTTCAAGTTGTGCTTGTATAATAATGGCAGAACCATCCAAGTCATCACACCTTTCATCACTTTCATTATTACAAGTAGATGCAGACCCATCAATGTATATGATGATTTTACGAATTTGACAAGTTTTTTTACCCATTTCACCAAGTTGTATTCGATTGTACTTTGACCAAGAATCAGATACCATCTTTTGCCCCAATTTATCAAGAAGAGGAGATGACACTTTTGGTAAAACTTGTACATCTTGTAGAACTGGTAGATGTGTTGGTACATCAGATAAAACTTGTAGAACTTGTACATCTGATTGTCTTTCCACAACTAAATAAGATTCTTCCAATGTTTTATCATCTTCTTGTGTTTTAAGAACTTCTTCAACTGGTTTGTTAATTTGTGTAGCTACTTTGGTGCTTTTATTGCCCATTTTGTAAAAAGTTTGGTTTTCTAGAATATCTTTATTTTTAATATACAATCCTAATATGATTACTAATATATTCAAAATTTCATTTTTTTCTAAAAAAATTGATAATAATTATCTTTATTAAAACATTAAATATTATATGTATATATACTTTACATATGGCATTCACAAGTAGAAAACTGAAGGATTTAGTCAATGTTATAAAAAATCCTAAATGTTTCTTAAAAGAAGATTCAGACTCAGATGTTTCAACTAATGATTTATCTGACTCTGAAAAAGTATTAGATGATGAACATATAGTAGATATTGATGAAGAAATACCTATCTATGACAAGGACGTTGAATTCCAAATATTAGACATTGATTTTTACAATTCTGAAAATGACGAAGGTAAAAAACAGTTTCATATTATGTTATTTGGTAAAACAGTTGATGATAAATCCATATATGTTAATGTTAAAAATTTTAAACCATATTTTTTTGTTGAAGTTGAAAAACATTGGAGATATGAAACAATTAAAAGAATTTTAGAAGATGTTAAAAGAAAAGTTCCTAAATCTTTAAAAGATGGATTAGAGAAATATGAATTGTCAAAATTTCATAAATTTAAAGGTTTTACAAACAATGAGGAATTCAATTATATGAAATTAATATTTAGTGATTATGATTCAATGAGGTCATATTCATATGCTTTTGAGAAAAAACATAATTTAAGATATTTATCTAACAAAAAAACTAAATTTAATGTTTATGAATCTAGTTTGCCTCCTATGTTGAGATTTTTACACATTCAAAAAATAGATCCGGTTGGTTGGTGTAAAATAAATAAAGAACATTATTTACCATTTGATGAAACTGGTTTAAGAAAAGGAACAACTGAAATAAACATTAATTGTGATTGGACAAATGTTTTACCTATTGATAAAACAGATATACATAAATTTAAAATTGTAGCATTCGATATAGAATGTACTTCTGAAGACGGTAAGTTTCCGTGTAATAGAGAAGGTGATAAGATTATTCAAATTGGTCTAACATATAGTTATTTAGGTGATAGTAATTGTTTTAAACAAGTTATATTATGTTTAGAAAAAACAGATTTAATTGAAGGTGCAGATGTAAGATGTTTCAGAACAGAAGAAAAATTAATGTTAGCAATGACAGATGAAATACATTCAGAAGACCCTGATATTATCATTGGATATAACACACACGGTTTCGATTGGGATTATCTAAAAGGTCGTGCAACTAAATTTAACATTAACAAAGAATTTAGTAAGTTAAGTAGAATTAGAGGTCATAGTTGTAAATATGTTGAACAAAAACTAGAATCTGCAGCTCTAGGTAGAAACAATTTAAAATATTATCACACTCCGGGCCGTGTATGTATAGACCTTATGAAAGTCGTTATGAGAGATTTTAAATTAAATGGTTATAAGTTAGATAACGTAGCTGCAAACTTTATTAGAGACAAAATTAGTAGTTATGAATACATATATGATGATATATATTCTGAAAATTCTGATAGTTCTGTTTCAGATTGTTATTCATCTGACAAAGAAGATGATAATGATGATATACATATTAGAAAAAAACAAAATATAATAAACAAGAATAAAATATTATTTACAAAAATAAAAGTTAAATCTACATTTGGTATAAAAAAAGATGATTATATTGCTATGTATTACAATGATGGACCTACAGATAATATTATTGGTAAGAAACAAAAAGTTATAGAATTAGGTGATAACTATATAATTGTTAAAAACAAAATAAGATTAAGACCTTATTTAAAGAATGGTTGGAAAGTTTTTTGGTGTCAAGCAAAAGATGATGTTGAACCAAAAGACATATTTAGGTTTTTTAAAGAAAATTCTAAAAAAAGAGCAATCATCGCAAAATACTGTTTGAAAGATTGTTCTTTGTGTAATAGATTAATTGCTAAACTACAGATTTTACCTAATAGTATAGGTATGTCAAATGTATGTTGTGTTCCGTTATCATTTCTGTTTTTAAGAGGACAGAGTATTAAAATATTTAGTTTGGTTGCGAAACAATGTAGAGAAGAACGATATTTAATACCTAATATTAAACGAAAAAAGGATGACAAATTTGTTAAACAATATGAAGAAACAGATTCTGAAGTAGATGATGTTCTAGACATGGGATATGAAGGTGCTACGGTATTTGATCCAACGAAAGGTATCCATTACGAACCTATTATTGTGGGGGATTATAGTTCTCTGTATCCATCGTGTATGATAGAAAGGAATTTTTCACACGACTCTATCGTATTGGATCCATTGTATGATAACTTACCTGAATATACATATATAAATCAAACATATAATAATCCAGATGGTACAAAAACAACGTGTAGATATGCACAAGGTAAAAACAAATCAATTATACCTCGTATTTTACAAAAATTGTTATCAGAAAGAAAGAAATTTAAAAAAATGATGGATTCAGAACCAGATTTATTTAGAAAAGCAGTGTTAGATGGATTACAGTTAGCATATAAGGTTACTGCAAATTCGTTATACGGTCAGTGCGGTTCTGCAGTGTCACCTATCTCTATGAAACAAATAGCTGCATGTACTACTGCAAGAGGTAGAGAAATGTTAGAAGGTGCTAAATATTTTGTAGAAAATCAAATGAAAAATTTAATAAAGTTAATGAGACTAGATGATGAAACAAAATATATAGAATACTTTTCTAAATATTTTAAAAATGTATCAGATAATATTGAAAAAAAAGGAGAATATAAAGGAAAACTAGAATTTTTTCATTGGATTAAAAAGAAAGTGTATCCATTAATTAGAGACTATAATGTAAAACCTCAATGTATATATGGAGATACAGATTCTGTGTTTTTCAAATTAAATATGTCATATATTAGCGATAACAAACCGTTTTTCGATCACGAATCATTAAAAATATCTATTCAGTTAGGTATTGTATTGATAAGCGTATATAACTATACATTAGATTTACCTCAATGTCTTGCATATGAAAAAGTATATTGGCCTTTTATAATATTATCTAAAAAAAGATATGTAGGTAATCTATACGAAGAAGATCCTGACAAGTTTTATCAAAAGTCAATGGGACTAGTTACTAAAAGAAGAGACAATGCTGACATAGTTAAAGTTATTGTAGGTGGTATAATAGACCAGTTATTAAATAAAAGAAGTAAAGAGGGTGCAATAAATTTAACAAAAAATATTTTAAACAAAATAATTACTAACAAATATGATATAAACAAATTTGTTATTTCAAAAACGTTAAAAGACAAGGATGCATATAAGGATTGGACTAGAATGGTTCATGTAGTTCTTGCAGATAGAATGGCACAAAGAGATGCAGGAAATAAACCGCAATCAAATGATAGAGTTCCATATGTGTATATAGAAATTAATAAAAAGAATGTTTTACAAGGTGAAAGAGTAGAACATCCACAATATATTTTAGAAAATAGTCTTAAAATTGATTACTCATTTTATATAACAAATCAAATTATGAAACCAGCAATGCAATTTTTAGAATGGGTGTGTCTTAATCCAGATGCTATATTTAGAAAATATTTAATAGTTGAAGAAAATCGTAAATCTGGTATTGATCCAATTATGAAATATTTTAAAAAAGTTGATGGAGATAATTCTATTAAATTTAATACTGATATTAACTCATTATTTTCATAATTTAGGAGAAACGATTACGATTTCTCATTTTGTTCAAATAATCAGAATTGCTAATGTGTAAATCTGAACTACTATAATTTCGTTTATTCATTTTATACTCATCACTAGACGAGTCTAATTTATATGTATCATTTCCTGCAGGTTGAAATTGTCTACTAGATGATAAGTGTGGTGACCATTTATCTGTTCTATTGACATTATTTTCATCAGATGACGAAGAAGATGTTGAAAAAGAAGAAGATGATGATAAAGATGATGATGACGATGAATCATCTTTCTTGTTTTTAGGTGTGGTTGGTTTTCTGTTCATAGTAGGAGTAGTTGGTCGTGATCTGGATAAATTGTTTGGTTTAACTTCTTCTTTTTCTCCTTCTTCTTTTTTAACTTTTTTTTTATCTTTATTTTTATCTTCTTTATCTTTATTTTTATCTTCTTTATCTTTTTCTTCATCATCGCTATCACTACTGTCATCGTCGCTACTATCATCATCTTCATCATCATCTTCATCATCTTCATCTTCATCATCATCGTCTTCTTCTTCATCATCTTCTTTATCTGCACCACCTTTCATAAATTGAACAGGGTTTGGACTAGTAGCAGATAAAATATTATTTCGAAGAACCTGTATATCATTATCCGGTTCAAAATTTACTTCTTGATTAACATCATTTAAAGAATTATTATATGAAGTTTCAGAGAATGACATTTTTGTAGATGCAGATGCAGATGCGGTTGCTGTTGCACCACCAAATATACTATTAATTGAAGTTGCTGAATAATTATTATAGTGATCATCTGGTTCAACATTTGTAATATTTGTATTATTTGTATTATTTACAACATTTGGAACACTTGCAAGACTTGCAAGACTTGCAAGACTTGCAAGACTTGCATTACTTGATACACTTGCTAAACTACTACTTTCAACATTATTAAAGAACATATCTACATTGTTATTATGCGATAATTCTGATAATTCGTTGTTAAATTTGCCACCATAAAGATTTTCGATAACATCATCACTGCTATAAGTGTTATTATTATTGTTATTATTATTATTATTATTTATTCCAGTGTTAAACTCGTTATATCTTTTTCTTAATGGAATGTTTCTTGTCATATTACCTCCTAATAAATCTGTTGCTGGAATACTATCAATACTAATCATAGATGTTGGTGAATATTTTGCAGTCATAAATGGAGTAGTATTTGATGACTTAAACAAGTTTTCAACATTGAAATCAATCTCTTTGTTTGTTGCTTTTGGTAAAAATTCTTGTTTTGGTGTACTATTATTTTGTCCCATTGTAATTATATTAGATATATAGAAAGTTTTATTATATTGAATTATTATATTGTAATGTTAAATATTTTTTTTATAATATTGATTATATTAATTGTTTATTATTATATGAGTAATCAAGATATGATTTATATTAAAAGTAAAGAAAATGAATATTATTATGTTCGAAATGATGAACATAAATATGAAGTTGTAGAATTATTATATAATATTAAAAAAAATATTTTTATATTAAGAGACCATTTATATCATAATAAAAATAGATATAATATAGAACATCATCCAAGTATTGACCAATTATATAATAATTTACATAATGTATCTATAAGTGAAACACCACCAAATACAAACAATTCTAGTTATACAATTAATAAAGGACAAGAGATTGTTTTTTGTGTAAGGTCTAAAAAAGATGGCAACCTACATGATATCAATCTAATGATGTATGTAGCAATACACGAAATATCACACGTAGCTTGTCCTGAATTACAACATACACCATTGTTTAAAAAAATATTTACTTTTTTTTGTGATGAAGCAATTAAACTAAATATTTACACAAAAATAGATTTTGATAATAATCCTCAAGAATGTTGTGGTATAAATATTAATAACAGTATTGTTTAAAATTAATATTTTAGAATTAATCTTATATTATTTAACAGTATGACTAACTATTAAATATTTTCTTTATATTTCATAATATATAGATAATAAATGGACAGACCATACAAATTAATATGGAAATACAAAAATGAAAGCAGATATATTCAATATAACACATATATATTTGTGGGTAAAACAGATATTAAAATCAAAAATATTTTAGAAAAAATAAAACAATTAGATTTATTTGAAACATTAATACAGACAGATATAAATGATATAAAATCATTAAACGAAAAATATGGTTCTGAATGGTATAAATATTTTTTTAATATTTATCATATTGCTTTTATTTTTTCACAAATCGATAGTAATGATGCTATGAAAAAAGATATTGTTAACAAGTATGGTAATGAATGGTATAATATACATATTAAAAATGATGTATTAGAAAACAATAAAATTATATACAATTATAACTATATCGTTAAAAAAGAGAATGAAAAAAAAGATATTAAAAAGAATAGAAGTTATGATACTGAAGAAAACATAAATTATAAATTATCTAGTAATACGACTATTAAAAATATATTAACTAGTGATAATAAAAACAGAAATATAGGTCGTGTTAAAGTTGATACAATTACTGATTTAGATACAGATTTAAAAACGGACACATTTAATGAGTTTTATATGAAAAAAGGATTATTAAGTTCTACATATAATGATAATTATGAAATAGATAATGATATTGATATTGGTGAATATAATATACCATTGTATAAAGAAAATAATATGGTTGGTGGAGATAATTATGATGAAAATGATGATAATGAAGAAAATGAAGAAATAGAAGAAAATGAAGAAAATGAAGAAATAGAAGAAAATGAAGAAAATGAAGAAAATGAAGAAAATGAAGAAATAGAAGATGAAAATCAAGAAATAGAAGAAAATGAAGAAATAGAAGATGAAAATCAAGAAATAGAAGATGAAAATCAAGAAATAGATGAAATAAATAATGAGATAGATGAAAATCAAGAAATAGATGAAATAAATAATGAGATGGATGAAATAGATGAAAATGTTAAAGAAACAACAAAATTACTCGAAGATGTCACAGAAAATGAATCACTATTAAATAAATGTATAAAGAACTTGGTTGAATTTGATACTGAAAATGATAAAACAATACAAAATGATAAACTAAAAAATGTATATATGAAATATTATGTTTATTCTAATTTTATATATGGTGATGATACAATAAAAACTGTTAAAAACAAAATTTGTTGTTCTATTAAAAATAATGCTAAATTTGGTAAATCTCCAATTATTATACCTTCTAGACAATATATATGGGCAGAATATGTTTTTGAAAAAAATATAGAAAAAATTATGATAGGTCAAAAATGGTTAAGAAAAAATGATTTATTAAATATTGATATTGAACCATTTAACAAGTTTTATTTATATGAAAGATTAGAAGATAGTTTACAATTATTGAAACTTGATATGAAAAAATTTGGTAATAAAATTAGAAGAGAAGATGATGAATATAATTTATTATATGATTATGACAAATATATTACAAACAATGAAATATATATGATTGATATATATAATGAGTTAGGAACTAAATATTTACCTGACAAAGAAACACTCAATAATTTAGAAAATGTATATATCAAATTATATTTTCCTAAATTAAAAACAGATGATATTAAAAATATTATTGATACATTAAATGGTAATGATACAAATGACAAAAATAAAAATATAACTATGTTAGAAACTATTAATAATGATTTGATAATGGAAAATGAAATTGTAGATGTTATAGAAGATGTTAAAAAAATAAATAAATATAAATATGTTTTTAAAAATAATTATATTACAAATTCAACCATTCACGTTAATTTAAGAAAAGTTGGAAAGATTGATATGTATCGTATATTTAATGATGTAAAAACAAATGAAATTTATCCATTTATTCATTATCATACAGTTGAAAGAGGTAGTACATATAAATATAATGAAGATGAAATGTATAAATTTGTAAATAATGACAGTATTAATTTTATACATAGATGGTTTGAAAATGCAGCATATGGTATTAGTTTTAAACTTAAAATATTTGATACTAAAAGAAATATCACAAAATATATAAATGTAACGTTAAATGAATCTGGTAGAATTGAATATAAAACAGTATGGCAAGAATTAGACAATGCTACAATAGAAGATGTTATAAATACTTATGTACATATTAAAAAACTAATTGAGAAAATAAATACAGAAAGTCCTAAAAATAAATTCATAATTCCTGTTGATGAAGAATTTAGATTTGCTTTTATTAATACTATTCAAAGGTTTGAATTACCTGAACCATTTGTTATAGACCATAATGATTTATCAGAATTTTCACGTTATTTTTATCCTTTTGTTGCTATGGTAATAGAACCTAGAAAAAGACATTCAAAAAAAACAAAAGAAGATAAATATTCAAAATTTGGTACATATTTAAGGTATATTAAGGTTACAAATTATGATAATTCTTCTAGTATTGAAAAAAAAATTATATATTTCTTAAAAAACTATGAAATTAATGAATCAACATTTATTGTAGATATTGCTAAAATTTTTAATGTAACAGAAGATAGAGCTGCAGAAGAAATTCAAAAAGTTAAATATAGATATCCTAATATTCGTAAGGCAAGAAAAGTTTTAAAAAAAATGGATGAAGTTCCTAAACATAAAACACAAGGTATAGGTATTGATATACAAGGAAAACAAAAAGACAAATATAAAATAAGAATAGCAGGTGCAAGAACAGAAGTACAAATGAAACGTATATTAGAACTATTAAATGTATTAATTTATTTATATATTGAAACATATTTGTATAAGAAAAAAGACAAACAAATTTTAAAAGAAAAACTTAAATTGCTAACAAATATTGCTAAAAGACGTTCAAAAGTAGAAGAAATTGTAGATTATTCTAAAGATGTGAAAACAATTAAACAAATAACAAATGTTGATAAACAACGGTTAGGATTTACACCAGATAAAGGACAAAATCAGTGGTCACGTGCTTGTCAAAATTCAGGTACTGATGGTAAGAGACAACCATTACAATATACTAACAGTAATATAAATAGTTTACTTAAAAAAGGATATACATATAATTCAAAATTAGATGTTTATGAAAAAAAAATAAAAAAAAATGGTGTTGTATTAAGAACTGTTAAAGTTCCTGAAATGGATGATACTGGTGAAAATACTGGTAATTATATACATTATGCTTGCACACCAGAGGACAATGGTTCAAATATGTATATTGGTTTTTTAACAAAATCAAAAAACCCTAATGGATATTGTATGCCTTGTTGTTTTAAGAAAGATTTTTCACAATCTAATAATTTAGTTAAAAAGAAATTTTTTGAAAATTGTATAAATGATAATAATGATAAAAAAACAGAAAAAACACAATTGATTGATTCAAAAAAGAATATTGTTAATGAGAAACTATATATTTTACAAGATACAAATAAAATTCAAGATGGTAGATATGGTTATTTACCAAAATATATGGATAGATATTTTAATTTTATGTTGAACAAAACATTACTTATTAAAAACAATTATTTAGAATATACACAAGGGTATTATTTCAAATATGGAACACCTCAAAATAATTATCCTTTTTTAAATTGTATAGCTGCTGCATTAGATACAACAATTGAAGATATTAAAATAAGAATCATAGATGTTTTATCAAATGATAAAAATGACCAAATATTCACATCACTTAATAAAGGTGATATAAAAACACAATTTGGTACAATTGATAAATACATTGAAATTATTAGAACCGCAAAAACATTAGACTATCATTTAATAAAAGATATTATCAGTATTCCTTCTGTGTTAATGAAAGGTGGTATTAACATAATTTTATTTAAAAAACATACAGTTAGTATAAAAAAAACTTTAGAAAAAGATGTTTTATTTGATGATTTTTATATTGAATGTGGTAATCTAGATGATTTAGAACAAGATGATAATGTATTAGACAAAACTTTTATAATTGTATTAAAAGATGAAAGTAATTATTATCTAATTTCATATGTCCAGAAAAAAGACAAAGATATTAAAACATTAATTGTAGATAAAACATTTTATTATGAAAATGATGGAAACAGTATTGTATCACATATATATGATTTTTATAATAAAACATGTAGTAATGTTGAAACAGAATTTACATTGAGTAAATATCAACGAATTAATGCCAACAATGTATTTAACATATTAGGAAAAAAACAAATTATGAGACAAATTATAGATGAAAGAAATAAATGTATATATTTAGTTTTACAAAATGGTTATATAATTCCTGTTAAACCTTCTGGTTCTATATGGAATATTGTTATTACAAAAGATATTACTAAATATATTAAATCATTTGATGAAACATTTAAATATTTAAATGAACTGTATACATCTTCTAATAAGTCAATACCTGTAAAACCTATAGGTGTATATTACAGTTCTAAACATAATGGTATTCTTAAAGTGAATTCTATTATGATTACTACAAAAGATTTTGTTCCTATTTTACCTATTGAAATTAAATTAGAAGATATTAAAAATAAAAACTTGTTATATGAAAAGAAACAAATGACAAATAAAATTGATGATGATATATTAAAAAGAAAATTTGATGTTGATGATAGAATAAGAAAAGTAAATGAAAATAAATTTATAGAAGAGTCGTATCAATTGTTCAGAATGGAATTTAGTAATTATATTAACAATAATGAAAATGTTTCTCAAAGAACAAAAATAGAAAAAATAATGAAATCAAATAATGATATATCTGATAAAATTAATGAAATTAGATTGATTATATATAAATTAATTGATACAAATTTAAACAAAAAATATATGGAAGTAATGAAAATATCAGAAAATAATTTAACAGGAGGTGGTAAATTAATACATAAAATATCAAACATACCTAATTTAGATACTTATGATTTAAAAAATGAAAGAGAATTATGTGAAATAAATTTAACAAAAGATACGTGTGTTAATAATATTCACTGTAGATGGTCACACGATAAATGTTATATGGGTTTAACTACAGATTTAATAGTTCAATATGTTAATAGATTGTCAGAAGAACTAGCAATAAACGATGTTAAAGCAATGGAATTGATGCAGTATAGTGGTTACAATGTGGCAGATATTGTTGATAGAAACAATTATACTCAATTAAAAGGACAAAAAATTATAAAAGCAATGACAACAAATGTTACTAACATATTAGAAGATTTATTTGGTAAAGATAACATACCACAAATTGGTAAAAATAAAAAAAGAATTACACCAAATACTTTGGAGAACATATCTGAATTTCCTTTAATTGAACGTAATAATATGTATGTTCAAAAAATATGGCCAATTGATAACACTGTTCTACGAGCATATGCTAATGGTTTCTATTGGATTAAAAATAAATTTAGTGATATTAATTCAAGAAATCTTGGTTATTACAGTGATTTACAAACTAATATGATGTACATATTCAAATCAGTTATTATTGAATGGTTAAACGATACTCACGCAGAAACTAAAATGTCTGAAATAATGGTAAAAAATATTGGTAAAATAGATAAAAACTTACACGACACCATTGTTAAATATATTGTTAAAATGTCCAATGATATGTCATTTCTAACAAATGGTATAATAGAATTTATTATTTTGTCTGAATTAAATGAAGATATTGATATAATTATTATAAACAATCTTGATAAACCTATTCATTTATTTAGTAAAGGAAAACACACTGAATTAAACAAAGATTTAGATAAAAAATTAGATTATAAAAATTCTATTGTCATAAAATATGAGAACATTTATGATGACATATATACATCTCCTACAAGTGTTGAAACATTTTTTTACAAATGAGAAATAATTTCATACTTCTTTTTATTAGTTACATACATATTATAATATATATTGTTATATGCGAGTTTATTCTTTTTGTAAAGTTCATAGTAATTACCACCTGAAAAAATTAGTGTTAAATTATCAAATTGTGTTATAACACTAGGTTCTATTGGTATATCATATTTAGTAGCATAATATAAATATTTTAAATGTTTGTGTTTTAACATTTGGTAAACGTGATTTATGAATTCGTTGTTATTTTTAATTTGTTCTGGTGTTAAAGGTTTTAATATTTCAGGTTTCTTCTCTACTTTTCTCAACTTTTTAATAATTTTTTCTTCATTCTGTTTGATTGTCAAATTAAATGATGATAGGTTTGATGGTAAATCAAGTATTTCTGTAAAATTTAAAATTTCAATATATTTTTCCATCGACAATACATTATATGAATCAAGTTGTTTTTTAATATAATCTATAAATACTTTTTGAAACTGTATTTGTTGTAGTAGAACCTTAATTTTTTCTTTTATTTCTTTTATTTTTTTTAAATTTATTCTTTCAATATCTTTATAATTTTTTAATATAACATCAAATGTATTTTTTTGTTTATTATGTTGTACAATATCATCTACTATTTGTTGTTTACGTTTATATAATTCTTCTATTTTATCACAATTAGGATCAGAATCACAACTACTATTTTCTATAATATTATCCACGGTACTTTTCATTTTCGTTAAATCTTTTATTTTTTCAACATAATTCTTTTTATCTAAATAATCACACAAATTTTTTAATAATTTATGATAGTGATCTAATTGTATATCATCTATATTTAATTTTGAATACAATCTAATATATTCGTCTTCAATTATTTTCAAATTTTGTGTATCAGTTTCTACCGGTGTAATAATGTCATTTTTTATGTTTATTGTTTTTATCTGTAAAATTTTATCAACTTCTTTGTGTATTTCACTAAATTTTTGTAAAACGATTAATTTTTTTTTTTGTTCGCTCCATTCACTTACATTAGTAGCATTTGTTAATAAAAAACCATTTATTTTATCGTATATTTTATCTGGCACATTATCTTGATTATCACATATCATTGTTTTGGGGTCAGATGTGAAAATATAAAAATTATCTTCAATTTTTATATTTCCTATTGTCAAATCTCTAACACTGGCATCTTTTTTATCTAAAAAATGTATAGTATCATTTATATTAAAATTACAACACCATACAGTTTTTTCATATATTTGTGTTAATTTTTTAAATATATTTTTTTCACTATTAATTACATAATATAATTGTTTATCAAAAAGTTCCACTATCATATCATTTCTTATTTTTCCTGTTTGAAATAATTGGTACTCATCTAATATTATACTTTTATTTTTTGCTTTATTACTAATGATATAAAATTTATTTTTATGTTTATACATTTTTCCGGTAACCCATTTACCAACTTCTATATCGTTGTATGTGTAAAACGTGCCTTCATTAAAATTGGTAACTTCAAATTTTTTTGAATTTAATTTCAAACTTTCAGGAATAGGATGTGTCAACATTTCTGCAGTATCTGGTGTTAAACCAGTTATTATAAAACCATCAGAATTATTTCTAATTACTTCATCTTCATTGCCTAATACATATTCTTTATTATCGATGGTAAAACTATAATATTTATTATCTTTAATTCTCACATTTGTTATTTTACATTTACTTTTTAAAAATTTACATTCTATTACTTTTTTTGTATAATTATCCCAATATGAAACTATAGCATCTATATCAAATGGTGGTACATAAATGTTTTCTTTTTTTAAAGAATATGTTTTATAATAATCATCATCTATCTTATATCCATAAATTTCTTTACCCAACAACGTCATCGTATATATATTTTCGATATCTTCTGATATATCATTGTACTTACTCTTATCTATTTTTTCATTCTCCACATAAACATATATTAATTCTGTTAACTTGATGGCATTATCAACCTTATAACCTATTTTAAATTTAACAGAATCTTCAGATTTATCCTCAAATACAACACATTTATATTTTTCATCATATTTTTTACTATATCTTGGCCAATTATCAGATGATGCTACTATAGCCATAATATAAATATAATATCATATAATTTTAAACATTATATTTGTAATTTTATATATATATTATATAATACTATAAATGAGTTTTGATAAAAAATCAACAAAAGAACTATTATTAAATATTTTTAATGAACATGGAGAAAAACAAGAATCATCACACAACAACATAAAAAGAGAACCTAAAACTAATCATATAAAAAATAATAATTTGATTTTAACAGATATATGTGAAACATATACACTTACTTTTACTGCTGATGTTATTTTAGATGTAGAAATGATAGGTGGTGGAGGTGCAGGTGGAATAGGTTGTTCTCAAGGTAGTTATCATTTGTATGGTGGCGGGGGTGGTGCCGGAGAATGTATATGTTTTAAAATCAAAGTATGTAAAAATGACAAATGGAAAATTAATATTGGTAAAGGAGGTGTATCTAAATATGATGTTGACAGTTATAATACAATCATTAATAGATGTGATAATGATAATATTGTTGCTAAAGGCGGAACAAGTGGTAGACCATATTATAGTGACTTTCAAAAAATAAAAGATGGTACTATAGATTTAAATTCATTAACGCCAACAGAATTAAATGAATTAGTAGAAGGAGGTGAAAATAATGGTGAAAATGGTGGGATAGGAACTATTAGTAGAACAGGTTGTGCAGGAAATGGTGGAACAGACTGTTGTTCAGGTCTAAAAGGTTCAAAAGGTAATATTAAAAAACCTAATGGAACATCGGGGAATTTAGGTTCGGGTGGAGGTGGTTCTGTATATTATGTTGATAAAAGTAGCAAACGATTATCTGGTAACGGTGGTAATGGATATGTTAGTATAACACTTCTAAATAGTTCATTAAATTTATGTGATGTGGTTATTTGTTAAAAATATTTGTTAATATCATATATAATGAGAAAAGTATTGATTATCACATATTATGAAATTAAAGAACATTTTGTTAGTATTGCTAATAATTTTAGAACTTTATATAATTGGTCTGTTATAAATTATCCATTATATATGTATTGTTATGATAGTTTATCAAAAGTTGATAATATTACAGAACATTTTATAGACTATTTAACTGAAGAAAAACCACATATTATTTTATGGTGGTTTTCAGATATTTATACAGATTTTTTTATGAAAATCAAAAATGCTTTTCCTAACATATATTACGTATTATATTGTCTGGATGATCCTAATAAAGTTAATTTTACAAAATCTATTATGTTTAATCATCTTATTACCACTGACGAAAACAGTATTGATAAATATTACAACAAATATATTGATCATTGTTTATTTTGTTATGATGAAATGTTTTTTAAAAATGTTAAAAAAGAATATGTTGTTGATATATTATATATATGTGAAACCATTAATAATGATATAAATGAACTACAAATAATTAAAATATTAAATAATTATTGTATAGAGAACAAATTAATATTAGAAATATATGGGACACCATTAATTAATGAAATATCAGAGTTTTACAAAGGTAATGTCATTTATAATGATTTGCCATCTTTGTTTAACACAAGTAAAATAGTTATTACAAATAAGTTTAGTAATTGGATAACATCTATTAAAACTTGTAATACTGTCTTAATTGATGATTACAATAAAAATAACATTATTTATAAAATTGAAAGTAGTTATCATAATGATAATAGTGAATTAATAAAATCAAATAATTTATCTGTTAAGAACTGTTCTTGGAAAAAATTAACAGATATCATATTTTTGAGATACAATGAATTTGCTTTCAATAAACAAAAATATAAAAATACATATTCTTATTGGTTAGAACAATGGAATAATAATATATATGAAATACCTTATGATATTGAAATACCTAATAATTTTGACAGTGATAATTATATAGTTAAAAATAATTTAACTGATATGACTTTAGAAAATGTATATATTCATTGGTTAAAACATAGTAATGACATAACATATATGAAAAAAAATAAAGTTCTTTTGAAAGATGCATCTATATATAATACTATTCAATCATCCATATATGACGTATATTCAGTTTTTAACAAAATATATGTATCTAATGATATAGACAATGGTTTAATAGAATTAAATAATATAATTAGTAACCACAAAAGTTTAAAAATTAATCAATTATTAGAATTATATTTATATAATTAGTTTAATAAATTATCATAATTATATTTATATACTTAGTTTAATGAATCAATAAATCTTTCTCTAAAATATTTTATATCTAATCTGTTCTTGATATCTTGTTTTAATGAATTAATCATTGAAATAACGCTTTCTTTATTTCCTATTTCATTTATCTTATTCGCTAAATCTTGTGTATTAAAATAAGCAGACTCTAATAATGAATCGTCATTATCTACCATTTTTTTATAATAACTATCTATTAACCATCCATTGACATTATCTAATATAACTTCATTATGTGGAGGAACATTTAATGATATACAAGGTGTTCCTGATAAAATACTTTCATAAAATCCAAGTCCTAAACCTTCATGCTTTGACACCTGAATATTAATATGATGTGTATAATAAAGTTCTAAAATTTCTTTTCTACTTAATTGTTTAGTAATAAATGTAATATTTTTATTATTTCTATAATGTTCTAATATTTTTAAATGTTCTTCATTTGCTAATTGTATAGTAACTGTAAGATATATATTTTTATTATCAATTAAACAGAAACTTTCACACACTTCTACAACTTGTTTTCTAGTAAAAGCATTTAATCCACCTATAAATAAAAATTTAATAATATCATTTTTGAATTCTTTTTCTTTTAATTCAATAGTATTTATACCATATCCTACATATTCTGTATTAACCTTTAGTTTTTTCATATGTTTCAGACATATATTATTGTTACATAGAATTTTATAAAACAAATTGTGTTTATGTAATTCATCATATCTAACAATTTCAATATTAGGAATAGCATATGTTTTAACATTTAATGTTTTTAATAATTGTGCTATCTCAAATATTCTAAACCAACACGTTTCAGGTATAATAAATTTACCAATATTGTATTTATAACAAAAATCTATTATTTCAATATCTTTAATATCTTCTCTAGAATTAGGAGAATGATATATATTATCGTGTTTCCAATAATCAGTATCTTTCAATTTATCTATTTGTGAATGATATGGTTTAATACCAAATATAAAAATATTATATGTATCTTTTAAGATATCATTATAGTTTTTCGATTGAATACCTAATCCTTGGTCAGTCCATGGAGTTAATATACCAATATTCATTTCTTTACTTTTTAAAATAGTTTTATATATAACATTTTCAAATTGTTTAAATGCTATCTTGTCTGAATGTATTTTATATTTTTCTCTCATCATTTTTGACATTAAATCATACATATTTTTGTTATTATATAATGTTTCAACAGTTTTTATCCATTCATCATAATTATCAATACTTAATATCGGACTTGTTCCTCCTAATAAATATTTAATATTTCCTTTATGTGTGCTTAAAACAGGTATTCCATTCATCATTGCTTCATTCACAACTCTACAAAATGTTTCATCAACAAGTGAAATACATAACATAATTTTTGTTAAACTATATATGTTTTTAATATTATTTGTTTTTTCCATATACACAGAATTAGGATGATTTAGTTGAATTTCTTTTTTTATTAATTCATCAAGTTCTTCTGATTTATCTTCTGTTCTTACACATAAAAAATTAACATTTTTACAATTTTTTAACAAATGATAAAATATATATCCACCTTTTAATTTATGAATATTTATCATAACAACATATTTAGAATTCCACGGTTCATAATTGTCTATTAAATATTTGTTAGATGATGATGATGGATAAATTATATCTGGTACAAACACGTTTGTAATTTCTTGGAAACATTCTTGAACAAATTTTGATGCACAATAAAAATTAAAATATTTTTGTGTTTTCAAATACTCAAATACTTTATGTGCTTTGTGTAAATGTTTGTTCTTTAAAATATCTGTATTATATGTTTTTACATCTAGTTCAATACCATCGTTCCAAAAATGAAAACCAGTCAAAAATTCTGTTCTCAATTCTTTACTTGCATTATAAAAATCCTCTCTTAACAAACCTTGATGATGTATTATATCAGGTTTTAAAAGTTTTAACCAATTTAGTAAAACATCTTTAGAAAAACCATCAGGTATATTAATATATGTACCATATTTACTTTTAATGATTTGTAATCTATCATATGTTTTATTACTCATATTCGCAAATGCTAACCAATATACTTTCATACCTAACTTATGTGCATATTCCATTGTATCCTCCATAAATGCTTCGCCTCCACCTCCACCTTGTGACCATAATGTAGCAATTACATATATTTTATTATATAACATTATTAATTTTACTCATTAAAATATTGTTTGTCTGTTATACGAACATATAATGAGATTAATTTGTCTTTAATAATTTGTGTTAATTCTAAATCTGTTTTATCATCATAAATTTCTTTTAGTTCATCATTTTTATTTAACATATTTATAAAACTATTTTGATATTGTAATATTTCAAGTAGTTCTTTTTTTATTAAATAATTGTCATTTATTATTTCTGGATTGTTATTAAAAGATACTTTTTTAATAGGATTTTCATCAATTGATGAATTATCAGTTGATAAATTATTATTATTATTATTATTATTATTATTATCATTTAATGAATTATTAACAACATTTTTTTTCATATATTGTCTATTAATATTGTTTTGTTTTCTATAATTTGTATTGATATTTTGTTTAATTGGTTTTCTAATCATTATAAAATATATTTAGAATAATATTTATCATTATTTATACATATATATATAACATTATGAATTCTAATAAAAATTTCAATTATATAATATATCACAAAAATTGTATAGACGGTTTTGCAGGTTTCTTTATAGCATATTTAAGCAATAAACTATCACAAAATGTAAATATTTATGGTGACCAACCTTCAACAAAAACAGTTCCACCTGATATAGATGACAAAGATATAATAATTATTGATGTAGCATATAATAAAGATGTTTTAGAACAAATTTGTAAGTATGCAAAATCAGTTGTATTTATAGATCATCACGACGGAATCAAACAAGATGTTGTTAATATACAAAAGAAATATAATAACATTGAAATTATTTATGATGAAGAATTTTCTGGTGCATCATTATCTTGGAAATATTTTAATGGTGATGATAAGATACCATCATTTATTAGGTATATACAAGATAATGATACTGGTAAATGGTTAGACAAAAATACGAGACCATTTATATATGCACTGAGAACTTTTTTTAAATTAGAACCAACTTACAAAAATATTAAACAATGGAATAAACTATTTGATAATGAATATGTATTAAAAATGATAAAAAAAGGTTCATATATGGAGAAATACAGTAAATATTTAATAAAAAAGAATATGATGTATCATACAATAGAAAAATTTCCATCTAAAAAAATATATAATTTGTCTCCAGATACATTTAAGGAAGTAGGGCAATATAAAGTTGCTGTGTTTTGTGGTGGTAGTTGTCCATCTGTCAGTGATTTAGCAGTTGAAACAATGAAGACATTTAATTGTGATTTCTGTATAATGTGGACATATAATATAGATTCAAAAAAATATATATTAAGTATGAGGTCAACAATTGTTAATATAGGAGAGATATGTAGAATATTTGGTGGAAACGGTCATAAATTAGCGGCTTCTTGTTCGTTTTTTTCAACAGACTATAATATTCATGATTTATTTGAAGGAAAATCTTTACCAAGAAATTATAAATAATTTTTTATATATAAATAATTTTTTATATATAAATATCTTTTTTTTCTATTAATCTAATATATAAAAATGGCTGAATATTTAGAACTTAATCGTGATGATTCCGGTGAAGCTGGTAGTTGGGGAAAATCTCGTCCTATTACTGGACGTCCCATAAATCCTGGTAATCCTATTAATTGGGAACCTCAACCTCAACCTCCTAGACCAGATGATGGATACGGTGATGATAATCCCTATAAACCTCATAAACCACGTAGATGGAGTTGGCATCTAGGAAAACATATGTGGAGACTATTACTTTTTTTCGTAATTGTTCTCGTAATTATTTCTATTCCTAATTATTTCAGTGATGTTGGTCAATGTATGAAAGAAAAGACAAGCAATTTAGGTAAAGCAAGTTGTGTAGTCTCCTCTATGCCTTCTCTGTTGAGCGGATGTTCTCATAGACCAGTAAGTTCATTAACTGGTGGTAAAATCCAAGGTGTTACTGATTCCGTTTATGCACTTTTTGCAACTCCTCAATTTTAAACATTATTTAACAAAATTTTAACAATATATTTTATATAAAACAATGAATGTTTTACATAAAAAAAACTAATTAATTATCATCATTATCAAAATGACATTCTCTGAAAACATTACAAGGTAAATCTAATAATTTTACATATTTACATTTCTTACATATATTATCAATATATACTATTAAACCACAATGATTATGAAAAGCATATTCTTCAACAGTTGTGTTATAAGAACCTTTGAAATATATTTTTTTAAGTTTAGGACAATCAATAAAAGCATTACTACCAATAAAAGCAATACTATGTGGAATTATAACCTTTTCTAAATCACTATTTTGCTCAAATGCATTGCTACCTATGGAAACCAGATGTGGAGCACATAATCGTTTTAACTTTGTTTCATAAAATGCATATTCAAATATTGTTTCAACACTATCTAAATCAATATGAGTTAGTGATGTACAATTGTAAAATGATCTTGTACCAATACTTCGTAAAAGAGGTGATTTAACATATTTTAAAGAAGTACAATCTTGAAAAGCAGATAAATCATTAATAACATCCAAATTTGGTAAATCAATTCTAGGTAAAACATTACAACTATAAAATGCGCTATCATTAATAGTCACTACTTGTGGTACATTGATTTGTAAAAGTGTATTACAATCATTAAATGTTAGTTTATTTACAGTAGTTACAAGAGGTATATTTACTTGGACTAAATTTTCACAATTACTAAATGCTGATTCTTCTAATAAAGTACACAGAGGTAAGTTAATGTTTACAAGACCACTACTACGCTTAAATGCTTCATTTCTTACAGTTTCTACTTTAGGACAATTTATTAATGTTATCGACGAATTGGTAAATGCTTCTTCACCTATAGTTATTGTTTCAGGACAATTAACCATCACTAGATTTGATAAATCGTCAAACGCGTTCGAACCTATAGTTTCAACATTTGGAATGTTTAACATTGTTAGAGCAGTACATCCAGTAAATGTTGTATCATCAATTGTAGATAAAATAGCAGTGTCAGATGAAATGTTAACCATAGATAGACTTGTACAACCATCAAATATGTTTGAACCAATTGTAGTTAATTTAGGTGCGTACACAGATGTTAACGAAGTACAATTAGCAAATGCATTATCTTCAATATTTACTATATTAGGCATGTTTATCATAGCTAGATTATTACACGCGCTAAAAGCATCATTATTTATATTAGTAACTCCAGGACAATTAACCATAACAATATTTACACAATTTAAAAATGCATTCATACCTATAGTTTTGACTGTATTAGGTAAAATAACTTGTTGTATATTACTATTACCATTAAATGCGTCTTGTTTTACAGAAACCACTGTATAATCATTAAAACCATTATTTACTGTTGTAGGAATTATGACTTGTGCACCTCCATAACTAGTATTATTATCCACTTCGCATGTAAAATTTGGAGAACCACTCAGAATATTGTAATTTATACCTAAGTATGTAAAACTCATTATATAATAAAAAAATAATTTAAAAAAATATATACTGATAAATAAAAATTTTATGTAAAACAATCAATTGTTTTATATAAACAAAATACTAAAATTTATTTTAGATAGAATATAGTTCATAACAGTATTATTAACATCTACGTGTTTGTCGACTAATATATCTAGGAAACAATTTATTCATCACTACTACAACTACTACTACAACTACTACAGCTACTACAACTATTGCAGCAACAACTATTGCAGCAACTTCGATGATGACGGCGAACACGTCTATTGTCGCAACATTCGGGTAACGGTTTGTTAACTAAACTAGGACGACGAACATATCGTGAGGAACTTTCTGCACAACTATCACAGCAACTACCGCCACCTTCACCGTGACCGTTACGACCTGATTTAGCAGGAGCTTTAGAAGGTTTGCCTGATTTAGCAGGAGCTTTAGAAGGTTTGCCTGATTTGGCAGGAGCTTTAGAAGGTTTGCCTGATTTGGCAGGAGCTTTAGAAGGTTTGCCTGATTTGGCAGGAGCTTTAGAAGGTTTGCCTGATTTGGCAGGTGTTTTAGAAGGTTTGCCTGATTTTGCAAAAGTAGGATCATGAGCAGATTGTTCGGCAACTGGAGCAGATTGTTCATTATTTCTACCACTACCGGATCTTCCAGATTGTTCGGCAACTGGAGCTGGTGCTGGAGCATGAGCAGATTGTTCGGCAACTGGAGCAGGTGCTGGAGCAGGTGCTGGAGCAGGTGCTGGAGCAGGTGCTGGAGCAGGTGCTGGAGCAGGTGCTGGTGCTGGTGCTGGTGCTGGAGCAGGTGCAGGTGCTGGAGCAGGTGCTGGAGCAGGTGCTGGTGCTGGTGCTGGTGCTGGTGCCTGAACATTTGCAGATTGATTGCTTTGACCACCTTGACCAGATTTACCACCATTACCTGATTTACCACCATTACCTGATTGTTCAGATTGACTTGTTTGATTTGCAGGAGCTGACATTGTTATAACATATATATATGTTATAAAAATAATTATACTAATAAATAATATTTTTAAATAATATTATATATTAAAAATATAATTAAATTTATATATTCCAAACCAATTTATATATTTTTATAGTTTAAAATAAATTTTAATTACTGTATTTTCTCTCTAATTCACTTATATGTTTAGAATTATTTATAATATCATTTTTACGAATTCTATATTTTGTTTGTAAATTATCGATAGACTTGACAGGAACAATATTATAACTATTTTTAACATATATACTTTTATATTTTTTATTAGATTGTTTTTTAACATATTTTTTGTTAAGTTCTGAAAATATATTATTGATAGGTTCCTTAATTGTTCCTATTTCATTTCTTTCACCACCTTCTACCATATTAACATACATACTTGCAGGTAGTTTTTTAGAATTTGATTTAGATTGTTTTTTAAAATATCCATTATCAACAATATTTGAATTAACCATAATATGTTCAATATTTCTAGAACCCTTTTTGGATTGTTTTTTAAAATATCCATCAACATATTCATCATCATTTCTGGATTTCTTTTTTAAATAATTATTATTATTACAATTAACTGTTATATCTTCTAATTTTCTACAAATGTATTTTTCATTGTAACAATTACTCTCTTTGTGACATCTTATTTTAAAAACATTAGATGGTAATTCAAACTTTTCAACTAATTTATTGATACATTTCAAGTCTTTTACATATACAACATTAATGTTATAATTAATACTTGTGTTAGTTAAATCATATGGATTGTTAAATGCTTGGCAACCTATAACGACACTGTTAATACAACCATCAAAATAAACAGTTTGCAAATTATTGATGGTACTAAAAGCATTGTCACCAACATATTTTATTGTTTTTGGTAAATGAACTGATAAAAGTGCTGTTTGAAAAAATGCTTGGGAACCTATGTTTTCAATATGTGGCATATTTATTTCATATAGGTTGTTGCAAGAATTAAAAGCATTAGCACCTATAAACACAACATTAGGTAAGTCCAATGATGTGATACCTGAATATTCAAATGCATTGTCAAATATAGATGATACTAAAGGTACATCTAATGTTCTTAAAGATGTACAATCTTTAAAAGCACCCGTTTCTATAGACACTACTTTAGAACAACATATTTTAATTAGTTCATCACATGAATTAAATGCTAGATGTGGAATTACTGTAATTTTGGGTAAATACACACATTTTAAATCCAAACATGAATCAAATGTATTCAAACCTATGCTTATACATTTAGGTGCATATACATTTACTAATTTTACACATTCTAAAAATGTTTTATCACCTAAAATTTCAACATTTGGCATATATATGTCATTTAACTGACCGCAACCGTTGAAAGCATTACTTTCTATATGTATAACATTTGGTAAATTCATATTGGTAATACCTGTATTACTAAATGCAGAAAAACTTATATTTTCAACATTTGGTATATCAACAGTTACTAGAGATGTGCAGTTAAAAAAAGCATTATTTCCTATAGAAACAAGTTTAGGCATATTTACAGTTGTCAGATTATTACATCCAGAAAACGTAGATGAACCAATAGTTTTTACGTTAAGTGCGGTAATAGATATAATATTTGAATTATTACTAAAAACATTGTCCGCAATGGCAACTATTTTTTTACCGTTAACTTGATTTAATACAACATTTGTTAAACTAAATGTATCTGATAAATGTATTAACATATATGTGTTATTATCAAGTTCAGCATATATATTATTATTACTATCAGTATAATTTGGTAATGACATTATATATTAGTATTATAAAAATATAATTATTTATATATTGTTGTAATTTAGTTAAATGAATAAATAAATAAATTGATAACACGCTTTTAATTTTAATCTTCACACGATTGACAACACGATTTCTTCTTATTAGAACACCAATTATCATCACATTTATTACTAGTTATTAAAGAACAAGGGATTTCAAAATGTTCTGCATATTTACCTCTTAAACATTTGTCTTTGACATAAAAATTGGTGACAGTTGTAGAATTCAAATCATTGGACACTGATTCTACTACACTAAATGTATCTATATCTATAGCATCATCTACATTTGAAGGTTGACCCGATAAAAATGCTCCAAAACCTACATTTGTATATGGACCCGAATATATTTCCACACACGTTAATGTCGTAATATTAGAAAACGCATATTCACCAATTGATAATAAATATTTTGGTAAAACAACAGATGTTAAACTTGTTTCTATAAATGCATTGCTTCCAATGTATTCTATTTTTGGTATATGAATACTAGTCAAATTTGAAATGTTATTAAATGCATAGTTACCTATAAAATGTAAATGTGGTGTATCTAGTTCATTTAATGCTGTATTACAAAAAGCATAATCATCAATGTCTAAAACTTTTCGCATATTAATTTTATGTAATGATGTACAATTATTAAAAGCATTATAATTTATATGTTCCACGTCAGGACAAACGACGGTGTTTAATTTAGGACAATCTTTAAAAGCATTATAATCAATAGTTAAAACATTTGGAATATATACTTTTACTAAATTATCACAATCATTAAAAACATCATTTGCTAAAAATTTAATTTTTGGAAGACAAGCACTTATAAGACTATCACAATCATTAAATGCATGATTATGTAATGTTTTCACATTTGGTAAATCAATTGATAAAAGACCTGATTCAGCAAAAGCAGATGCGTTAACACGAATTGCTCTAGGTAATTTTATAGATTTTAGAGAAGAACAATTGTGAAAAGCATTATCATCAATAATTTCAGCATTTGGAAAATCAAGTGATGTATTTTGATTTTGTATAGCATTATCAAATGCTGATGAACCTATATGGATGACATTACGCATATGAACAGATGATAGTTTAGTACAGGAAAAAAAAGCATCAGCACCAATGTCAGTACATTTATTTAATGTAACACTTGTTAAACTAGTAGCACCTTTGAAAGCATTTTGACCTACCGACAGAACATTCGGACAAACAACGGATGTAATAACATTATTATTAAGAAAAACATTTTCAGCAATTGAGGTAATCTTATATGTTTTACTACTATGCGTTACTGTATCTAAATATACTGTTGTTGCTGAAATAGGTTCATTCCATTGTGATAACATAACAGTATTATCATTAAATATACTGTATATATTTGTTTCTGTAAATTGTTCTAATGCCATTGACCTTATATAGTATATGTTTATATTATTTATAATTTTTTTTACAATTATAAGTAATTATTTATTTAGAATAATGATTTAATTTATTAACAGAACTTTCACATTTTTTATTACATTAGTTATTTCTAGAATGACAACAGTCTCTATACCTGTTATTTTTGTCTCTGCAACTACATATGTTATCTATTTCTCTTTCTCTTTCTCTTTCTCTTTCTCTTTCTTTTTTGTCACAAGATTTACAACATGATTTACTAGATTCACATATTTTATTACATTTTTCATCAGAGATAATAGTTGTAAAAACACCAAAATGTTTTGCATATCGACGTTTATCACATTTATTTTTAATACAAAAGTTTGTAAGAGGTGATTTGTAAAGGTTATTATCTAACAGAACATCATCTGTGATTGTATTTAATGTAGTAACAGTAATTAGATTAGCACTTGTATTTGTTACACCATTTAGCAATGCTCCTACACCAACACTAGTACATGGACTACTACAAACTTCAATACAAGTTAGAGTATCTATGTTGGAAGAAAATGAATATTGTCCTAATTGCTCCAATGATCGTGGCAATTTAACATCTGTCAAACCAGTTCCTACAAATGCTTCCATACCAATAAATTCAACATTTGGAATATCAATAGAAATCAAAGAAGGTATATTATTAAATGCTTGGTCACCTATGTATTGTAATTCAGGTGCTTTTAATTTAATTAAACCTGTATTGTTAAAAGAACGATTGCCTACACTTTTAACTTTTGGTAAATTGATATTGGATAATGATGTACAATTTATAAATGCTTCTGTTTTAATTTCTTCTACCTCTGGTATCAAGACATGTACCAAATCAGTACAATTATTGAAAGCATAATCTTGTATTTCTGTTGCACTGGGAACACTAACTTTTGTCAAATTACTACATTCACCAAACATTCTAAAACTCACATATTTTAATTTAGGTAAACATGCAGTTTGTAAATTATTATTTGCCCTAAACACAATATTACCAGCAACAACAAGTTCCGGAAAATTAATTGCTCTTAAACCAGAACTATTAAACGAACTTTCGCCTATACGAATTACTTTAGGTAAATTAATAGCAACTAGTTTTGAACATTGAGTAAATGCTTCATTATCTATGTATTTAACATTAGGAAAATTCAACGCAATACCCGAAATACTAATAGCAGAAATTGCAGAACTAAATGCACGTGTACCAATGTGTACCAGTTGTGGCATACTAACAGTTTGTAAAATTTGACAATTTTGAAATGCTCTTTGACCAATAGTTGTGACTTTATTCATTTCTACAGTTTCTAAAATAATACAATCTTCAAACGCGTTTTTACCAACAGCCAAAACATCAGGAGCATTTACTGACACTAATGTGCCTTTAACATTGTAAAATGCGTTGTCTCCGATAGCAGTAACCTTATATGTTTTACCACCATTTGATACAGGACCTAAAATTGCATTAATAACAGCAGTATTATTATAGATTGCCAACATAACAGTGCGTGTAGTTTCATCCAAAATACTATATGTATTTAGTGCATCAGTGAATTGTGTTAATAAAGACATTATATTTATATTATAAATTTATATGATTATTTTATTTATTAAAAATAATTATTAATTAAAAACGCATAACTATTCTAAACAGAATATTCACTGACACTATCAAAATATTCTTCCATTAATGGTTTTCTAAATGTTCGTATTTTTTTTGAAATATTATCCATTCTGTCATTTCGTATATCATTAACATATTCTTTTTCTAGTTTTACCCACTCTAAATATCTGTTTCTATATGTTTCTCTTAGATCATTATCTTTTTCTAAACTGACTGCTTCCTCTAACAAACCATCTACCATCAAAAAATGTTTTTTAATACAGTCAATACACCTTTTTTTAGAATTATTTAAATGGTCTTCTAGTAACAAGCATTGTTTAGATGCTTCACGCATATTATATTTTGGATCTAGAATAGGATGTAGATTTTCACCACATTTTTTGATATCACATTTATTTTTATCACATTTATTTTTATCATTATTATTATTATTATCATTAATATTATCATTATTATTATCATTAATATTATTATTTTTATCATTGATTTTATCATTAATATTATTATTTTTATCATTATCATTAATTTTATCATTAATTTTATCATTAATGTTATCATTAATGTTATCATTATTATTAAATATACCATATGTTTCATCTAAATCTGTTCCATCCAAATTAGAAAACCTCTCATACATAAACATATCATTAATCTTACAAAAGTTAAACACAATTATACATAAAAAAAATAGTATTATTATTGAGATAATCCTTTTATTAATCATTATATAATATATCAATATAAATTTTCAACAAGAGTTGTATATTCAAATAATATAATGTTGTCTTTTTTTATAATATGAATTTTTACATATTCTATATTTGACATATTTTCACATAATGTATCATTTAGATAATTTTTTAATATATCATCATTGTCATATATTATTTCAATGTCATCTAAATCTATGTTATTTAATGTTAAAACTAATTCATATATATTTTTATTAACCCGTTCACACATTTTACAAAACTTGTAATGTTTTATGATATTTGAAATAAATTCTGATAGAATGTTATCAATATTTCTAACTAGTTGCGAACAAGGAATTAACATTATTGGAATATTTCTAACAAGATTGTCATTAATTTCTTCATATACTACATTTGATAAAACTTTATCTAATTTCTTTTCAACTTTCTTTTCATTTAATACAATTTCTTTTTTTTGTAAAATTAATTTGGACAATTTTAAACCAACATCAGAACATATTATATGGTTAAAAGTATTATCTCCCTTAATATGTTCTTTACAAAATGATATAAACGATGTATATTTATCCACCAATGTGAATTCAAATGATTTAATTCCTCGTGATTTATCATATATTATTATATTATTTAGTTCAATACAATATCTATTCATATTCATATCATTATATATTTCTACATTTTCTGTATTTTTTATCATTTTACTAAATGTTTGTCCTAATGCAATTATACCTTTAGGTAAATCTCGTATGTAAAATATGATGATATCATCTTCAGAAACATCATATTTATCATACGATGAAATATACATATGTTTTTTTTTAAAGTTGCTTTGTAATATTTTCCATTGTTCTAGTTTCAATACATATAACCAATATTTAGTTTTATCATATATTTTTATCAAATCTTTTTCATATACAACACTCATATATATTTATGTATATTATTTGTATATGTTTATAGATAATTTAGTTTTCATTTTTTTCTAATTCATATAATTTATCAAACAATTGTTTATTCCTCATTCTCCAATTCATTTTATTTTTCATAAATTTTATTAAACTAGTCCATTTAATAGTTCTTTCGATATCATCATGTAATTCTGTTTCACCAAAATCTTCTTTACGTAAATGTCTTTCATTTGAATTTGCTTTAACAACAAATATTACGTATTTAGAATGACCACTATAAAAATATTGTGCTTTTTTTATTCTTTCTATAATAGAATTGCTACTTATAACATTATTTGTTTCTTCTTCAACTTCTCTAGCAACTGTATCATAAATAGTTTTATCTCCTAAATCTATTTTACCACCTATATCTTCATACATTCCTTTTTTCTTTATTAGTAATAATTTCAAATTTCCTGATTTATCTTTTTTATATAATATTAAACCACCTGCAGTAATAACTTTTGATATATCATTGTCTAAATTTTTAGTTACTCTAATATGTTTCTTCATTTGTATATTATTATATTTGTTTTATTAAATATTTCTTTTTTAGAATATCCATATTTATATCTTTAATATATTCTTTAGATTTAACATCTATGAATTGTCCTATCATATACAAATCAACTTTATCTTCCTCTAAAACACTATCTTGTTTTCTTGATACTTCAAACTCTAATGTCGAAATTTTTAGTCCCTGAAAATAACAATAATTATTAGGATCTAAAACAAAATCTTTACAATTAGTTAGTTTATATTTCTCTTCAAATAATTTTGTTTCTCTGACAATTGAATTTAAAAAATATATTTTACTGTAATTGTTTATAAATAAATTTTCTATCATTTTATCAATTCTATTTGTTTCTCTTGGTTCAATATCTATTAAAATACTTTCAATATAATCTAATGTTCTCGAACAATTAGCATATAATGATATGTTTCCAAATGACATAAATCTGTCCATTTCTAACAATGACATATTAGAATATAATATTTTTCTCAATGTTTGTAATTTTAAGTTAGACTTTACAAAAAAATCATTATCAATGTATCCGATAATATTTTGTCTCTCTAACATTTCTAATGAATTTTTATTTAATATCATACTACTTAATTCTACTGCTTCATAAAAATATTCAGTACAGTTTAATATATCAATATCTGATAATATTCTAGTCATTGACACTTTTTTGGTAACATTATCAAAAAATATAAAACTGACATCATTATTGTCTTTCAAATTAAATTTATCAATATATTCTTTTCTCATATTGAAATTATATTTGTCCAATGACCAAAACATTATATTAAATAGACTTTTTTTAGTTAATTTTAAATTTTTTACATAATATACAATACCATTTTTATTTAATTTTTCAATAGTATCATTTATATTCTTATCATTAAATACAGTTATAATAAATGTATTTGACCTACATTTTACATATTCTGTTATAATAATGTCAATATCTTCTTTCTTGATTTCATCAATATCTTCTATTCGTTTTTCGATAAATTTTATATCTTTGTATTTCATATATAGTTTTTCATAAAACGATTCTACTGAATGATATTCAAATAATAACTTCAATGGTTTAATATAATCGTATTCAATTACATTATTAAACATAGGTGAAATATTAAATGGTCTAAACTGTGCAAATCTCTCTAAAAAGAAATACTGTAAATGATAATCTTTTATTTTATCTTCACTTATTTTGTATAATTTGGAAATATTTCTTTTTTCAAATTTAGTATTAACCAGTTTTTTATTGTTAATTGTTCTCATATTTTTTTTAACATAAGGTACATATTCATCATCATCAAATAAATTTCCTAATACTAAATCTTTTTCTAAAAACATAAAACTATTACTTAAATTCTGTCCTATTTTATGTTTTAATTTATTATAATAATAATGTTCATCTAATTTATTTAATTCCATTTCAGAACCATCTATTATTTTGTATTTATTATCTAAATTAGTTTTATCAATTTTATCAAATACTTGTGGATAAAGATCATTTGACATATTATCATCATCAGATAAATTATGTAGTCTATAATTAGGATAAATATCTTTCAGAACCATACCTTTAATTAATGTATCTATCACATCATTATTGTTTTTTAATAATATTGTTTTACTCATATATAATTATTATATAGAATAAATTATATAAATGGTATCATTAGACGAAATAGGAGATTACATATCTTTTGGATTTTCTGTTATATATTTGTTATACATTTTATACACATATCGTAATATTGATAAAAATATTACAACTAATATATTTTTGATTGTTTCTATTATATGTGCAATAATTATTATAATTATATTTGTATGTGAAATTGTTGAACCATCATTTATTAATGATAATAGTTTTATACAATTTGAAAAATATGGAAAAATTAATGCACAATTATTATTAGCTATATCGTATGGTTATTTTATTGGTGTATCTAGATGTTAGACTGTCTTTTTCTTTCGTGCTAATTTAATGTTTTTTTTAATAGTAATATCTTCTGTTATATAATTTTTACTATTATCATTTATTGTTATTTTATCAATTATACTATTAATAGTATTATTTATAATAAAATCATTGTTAGACATATCTTTTTTTTTATTAAAAACAGATTCGGATCTTGTTTTATCTGAAATAAGTTCTAAAACTGGTACAAGTTCTGAAACAAGTTCTGGAACAAGTTCTGGTACAAGTTTTGGTACAAGTTCTGGAACAAGTTCTGGAACAAGTTCTGGAACAAGTTCTGGTACAAGTTCTGGTACAAGTTCTGGTACAAGTTCTGGTACAAGTTCTGGTACAAGTTCTGGTTCAGAATTTGTAACTGGTTCCGAATTTGTAACTGGTTCCAAATTTGTAACTGGTTCCGAATTTGTAACTGGTTCAGAATTTGTAACTGGTTCAGAATTTGTAACTGGTTCAGATTTTGAAACAGGTTTTAAAATAATATTTTGTTTATTTGTTATAACATCATTGGTTAACATATTGAATAAAACATTATAAACTAATTCATTTGTAGAAACATTAACAATATCTTTTTTATCAATAATATCGATTTTATCAGAAATATTATTAACAACATCTGTTTTATCAGAAACATTATAAACAACATCTATTTTATCAGAAATATTATTAACAACATCTGTTTTATCAGAAACATTATAAACAACATCTGTTTTATCAGAAATATTATCAATAACATCTATTTTATCAGAAACATTATTAACAATATCTATTTTATCAGAAACATTATTAACAACATTTATTTTATCAGAAACATTATTAACATTATGTGTTAAATGATACTTACAATTATTAACATCTAATATGAAACATTCTAAAAACATTGATGCTAATTTAAAAAAATTATATAAAGGTTTTACAAAATTATTATTAATAATTCTATTATCTATATAATATTTTTTATCAATATCAATACAATTACTGTCAATATTACATAAAATATACCAACAAGATATAGTAAAACTAATAAAATAAATATATAAATAACTATCAAACATATTTATATAATACTAATAAACTAAAAACTATTATTTATACACATTAACATTTTAACAATGACATCGATGATGATGTTCTATTTTATTACTTTCAAATTTAGATGGTCTAAAATCATCAATCATTAAATTAGTTGGGATACGATTAACTCTATGTTGTTCTGTATCATCTTTTTTTAAAAGAGGAACATCATTTCTAAAAAATCTTTCAGCAATTGGTGTATTTTCCATTTTTGACAACCGTCTATTGTTAGAAATATCAATAAAATACATTATATTTGGTAAAATAGGTATTGTTTCTAAATCATTTGATTCAACATCTAATAATGTTATTGTATCAGGAAATTTTTCAAATTGTAATTCTTTTATTCCACATCTAATTGCACACAATTTATTAATAACTAATGGTAATTTTTTAATAAATTTGATATTATTACCAGAAATGTCTAATTCTAAAATAGTGTCCGGTAAATTATCTATACATTCTATATTTGATTGTTTTATTGATAACTTTTTAAGTTTTGTCAAACCTGTAAAAATACTTGTATCTTTAACTTCTGTTTGATCCATTACAATATTTTCTATGTTTGGTGGAAATATAATTTCACTGTTTAAAGGATTTTTTGATAATAACAAATCTTTAATGTTAACAGATTTACCTAAATCTAGTTTATCAATATGATTACCTGCTAAATGTAATATTTCTACACTATCAGGAATATCATTACTAGTAACACTTTTAATAAGATTATTATTTAAAACAATCCTTTTAGGTTTTTGTGGAAGATTATTTAAATTGGTTATATTACAATCCATTGCTATAAAGCTTTCAATATTGTCTAACGATTTTAATATTTCAGGTAATGTGTCTTTAACTGGAGCATCTATAATATTAAAACTATTAGAATCATTTGATATAAATCGTGATATATAATCATTAAATTTTGTTTCTTTATTTTCTCTTCTCATCATATTTCTTCTCATAAAATGAGAACTCATATCAATTTCATCACTATCAGAATCCATCATTTTTATGTTTTATTAATCTATTAAATGTGTTATTATGTATATTAATTAATTTTCAATTTTTATAATATATGAACGACAAGATTCTATCAAGGGTTTTAAATAAACAGGATTATAAAGAAGTTGATTCTCACGATCATTTTGATTTAACAGAAAATGTTGTGTGTTTCTTTAATGGTAAAAATTGGATGGTTATAAAATTGGAAGATATGTTAGCATATCCATTATTGTATTTCGACTTTTGGTCTGAAAAAGATAATACAACTTATCATAATACTCTTTTGGTATGTCCTATTACTTTAAGATCCATGATATACAAAGGTGTTATTAAAATAATTGATATCATTAATAATGATTTAAAATTGTTAAACACTGATACTAATGATGAATTTCTGATACATTTACCATATACTGGTCATTATGATGATAAAGGTAATGAGAAAAAAATAAAGTCTCACGTTAAGAGACATCAAGTTAATATTATGACATTAAGAGATTGTTTTTCATCTGTTTTAGATCCTATATTTATAATTCCTATTAATAAAGAAAGTCCAATTATTAACATTGAATATTATTCAAATAGGAATACAATTGATGGAAAACCTATTAATACAACAATTCATCCTAAAAATATTGTGTATATGATACAATATTATTCACATAAATCAGAAAAATATAAATATAATGTTATTGTTGGTAAAAATATATCAACAAATCAAGTGTCTAAATATGAATATAAGGCATCTGGTATATGGCATTATATTGAAGAACATAAAAAGAAACTCATTAAAAGAAGAGCATATATATATCCTATTCTTTGGTACATAACGCAAGAATATCAGGATATTAATTTGATAACTATGTAATTAATTATTTTGTCGAGGTCGTTTAGTAAACATAAATATAGTATCTGAATCGGTATCAGAATTTGATGAATCATAAGCAGACGTAGATGTAGATGATGACATGTTTTTTCTACTTACTGGACTAATATCAATTACTTTTTTTTCATTTTTATAATCGTTTCCATATTCATCAAAATCATATTTATCTTTATTTTTAGGTTTAGGTAAATAGTCTTCATATTCTTCATTGTAATCTTTTTTTGGTTTATTAGTAGTTGTAGTAGTATTATTATCATTAACATCATTAAATTGAAACATATTAGATCTAGATAATTTACTTGGTTTGCTATGTAATTTATTATCTATTGATTTCATTAAATAATCAAACACATCTTTTCTCATTTCCTTTTCTGTCATTGTATTAGTATTAACAAATTTATCAATTTTTGAATCTTCTTGAATTTTTACATAATGTGTATATGTTATGGTGTTAAAAATTTTCTTTTCCATTACTTCGTCATATTCTTTGTTATGTTCTTTTGCATACATCTTTCTGTTTTCTAAAAGTGTTTGCTTGTTAATTCTCATATGTATATGAAAATCAGGAATAAATTTTAAAAGTTTCTGTGGAAAACCAAAACCAAATATAATAACACCTTTGTTTTTCTCTTTGTCAACAGTTTCATTAAATTTTTCCCAGTTAATAGATTTATAAATGTTATCCCAATCTAGTACAGATATATGTTCCAAATTATCATCAGTTAAATTATTATCAGTTATCTCATCATTAGTTATATTATTATCGTCAAATAAATTATCATTATTTGTAATAACTTTAATATCGTCAATATCTTCATCAACTATTTCGTCAGCTGCTACTTCGTCATCTACTACTTCGTCATCTACTACTTCGTCAGCTGCTACTTCGTTAGCTGCTACTTCGTCAGCTACTTCGTTAGCTACTTCGTCAGATACTACTTCATCAGCTACTTCGTCAGCTACTTCTTCTTCATATGCTTGTCCCCCAACTTGTTCTTCATTTTCCTTTTTATATTTGATATCTACATAATTATCTGGTTTATCATAAATATCATTATCATAATGAAAATCATCTAAATTTATCAATTTCATTTTTAATATATCAGATAAAAACATACCTAATTTCTTTTTTTTAGATCCCATATGTCCAGAAACTAATATAATTAACTTGTTATTGAATTTTAAATATGCTTCAACAATGTTCATATATTATTAAATTATATTATTATTTTATTCACATAAACCTTCTTCTATAACAGTTGAACTGGTATTACTTGTTGCAAAATATGAACTTTCTGATAAATTATATGTAGATGAATTAACTGTTGTTTCAGTTCTCATATCACTTTTACCTCCTTTTCCAAATATAGATTTACCATTTTCTTCAATATGAATGTCTTTCAATAAAAATGTTCTTGTCAGTAATTTGGATAATTTAACTAATATATGTTCTCCCTTATCAATACCTATTAATTGAATGTCTATTGTTTTTTTACCATTTATAATTTTACATTTAATTTCATTTTTAAATATGTAAAATTTGTTTGGTGGAACATTAATAGTATCAATTAAATTATCAAATACATCTATTTTGTCTATATGTTTAATATAATCATCATATATTTTTCTTTCATAACTAACATATTTTGTTAATTTTTTGTTTTTTGCTTCTTTTAAGTATTTCTTAAATGTATCTAAATCATCAGTTTCTATTAATAGTTTTATTTTTGTCATTATTATATATTAAGTTTCTATTTTTGTGTTTAATTTTGTATGTTGATCAATTAAATATTGATGATAGTGTGTTAAAGATTGGTCTGATGGAACAAACTGTTTGATTAATGTTAATAGTTCATTGCTTTTTGTTTTCAATTCTGGATTTAAAGCACTTTTAGGTTGATTAGGTTTAGGTTGAGATTTAACATTTTTGCATTCTTCTGATGGTGTTATATAATTAGAAAGATCTGCATTTTGTAAAGCGTCCTCCCATCTATTACGTGGTTGATGTATTCGTGTATTAAGTGATGTCGATTTTATAATTGAAACTGTATTGTTAGTTGCTATTTTTAATATTTGCGGTGTTCTTGAATACAAAGTTACCAGATCATCTTTATTACGTGGTAATGAATTAACATTAGGGTTATCATCGGTATCGTCAAATCCCCTTGAACTACAAACATCTATGTGATACACAATAAAATCTTTATTATCGTTAGTAGGACATTCGGCAGTTATCCCTGCAATTTTTCCTATGTCTTGTGTATTAAATATTTGGTTTCCAGTTTTTAATAATTTTGTTGCTGTCTCTCTATTATATTTAAATGTTATACTAACATCATCTTCTGTTTCTTTTTCAGTTATGGTATAATAATTAAGGTTGTTAGTTGTATTTGAAAAATTTTGAGGACAATGCCCCACTATTAATCTATTGTATCCAACTGGAAATCGTTTTTTTATATTACATTCATCAATATTTATCCTTTTTGATATTTCATTTGGAACAAAATATCTACTCCATAACGTATATCCGATATACATCTCTTTATCATTCATATCATCCATTGTTTTCTCATTATCATAATCTATATTCGTCATATCATATAGTTTTTGCCATACATCCATTAAAACGGATTCTAATTTATATTTATGTAACAATCCATATTTATTATTCATATCATTATTAAATTCCTTATATAATTCTACCAAATTAATATCTTTAGAATTTATTTTATACACAGGAGAAATATTACCATGTACATATATAGTGTCATTTATTAACAATGCAATATACAAATTATACCTAAATAAATAATTACGAATTTTTGGTTCTTCCCAAAATACAATAAGACGATTATAATTTTTTCCATTTTTTTTAGTAATATAATAATTATCTGCTATTTCTTTATCTTGCTTACTAATATATTCGTTTATTAATACCCGATTTTTACTTTTCATAGATAATATATTAAAAACTTCATGATTTCCTATTATTTTAAAAATTCCTGATTCCTTATTTTTATTAATTGTTTGTCTATTAAGTTCATTAATAAACATTATCAATTTAATTTCAATTTGTGGATAAATTTGATTTTCTTTATCATTTTTGCTAGAGTCACGATTATTATCTAACATATCACCACATATAACTAGATATGTATCACTAGCTGTCCATTTATATCCAAGAGATGCATCATATGTATTAAAAGATGTATTTAAATCAATATTCAACATATACTCCATATAAATATCTTTTTCACATATCTGAAAATTTTCATTTGTTGATTTTATTATTTTAGCACAATCACGTAGAGCAATTATAAATGCATGTATATCACCATGAATATCAGATAGAGAATATACTGTTTTTTTTTTGACTGGGTTAACAACTGTTTCAATATCTGGTTTTTTTATATCTATATTTTTTTGTGCTTTGTCCAAAAATGTATTTGTTGCGTAGTCATACCTAAAATTACTATATCTAAGAGTGAAATAGTTAATATTTATATTTTCAATAAAATCAATCAAATTGTAAAACAAATTTTGTTTATCTACAAATGTTTTTCTTATTTTTTCTATATCAAAATAATTATCAGTAAATACTTTCTCATTTATTCTTTCAATAGGTATACCTTTATCATCACAAAAAGTTTCATCAATTTTGTACAATCGTAGCAATGCATCTCTAAAATCGGAATACTTAAATAATTCTACAGGATATATATATAAATAAATAAACAAAAACTGACGAATTTTTATTATAGTTTCATCATTTAATTGAAAATCTTCATATTTTATATTTAAATATATAATTTTGTGACATATGTTGTTAATTATTTTAGACCATAATACTAAATCTTTATCTTTTAAAAATGTAATATCGACAATATTAGATTCATCTTGATTGCCATCTTTATATACAGGAAATATAATATCAACATTTTTATTTAAATATGTTATTAATTCATCTTCATTTTTAACATTATTTAAATTATCCAATAATGATTGGTCCATTTAATAAATATATATTAACACCACATATAATATTTTTAATAAATATACATACTCTTATATAATACATTATTATATATCTCATCAAAGTTTCCTTTGACAATAACATTTACATTATTATATACTGCTTCACATAACGTACATAAAAATAATTCATTTTCTTCTGTTTTTATACAATTATCAGATGAACATATAAAATTAATACCGTGCTTACATAAGTTCTGTGCAATATTACAAATACATAATATTTTACCTGTATAATGTGTTGGTTTTATATCTATTGTATTTGATTTGATTATACAATTACAATTATCTATATGTGTTCCTTTTTCATCACATTTATTAACATAATGATTTAACGATGAACCATATAAACACCAATATCGTTTGGCTTCATCTGTTTTAAAATCCATTTTATATTTTTCAATATAATAGTTTGTATCAAAGTTCATAAACTTACAATAAAAATTTTCTGATTCCTTGTTAGGAAAAAACCCATATGTTTTACCATATTTGATGTAATGAATTGTTGCTTCATATACATTCTTAAATTTAAGATTGTATTTTTTCTCATAATAATCCTTGTTAATCTTCGATGGATAATTATTCATTTATATCAAAACAATAATATAATTTTATATTATAAAACAACAATGTCATATTATTTTATAAATGATGAATTGTCTAACAATATAGATTTAACAAATGATATAGTTTATAGTGATATTGTAGGTGATAATATAGACAAATACAGAACATCATATGTAGTTAAAGATGATGTTAAACCATTAGTTAATCGTATAGATAATCGTATAGATAACCATATAGATAACCATATGGTTTCAAAACATCAACGTATAAAAAAAGAACAACCTGTAAAAAAAGAACAACCTGTAAAAAAAGAACATAACATTAATAAATATAAATTACCAGAATACAATAATAAAATGTTAATGTTTATTATTTTAGCAATTATTGTATTAGTTTTTATTTATTATGCAACTAAAAAAAAAGTTGTATCAAATTTAACAGATGATTTAGATAATTATATATGTACTCCAGAGTCTGAAATGTTTGCTATTTTTACAAAAGGTGATAAATTCACACATTCGTCAGGATGGTAAAAACTTAATAAAAATATCAAGTTGTCTTATTAGTATAAACAACTAATCCTGTTATAGACATTCCCAATAGAACCATTTTTGTTCCTTCATCTAAATCATCCCAATTAATGATAATAGAATTAAGAACCAGAAAAAAACCTGCACCTCTCAAAGCATATTGTAAAGACTGATTATATATATTTGAATGTTCTGAAAATACCGTCATACTAATAGCAATATATAAAAGACCTACAATAAATGCTATTACAAAACTTTTTTGTATTTTTTCATTGAATTTGTTTTCGGCAGTTACCAACATAATTGTTTTTTCTGATAACATATATATCATTATCGCAAGTGGTACACTTATTGCAACATTTAATGCATATTTACCCATTATATAATATACATTTATATATTTTTAATTTGTATTAGTTATAACAGATACATCATCATAAGAAGTATTCATATCAACTGATACATCTTTAACAGTATTTTTTATATTTTCCATTAAACCGTCTATAACTTCCTTATTTGTTTTTGTGTCAATACCCATTTTCATTGACCCTTCAATTAAACTTGTTTTTGTTTCAATCATTTCTGTATAACTTTCTTTAATACCATTATTGACTACATAATTTAAAGTGTGTTTAAATCCTGATATATCTTTTTCAATATTAATAAAATCATCGTGTAATTTTATAAATTTACCAAAGTTTTCACCTATTTTTTCAATATGTAAAATATGTTTATTGTCATTTAATTCTTTAAGTTTCATAACAAGTGTTTCGTTATTGTTACCAATTATCCAACCTAAACACATTCCTAATTTACATACATTTCCATATGTACTTTTAATACATTCTAATATTGTTTCATTTTTCACACGACACATTTTTTTGTATTCATCATATTTCTTTTCACATTTTTCTAAACAAAATAAATCTGTTTTTTTCATTTTATCAGTTGATACAATATTATGTTTGTATGTTATTTGTGTAATACATTTAGAAGAATATTCTATACAAAGTTGTAATAATTTACTATTAAGGTTACCATTTTTATTTACCCTAATGATATCAATAGTTAAACTTAAACATTTATAAAAAAAATTAACTGATTCCATAATCATATTATCAATATCTATGTTACTATATACTGTTTCATAAAAAAAACGATTACTATTAATTATAGCTACTATATGTAAAATAGATATGGATACAGCGAGATTGTATCCATGAACTTTGACATTGTTTTTTTTACATTGATTGTTTAAAACAGATAAAGTAAGAACAGACGGTATAAACAAAACAGGATCCTTCATAAAATCATTGATAATGGTTTTTGTAGGATTGGTTAAAAATGTTTGACTTTTAGTTAGCCAGAAATTTGTTATACCTTCAATATATCTGGACTGACGGAACATTATATATAAAGAAATTTTTAATTTTTTCTTTTTTTTTGACAAATAAAATAAAGTACGGTGGACGTTCGCAAGGATACCTAACATTCTGCCTCCTTGGTGCACTCAGTGCATTGGCAACCTTCTTCACCATCACACGTTTTTCCCTCATCTTCTTCATCTTCAGCTTGGGCCCGCTCGCTCTCATTGTGAACCGGTTCATTCGATGGCGTAATTTGGTTAGTGTATTGTGCTGTATGATCCTCATAGACCACTAGTCCAACTACCAACTTGGGAACGCGCGTTGGGTCACCGTGACATGCACATATCTCCACATAGAGCTTCTGCTCGATAGTGTGACCATCATTGCCACCGTAATTGCACTGGTCAGTGAAGGGACACTCTCCTGTGAGTGCGTGGTGAAAACAGAGGGCGCGTTCATGTTCAAACACGAGAACCCCTTTCAGACCCTTGGGTTTGGATTTGGTGCATTCGCCGCATTTACGCCCCATGAAATGTCGGTAGCATCCAAATTCACACACATCGTGCCAAGATTTTGGTAGAAGTACTCGTACCCGTCTCTTACCACCATCGCCGCCACGACCGCGGGTGTTGCCACCGTCTCGACCGCTACCACCGCCACGAGCACCGCCACGAGCACCGCCACGAGCACCGCCACGAGGACCGCCACGAGCACCGCCACGAGGACCGCCACGAGGACCGCCACTAGCACCGCCACGAGCACCGCGACCACCGGTAGCATATGGGGACAGTGATACGTGTTCCTCCTGTGAAGCAGAAGGAGGAGGAGGAGATGCAACAGATGCTGCTGCTGCAACACCGCCATGAGCACCGCCGCCACGACCGCGAGAAGCACCACCGCCTCGACCGCTAGAAGCACTACTGTCACCGCGACCACCGGTAGCATCTGGGGATGGTGAGATAAGTTTTTCGTTGGGACTAAACTCAGGTGCAGCCGATGATAAAGCTACTATTTCTTTGGCGTGAACAAATCTACAGGTATCTCCCCTTGTGCATCTACCATTTTTAAAGTAATTGCAATTTTTGGGACGTGCAGGAGCAGGAGCAGGAGCAGGAGCAGTTGCAGCAGTTGCAGCAGCTGCACCACCAGAACCATCTACACCTTGGTGCGAAAACTTACACCCATTGCCGTTCCTACAGCCTCGTGGCGTTGTAAAGAAAAAACAAGTTTTAGTTTCCATTCTTCAAATAGTTGCTTTTGACTTTTTTTTTAATTAACAATTCTAATGAACCCTTCAATATGTTTGAAATTTCAATTTTTTTCACTCTAATAAACAAAAATGAAACCTATCAGTTCATTGTCTAGGCGTGTTACAACAACAGCACTTACCTAACTCGCTCAAATTACCTGCATATGTACAGGCAGTGCAAGTCCAACGATTTGCTACATTAAGAACATTACAGTTAGAGCAACGTTCTTGTCCAACTGGATTGAGCATATCGCAAGAAAAACAAAGAATTTGACCAATTGACTTATACAATTGATCACAAAATTTGCTGTTTGTGAGCAGTTTTTCTCTAATATAATCATAAATGGCATTTTGCATCATCCTGATCGTATTTATCCATTTTTTATTTTTATTTTTTAATTAACAATTATAATGAATTCTCTATATAATGTTAAAAATTTCATTTTTTTTGAAATTGAAAAAAATAAATAAATAAATTTTAATTGCTGGTGCCACCACGACCACGACCACGACCACGACCACGACCACCACCAAAAGCACCACGACCACCAAAAGTACCACGGCTGAAAGCAACACGGTCAGTGCCAGTGCCAGCGCCAGCGCCATCGCCAGCATGCGAAAATTGACACATTGGGCCATTTTTGCAATTTCCTCTCAGATAAAAAGCACACTGCTGCGGATGAGTAGCAACTGGAGACACAGTAGCAGCAGACACAGTAGCAGTGAGTGCCTCTAAGTCATCAGCTTTAAACTGTGCCTCTAAGGCGTCAGCCAATTTGCCGGACTCATCTGCATCCTTATGCAGCTTTTCTGCCATTTCCAAATTCATGTAACCATCAGCAGAACCGTTTTTCACACTCTCAATGATTGCGTCAGCAGTGACGCGCATATTATCGCGCTCTTCTCTGAGCCGTGCCGGTTCGTTCCGGTGATTTTCACGGAGTTCCTCCGGGGTGTGTGACAGATCACACTGTTTGGTAAGGGCACGAACACATTTCGTACCATCGCGACACAAATTGCTGTTGTTGCGCATTGGGTACTGGGGACCTATATGCAAATCGGGACAACTTCCAGCACTCCACCGGCAGATAACATCGTGGTAGTGCCCATAGCACACTCCTTTTTGTCGCGATGGCGCTGTTCGTTTAGAACGAACCTCTACGCGAAGTGTGCTATCTTTGATAAGAGCTGGTTGATGCGTGCCACCGCGACCACCGCCGCCACGTCCGCGAGAAGAAGCACCGCGAGGAGCACCATCGCTATGTTGACCACCGCGACCACCGTGACCACCGCGACCACCGCGACCACCGTGACCACCGCGACCACCGCGACCACCACTACTAAAGTGGATTTTGCCAGAAGGTTGGGCTGCAGCAGCAGCAGCAGCAACATCTACTTCTTCACCTTCATCATCCAAAGAAGCTTCATCGTCACTTCTAATGACATTGCCCCAATCTAGTTTATCGTCACTCATTTTATAGAGTATTTTTTCCTTTCCTTTTCTTTTTAATTAACTATTATAATGAACCCTTTAATATGTTTGAAATTTCAATTTTTTCGCCCTTATATTATAAAAAAATGTTTTCCTCTACGGCACGCCTTTGGTTTTGGCTTTAGTTTTCATTTTCTTTTTTAATTAACAATTATAATGAACTCTCTGATTTTATGTATAATATGTATTCTTTTTAGATAAATATTATGTAATAAAATAAATAATTATTATAATGTGACCTAGTTATTAGCAACTTCATTAACTTCTTCGCTGGCTACAACTTCCTCTTCATCAGCACCTTTTTTTTTATTCAATAATAATGTTTCAACTTCTGATAGTCTCATATCAATCAAACTGAACAATTCACCACTAAAATATATTTTAACAGCATGTTTATAGTTCTTAAATTGAATGCTCTGTTTATTTCCATAATTACTAAAATAACAACACGTTTTTGTAATCTCATTCATTGTGTAATACAATATATGACACACAAAATTCAGTGCATCAAATGATAACGTATAATTACTACTTGGAACAGACCTAGTTTCTAACAATCGTCTAATTTCTTTTTCTTCTGTAAAAAATGTAGATACATAATTCATTTCTCTACTTACATAGTTATCACTACATTTCTGTATAAAATATCCCATATCTTTGTTTTCACGAATACCTCTTTGTACGTGTTCTAAATTAATTTCATACAGATTTGCCGTTTTAGCATTCTGTTCTGAATATTTACAACTACTTCTAACAATATATGTTCCTAACACTTCTAAAATAGTTACAAATGGATAATGAACATTTGAAACTTTAAAATGTTTCAAATCCATCACATCGTGAACATATTTAATAATGTAGTTCTTTGCTTTCATAACATTTATAATAGCACCTATATTATCTGTAGCGACATTTGCTGGACCATCTTTCTGTCTCTTAAATGTATTAACTTTTTTTAATACAGTTGTTAAAACATCAACATCTAAAATTACATCTTTATCGTCTTCGTTTTTAACATCTTTAACGTCTTTAACGTCTTCATTTTTAACATCTTTAACATCTTCATTTTTAACATCTTTTTCAATTACAGTCTTCTTTGATTTTGACATATTGTTTGTTTTACTCATTATTATTTATTATATATTATTATGTCTATAAGTCAATTTTTTTTAGAAAAATTAATATTTTTAATTAGAAAAATATCAATTTTTTTTAGAAAAATTAATATTTTTAATTAGAAAAATATCAATTTTTTTTAGAAAAATATCAATTTTTTTTAGAAAAATATCAATTTTTTTAGAAAAATATCAATTTCAAAAAACATAATTTTTAGAAAAATATCAATTTTTTTAGAAAAATATCAATTTCAAAAAACATAATTTTTAGAAAAATATCAATTTCAAAAAACATAATTTTTAGAAAAATATCAATTTCAAAAAACATAATTTTTAGAAAAATATCAATTTCAAAAAACATAATTTTTTCAAAAAACATAATTTTTTCAAAAAACATAATTTTTCCAAATAAAATTAATTTTTTCACATATCGATACTATTAATAGTTTCATCTGTTATATCATCTATTTTTTTCTTATCAATACTATCCAAACTGTCAATACTAACATTGTCTTTTTTTACTACTTTTCTTTTCTTTTTATTTTTACTTTTTTTAACAATCTTAGTTTTACATAAAATACATCTATCTGTTTTTGACCAGTATATAGCAAATAAAACAACAGCAACAATGATTAACAAATACATTTTATCATCAGACATTATAATTTTATATGTTTAATTAAAATATAAATTTAATATCACAACACGTAAATTATGGTTCCTGAACTGAATCAATCTGTTCTTCTTTAACAGTTTCTTTCCTACTGCTTTTTTTCATATACTTTCTAAAAATATCATTAATGTTTTTAATTGTTTTATTACTTGACTGGTCTATACAACTATTAACATAGTTTTTCATTATCAGATATTGTAATATAAACGTCAACAATATGATTATATAGAATAACATTTTATAAATTTATACATCTAAATATTTATTTATTCTTTAACACAATAAAATAATTAGATATATTATAATGAAAAAAACAACAAACAAATCATTATATAATGATGATCATCCAAAAACATCTATGAAAGGAACAGGTTTCAAAAATAAACAAAAAGCATTAGATACTATAAAACTCATAAAAAATAAAAAAATTACTTATCAAAAACTAGTGGTGATAACAATGTATAATAGAGCAAAATATCATCCATATCAAACACCAGATATGAGAAGAGCTATGAAGGTATATAGAGAATGGTTAAAAAATGTTTAATTTTTTAGAAAAATGTTTAATTTTTTAGAAAAATGTTTGATTTTTTAGAAAAATGTTTAATTTTTTAGAAAAATGTTTGATTTTTTAGAAAAAATATCTATTTTTTATTTTTTTTTACAATCTTTATATGGAGCACAACTTGACTTCATCGAAAAACCTTTTATTTTTTTAGTTAAACAAGTTTTTTTTGAAAATCTTCTTTTCTTTATATCAAATTCTTTTTTATCTGATTTACGAGTACATTTTTTGTCTTTTTTTGTAGTTTTACAACAATTTTTAGACATATATAATTTATACATATATTATTTATTCTTTGACACATTTTAATTCATTATATATATCATTTAATTCACAATCAATTGATGCTTCTTTTATTGCTTTCTCAAATTGTTTAACCATTTTGTTTTTCTGTTCTGATAAATTCTTTATGTATTGGTCTATAGATATTTTAATATCTGGATAAGTTGCAATGTAAATATATACTTTTACATTTCGTTCCTCTTCTAATAGTTCTATGTGAGAACAAAAACGATTAGCTCTTCCTATCACTTGTTCTAATCGTGATTGGTTCCAATATGGTTCTAATACATGCACTGCTCTAACTGCTTTTAAAGTAACACCTTCTTTTATAGATGGACTACCTAGAATTATTTTTAGTTTATTTCCATATGAATTATCGTGTCTATTATAAACATCTCTAATTTCATCTTTGAATTTCATTGTTTCATCGCCTGACCATATAGCAAATCTCTTTTTACCTGTACCATTATCTTTATAATTTTTGTATCCAAATGCTTCTAAAATTCTTACAATTGTTTTCAAACCAGCGTGTTCTTTAAAACCAGAGTATATAAATATCTTTCCTTTTGTTCTCTTAATACTTGTCATCATTTTATCCATTTTACAAGAATATTTTTGTAAATCATTTAATATTTTATTATCTGTTAATGATTCCAATCCATCATCATTTATTTTTTTGTTAGGATACACAATATTAGATGTATATCTGGCACCTATATAAAAATTATTAGGTAGGTCAGAAGCATTTGTAGACATTGAATTTGATAAATCGTGATTATCACTATCTTCTTTAATAACCTTTTTATAAACACTCATTTGAAAATCACTCATCTCACATTCAACATATCTGACTGACATTTCTGGAAAAGTATATGGAGGAGCACCACCAAAATAACTCACATAACCTTTAATCATTTTTTTAAATAAATCTAAATTTTTACAATTGTAATGTATTTTATCACCTACTTTTCGTTCTTCAATAAATGTTTTATTGAATTTTTCAATAGAAAAATTTGGTGATGGATTTAATAGGTTCATTGTTAATGCTATTTCAATAGGTTTGTCAAACATTGGTGTTGCTGACATTAAAATAACACGCAAATCTTTGTTTTTACCATTATGTATTAAATTATATAGTTCATCATAATATGTTCCATCCTCTGAAACCATATTTTGTATTTCATCAATAATTAAAATACAATTGTTTAATTTCATTTTACCTTCTTTTGTTAATTCAATAAATTTATTATATGAATATATATCATAATATTCTTCAATTCGTTCATTTGCTCTATCAATTATCTTTATATATTCTTTATCATATGGTAAATATTTAGTAAGTTGTTTTTTTTCATCTTCTTTTAAATATTTACCACAAGAACCACGTAATTCACTCATATATCCACCTTTTAGAGATGCTGGAAGAACAACAACTATTCTTTTTAAATGTTTCCATTTTTCACCAATCTGTATAGAAGCACAAGTTTTACCTGCACCTATCTTATGATAAATCAAAAGCGATTTATATGGTGTTTTAGGATTAATATACTGTGAAACAAACTCTTGTGGATATTGTAATTTAAATGCTTTAGGTTTGCAGTATGTATTTATCGTATCTTTTGACTTTGGTATTTTGTAGTCTTTATATATTTTATTAATTTTATCATAGAATTTGTTATCAGTAAGTAATGGATATTTACTCATATGTATATATATATATAATATGAGATAAATTATGAAAAAATAATTAATAGTAACCTTTACCAATGTTAACACCATGAGCACCAACATTGACTAAACCATTACCTACATCTACACCATGAGCACCAACACTGACTAAACCATTACCTACATCTACACCATGAGCACCAACACTGACTAAACCTCGACCTACACCTACACCTTGATTACCAATTTTTAATATACCTTGACCAACATTTATACCAGCATCACTACTATATGTTAACCATTTATTGTTAAAACTTGCATAATAACCAGATACAAATAAAAGTACTAGTAAAAAGTATTTAGACCATGTAGCAACATCCTCTATATAATCTTTCTCACGCATCTCCTGAATAAATACATAGGTAGTTAGACCTAATACTGAAAGTGCAATCAGACTTGAAAAGTTAAAGAATACATCGCCTAAACTATTTCTATTTGAATATAACACAAACAGTGTTAAAATTAACGATAGAACAAAAGAAGCAATATTTCTTCTATAACTGTTCAATAATTCATGACTCATTTTATATATTATATACATAAAATAAATTAAAATAAATTAAAATTTAGTGCTTTTTGTTCTAGAATATTTATCAGGTTTATCAATCTTTTTTTGTGGCACATATGTAATTGTCGGATATGTTGTTTCACCATTTTTACCAGTTAATATATTTTTAACAATATTACAAATGTATTTTTCACCTTCTTCATTGGTATAAGATACAACATATTTTAACAGTTCTTCTGTATTACATTCTGATAATTTCTTATTACCAAATTCTGATAAAACATCTTTGTAATTAAATTGTAGAATACCTTTTCTTATTTCTTTTTTAAATGGTTTTTTTGGATATATATCTTCTTTACCATATGTAACACTTTTCTTTTTTAAAAGATTAACATTAGGTTGTTCTTTAGAAACAATATTCTCTTTACGATGAAACATACGTTTGTATGGTTCTTTTTTTACTGGTTTTTCTTCTTTATCATCTTCTTTATCTTCTTCTTCATCTTCTTCATCGTTATGTAAAGCATCTTCTTCTTTATCATCTTCTTTATCTTCTTCTTCATCTTCTTCATCGTTATGTAAAGCATCTTTATGTAAAACATTTTGTTCAACATCTTTATGTAAAACATTTTGTTCAACATCTTTATGTAAAGCGTTATGTAAAACATTTTGTTCAACATTTTGTTCAACATTTTGTTCAACATCGTTATGTCTTTTCTTCTTACTAATAATAGTCTTGGTTTCGGTAAGTTTAGCAGTTCTTGGCATTTCTTATTGAGTTATTATTATGTATTATTTATTTATATCTATATTGTTTATGTTTCATTTTTTTTCATATTCTTTGGATACATTTATTGATTTCATTGATTAAATTACCCTTAAATGTGTCTAATTGGTTGTTTGTATAGTTCTCATTTATCCAATCATTGATATCAATATTTGATAAACTTAATAGATTATCTCTGATTGTTATAACATTTCTTGAGTAATTTCGTATCATATTTTTATAACTGATATTCTGTGATTTAATACCTGTAAATAAATATTTGATTAGTTTATGTCTATCGTATGTGTTATATGTAAATCGATTATCAGCATACCAAATACACCATAATGCACAAAAACCACCAGGGTCTCCTATCTTATGTTTTTTATCTTCAAGTGAATCCATTATTTGAAAACCAACCTTTGATATATAATCAGTAGGTTTTATGTATTTTATTTTTGGATCAATATCGATAAATAATTCTTCTAATGACATATCAAGATTTGTTGAATTATAATTGAAACCAGTAGGTACAGTTCCACCGTGTGGTTCAAATCTTTCTATTTCATTACTATTTTTGTCATATATTAAATAATTAGCGTGAGAACCATTATCCATCTCTATTCCAATAGGTATTAAAATAAAATTAATATCTTTAACTCTACAATCATTAAATAAATTAATAAAATCATCAATTAATATCATTTTATTGTTTGTCCATATTATTTCAAAATGTATAAAATTACAAAAATCATTTATCTTATTAATTGACTTATAATGATTACATAATGTATTATTATTTGATACATTTTTATTAATCACCGAACATATTTTAGGATGTTTTTTCATTATAAATATTAGTCCTATTAATACATCTAACAATGTACCAGTAAAAGTACATACATCTAATTTTAAACCTTCTTCTATATTAACACAATTACCTATGTTGTTTGGATATGATTTATAACAATAATCAAGTTCTCCTTTATTATATTTTTCTATATTTTCAATAAATTTATTCTTGATAAGTTTTTTACAATTTGAATACATATCATTATTATCCTTAATATTTCCTATATATTCTTTCTCATCTTTTGTTAATTCATTGAAATTTCTACTACATATTTTATCTAATTCTTTTTTCCATTCTTTACCTTCTTTTTTTAAATTAAACATATAACTATCAACAATTACATTGATAAATTTATCATAATCTTTAATATTTAACATATCTATTACTGACATATTTTCATAGTTTCTAACAAAAACATTTAATCTTTTTTCTTTTAATATATCAATATAATCAAACCATAAATTTTTTTTAATTAAATGATGAAGACATGTATTTCCATTAGCATCTTGTGTTGTTAAATTAGAATATTTAATTAATTTATCAACATAATATTTATGTGATACAGTATAATTATCAAATACCTCGTGTAAAACAATCTTACCATAAAAATTCCATAAATTAACAAATTTTTTGTCTTCCGTATTGTTAAATATAATATCAAAACAATTAATATTATTTTCTCTTATAGCATAAATTATAGGTGTATTACCATATATATCTTGTATAGAACAATCAACACCTTTACCAATTAATAAATTAATAATGTCAATATTTTCCCATCCAACAGCATAATGTAAAGGTGTAAATTCATTCTCAATATTTTTTACATTTATGTCAGCACCATTATCTACTAATATTTTTGTAATATTGTAATACTGATAATTAATTGCTATATGTAATGCTGTTTCACCTTTCAATGATATAATATTAAGTTTCTTCATATTTTTAATAATAATATTTACAATTTCATAGTCTCCACTTTTAACTGCTAAATGTAATGCAGTATATCCATTATCATCAGTTGTATATAAATTTGAATTATATTTCAAAAATAGTTTTACTAATTCTATTTTTTTAAACATTATAGCATAATGAAGTGGTATATTTCCATTTAAATCCTTGATATTAATAACATATGTTCCTACTCCTAATATTGATTGTTCTAAAAATATTTTTATTATTTCATAATAATTATTTGAAACTGCTTCATAAATAATAGACCTACCTGACTCATCAACTATATCGTGTCTCATATTTTTTTCAAATATTTTTTTAACAATTTCAGGTCTATTGTATTTTACTGCATATGATAATACATAATTCGAATTTTCATCTTTTATATTCAAATCATAATCATCAATTGTATCTAACAGTTTTAAACATTTTTTCCATTCTTGTTTTCTAATAGTTTTGAATAATATTGTTATGTTTGTATTATTCATTATAATATAAACATACTAATTTATAATAAAAAAAAAGTTAATCTATTCATATAATAGTTAAATAATTTTTCAACTATTTCTTTTTTAATTACGTGATAATGTCTAATATTTTGAAGAGCATCACTTACATTCATAAAACTAACTTTACCAATTTCTTCATTGACATTATTTTCAATAATTTTATTCTTAACAAGTTCTGCCACATAATAAATATGTTTATATTTAATACCATCAGTTCCTATAACATTTTCTACAATTGGTTTAATACAATTAATTAATTTAATATCATTTCTTGAATATCCTGTTTCTTCTTCAAATTCTCTGACTGCACATTCTATTTCGGTTTCATATTTTCCTTTTCTACCTTTTGGAAAACCCCATTCATCCATATTATAATCTGGTTCAATATATGTTGTTATACATTGTAAATCTAACTCTTTTCTTTCTGTTCCTATATTTCTTAATATATCATATTTTGTTTTAGATATATGTTTAGTTTTACATAATTTAATGCTATCTGATTTCTTTCCCCAAAACGTATTCCATAGATAATCAAATCCATTGTCTCCATATGTGATTGATAATTTAATATTATCAATTTCTTTTTGCATCATAAGTCTAAATATATATAAAACATGCATACTGTTTGTAGGTTCGTATAAACCTCTTATAAATTGAACATATCCTAAACTGTATTTTCTACTTACCATTAAAAATTTCAGTTCATTACATATATTTTTGGATAAACAAATTTTATTTTCAGTTAATGGTGTAGTGTCTTCATATGTATCAGTTAATATATCATTACAAATACTATCATTATGTATATTGGTTGATGATGTTATCTTATCACTACATGATACTAAAATTATTCCCCAACTGGTTATAGGTTCAGGACAATTATTAAACATATGAGATGTATTTCCACAATTCATACACATATTTTTATTTAGTTTTTTACATAACATATCTATTATTTAATAAATATATATACTATTTAATATTTTATATTAACACATTTTTTAATTTTCTAATATATCTTCAGTTATAATTTGTTCATCCACAATATTTGTTTCATCATATTTATTCATAATATCTTTTTCTACATCTGTGTTTTCAGCAACATATTCCATTCTACCAATAACACTTATTTTATCACTACCGTGTGATATTTTTTTAGCATTTACTCTTATCATAACATTTGTTCCTTTTACTATAGGATTATCTATAATTTCACCTTTCTTATTAACAGGATAATATGCAGACTTTCTAAATTTAATATTATCTGTATTTATTTGTGATGGAACAATCAAGAATACTATAGGACCATTTACCGCAATTATCATCATTGAATTGATACCATGAATAGTCCCCATAATTAATGAATTTTTTACAGGATTACATAATCTACATTTAAATTTTGCTCTATATATTGCTGATGAAGATACATCTTCTGCCCTGATAATTCCACCTCTAACATTATCTATTTCATATATCTTGTCAATATAACCATATTTACTATAACACTTTCCAACATATTTATTTTCTATGTTTTTCTTAACATTGTCAATTATATTATTATTCATTTGATAAGGTGCAATTCTAACATCAGTTTCTAAATAAGTCATAAAAAATGGTCCGTTCATTTTATCTATGTATTATATTATATAATTTTATATGTTTAATATATATTGTTGAAAATTCAATTTTTAGAAAATCTATTTTTATAAAATCTATTTTTAGAAATTCAATTTTTAGAAAATCAATTTTTATAAAATCTATATATTTTAATCTATTTTTAGTTGCCATATATTTTTATCTAATTTGAAACCCATTTTATTTAACATATCTGTGTGTTCTTTTGTTAATAATTCATTCTTAATGTTAATAATATATGTATTTTTAATATGTTCAACATCTATGTCTATTTTTTTTATTATTTTATCTTTAATTTCTTTAATAATATGTCTTACTCTATCTTCTAAATTATATGGAAATGGATAAATAGGATGACCTGAAGGTATTCTAATATATGTTAATTTATCTCCTTTTTTATCAGTAGCATATTTTTCTCTATATAATAATTTTTCTTGTATTATACTACATACATCTTTTCGTGTCATATCTTTGTCAACTTTACCACCTAATTTAATTGCTACTTTATCCAAATATTCTTTCGTTTTTGAATTATCACATACAGAACCTTTAATAGAAGGTATTCCTGTTCCTCTTTTTTTGTCTATTATTTTTGGCATTTTAGGTCTGATTTTAAATACATCTTGTGCATCTTCTATGTTCTTTTTTTGTCCATAATGCTTATCAATAATTCCAACAACTTCATACTCTTCTCTATTATCATAATATTCTTGTGTAATATCATGATCGAATACATCAACAACCTTATTCTTTTTATTTTCTTTTTTCTCTTTCTTCATTAAATTATATTTTTCTGAATTTGACAAATAATTATATAGAGACAATTCATTACCTTTGATATATCTAGATTTTGACCTATAATATAATGGTATATCCTCATTTTCATCATATGGTTGAAATATATAATACTTATTTCTGTAAATTAAATAACCTTCTACATTATTTTTATCAACAATTATGTCTTTTAAATTATTAAAATCATTTTCTGTTACAGGTAAAAGTATATCTAATGCTTTAAATACAAAAAATTCATCAAACATATCTCGTTGTTCATCATCATATGATTGTTTAACTGTTTCTATTATATCTCTTAATGTATATACAGGATTTGTTATGTACATATTTATTATTTGTCTTTTAGCGTGTTCTATTTCTGTTTCTGCATTACCTTTTGTAAATGTAGAATAATCTAATTCTTCCTTTTTTAACAGTCTGTATATTTTTCTTTCAGGATCATAATATTCAGTGTTTAATTTGTTGTCATCACATTTATAATAACATTTTGTAAAATTACATATTGCAGGACATTCATTTGTTTTATGTTTATCACAATCTTTGTATTTAACTATTTCTTCATTAAACATATTACCATATTGATTTAATGGACAATCAATTGCTCTTTCTTTCATTGCTCTTTCTATTTTGTTAATCAATAAATATTTCAGTTCTGATTTTTTATACATTTCTTCTTCTGAACTTAACACAGAACCATCAGGACCTAACGCAACAACATATTTATATACTTTAACTTCTGGATAAACATTATCTTCTCCCATAATCTTATAATGAGAACACCATCTAATTGCTCTTCCTACAACTTGATCAACTCTGGCAAAATTATGCCATACATCTAATATATGAACTTCTCCAACATTTTTCATATTGATACCTTCATTTAGAACACGAGAACCTAATATAAATTTTATGTATTTACCTTCTTTATTATCAACTTTATTGAACACATTATTAATAATCTTTTTTTTGTCATCCGTTGCATCATCTATTACTTCTTCACTTTCACTGCCTGTTATAGATACAAATGTTGCAGGATAAAACTTATGTAGAGGCACTGTTTTATCAGAATTATTATCTATTTCATCATCAGAATTATCTTCAGATTCATCATCTGAATTATCATTATTTTGTCTACTCATTTTAGAATGAAGTTTATATGTTTTACCACAATAATAACATCTAGTGTCATTGTATAATTGATAACCATTTATATTTTCTTGATATTCTAAATATCCATTATTTAATAATATTTCTTTAAAAACATCAATACCTACTTTTACAAGATTAGAATATATAAAAGCATTTTTAACACCCTTTTTACCTGCAACTAATCTATTTATTTTTTTTAGACACGTATAAAACTTAATTGCAAAATATTTTAAGTATTTTAATTTCAAAAAACTTCCTGAAATTGTTTTATTGTCTTTACTCATATGAATTACATCCATAGTTGATTTGTTTTCAAAGAACTTTTCATTAACTAATTTATTTAGGTCTTCATATGAACTTTTAAGTTGTTCTTTAACTATATTTATACCATCATTAGAATAGTATCCAACAACTGTTTTTCTGTCTTTTGACAAACCAGGAAAAACAATATTAGCAACTGCTTCTGATGACCTGTCTAGTGCATCATCAAATTCTTTAATAGTAACATCATAAACTTCTCGTTGAAACGGTAACATATAACATCTTGTAACTTTAGTATACATAAGACCTCTTGGTACTTCACCCATATCTACACGTTTAGCAAATGTTAAAGGGTCTTGTCCTCTCATATGTGAAACATAACCGTTTATCATATTTTTAAAATATTCTAGTCCATCTTTTTTGAAATCCATTAAATGATTTCTATATGAATTAAATATTTTGTCTAATTCCATTGGCGAACCTAATGGTCGTATCATATTAATTAGTTCAACAATATCACTACCTAAATTTTTCATTGGTGTTGCTGTCATCAATACGACTTTTAAGTTTTTAGATACTTTAATAATATGTTTAACTGCATCACCATATGTATTGCCTGTTAAGTTATGTGCTTCATCAATAATTAAAACAGTGTTGTCTAGATTATATATTCTATCTACAGAATAATCTCTTTCAAAATCACCTTCTGCGTTTTTTCTATATGTCTTTTTCATTTTATTGTCTTTATCAATAGTTCTATCAACATATTTTTCACCAGAAACTTTTTTATAAAAACTTCTAAAACTCATCATTTTAATATTTTGTAAAGACCTTTGAATAGCATTTCTTTTATTACTATCATTTTTATCAATATATTTATTTCCTGTACAATCTACTAATTGGTTTAACCACGATTCTTTAATATTCGGACCAGGAACTAATATATATATATATGTTCCATATTTTTCAACCTGTGCTCTGAACTTTTCAACTATAGCAACACCTACACATGTTTTACCAGAACCTAAACCGTGAAATACTAATATACCTTTATATGGTGTGTCCGGATTAATATATTTACTTAGAGTTGATTGATGCGGGTGAAGAGAAAATTTAGCAGCCCCGCAAGTATTATCTCTATATTCTTTAATAACAGAATATTCAGTATTTTCATCTATTTTAGGTCTAACTGATGTTTTTGAACCATAATATTCTCTCTTTTTGTATAGTTTATATTGAATGTTATTATCACTTGGTAAAGGATATGAATAATTTTTTTTCATTAATTCTATTGTATCTAAATTTATGGTTTCCTCTTGTTCCAAATCTGAATCTAATTCTTTATCACTCATCTAATAATATATGATAGTAAAAAAAATGTGTCTAATAATGTATTTATAAAACATTTAACTATTTTATAATGACTGAAAATATTTATACTTTTGATAAAAAAAAGAAACTAGCAAATAGAATAGAAAAACTAAAAAACAAAACATATTTACACACAATTAGAAAAATGATATTTGACGAAAATCCAACAGCAACTTCTAGAAAAAGTAAAACAGGTTATTTAATGTATTTTCATAATTATACAAATGACACATATGTTCATATTGAAAATTATTTAAAAAGTCTAGAAGAAAATAAAAATAAATCCATTTTTGGTACTAATGAATGTTATACAGATTTAGACAGTGTTAAAACAACTAATATGGAAAGCAATGACACTGATTACGAAACAACAAGAACACGATTACGTTTTTCTAATCAGGAAAAAAGATTAATTAAAAAAAGACAATATGCTGATGATGATATTGTTCCAGTTTTAAGTTTACCAAACGATTCAAATAAATATGATGATAATGAAGAATAATATGTTGATATAATATATATGATTTTCAAACATTTTACAAATAACATTCTTAAAGGTTTTTACAAGTATAAACAAATGAAAGAATATATCAAACCTAATGCTTTATGGTTATCTTGTAATGATGATTGGTTAAAATTTGCAACTCATATACTAAATAGAACATATAAATATGAATATATTTTTACTATAGATGAAACAAAAATAATAACTATTAACTCATATAAAGACTTGTATGAATTTAACAATAAATATAAATCAAAATCTACTTTATATATTAACTGGAAAAAAGTAAGTAAGGATTATTCAGGTATATATATTACGAATCCTAGATTTAAAGAAGCTATTAGTGGTTTTTTAGGTACATATTTTTGGTACAGTGGATTCGATATATGTTCTGTTGCGATATGGAACAAAGATGCAATCAAAAGTATATCAGAACCAAAAATTAGGTTCTAAAAAATTGAATAAAACAATATATATATATTTAATAACATACATATATTAATATTTAAAAATGAACTCTAACAAACAAACATTATCATTAAATGAATTAATTAATTTCATTGAAAAAAACTTTAAAAATGTAGATTCTGAAAAAGTTCTATCTGACTCAGAACCAGAAATAGTAGAACAGAAAAAAGAAATAATGATTTTACCATATGATAAGATAGACAATTTAGAACTGACTAAATTAAATAATTTAGTTATTTCTAAATTTTTTACTAATATTTCATTAAAACATATTGGTATTATTACACATATTGATATGTATGATGGGATTAATATTTCATACATTTCTAGTATTCTATATTTGTTATTAGATGGTATTGAAACATTAAATGAAAAGATTAGAATTGATATGATAGATTTAGTTATAAGAAGACTTACAGGAGAAGCAAGATATAATTTTGATGTATTTGAATATTCTAATTTAAAATGGGTTACAAAAGATTTTGTGAATAATGTTAGAAAACTTACTGGTAATGAATTATTAAGATATGTTGCTGATTTTTTCATTGTTAATGTTTTTGTAATAGATATTTCAAAAGATTGTTTAACATTTATTGGAACAGAAAAATATGTTAAATATAAAAAGAATTTATTTTTAGTTTTAATCAATGATAGTTATGAACCTGTTATTATTAACGATAATAAATATCAAGATTATAAATCACCTGTTATAGACAAAATAATTAGTAATAACATTATTAAAGATAGTGATGTTCTAGAAGATTTAACTAAATATATAAATAAAGAAGTAATTGAAGGTGAAAAATTAGAAGTTGTAACTAAAAAACCTATTAGACGAACAAGAATTAAAAAAACATAATATTTTTTATATAATATATCTATAATATAATAGACGAATCTACTATAATTATTATTGTAGGTTATTTATTATTATAGGTTATTTATTATTATTTTTGTCTTATATTGTGATATATAAAAGTACATCACCTTTATTATATGTTATAACATCTGTGTTATTATTTTTTTACACTTGTGGTGTTATTATTTATAAAACTTGGAATACAGGTAAAACATTGTAAATTTCATAAAATTGAAAATATTATATTTTGAGTATATAATAAATAAATGTCTATATAAATTAATAATGTCACTAAATAAAGAATATATTAAAGATTTGTCTTCAGACAATAAATCATATGGTAAATATGATAATGGTAATTATGATAATAATAATGAATTTAAATTTAATAGATTTAATAAAAGACAAGAAGTTAATGTTACTGCTGTTCTAGAAGATAACAAAATACCTATTTCTTGTTCCATTAATACTGATGTTATTGATATTACTGGATATGATATAAAACCTGTTTTTTCAGAACGTGTTGATATGCCACGATTTTCATTAGGTTTTCACCATTGGATACACGCTTCTAAATCAAAAACTGAAGAAAATTTCAAAAAGTTTGATAAGAAAAAGAAAGTATATCAGGTTGTTAATGGTTATGAACGTTATGTTGATAATTATGATAAAAGTATAGGTATCATTTCACAGAAATATGAAAAGAACATTCTATCACGAGCATTTTATAAATTGTGGGAAATTTTATGTTATTATGATTTAATAGATACTTCACAAACAAATTTTGTTTCTGCACATTTAGCAGAAGGTCCTGGTTCTTTTGTTCAAGCAACTATTGTATTCAGACAGTTATATAGTAAAAATATTAAAAATGATTCATATCATGCAATAACTATACACGGAGATAAAAATGATGAACAAGAAGAAGATGTTCCTAACAAATTTTTTGAACATCCTAACTTAAAAATACATAAAACATATAATAAAAGTATTTCAAGAAGTTCTGAAACTAAAGATGATGGTGATTTAACTTCTACGAAAACGATTAAAAATTTCAAAAAAGAATTAAATGTCAAAGTTGATTTAGTTACTGGTGACGGTGGATTTGAATGGAATAATGAAAATATCCAAGAACAAGAATGTGCTCTATTAATATATTCACAAATAATAACTGCTCTACAAATACAAAAAAAAGGAGGTTCATTTGTTTTAAAAATGTTTGAAATGTTTACCAAAATTAGTTGTAAATTTATTATAATTCTAAAATATTTCTATGAAACAGTACATATAGTTAAACCATTAACAAGTCGTGACTCAAATTCAGAAAGATATATTGTATGTAAAAATTTCAAATTTGATGAAAAACACAAAATTCACACACATATAGACCAAATGTTAGATATTTTGGATTTAAAAAACAATTTTATGACTGATATATATCCGGATATAGACTTACCTCAAAAATTAATTTTAGAAATTTTAACAATTAATTTAGATTTAAGTAATTTACAATTTAGTGTTATTAATAAAATGATTGAGTATATAGAAGGTTCTGATTATTATGGAGACAAATATAATGATTTTAGAGATAGACAAATTAGATTAACAGATTATTGGGTTTCTATTTTTATGTCAGAACAAAATAAAAACATTGAAAATGCTAAAAAAATAATTGCTATTTCTGAAAAAATGTATTCTAATAAATTAGAAAAAACAAGTAAATTTATAACTTCTAATAATTTAATAAATCTTAAAAAATATATTTTATTAAAATCAGAAACAAATACTAAAGTATTGGATACAAAAGTATCAGATAAAAAAATATTACCTAAAAAACCAAGAAAAACCAAATTATAAAATATTCTTTTAGCGTTCTAAAACTAATACATAATATATAATACAATATTATATGAACAATATTACTTTAGAACAAATTTCAGAAAATGATATGACTGAAAAACAAAAAATATTATTTGATAGAAAACTATCAGTAGATGCTATTCCTGACCTCGACTTATTGACAACCAATGTATGTGATATTTTAGAATATTTAGATAATCCTTCAACTGTAAAAATGTTAAAAAATAATTCAGATATTGTTGAAAGAACATTAAATAATAAATATGCAGATACAGTTCCTTATAGTATTCTTAAACTTCTTTTAGATAGAGAAAATATTGTAGAAAATACAAAAATGTTAATTTCATTATTTGAAAGATTAAATGATGCAAAAACAGGTAAAAAAGATTTAGTTGAACTGGAAAAAGAATATGCTATCGAGATGCAAAAAAAATATAAAATCGATGAAATTTACAATAAACTTGCTCAAACAACAAATATTGATATGAAAGTTAAAAACTAATTCATATATTTTTTTATAAATGAATATAATTAATTCTGTTAAAAGATTATTAATTACATATAAACGATTTAAAACTAATTTGCCTTTAGAAGATAACAATAATGAATTGTTTAATTATGTTTTGTCTATAAAAATACAGGATAAATACAAATCTGTCGAAAATTTTTCAAATAACATTGATAAAATATTTGTAAGAGGATTAATACATATGATAGAATGTGATGATATTAAAAACGAATTGTTTAACATATTTCTTGAAACATATGTTAGTTTATCAAAAGATGATTCAGACAAATTATTTACAGATTTAAGTAATGTGTTGAATAAACAAGTAGTTCCTATTAGCGAATGTTTAGATGAATTATATTCAATAAACAAGTCAGTTAATTTGTATTGGAGAAGATAATTTTATTGTTGTTAATACTGTGCTATATTTTGTTGATAATATTCAGGATTTAAATTTTATTCAGGATTTAGTAGATTATCATCACTTTTTTCTGGACTATTATTACTTTTTTTCATAAAAAAATATATTATTATTATTATTATTATTAATAATAATCCTCCAAATATTCCTAAGATTAACCAAAACGAAGAATCTTTTTTTTCTGTTGCTTCTTCTTCATTATTAGGTGGTGGTGAATTAGGTGGTGGTGAATTAGGTGGTGGTGGATTAGATGGTGGATTAGATGGTGGTGAATTAGGTGGTGGTGGATTAGATGGATCAGAAGAATTACCTCCACCTCTACCATATTCACTAGTACATTCTTGTGAAGCATTAATATTAATTTCACCAATGGTACCATTAGCTGCATTAACATTAATTTCCTGAACACAAGTAACAAAACTTGTACTAGGACAAGTATGATTGCTAGGGTCAAATTGAATTTCAGCACGATTACATTGTGGAACATAACATTTTCTACCACCTGTTAAAACATTTTCAGGAACTCTGTATTTAGTTGATAAACCTGTTCTAATATCATCGTATATTTTAGTAGGATAATGACAACCACACGCTTTTTCATATTCTTTACTTGAACCTTTTTCAGAACTACATAATTCTGTAATTTTGTTATGATTTATTAATGTTCTATTTTCACTTGCCCATTTTGTAGATTTAATATGGTTTAACCTTTCTAAATCTTTATGAATGTATTCTTTCATTCGATTATTATATTCAGTTTTATCATTTAATGTTAAATCTTTGTAAAATTTATCACATCTGTCATTAACTATATTGTCTAAATTACTTTTCATACAAAAGTTTCTGTCTAAATCTAAACATGCACTTGACAAAATAACTTTAGATATATTACTAGGGTCTTTCATCAAACTGTAATCAGGAGGACAATCATTTGCTCTACGTGTTTCTGGACTTTCAATAATACAACATTTACTGTATATATTATTTTCTCTAGCAGGTTTAAAATTACTTTCTAATCTTCTACATACACCACGCCCATCACCTGTGCCCAAATCACATCCTTCTTGTGATCTACATCTATCAGAACATGCTTTATGTTTACCTCCACATCTAAATTCCTGTACAAAACCTGCATTACACGAACCTTTACAACTTGTAAAATAGCCAGATGCTGAATTACTACCACGTACATCATTTGGATTAACAAATTTAGAACAATGATAAGGACTTTCTCTAGGTACATTATAATTAGCTGAAAAATCATCATCACTATAATCACCTGTATATTCATTTTCTGGTGGTAATTCATTAGGATTATCTATATCCTCATTATAATCTGGAAATTGGTTGTCTTCAGAATTATCACTCATATATATTAATACATACTAATAAATTTTTTTCAGGTCTTTTTTTAATTTCTGAAAATCATATTCTTTACAAGGTTTTAGATATACAGAATATTTTTTATATTCAATGTTCCAATTATGTATATCTTCATTAGGTACATCTTTTAATTCTTTTATCCATTTTTTTATATATATACAGTCTGGATCGTGTTTTTCTCCCTGTGTAAAAGGATTAATCATTCTAAAATATGGTTGCGCATCAGCCCCTGAACCAGATGAGAACTGCCAGTTTCCATTATTTACAGAAGGATCATAATCAATCAATTTTGTAGCAAAATATTTTTCACCCTTTCTCCAATCAACAAATAATTGTTTTACCAGAAAATTACTAACAATCAATCGTGTTCTATTGTGCATATAACCAGTTTCATTTAATTCTCTCATACCTGCATCTACAATAGGATATCCTGTGTTTCCTTCTTTCCATAATTTAAAAAATTTAGGATTGTTTTGCCACACTATTTTATCATATTTTGGTCTAAATGAATTACCGTCAAATATATCTGGTCTATTAAAACTGATGTTATAATAAAATTCTCTCCAATATATCTGTCTTATTAAATCGTGTTTTTTACCAAATAATTCTTTAATTCTATGATAAACTTCTCTAATAGATACTATACCATATTTAATATATGGGGACAATTTTGTGGTTTCCTTAAATAATTTGTTTCTATCATCACTATAATTTTTATGATTTTTAATTAGTTCTATTTTTTTTAATCCTTCTTTTCTATTGCCAAGAAATGTTATATCATTTGTTTCTAATTTACAAGATTTATATATATTATCAATATCAATAGTTTTTATCAATTCGTATTTTTTTGAAATATAATTTTTGTGTTTATTTGACAAACATTCATCAACTTTCATAGTTATTGCTTTTTTATAAAATGGTGTAAAAACAGAATAAAACTCATTACTTCCATTCAGTATACTATTCATCGGATGTAATAAATAATCTTCACATTCAATGTAATTACATTCATTATCTTCAACTATTTTTTTCATTTTATTGGATCTATTAATAGAATATTTGGTATAGTCTTTATTTGTATAAACTGCTTCAATATCTTCATCTGAAATTAATATTTTATCAATCAATTCGTATTGTGTTAAACCTTTACTACATAATACAAATAATTTTGACCCTTTTTTTTCTAATTGTTCATTTAAACTAATTAATGCTTCAATCATAAATGAAATTGAATTAATGGATCTAAATTTATTTTTATCACCAATTTGTTCTGTATTAAGTATAAATATAGGTATAACATATTCAGAATTTTTTAATGCTTCAATTAATCCTATGTTATCTTCTAGTCTTAAAGAACGGTGAAATATGAAAATAGTTTTATTATACATTATATATAAAGTATATAATATATTGTTAAAGTATTGTTTGGTTAATTTTATAAAAAACAATATTATATGATAATATTTTTATAAAAATCATCATAATAATTTAATATATTTATACTTGTTATTTCAATTTACTCAAATGTATATATAATATGCGTATAATATAACAAATATATTATAAATCATATAATTATATGGAAACTAGTTATAGAAACATTGAATTATTCAATTTACCATCTCATAAAAGTCATAATGAAATGGTTTTAAAAGAAGTTATTACAAATGATTGTTATTCTATTAAAAAATTAATTAATGAAAACAAAAAATATGACATTTTAATTGACATAGGTTCTAATATAGGTACTGTTACAACATTATTTTTAACTAATAATATTGCTACAACTGCTTATTGTGTAGAATCTGATAATAATTTTCTTAATGTACATAAAGAATTTAATAAATTAAATGGATTAGAAGAAAGATGTAATATAGATAATGTTTTTATAGGTCTTGATACTATGAATTATGTTTCAAATATCATTGAAAATAATAAAGACAAAACTATTTTTTTAAAAATGGATGTTGAAGGATATGAATATTATTTATTAAAAGATTTATTTAATAAAGATTTATTTAAATATGTAACTGATTTAGTTATGGAAATTCACACAAATTTACAATTACCAGATATTGATACATTATTATATGAATACAAATGGAGAACACCATATAATATGAAAGAAAATATTGAATATAATAAATTGATGTTACAAAATTTAGAAAATAAGATTTCAATGTCTATGAATAAAAAAATTTTTAGAGGAGTTTGTGAAATTGGTGAAACACAAAATTATATATTATTAACTGTAAATACTTATATCTGAAAAAATTGATTTATTAACTATAAACATAATTATATAACATATATATAATTATATATACAATGTCAAAGAAATCAGATATTAAAATGTTGCAACTATTTTCTTTCATACCTAAAGATATTGTCAAATCTATATCATCTGTTTTTTCTAAAACTGATGAAAATAAAGAATTTGAATTTATATTTTTTAGTAAAAAAGGAACATATATGAACAAAGAAAAGTATATTTTATTAGCAAAATATCTAAAGATTATGTCTAAAACACATAAATTTATTAATACAAATTTAACACTAGATATAGGTTATTCATCTGATAATAATGTTTATCGTATCAGTGTTAATGATATTAAAAATGTTAGAAATATTATTAAAAATGTTCAAAATATTAACTATGTTATTTACAAAAGACTTTTATATGAAATGAAAACAGATAAGTCTTTAAAATTATTAAAGAAAACTAAAAATGAAGAAGACAATATTGATATAGATAATTTGTCTTTGAAAGCAAGATTATCTGAAGAAATATTTGTTGAACCATCTGAAAATAAAATTCTTAATGATTTATTAACAGGAAAAACTATTGATTTAGAAACAAGAAATAAACTAAATGAAAACATATTTTTTAGATTAAAAGAAAGAACTTCATTGTTTATTGAAGAAACAGATGAACATTTTATTCGTATTGATTTAACAATGACAAAGACAACAAAATATTTTGATAAATTAGATGAAATTAGACCTAATTATGAGTTAGAAATCGAATATGGTGTAAAAAATAAAAAGTTTGTTAAACCAGAACATTTAATAACTATCTATGAAACTGCTGAGAAATTATTAAAAATAACACAACAATCATCATTTATTGTTTCAACAGAATTATCTACTAATATTGTTCAATATTATAGAGAATTAATTAATCAAGATGTTAAATTTACAAATTTGTATGGAAGACAACCAGTATCATTAGAAATTCAACACGCAACAACTGAAATACCTAACAAATATGCACTATCAGATAAGGCAGATGGTGATAGACATTTTTTAATAATACATAATTTATGTGTGTATTTATTAACAAAAAATTTAAATGTAAAAGATACTGGTATTGTATTAGACAAAAGTCTAGAAAAATATAATGGTTCTGTTTTAGATGGTGAATACGTATATGTTAAATCAGAAAGAAGACATTTATATATGGTATTTGATTGTTTAAGAAATGGTTCTACAGATGTTCGTGTTTTACCAAAATTGATGGAACGATTAGAAAATGCAGACAAAATTATTGAAGAGTGTTTCATATTTGAAGGACAAAAAGGTTTTAAATACAAAAAACCTGTTTTAAATGATGTATTTAATATAGAGAAGGTAGCAACATTTTATGGTAATGAAATTAATAACTTTTATGAAATTCTAAAAGAAGATATGAAATATGTTAAAAATTATCCATTAATCAGAAGAAAATATTTTATGGAAGTATTTGGTGCTAAATCGTGGGAAATATTTAGATATTCAGTTGAATTATGGAACAGATATACAGGAAAGACAAAATTTCCATATGTACTAGATGGTATAATTTATCAACCATTAGAACAAGTTTATGAAGTCAATCCAAGTAATTCTAAATTATTGGACTATAAATGGAAATCACCTACACATAATTCTATGGACTTTTATATTGAATTCAAAAAAGACCCTAAAACAAAAGAAATTTTAAATGTTTATGACAATTCATTAAATAATGAAGAAGACGAAGAAAAATCTGAAACTGTTAGAAATCAATTATATAGAATATGTAATATATTTGTTGGTAGAACTTCAAATATGAGAGAACAACCTGTTCCATTTGAAGAGAATTATGGTGTAAGCGAAGTATACTTATATCTAAAAAATGGTGATGTTTTAGATGAGAATGGAGATGTAATAACTGATAAAACAGTTGTTGAATTTTATTACATAAATGATATGAATATTATGCCTCAAAAAAGATGGGTTCCTATGAGAACACGATTTGATAAAACAGAATCAGTTGAACGTTTTGGTCGTCAATATGGTAATTCTGAAAAAACTGCTACTAGAGTATGGCGTTCTATGGTTAATCCTGTTTTGATGGAAGATTTTATTGAATTATCAAAAGGTAATAAATCATATGATGATAAAATAAAAGATATGAACTCAAAAATCTCACATCAATTAATTGTATCAATTAATAAGGACAAGAAATATTATCAAAAGACATTATTAAAAAGAGAAAATTTAAATAATTATCACAATTTTATCAAATCTATTATAATTTACACATATACAAACAAAATGTATAATTCTAATATACAATTATCTGTGTTAGATTATTCGGTTGGTAGAGGTGGTGATATTTATAGATATTATTACACTTCAGTATCATATGTAGTTGGTTTTGATTCGGATAATAATGGTTTAATTGCACCAGATAATGGTGCTATAAGTAGATATACTGCATTAAGAAAAAACAAACCAAATGTTCCTAAAATGTATTTTTTACAAGCAGACGGTAAATGTCTATTAAATTATGATGACCAGATTAAAGCATTAAGCGGTATGGATAGCAATAACAAACTTCTATTACAAAAATTCTTTTCAAAAAATAAACCAGAAGTTTTTGATGTAATTAATTGTCAATTTGCTATGCACTATTTCTTACAAGATGAACAATCATGGTCTAATTTCAAAACGAACGTAAAAAATCATTTAAGAAATGGGGGATATTTTATAGCAACATCATTTGATGCTAAAATGGTAATGGACAAGTTGAAAGATAAAGAAAGATACACTGTATATTATGATGATACCGATGGAAACAAAAAAATATTCTTTGATATTGTTAAAAAATATGATATTAAAAATAATTCTGAAATGGTTGGTGTAAAACACGCAATTGATGTTTTTGTGGATTGGATATTTGAAGAAGGAAATTATGTAACAGAATATTTAGTAGACATTAACTTTATAACAAAAGAATTTGCTGAAATTGGTCTAGAACTAGTTGATACTGATTTGTTTTCTAATATGTATGAAATGAATAGACAATTTGTAACACAAACATCTAAACACGAATCTAAAGCAGAAACCAAAAAATATATCTATAATAGTTGTTCTCCATATTATGATGACACTGAAATGAATATTAAAAGTAGAGATTATACATTTTTAAATAGATATTATGTTTTTAGAAAAAATGTTAAGGTTGCTAAAGATTTATCGGGAGGTGGAAATGGAAACGGAAACGGAACTATTAATTTTTATGATGTAGAAAAATTTAGAATTCCAGATATGTCTAAATATGATGATGAATATTCACTGTATAATTCAATACATAAAATATTGGTGTCTCATTCAATGATACCTAAATCAGTTAAAATAATTGATTTTGTTGAAAATATGGAATTAGAATTATTACAAGACCATTTAATAACACCAGAACATATTCAACAAATTGCTAATAATATATCTATTAATCATTTGATAGAAAATGATGTTCTAGAACCTGTCATTGATGGACTAAATATATATTTCATTGAAAGAGATTGCAATGGTTTTGATGATATATCTTATGTCAAATGTGAAAATGTAAATAGTGATTTAACAAAAAATATTATTTTAATACAAGAAGGTAAATTATATAAACCTATATATGAAATTGATAAAATTAAAGGTATGAAGGGACTATTTAATCAAAATGATATAATTGATTATCTTAATAAGAATGGTAATAAATTGTAAAAAATTGAAAAAATAATATATTAAGGGGTTCATTAATGGTATTTATTAAAAATTAAAAAAATGTCTGCAGAGGTACCAATGTTTGTTCCAGTTTTTGTTCCAGTTTTAGCAACGCCCCCGCCTCAAGCACGGCGTCTTGTTCCTCCAATTATCCCTCTCAAAGAGTTGGGTATGTTGCGAATTCCTTTGGGTGCACCACATCCATTTCCACCTTTAGATGATCAACATCGAAAGTAGTTGAGAATTACCACGTTTTTTTATTAAACCACTAAGTGTGTTTTAATTAAACCCTCTTTTTTGTTTATATACTTTATATATGTCATCAGAATCAGACCAAACTATAATAAGATTACATTTACCTGCTATTCCACATACTATAACCATAAATGAATTTTCTCATTGTGCATTCACAGGTAAAGTTTTAAGATTTTCACCTATGATGATTAAACAAGGTTATGAAGTGTATCATTATGGTGTTGAGACTAGCGAACCTAATGCAACTGTTAATATTGATATTTTACAAAAAGATGAATGGAATAAATTAAGAATACAATCATATAAAACATTAAAAAACTTAAATGATGTTTCTGATGAAGAAGTTTTACAATTATTAGAAAACAATAAAAAATTTGTAGGTGATTTAGCAAATATTAATACTATTTTATATAAAACATTTAATGTAAAATTTAGAGAAGCACTTATAAAGAATTATAGAAGTAGTAAAACAGATATTATTTGTTTGCCTTATGGTAAATCTCATGATTTAGCATTAGAAAATCTTGATGTTGTTTCAGTTGAAAGTGGTATTGGTTATCCAGATTCATATAGAAATTATCGTATATTTGAAAGTTATGCATGGTTACATTACACTATAGGTAAGGAAAAGATAAACTGTCCTAATTATTTTTTTGTTGCACCTAATTATTACAATGTATTAGAATTTCCTTTATCATTAAAACCTGAAAAAAATAAAATTGGATTTTTTGGTAGAATATGTGATGTTAAAGGTTTATGTGTAATTGTAGATATCGCAAAAAGATTTCCTGATGTTGAATTTGTTATTTGTGGTCAAGGTGATCCAGATAAATATTTAACAGAACCAAATATTAAATATAAAGAACCTATTCATAGTTCTGAAAGGGGAGAATTTTTGGGTTCTTTAACAGGAATGATTGCCCCTAGTTTATATGTTGAACCTTTTTGTGGTAGTGCTGTTGAAGCACAACTGACAGGTTGTCCTGTAATTTGTTTTGCACATGGAGCATTTTTAGAAACTGTTGAAAATTTTAAAACAGGATTACATTGTCATACTCTACAAGATTTTTGTTATGGCGTTCAAATGTGTTTAGATAATAAATTTGATAGACAATATATAGGTGATAGGTCTAGAAAACTATATGATATGTATAATGTTAGCAAACAATATGACTATATATTTAGAAATATTATGGATGTTCATAATGGTTCAAATGGATGGTATAGTAAAAATACATATATTGAAAAATTATTATAAAAAATATTATTATAATATGTTATATTTTTGTAGTGAATTATACCATATATTTGTAGAAAAAGCACTTTTAACTTTTATGTATAACTTTTATAAAGAAATCAATGAGAATGATATATTTAATTTTTATGTAAATGAAGATATATATTTAGAAAAAGTAAATAGTGTTTATAAAAAGGATAATAAAATAATCGCACTATTTACTAATAACTTTATAATAGATATTAAATTTGATGCAATTTATTTTTTACACCATAGATTTAATAAACAAATTTATATAAACAGGTATATGGATTTTTTTGTTTGTTAAAACGTAATATGTTTTTATATAAACTTTGATTTTTATATAAAAATATATTGTTATATTTTTATAAAATGACTTATTACGAGAACAAAGAAGAACAACAATATTTGTTGTTATTGAAAGACATTATTGATAATGGAGATATTAGACAAACTAGAAATGCTAAAACATATTCTGTGTTTGGAAAAAGACTTGAATTTGATTTATCAAATGGTTTTCCTTTATTAACAACAAAAAAAGTATTTGTACGTGGTATAATAGAAGAACTCTTATTTTTTCTAAATGGATACACATTTACAAAAATTCTTGAAGATAAAAAAGTTATGATATGGCATGATAATACAACAAATGAATTTATAAAAAACAATAACAAAAATTTAGTTGAATATGATATGGGTCCAATGTATGGATTTCAATGGAGACATTATGGCGACAAATACGAAGGTTATAATAAAGAATATACAGGTGGAATTGACCAATTAAAAAATGTTGTTGAACTACTTTTACAAGACCCTTATTCTAGAAGAATTTTAATGACAACATATAATGTTTCACAGGTAGATGAAGGTGTTTTGTATCCTTGTCATGGACTGACTGTTCAATTTTATGTCGAAAAGAATAACAGAATTAGTCTTCAAATGTATCAACGTTCATCTGATAGCATATTAGGACTACCATTTAATATAGCATCATACGCAGTTCTTTTACATATTATTGTTAAATGTGTTAATGATAATGTTGAAAGAACACATAAAGAAGACTATAATGTTGGAAAACTTATAATTGTTCTTGGTGATACACATATATATGAAGAACATTTAGAAGTTGCTAAAATACAAATTAATAGAATGAATGAAACTTATAAATTCCCTGAAATAAAAATAAATAAAAAAATACAATCTGTAAAAAATATGACAGATTTATTAGTTGAAGACTTTGAAATACAAAATTATGTTTCACATCCAGTTTTGAAATGTAAGATGTTTGCTTAAAAATTGAAATTATACATATATTATATTTTATATAATAATTTATTGTTAAAACACTAAAATAGATAAGAAATCGATATTCTATATGAGTAAAAGAAAACATCCTAGTTCTAATTCTATGGAACTTTGTTCTAGTCCTAGTTCTAATTCTATGGAACTTTGTTCTAGTTCTAGTTCTAATTCTATGGAACTTTGTTCTAGTCCTAGTTCTAGTAATGGATTTTGTAAACAATTAAAAAAATTTTTAAATAAAAAATTAATAAAGTTATTGTTGAAATTTTATGGTATCGATATTATAAATGAATATACCATTATAAGTAAAAATGGTAATGTATTTATTATAGATTTTGAGAAACTCTTTGTCGAAAAAGCTTTAACACAATTTTTGTTTGAATTCTATGGAGGAAATTATTTTAAAATACAACCATATATGTTTGTAATGACTATATACATAGGTGATACCAAATATCGTATAACTGATAAACAATATATAGGTGATGCTTTAATCATATCAGATCCTAAATTTGAAGTTGAAATATATTATTTGTAAAAATCTAAATATTTATACATATAATTTTTTTAATTCCATATTTTTGTATAATATGAGAACATTTATGGCAAGGTTTTACAATACCATTTTCAGTATCTCTAAAAATAATTATGGAACAATTTTTTAACATTATTTTGTTTTTACATTTCATTATTGCCATTTCTTCTGCGTGAATAGTATGCTTTGTAGGTTCATAAAATACACGACTTTAATTTAGTATGAATTACTCTACCTTTTTCTTTAGTATATCCTGTAGATATTACTTTTCCTTTATTGTTTATAATTATTGCTACAATTTTTTTTACAGTCACTGATTTTTCCAACAAATTTTTAGCAAGTTTCAACATTTTTATAGATATAATATATTGTTAGTATTAAATATTTAACTATATATATTTCATTTTTTTTATAAAAAAATTTAATTTAAAATTTTAATAGTATCAATAAATTCTGGAAAAAAATCGTGTAATAGACTTTTTGTAATAGACTTTTTGTAATAGACTTTTTGTAATTAAAGTAGATGAATATTTATCTTTTGTTCCATTTAATTTGTAAGTTTTTGAGAGTTTTTCATAATATCTCTAAATTTTTATAGTAATGTATATATTTTTGAAATTAAACCTAATTTTACTGCTTTGTTTTCACATTCGGATATATATTTCATTGTTTTTTCTTTATTTTCTATATCAAACATACCTATACCTAATTCAATTAATTTTTGAGAACTATATGTTTCTCCTACACGAATCATATTACAGTCATCAAATTTACCAAATTTATTTTGTGAATCACAACACCAATCAATCAAAATTTTTTCTAATTCTATTAACTCATATTGATGAGCAAATCTAATTTGTAATTCTGCATCTTGCAAACTACATTTAGGCATTATATATTTAATACTTTTATTAGATAATGTCATAACATGTCTTATTATATTTTCCACTAATTCTGGTTTATAATATGTAATTTCCATCGTATTACTGTTTTCTATACCAGAACTTTTATCAGAAATAATTAATGATTTGAAAAAATTTGATGAACCGGCAAGTTTTTTACCATTACATGTAATTATTGTTCCATCAGTAAAAACAAAACTAAAATCATTAATTTCAGAACATTCGATTGTTTTGTCTATTTTTGGTCTTTTTGCAGAAGATTTTTCTGAATCAATATCGATTATATCATCTAAACTAATTGAAACAGAATTTTTTCCAGATGTATCTAATGAACTAGTTGATTTACTAGAAATAGAACCAGATGTATCTGATGAACTAGTTGATTTACTAGAAATAGGTATATCTGATGAACTAGTTGATTTATCAAAAGAACCAAATGAACCAAATGAACCAAATGAACTAGTTGAACCAAAAGAATCAAATGAACCAAATGAACCAAATGAACCAAATAAACTAGTTGAACCAAATGAACCAACTGGATTTGTTGAACCAAATGAACCAACTGGATTTGTTGAATCAAATGAACTAGTTGAACCAAATGAACTAGTTGAACCAAATGGATTTGTTGATATACCAAATGGATTTGTTGATATACCAAATGGATTTGTTGAACTAGTTCTTACAGATGATGTTGAACTAATGGGTTTTTTTGAACTAGTTCTTATAAATGATGTTGAACTAAATGGTTTCATTGAACTAGGTGATAGTACAGATGATGATGAACTGGATTGTGCAGATGATGTAGAAGTGTCCATATTATATGATTTTTATATGTAATTATTGTTATGGTATACAATATATTAGAAATTCAATTTTTTAAAAAATTGAAAATATTATTCTTACAATATATAAACATAATATATTATATAATTGATAATATAATGAGTGTCTATAAATTTATTGACCTATTTAGTGGCATTGGTGGTTTTCATCTAGCAAATAAAAGATTATCTGGTAAATGTGTTATGGCGTGTGATATAGATAAAAATTGTAGAAATGTTTATGAGAAAAATTATGGTATTGTTCCTGAAACTGATATAACAACAATCGATATAGATAAAATACCTGATTTTGATGTTTTATGTGGTGGTTTTCCTTGTCAGAGTTTTAGTAATTCTGGTTCAAAAAAAGGTTTAGCAGATAAAAGAGGACAATTATTTGAATATATTTTGAAAATTGCTAACATCAAAAAACCATCATTTATGTTTTTAGAAAATGTTAAACATATTAAGAAAATAGATGATGGTAAAGTATTTGAATATATTTTGAAAAGAATTAATGAAACTGGATATTTTATAGATGAAAAAAATGTTTTTGAATTAAGTCCTCACCAATTTGGAATACCTCAACAAAGAGAACGTGTAATATTTGTATGTATTAGAGAAGATATATATAATAAAAAAATTAAACTGAATATTATTTCACCTAATTTACCAATTAAATTTGACAATATTTTAGAAACAAATGAAGATATAATAAAAAAATATAAAATATCAGATGAAGAAGAACAAGTTTTAGAAATATGGGACGAAATTATAAAAGAATTTGATGTTAATGAAACATTAAGTCCTACTATAATGTGTAATGAATTTTACAAAACATATACTGATGAAGAATTTGATAATCTACCTACGTGGAAACAAGATTATATACAAAAAAATAAACCATTATATAAAAAATATAAAGAAAAATGGGATCCTTGGTATGAAAAACATAAAAAATTATTAACTAAAAAAGAAATTTATGGTAAATTAGAATGGCAAGCAGGAAAAAAAGTAGAAAATGACAGTATTTTTAATCATTTTTGTCAGATAAGACAAAGTGGTCTTCGTATCAAGAAAAGTAAATATTTTCCAACATTAGTTGCTATTTGTCAAATTCCTATTTATCTTAAAGAAAGACGTTATATAACACCTCGTGAATGTGCTAGATTACAATCATTTCCAGAAAATTTCAAATTACACGAAAACGATAAAATATCATATAAACAATTTGGTAATTCTGTAAATGTTGATGTTATTCATTATGTCATAAAAAATGTATTACAATCATATAAAATTATATAGAAAAACACATAAATTGTGGAGATGATGTAAAACTACCTTTCCATCTTATTTCTACACGATATGTTATATTATCATATTTTAATTTATAGAACATTTTGGAACATTTTCTGTTTTTGTCATTTTTTGTTTTATAAAATTCACTACATTCATCAAAATATATATTATCAATATTTGTTTTTTTATTTATTTCATTAAAAGATGCACCGTTAAATTTATATAATTTATATTCTATATCTAATGATAATAAATCATATATTAAACTTTTAATTATTATATCATTATATTTGTCAATATATAATTTTAATTGATTAAAATAATCATTATCTCTAACATAAAATATTTCATTTATTTTATTTCTATCTAACTTTGATTTTATTTGTAAATTTTTATTTTCTATAAGTTTATTAAATTTTTCTTTCAATATATTAGTTTCTGTTTTATCAAAAAACTTATAAACAGAATAATTTGTTTCAGTACAATAATAATCTTGTTTGACAGATAAACTTACTATTTCTTTATTTTCATATACTATATAAATATCTCCTTTTGTTTGTTTTTTATTATAATTTTTATTAAGTTTTACAATTTCTGGATATTTGCTATATGATTTGCCAGTTAAATATATTTTTTCAATATTATCATAACATATCTTATTTTCTTTTTGCAATATTTGATAATATTCAAAATATTTATTTTTATTTTTTTTATTTATATTTTGTTTATATTTATCAATATCATAACATATTATTTTTGTTAAATTGCTTTCCATATGGTTTAATAAATCTGTTGATAAATTAATAGATTTATTTACATAAAAAGAAGCACAAATTAATTCATATATATTATATTCACAATTTATTCTTTTCATAATATATTATTACTATTAATATATATGTATGTATATTATCACACCATATTATATTAAATATTCAATTTTTAGCGTTAAACATCCTAACAATAAAATAAAATATAATATTAATGGATAAAAATATCTGTATTGGTATTGATTTAGGAACTACTTGTTCTTGTGTATCGTTTTATAAAAATGGTTCTTCTAATGTTATTATAAACAGTTCTGGTGAAAGAATTACACCTAGTTATGTAACTATAAATTCTATCAATCATATTGTTGGTACATATAGTAAAAAACAATCTGGACAATATCCATTAAATACTGTTTATGATGTTAAACGATTAATGGGAAATACTTTCAAGGATATTCAAAAGGAACTAAAACATTTATCATATAATGTTATTGATAAAAATGGTTTACCTGTAATATGTATAGATGATAAAGAGTTTTATCCAGAACAAATAAGTGCAATGATTTTAGAAGATTTAAAAAACAGTGCTTCTGCATTTCTTGGAACAGAAGTTAAAAAAGCAGTTATAACAGTTCCTGCATATTTTAATGATGCTCAGAGAAATGCAACTAAATCTGCAGGTGAAATTGCTGGTTTAGAAGTTTTGCGTATCATTAATGAACCAACAGCTGCAGCCATTGCTTATGGACTAGATATTAATTCTTCGAGAAATGTTTTAGTATATGATTTTGGTGGTGGAACATTAGATGTAACTATTTTAAATATTGATAATGGTATATTTAAAGTTTTATCTACTTGCGGTGACTGTAGATTAGGTGGTGAAGATTTAGACAATAAATTGAAAGACTATTGTTTTATGAAATTCTGTGATACACATATTTTAACAAGTTCTGTAGACAAAAAAGAAGTTTTAAAAATATTAAATATCAAGTCTTTTTCCAATATACAATCATATAACAAAGAAGTATTAGAAAATATTATACTAAATACTGATAATATATTATTGAAAGAATACCTTAATCAACTTCTAGAAGTAGTTAAATTATATAAAAATGTTAAATTAATGCGTAAATTAAAAACATTATGTGAAGAAAGTAAGAAAAATTTAAGTGTTTCTACAAGTATAGATATTACATATGATAATTTTTATAATAACATTGATTTAAATATACATATTGATAGAAATAAATTTGAAACAATATGTAATGATGAATTTAAAAGATGTATGGAACCTGTTTTTAAAGCATTATCAGATTCTAAAACAAATAATATAGATGATGTAGTTTTAGTAGGTGGTTCAACACGAGTACCTAAAATTAGAGAATTACTCAATACACATTTTCCTAATAAATTAAGAACAAATATTAATCCAGATGAAGCAGTAGCAAATGGTGCAGCTATTAATGCAGCTATGTTGAGTAATTTAACTGATAATACAATAAATAACATTGTTTTATTAGATGTTACACCATTAAGTATAGGTATTGATACGTGTGGAGAAATGAATGTAATGATTAAAAGAAACAGTCATTTACCGATTGAAGTGTCAGAAATATTTACAACAGAAACAGATTTTCAGAAATCAGTTAATATTAAAGTATTTGAAGGTGAAAATGTTTTAACAAAAGATAACCATTTTCTAGGAAATTTTGAAATAACTGATTTACCATCTGTTAAAAAAGGTGTTTTACGTATTGAAGTAATATTTAGTATTGACAATGATGGAATAATAAATATTATTGCAAAAATTTTAGATAAAGAAAATCGTTTAACTATTAAAAATGATAAAATAAACAAAAATTCTTAGAATAACTACATAAAATAATTATATTATGTCTGAATGATATAATTTATGTTTGAATGATATAATTTATTTTTATAAATATATATCCATGTGCCTTCTAAATCTTTATATTTCGCATTTCTACAAAAAGTCAATTTACCATCATTGATCACCAAATGACTATCATATCTACGAAAAGTCAATTTACCACCACCATCAACAAAGACCACCGAATAATTATTATCATTGTGGCAGTTAACTTCATGGAACTTCATAGAATGATCATATTTATTATGAAAAAATATTAATTTATATTCTGTCATTATTTCTATTTTAAAAAGTACTACTTGATCGTCTAAAAATATAACTTTACCATTAGAATAATCCAGAATAACAACATAATTTGTAAATATTAGAGGATCACGCCATTTACTTCTACATTCAAAATATATTAATTTTTTTTTGATGTATAGATAACTACTTCTGTTTTTAAAAAATTCATAATACATATCATCGAAACCAAAATTTCTAAATATTTCACGAATAATTATTTCATATCCATGCAGTTTTATAAGAATATTAAGCAATGCTTTTTCTATAAATATATGGCCAATACTATTTAAAAAAATTGTCTTTATTGCTTCACAAATAAAATCTTCTAAAGTACCATCATGTCGAAATGGTATAAAGGTATTTTCTGGAGCATCATTTTCTAATTCTTCATGTACTTCTTTAGGTACTTCTTTAGGTACTTCTTTAAGTTCAAATACTTCTTGAAGTACTTTTTCAGATACTTTAACTTCAGTTTCTTTAACACCATCATGTACTTTAACTTCAGGTTCTTTAACACCATCATGTACTTTAACTTCAAGTACTTCTTCAGGTGCTTTAACTACATCTCGCTGTTTTCTACAACCAGAAAATATACAACCCATCTTTGTTCTTCTTGTTCTTCTTGTTCTTCTTGTTCTCCTTCTTTCTTTTTTTATTTTGATAAACTTTATTAAAGGAACTTGTATATTATTAATAAAATCAATTTTTTTTAATAATTAATGATGAAAAACAAAATTTATAAAAAATATTTTAATCTCTCTAATAGTTGAAACACTTATTTTATTCCAAACTTCTTGCGTTATAAATAGGTCTTGGATAAAACTTATTTTTATCAAACTCCCAGAAACCACAAATATGTCTTCTTTTTAAACTACTATTTTCAAGAAAATACATTCTAAAATTATCGTTGATGACCAACTGACTATCATTATTGTCAAAATAAACACTATTAATTCTAAATTTTGGTTTAATAGGAAATTTCATTATTCCAAAAATAAAACTACTTTGCTTTTTTTTATCTCTATATCTTCTTTCTAAAAGAAGATAAGTTTTTAATTTACATCCTTGTACATATATATATTTCTCATTTTTTTCAATTATATATAAACTTAATTTAAAAAAACCCACTTTTGTTAAATTGTTATTACAAAAGATTTGTGCAATTGGATTTTCTATATTATGATCATGCGCAAATCCGTGTAGGAATACTATTTCACTTGTAGAATAATTCATTACTATGATATAATTGTAAAATTTATACTCATAGAATTTTTCGGAGCATTTACATGCAAAATATATTAAATTTTTTTCGATATGTAGATAACTACTTATATTTTCAAAAAAATTAATAATCACATTGTCATTTACAATTTTTTTAAATATATTAAGAATAATACGTTCTAGATCAGTATATCCATACAGTTCTATGAGAATATCAAGTAATGCTCTTTCATTAAAAATATTATGACCAATACTTTTTAAAAGTGTCTTTGATACTTGAAGTGCTAAATCATTTAAAGTAGACACATTTCTAATTTCTATAACAGGTTCTTCAAGTACTTCTACAGGTACTTCAGGTGCTTTAACTTCAAGTACTTTAACTTCAAGTACTTCTACAGGTACTTTAACTTCAGGTGCTTTAACTTCAAGTACTTCTTCATGTGCTTTAACTACATCTCGCTGTTTTCTACAACCAGAAAATATACAACCCATTTGTTCTTCTTTTTCTTGTTCTTTTGTTCTTCTTGTTCTTTCTTTTTTTATTTTGATAAACTCTATTAAAAGAACTTGTATATTATTAATAAAATCAATTTTTTAAATAATTAATGATAAAAAACAAAATTTATATAAAATTTATCAACATCTGGAAGGATACCAGTATCCCCAATCTTTAGAATAACATAATTTTAGATAATCTTTATCACCTGTTTTATTTGTTATAACTAATGTTTTATCATCTTCAAATATAATATTGTCTATACAATTTGGTGGTGATTCACACGTTCCATGATGATGTTTCTTATATTCTTCAGGAACATCAAGTGGATTAACATAATAAGTATTTATTCTATAAATAGACCATATACCTATTTTATCCATTGTATCATCACAAAATATTCCAATTATAGAACCATAGAAATCATATCGTTTTAGAAATACAACTTGATGTGTCATAATATCCATTACTACAATATATTCAAAAAAACCATCTCTGTTCCAGTAATCATAAAATGTTCTACATGAAACAGCAAAACACATAAAATTCTTACTTATATTTATAATAATGTTAACATTTTCTATAATTTTCCATCCACAATCTTCAGCATGACTACCTCGTAGTTCAATACAAGAACATCTTTTATCTATAAACATATCTAAACTATTTATTATAGTAATATCTGACAGCATACTACTATAATAATATTCCAACAATATTATGATTAGATGTTTTTCTACAAATAAATCATCAAATTTGTTACCAATTATATACCTAATAAGATTTTTATATGTCATTTTCATTAATTTTTGTGATTCAAATGATTTTGATAGAGACATTTCTTTTTTAAAATTTGAATATTGTTTTTTAGTTTAATCTATATGAAACATATCATATTGTTAAAACATTCAATTTTTCATAAAAAAATAGCCATATATATTAGCTGCAATGGCAACAATCACATTGAAGAAGTACAGGTTTAGGTGCTTTTATAGTATATATATGTGCATCTAACACATCTTTTTCACCAAAATAATATGATGGAAATACATATTTGTCACGATGCATTAAATACAATATATTTAACAATTCTTTTTCCACAAATATTCCTTTTAACCATTCTTTGAAACAATGTTCTTCGCGCTTAGGTATACATTCTTTTGAAATATTTTTATCGGGCATAACATCATAACCATAATACATTTCATATAATATTCTGATGAGTTCCTTCTCTACAAACAATGATTGTAATTCGTCAAAAAAAGGATTCTTAAGTATTATACCACACATTTTTCTAAAATCGGGTGCCCAATATTTAGTAGTAATCACTCCTAAAATTTTAAATACATCTATTTCTCTGAATTTAAAATGAGCATAATGACATCTACAATCAAAGCAATTTTTTTCATCTTCATAATTTAAACCATTTCGATGTTTATGACAACATTTACTACAAATACCATATTTAATAAATTGAAAACAAGGAAAAAGATTAAGTTTGCTTGATAAGTGTAAAAAATTACAGTCTTTACCTTTTTCACAAAAAGTGTATTTAAAATATGTAAGACATACTTTTGGTATAATACCTATCGGATGTAAATTAGGGCAGTCAAAACCATATTCACAATTTCCTAAAAAGAATTTCATACACATCTTTGGAATAGATTTGTTTGGTTTAGATGAGAACTTTGATAATGCCATTTATTCTTATTCTTTGTTCTTTTCTCTTTTTTGGTTAAATTTTTATCATTAATATGTATAAAGAAATTATACTGTTTAATTATTCAATTTTTTTGAATATACCTCTCACATTATCTACAATATCATCATATTCTGTAAATACCATTATAACCTTTTGTTGATATACTTCTGGTATAATAAATTCACTTTTATCTATTATTTTAACTTTTGTAAAAGAACCATATTTAAAATAATCTTTTGTTCTATACACATATATGTTTTCAAATGGATCTTTCTTATCACCTGATACAAATCCCATTTTAGAAACAGAAACAATACATTTATCATAATATTCTTGTAAGATTTCTTTAATATTGTCTAATGATTTTCCTACTACTGTTATTATATGAGGATACATATTATGTGTTTGTAATCTTTTATTTAACTGTATCAATTTAGGTAATTTAGATTGTTTCATAGATTGTATAATATAATTGTCTGTCATTAATACAAACTTTTCAATATCTAAAATTGATGTAGTTATACCTAATGGTTCATCTAGTTGAGACATTATATCAACAATCATATGTGAAGCAGATACAACACCTTTATGTTGATAAACCTGTTTATGAAAAGCATATCTTGTTTGAAACAAATTATATATATTTATCTGTGATTGTTCTGAATATACAATATTGTTATCTATAACAATTGCTGAATCAATTAATTTCATATGGTCAAAACCACTTTTAATACCAATATGATAAGCATCCCTATTTATGTAATCATATTTATCAACATCTAAACCATTAACATTATTTGAAACTATCTGGTAAACAAAACCAGTATTATCTTTTGACGGATTAATTAATGATTGTATAAATTCAATGTCTTTTTTACACATATATTTTGTTAGAACTTCTGATTCTTCTATTATTTTTGATACAATAATAACAGACCTAAATTCGTGTGTTGCCATTATATGTTCTTTATATGGACTGTTTTTTATAAACACATCGTCAAAAATGTGCGAGAATGGTCCATGTCCTATATCGTGACATAAACCAGCAATCTTTATAAGTTCGCTTGTCCATAAATCTAAAACTTCTTCACCTGTTGATAATCGAAGTTTAGATACTAATTTATCTGCAAGATAATATGTTCCTATTGAATGTTCAAATCTTGTATGTGTTGCACCTGAAAAAATATAACTACACGTTGCCAATTGTTTTAATTCAGATAACCTTTGAAAAAAACGTGTATCTATAAACATTTGTGCCATCAATGATATTGATACAGTATTATGTATAGGAATATGTATTTCCTTTGATTTTCTTAACAAATCATTTTTATCTTTAACAATGAAACCTTTAAAAGCCATTTAATAGATATTATTAAGATATCTGTTAAATAATATATAAATAAAACATTTTTCATTTTTTTTAAAAATTATTGAATTTTTTAAAAATTATTGAATTTTTGAAAAATTATTGAATCTGTCTTGATAACACATATTTGTCTGAAAAAACATTATCAATAATATGTTTATTGTTAAATTTATCAAATGTCATATTTCCTTCTACTACAATCAAAGTATCAAATTCGTCAAAAAATATATTGATAACATAACAATCACATTTGTTTTTACATTCTATATCTTTATATAATACTTTAACCACATTTTGATTTTCATCTACACATTTAATTATAATAAAGTGTGTATCTGTATCTATTCTATTATATACATATATGTAATAGTTATTAGATGAAATTGGATAATATAATGTTATTTGTTCCAATTTAAGACTACATATTTTTGTGTTTTCTATAATTAAGTCAAATATATCATTAATTTCTATATTACTGTTATGTAAGTTATACAGAATTTTTAACAAAAACTTTTCAACAAATAATCCAGATAGTTCTGACATTTTTATTTTTTGTATAAAGAAATTAAACAGAATAATTAGACATTTTATTATTCAATTTTTATTTAAAAATTGTTGAATTTTGATTTAAAAATTATTCAATTTTTATTTAGAAATTGTTGAATTTTAATTTAAAAATTATTCAATTTTTATTTAGAAATTGTTGAATTTTAATTTAAAAATTATTCAATTTTTATTTAGAAATTGTTGAATTTTAATTTAAAAATTATTCAATTTTTATTTAAAAATTATTCAATTTTTCGTGTTATATAACAATTAGCACCATTAAATTCATTTTTTACATGTATTAATTTGTCACTAAACATTGCTGTTTTATCCATATGTAATTTCAAATATAAATTGTCAACAGAAACCAATATATTATTACACTCACAAAATTCTTCTTTACATTTTACTTTTTCGTGATACCATTTTACCATTTGATTATCAACATATTTTTGAACAAATATTTCATATTTATCATATTCGTTTTTGAACAAAAATAAGTGATATTCAGGTTTAGGTTCATTATATATATATATTTTTAACAATTTCATTTCTCTAAAAATATCTTTAGATTTATGTAGAACAAAAGTTTGCCCTTCTTTAATATCTTGAAAAAAGTTTTTTACAAAATTTAACAAATATTTCTCATTAAATAAGTACCATAATTCAGTTTGAACTGATAATTCTTGTAATTCTTGTAATTCTTGTAATTTTTGTAATTTTTGTAATTCTTGTAATTTTCTTTTTTGCATTGTTAATTATTTGATGTTTTTAATATTATGTTTCCTATAAGGATATCAGTATAATGAAATATCAATTTTTACACATATCAGCAATACAAGATACCAATTGTAAAACAGAATTATCTAAACCCCCTTTCGCAATATTATATACTGCATAATTTATACATTTTGAAAAATATATTTTATGTTCCTCTGAAATGTCTTTACATATATCAATTCTCAATGTGAAACATAATCCTAACATAATATCCGTTCCAGAATATCCTTTATTTTTTAAATCTATTATTTTTTTACAAGAATTTATCATATCTTTTTTAATACATAGGTCAATTATTTCTTTAGACAAATCAATATGTGGTTTATTATATATTTTAAACACATTATCTACTGTTATTTCTTTGAACCTATTGTTAGCTAATTGTAACATATTTATTGCTGACCTCATATCACCATTTGATATTTGTGCTATTATTTTGATACCTTCTATATTTTTCTTTAATTTAATTCCTATGTTTTCTTCTACACATATATTTTTTAAAACAGATTCAATAATAGAATTATCTAGAATAGGATATTTAATAATATGACACATACTTTGAACTGATGAACCAATATTTTCTTTTGAATTACAAGTAAACGCAAATTTAATATCATCATAATTTTTTATAAATGTACCAATATTATATTGTGCCTTTTCTGTCATATTATCTGCTTCATCTAAAATAATCATCTTAAATTTAGGTATTCTTGAAATATGTTTATCTTCAATTACAACATATGAACGTCTAAAGTTTTCAATTACATCATATATTTTAATTCCTCTATCATATGTTTTTATACCTCGTTCATCTGAAGCATTCATTTCTAAAACCATTTTACTGTAATATTTTCCGTATAATTGTCTAGCAATACATTTTATGGTTGTTGTTTTACCTACACCAGAAGGTCCTTCTAAAATAATATTTGGCATATCGTGTAATGAAATCATTTTATTTATCTGTTTTTTAATAATATCATTTAGTTTAACATTATCAAAATTAGTTGGTCTATATTTTTCTATCCAAGGCAAACTATCCATATTATAAACTATTTATATATTATATGTTTTATGTTTTAACGTGTTAAATATTCAACTTTTTAATAAACAAATTTCTTTTGACAAAACTATTACTATTATCAATATCATCATCTTTATAAATTTTCTCTTTATAATTTTTATCTTTATAAATTTTATCATTATCTTCTTCTCCATCCTCTTCAAAATCAATAATATCCGTGGGAGTATCTTTAACAACAGTTCTAATAATATCATTTTCTGTTAAACTTCTTTCAAACAATATATCATTTAAATTTGTATATTCCATATCATTATATACAGTTTCATTAACATATTTCTTTTTAATATTAAATAATTTATCACATTGTTTAAATAAATCGTTAAATTCATTAATGTTTTTATTAAATTCATTTATTGATTTATGAACATACATATTACTACTATGAATGTTATCTGTTATTTCTTTACCATTATCATATTCATACTGTGTCATAATCTTATTGTCTGTAACATAATAATTTTCAATGTCATATTGTCCTTTTCTATATGTTGAGTTTCTAACTCTTATCCAGTTACTTATACATGGTAAGTCATCACATATATCAATAATCATAGGTCTAACATCACCTGTTTCCAAAACAGTTCTCATAATACGACCTACAGATTGTTCCACATCTTTTTTAGGTGTTGCTAAAATAACAGTATTTAAATGGTCTATACTAACACCTTCACTGCACATAAAATATGTTGAAAATATAATATCTCCATTTTCTTCTATCAAAAGACGTTCTCCACTTTTTGTAGCACCATTATAATGACACGTATATAAATCTTTAATTTTATTCTTTTTAATAAACCTATCAACACCCTTTTTTAAAATCTGTAAATGAGTCAATCTATCACTTAATATTAATATCTTTCTTTTACTGTCTAAAACAATAATTTTATTTACAATATTTATTATCAAACTGTTTCTAGTATTAATATCACACAGATTTTCTACCATTTTCTGTGTATTTGGTCTGTTTTTTCCATTAAAATATCGTTGTTTTAAAGCAAATTTCCATTCATCTGTAGACTTATATGTAAATGTTTTTACTATAACATTTTTATTTATTTTTGCACTTTCCCTATATATTGTTCCACCAATAAACCAATACATTATTTTAATTAATCTATCAGTTCTTCTCGGTGTTGCTGTTAATGATAATGTATATTTTGCACCTGTTTTTAATAATGTTTTTGAAAAAAATCTAGAACAAACGTGATGTGCTTCATCATATATAACAAAACCAAATTTGTTAAATACGTCTTTATAATCTTTTTTTGATATAGTTTGTATCATACCAACAACAATATCTTTATTTTCTATTTGACATTTTTTCTGTCTAATAATACCTATTCTGTCTTCAGTTAAACCTAATGAATTTTTAATTGCTTTTACCCACTGACTTAACAAATTTGATTTATGAGTTATTACTAATGTTTTATATCCTAAAATAGATGCCATATATAGAGCACATATAGTTTTACCAAAACCACACGGAACAGATAATAATCCTCCACCTTGTTTTAACATATAGTTTATACATTTTGTTGCTATTAACATTTGTTTCTCTCTCAATTGATAAACAAATTTTATGTTTATTGTTTCTGGATTAAAAATAGTTTTTTCAGGTTCTCCTAATTTATGTAATCCATAATATCTTGGTATAATAAGATATGTTTTGTCTTCATTGTATCTATAAATATTAAATTTAGATTTTTCAGTTTCTTCTTTAGGTTGATCCATTACATATGGAAAAACAGTTAAATCATTTATTATTTCATTTATAGTGTTTTTAGAATAAGAAGAAACATTTATATTGTAACCATTATTGTCAATAAAAGATTTCATTTATTTGATAGTATTAATTATTTGTTTATATATATAATATATAAATGGAAACTGCTGTAATAGGTGTTTTTGACAACACTACTAAGACTTTGTATCAACCTATTTCAAACAACAATTTTTTATCATCAATTATATTACTGTTTTTGATTTTGTATGCTAGTACTATTGCACCTAAATTACCATCAAGTGTTGTTGATTTTTTAAGTAGGTCAGAAGTTAGAATTTTTATGTTTTTCTTAATTCTATATACTGCAGGTAGAACAGCATCTGTCGCATTAATTTCATCATTATTGTTATTCTTTTTATTAGATATAATAATTAATTATGATAAATATAAGTGTTTATTTGGAAAACCTAAAGATACAGGTATTCCAAATGAAATAGTAGATAGTAAAATTAATGGTGTTGCTGACACTAAGTTTGATAAATATGATCCTGATACGTTTATGGACAATAATTTAATAAAAGAAAGTGGAAACATTATGGATTGGTACCATAATATAAACAATGATGTAGATAATGGTTGTGTTGTTTCAGGTGTTGTTGAAGATGTTAATAATTAAAAACAATTTTTTGTAATCATATAATATATATTTAATGCAACTAAATATAGATATTTCAGATATTTGTTTATTATTTATTTTGGTTCTGTGTATTTCTTGTATAATAGGTATAAACATTGTTTATATTGTTGAAAAGAAATTAAATGATGTTATGATAAATATATCAAGATTACCAAGTTTATCAAATTTACCTAAAGAACATATGAAAACAATTTCATACAAGGAAAAAATATTAGATAATGTTGATGTTGTAACGAATGATGTTACAACTAATGTACCAGTTTTATATATGGACAGAATAGGAAAAACAATGGGCAATTCTAGTGATTTGAATAATTATGCAGATATTGACCAAATTGGAAGTATACCATTAAACGATTATTTTATGGAACCTGTTGCTAGTAATAGTAATAATGTTTAATAAAAATTAAAATTTACAAGATATTGATATATCCATTAAGGATTTCATTAAAAAAAACTTTCTACTACAAAAAATGGATTTTCCTCATATATGTGTTCCCAGCGATGAAGAGAACGCTGAAGGAACATTTTTAGTTTGTGAATACATCCAAGCAAAAGAAGAAGGTTCGGGATTTGGATTAGTCCGTGGGGAATATGGAGAATGCTATTGGGGTGTTATACCTAAGGATGTTCCTGTTGCCATTGTTCTATCTGACGCACTATCACACGCGAGTTTCGCACATGACAGCTTCCATGTCGCTGTTCCTGTCGCCAATGTCCCACCTAACACGAACTCATGTGCGAGTGACTCTAATGAAGTTCATCCTGATGTATAGGACATGTTAAAAAAAGACGATTGTGTCAAGGTTCTTCCTGATGGTGATGAAGAAACACCAGACAGAATAGATGAACAAGATTGGCTATTTATTTATTAAAAAATAATAAAAATTGAAATTTTGGATATATTAATATGCTCATTAAGGATTTCATTAAAAAACGTATATATAAGAAAATGTCTGACGATTCTATCCCAGAATGTCCTTTGGTTTCAGAGTGTTCTTTTGTTCCAGAATGTCCAGTTCTTGTTCTACCAATAGATGATGCACCTCTACCTTCTATTGAGGATGTACCTTTTTGTGTTGGTGACCAAATCGAAGACACACCTACTGTCAGTGATACAATAGTGGGTTCTACGCATGTTTCTACAATGCTGGCAACTGCAGGAAAATTTTTCTGTTCGCAAAAAGTTGTTAATTTTCTTGGTTCAGACAAGTCTCTAACTTATGCGTTAGTTCAAAAGATTAACGATTCGAGTTATGTTGCGTTCTTCAGTCTGCCAAGTACTCGTGAATATGTACAAATTGGTATTCAAAAACCGGTCAATGATTTATCACTTGTCAAACTTTCACCTAGGTTGATGGCATGTGATTTCTCGGAATTGGACACACCGAAATTTAAAGGGGATGTCGACTGTTATTTTTTCATTGGTTTGGATGGATCTATAGTCAAATTTTCGACGATTGACTGTATTGATCGAATAGGTAAACCTTTTAGAAAGTTTCGCACACATCATGTTCAAACATCCTGCATACTGGTAGACTGATCATTATCCAGAACCGGATCCTAATTTTTTTATTTACCATACTGGTCACATATTTTTCATTTATAAAAAATTGAATTAATATCTCATTATTAATTTAAAAGAATAATATAACAATAAATATATTAAAATGTCAAAGAAATCTTATAATAATCCATTTGACATCTTTCTTGATGAAGATAATGAAGAAAATGTTATAAAACCTGTGATTCTAAAAAAAACTGTAAGACTACCAGATGTAAAAAAAACACCTATAATCAAAGAAGTACCTGTTTTATCGAAAGACAGTTCTTATAAATATGCTCCACCTGTTTTAAATGATTATACAACTGGTTTTGATGACTTCAATGTTGTTAAAAAGAAAGACAAAAAAGATAAAAAAGATAAAATACGTGGTAATGAAACAAAAGATATAGATTTATCACATTGTGATATTTTAAAAACATATAGAAAAACACATACTTATAAAGGTGATGATTTAAGATTACATTCACAATGGAACGTTTGGATACATGATAAACAAAACACAGAATGGGGTATTGAAACATATGAAAACATATTATGTGTTGATAATGTTGGTTCTATGTTAAGATTTTGTAAAAGTTTTCGTAATCTGGATAAATATGCAAGACAATATTATGTAATGAGAAATGGTATTATGCCTATTTGGGAAGATAATAATAATAAAGGTGGTGCTATATGTTCAATATTGATGGAACATATGGCGGTTGATTTAACATTGGGTGATATTGGTGTTCAATCATTTATAATTATATGTATATTGGTTATGAATGAATCGTTTGTTAGAAATAATATTTGTATTAATGGAATGTCATATTCTATTAAAAGTGGATGCGTATTAATCAAATTTTGGATAAAAAATTATAAAGAAAATTATGATTTTGTTGAAAAAATACCAAAAACATTAATGAATATGATAAACGATGTAATTCTTTCTGTAAATAATATCAAAACGAGTAAATCAAAGATTTCTATTCAGATAAAACCAATTGTTTAATTAATTTATTTATTTAGAATTCAGATGAAGATGATGAATCATTATCAGATGAAGAAGATGATAAATTATCAGATGAAGATGAATCATCAGATAAACTATCTGAAGAACTAGATGAGTTATCAGTATTATCGGATTTATCATTAGTTTTAGATCGTGATAGTTTTTTATTTACAACTTTGCTACTATCATTCTTATTATCTGGTTTATTAATTGTTTTCAAATCATCTGAATTAATATCCTTCTTATCTTTTTCCTCTAAATGTTTAACTATTTGTTTTATTAAATCTTTTTGTAAAAGAGCTTTATCAACATTTTCTTGAGTAACACTTTTTAATAATTCAGATGCTTTATCTAATCCTGTTAATTCTTTTCTTTCTTTAATTTTCATATACAAAATTGCTTTTACAACAGTTGCCATATGTTTGTCATTTTTGTATTCTTTAGGTAAAAGTGTTTTAACTTTATCTAATGCTTTGACGTGATATTCATCTTTTTTATTTTGAACAGCACGAGAAATTTCGTTCAAAACATTAGCATTTCTAACTGGACTATCAGGTAGAAACTTTTTTTTTCCACCGTGTATGTTATTCTTCATATCATTAACTAAATTATTTACAAATTTATCTGTGTTCATACCATCATTTGATTTATAATGAGGAATACTAGATTCTACATTTTTTAATGTTGAAACATCACTATTAAATTTTTTTAGAACATCTACTGTATTAATATCATCTTTACCAAAAATATTAGGTTTTGCAGTATCCATATCTGTAACAATATCAAAATCATCTGTTTTTCTTTTGGCACCACCACCAATTAGCATATTCACAAACATATTCAAACCTTTTGATGTTGCAATACTAGTAGGTGTATGTCCCTTACTGTTTTTAGTATCAAAATCTTTAGTTCTATTATTCTTGATTATATTATTAACAAAAAGATTTGTATTCTTGAGTTTGTTAGCATTTTCAAGAACAGTATGTAATACATTATTACCTCCGCTTTGAACTGTATTCTCTGGTACAAAATCTTCTGCCATTAAATAATTAGCATAATCATATTGTTTGTTATTAATTGCCTTCATTAACAAACTAGTAACAGTAGGTTGTGATGAACCTCCTTTCATCAAAACATTACTTTTTTTTTTACTATATATAGAATCGGAAGATAGACTGTCCGTATTAATACTATCAAAAAATCCACTGTAGTCTGACATATATTATAATATATGTAAAAAAATATATTTTAATAAATACTATTTTTTTATATTACATATATAATATATATGAATTCAGAGGATTTTGTTAAACTATTTATTGTTCTCGTTTTAATATGGTTATTATATTATTATTTTTCAAATGATGATTGTCATAAACCAGTACACAATGACGGAACTTTAGTAATGTCAGATGATAATAGTTCTGGAAATTCTGGAAATTCTGGAAAATCTAGCAGTATGTCAAATGATTATCATTCAAATGATGATCATTCAAATGATGAACATTCAAATGATGAACATTCATACGATTCAAGTATGTCTACCATTTCACAGAGAGCACAAGGAAGAGACAATTTATTTTTTAAAAAACAGAGTGGAGGACAATATAAACACAGTTCTTATGATAAAATGAAAAAAGATATTAGTGGAACTGATTATCAATTTTCTGTAAATGATGTTACAAAAAATCACGATGATAAATATGTTCCCGTTGATGAATCTGGATTTGCTGAAGAACAATCTGCACCCGTCCGTTTAGAAAATAATGTTGAAACAGAAAAAGACAAATTTAATGCTGATTCTTTCTTACCTAAAGACAATAATAAAGACTGGTTCGAGACAATTGATGCTGTTGAAGTTAAAAATGCTGACCTAATTAATCTGTACCGACCTATAGGTGCCAATACAATTGGTAATACTCACAAGATTGCTTGTTATGATATTAGAGGATTAGAAGGTGCAATATGTCCCAAATTTACTATCAGTCCATGGTTACAGTCTTCAGTTGAACCTGACCGTTCTACAAAATCTCTGTGTAATTAAAAAATTGAAATAACTATTATCTAATTATTTATTGATATTCTATTATTAATAAATAAAAAATGGAAACACTTATTGAAAAAATGTTAAATATGTTTCTTAAAATGTATAATTCTACTTATCATACAAAAGGTTCATTTTTTGACGGTATAGATGAAAAAGATCCATTTACAACAAATCACAAGATGGAACTATTTTATCAATATATTGAAGAACATAAAGATTTATTGAAAATTGATAAGAAATATATTAATGTTTATAAAAGTGAAAATAAAGATAGTTTATGTAATGATATTAACAAAGATGTATATGTTATTGTTCGTAAAAACGTTTCATCTGAATATATATCACTATCTTATATAAATTTATTAATTACAGGTATTAATAAATATAATCATAAAGAAGAATGGAAAATTATAAAACTGTAAAACTTAAAAATTTTTTATATATCAATATTATTATGTCAATACATACAGATAACAATATAGATAACTATAAAGAAATAGATAGTGATGATAGTTCAGTTATCTCGGAAATTGGAGATAAAAAAATTAATGCACAAGAATATGATAATATTGAAAAAGAAGCAAATGAAGAATATATAAAAACAGTTGTATGTGGTCGTATTATAGACTATATTAAATTAGATGATGTTATTAAACAAAAACAAAAAGAATTTGTTAAAGAAATGAAACATATTAAAGATACTAAAAATAAATTAGAAAAATATCTAATTGGTTATTTAGATAAGGTTAATGAAGAAGAATTTGGTGTAGGTGAAAGTATGCGACTAGTTAAATCTGAGAAAAAAACGGTTTCACCACCTAAAATGGAAGATATTACAAAATGTTTAGTAGATGGTTTTAAAAGTAAAGAAATATTTGATGATGATGAAAAAATAGTAAATACAGTTAAAGATTTTATGTTAATGATTGAATCAAAAAGAAAAGTTAATGTTAAAAAATATATTAAGAGAGTACAAAAAAAAACCTAAACAATATGAAATATATTATATTAAAAAATGGAACGAGAAAATTTAATTAAATGGTTAAATCATAAGTGTAAATATGCGAATAACATTGATGAAGACCCTAATTATAGCAATTATTATATTTCACAATTTGGTATAACAGATAATAACAATATATATAAACCAAATGATATTGATGATGAAATAAATGTAGGATATGTTGAACCAGAATATGAAAATTTTGTTGATTATTTAAAAAATGATAATAAATGTATGGTTATTCTTCCAGGAACAAATCATTCAAATGCTAATTTTTTATTTAAAATCATTAAGAACAAATTAGATAGAATTTCATATATAATTCCTCACGTATCAAATAATATAGAACAACCATTTGAAAAAATATATAAGAAAATTAAACATAATGTTTGTAAAGAAGATTTATATAACTTTATAAAGGATAATTCATAATATATTATTATTCTGATGGATACATATATATATTTTATTGGTATGGTTTCATCATTATTACTCACTATAACACCATTATTTCAATTATATAATACATATAAACTTAAATCTGCTCAAGATATATCAATATATTTTATAATTTTACAAATTGTAGCAAGTTCTGGTTTTACAACATATGGTTTTTTGATAAATGAAATATGGATAATAATACCAAATTCATCAATTGTATTGTCAAATATTATTCTGATATTTATGAAAAATTATTACAATAACAAAAACAAAAACAATAATAACAATATTGTTTAATTTTTTATTTTGAATAAATATCTATCTGTTTCAAAAAAAAACATTCGTGAATCGTCCTTTTTAAATGTTACAAATATTTCTATTTTTTGTAATACATATTTAATTTCGTTCATTATATCTAAATCTACATTTATATCCATATATTCATAGTCAATATAATAATATTTTCTTTTTTTACCACTTACAAAATCTTTAACAAACATATCAATAATATTAATATAATGGTATTTATTAATATCAAGTTTATTATTGTAATGTTTTTGTATTATATTTAATGTTTTATAATCTTTTTTTAAAAATTTTATTTGTTTATGATAAACAATAATATATATATCATAAACTTTTTTTAATTCATTTGTCCACATAGTTATAATATTATTTGATACATCTGTATGAAAATTAATGTTAGATATACCAATTTTTATTAAATCTACTAATATATTGATATTGAACCAAACATTAATTGTGTTGATATCATCCGGATAAATTAAATCTTTGTATCTGTTTGTCAAACAAGTATCTGTTAAACAAGTATCTGTTAAACAAGTATCTGTTAAACATTTATTTATCATTTTATATAATTGTTTAATACAATTAATTACTAGATATTACGCTATAATTCATAATAGCAGTTTGATAATTTACTACAAGGACAATACCAATGTGTGTTTAGCAATTTATTACTTTTCATTTTTATATATACATTTTTACAATCATATGAACAGACTACTTTTGAACGCGAGAAAGTGCCATAATTGTCTCTAGGTTCAACAAATGGTTTGGAACAAATAACACATTTGAGACCTTTGATAGTAGATGTATTTTTCAAACATTCTACAGAACAATAATGTCTGTCTAAAAAATTTACTGGACTAATTTCTAGTAGATTTTTTTTGCAGCACAAACATTCTCTAAAACATAACTTATACATAAATTCTTTAATTAAATATTTTTCTGGAAATAAAAATTCTAGTTCATTTAAAAAATACTCAGACATTTCTTTTGAAAGACTGTTTTTTTATTAACTATTACTATGAAGAATACCATAATATATGAATTTTCAATTTTTCTAAAAAAATTGATAATTAAATATATAGACCTTATAAAGATAATAACATATATAAATACAATTAATATAAAATGGCCAAGAAAACAGTTGAGGAAATATACACTGGTAAAACATTGCACGAACATATATTGTCTGCTTCAGATACGTATATAGGTTCTACCAAATCAGACCCAAAAAAAATGTTTGTATTTGATGAAGCAAATGAGAAAATTGTGGAGGAAACTATCAACTATGTCCCTGGCTTGTTTAAAATATTTGATGAAATTTTAGTAAATGCTAGAGACCAGACGGTTAGAGACAAAACGTGTAAAAACATCAATATAAATATAGATAAGGTTTCAGGTGAAATATCTGTATCTAATGATGGTATGAGTATTCCTATAGAGATGCACAAAACGTATAAAATATATGTTCCTGAATTTATATTTTCAAGATTGTTATCATCACAAAATTATGATACTAAAGGAAAACAAGTTGGAGGTAAAAATGGTTATGGTGCAAAACTAGCAAATATTTATTCAAAAAAGTTTATTGTACATATTATAGGTGTTGATAGTTCTAATAAAAAATTAGAATACATACAGGAATTTAAAAATAATATGTATGATATTGGAAAACCAGAAATTAATAAAATTACTGGTAAAGTATCATCAATGACAAAAATATCATTTATACCTGATTATGAACGATTTGAAATGAAAGGTTTATCAAATGATATGTATGTATTGATGATTAAAAGATGTTATGATGTCGCTGCATGCACTGATAAATCTGTTTCTATAACTATTAACGGTGAAAAAATAAAATGTAAAGACTTTCAAGATTACATTAATTTGTATCAAAAAGAAGAAGTTTCAGAAGTTGTAGAAAATTCAGATAACGATTCAGAAGATAAAGTTCCTAAAACATTATCTTCTAAAACAGTATATGAAAAAATAAATAGCAGATGGGAAGTTGGTATTACATTTAATGTTAATTCTGGTGATAAATATATTAGTTTTGTAAATGGTATTTCAACATTTAATGGTGGAACACATATGAAGCATGTAGTAGACCTTGTTATTACTAAAATTATAGAATATATTAATGGTAAAAAGAATTATAAAACACTTAAAATATCTCCTGCAACAATTAAACAATATCTAACATTTTTTGTTAACTGTATCATTGAAGACCCTGGATTTGATTCACAAACAAAAGAAACAATGAATTCTCGAATGTCTGATTGGTGTACGTGTGGTAATTATTGTGTTGATGTTAAATGTGAAATTAATGATGCATTTATAAAGAAATTATGTGATGGTAAAAATGGACTAGTAGATGAAGTCGTATCCATATCAGCATTTAAAGAATCAAGAGAATTGGTAAAATCAGATGGCAAAAAAGTTAGTTCTTTACGAGATATTGAAAAATTAAATGATGCTAAATTTGCTGGAACTAAAAATTCACATTTAGCATCAATCATTTTATGTGAAGGTGATTCAGCAAATGGTTTTGTTAATTCTGGTATCAGTGTTATTGGTAGTGAAAAATATGGTTCATTCCCACTGAAAGGTAAGGTTATTAACCCACGAAATTCTACCATTAATAAACTTAAGAATAACAAAGAATTAATAAACATTAAAAAGATTTTAGGGTTGCAACAAGGGGTAAAATACGAAGATGTTTCAAAATTAAGATACGGTTCAATCATTATTTTAACGGATCAGGATACAGATGGATCACATATTAAAGGATTATTAATTAATATGTTTGAATTGTTTTGGCCAGAACTGTTAAAAATAAAAGGTTTTATCAAATGTTATAATACACCTATTGTTAAAGCATGGAAATTGTCTAATCCTAAAATAATAAAGAATTTTTATTCAATCCCTGAATATGAGAAATGGAACGAGGTTGATGGAGGTTCTACATGGGGGCATAAGTATTATAAAGGTCTAGGAACATCTACACCTTTAGAAGCTAAAGAATCGTTCAAATTGTTTGATGATAATTTGGTTCAATTTGAATGGTCAGAAAAACTATCTGATGATTTAGATGATACTAATAATTTATCACATTTGGCAATCGTTAAAGCTTTTGATAAAAAGAAAGCAGATGATAGAAAACTATGGTTAAAACAATTTGATAAAACAAATATGATTAAATATAAACCTAAAATGGTAATGACATATACAGATTTTATTGATAAAGAACTTATTGTTTTTTCAAATGATAATAATATTAGAGCAATTCCTTCATTAATAGATGGACTTAAACCTTCTACCAGAATGATTATGTTTTCAATGTTTAAACGAGGAAGAAATTCTAAAAAAGAAGTTAAGGTAGCACAGTTAGCAGGATATGTATCAGAAAACACCGCATATCATCACGGTGAGGTTTCATTACAAGAAACAATTGTTGGACTAGCACAAAATTATACTGGTTCAAATAACATTAATATGTTGCAACCTATAGGTATATTTGGTTTTAGACGACACGGTGGAAACGAGCACGCACAAGCAAGATATATTTACACTAAATTGGATCCAATTACACCATTTATATTTAGAGAAGAAGATGATGATGTTTTAACATATAATTATGACGATGATAGAAAAGTAGAACCTGAAAACTATGTACCGATTATTCCAATGGTTCTAATTAATGGTTCAAGAGGTATTGGAACAGGATTTTCAACTAATGTTCCACCACATAATCCGGTAGACGTTATAGAGAATTTGAAAAGAATGTTAAAAGGTCAAACCATTTTAGAAATGTATCCGTGGTATAACGGATTTTTAGGAACCATTACTAAAAACATTGATAGTAAAAAAACAAGTTATACAATTAATGGTAAATATGAAATAAATGGTAATAAAGTTCATATTACAGAAATACCTATTGTAGACAATAACATTCACGATTATGAAACAATGATTGATAAAAAAGTATGTTTAACAAAAGATGATAATTTAAAAATATTAGATTTTGATAAACCACCAAATAACAACAAGATTGATATGACTGTAACATTTAAAGGAAATGAGTTACAAAAATTGTATAAAGATGGTAGTTTAGAAAAGTTTTTAGGTTTAACACAAAATCTAACTGTTTCAAACTTACACGTGTTTGACAGAAATGGAAAAATCATAAAATGTAGTTCAACAATTGAAATATTAGAAAAGTATTTTGAATATCGTTTAGAAATGTATGGTATTCGTAAAGAATATTATTTAAGAAAACTCAAAAATGATTTAGATATTGCTAAATATAAAGTAAAATTTATTAAGGAAGTAAATGCTAAAACAATTGTTCTAGCAAATAAAGATACAAAAGAAGTGTCTATTATATTGAAAGATAAAGGTTATCCAGTTTTGTCAACAAGTATTAATAAAGATGTAAAAGATAAAAACAAAGACAATGAAAAAGAAGATGATGAAGATAATCATAACACATTATCATATAAGTATTTACTTGATATGCAAATGAAATCAATGACAAAAGATAATATTGCTAAATTAGAAAACACTATGGAAAAATGTCAGTGTTTATATGATGAGTATGATAAAATGACACCTAGAGACATCTGGAACAAAGAATTAGATGAATTATTAGTTGCATATGATGATTGGTTAAAACGATGGATTAAAGAAGAGAATTTAATCAATGGTGTAAATGAATTAGAACCTGTTAAAAGTGTTAAAAAGAAGAGGATTATTAAAAGTTAGTTTATTTCAACTATTATCATAATAGTCGTCATCATCATCATCATCATCACCACCGTTATCACCACCGTTATCACCACCGTTATTTTTTGATGATAAACCATATTCACTTTTTAAATAATCATACCAACTAAATAAACTATGTTCATTTATATATTGTGTTCTTTCATCTTTTACATTCCTACGGTATGGATTTATATGTTTTTTAGTTGATCTTTCTAAATATTCATTGTCTAATATACTTATTAAATTATTATCAAATATTTCTGTTCTATTACCATCACTACCTATTTCAAATATTCTTTCTTTTACAAATTCATAATCTTTACCTTGATATGTTAAATTAAAAAAATTTGTTCTATCATCATGATATGTTTTATAAAATGATGCTGCAAATATTATCACACATATTGTAATTATAGTTACACTAATTCCTATAAATAACATTTTATATTCTTTATATTTATTATCTGTATAATACAACACTAATAATATAACTGGTACCAATAAAAGTAATATTATGAATATTAACAAATATGTGTTCATATAATTATATATAAAATATATAAAATAAATAAAATAAAATACTTAGTAATTAATAAATTTTAGAACTTTATAATCATATTTTATACTAATATTGTTTAATTAATCTCTTGAATAGAAATAAATTAGACAACCAAAAAGAAAACTACTTAATAAAAAAATAGCTACATACGTAATAGTATACCATGTATCATTTTTTATAATGTCTCTCATTCTGCTATAATACTCAACTGGTCCTATAAATAGAATAGTACATAGCACTAAGAAAATAATACCTTTAGAAAAACTCCAGTATGTCATTTATATATATATATAGAAAATTTAAAATTAAAACAATTGATAATTAACCATCTTTGGAACTTCATAATCATAAATTATACTATCATATATTGTTGAATTAACAGTTTGTAAATTATTTTCATTATCATTATCATTGCAATAATAATCATTGTTATTTATACTTTTAGTTTGTTTAACATATTACATAGTAAAAAATAATTTTTTACTTCAACGTCATTACCATTATATATTTATTTCCATATTCCCATTATAAAATTCTCTTATAAGATAATAAGTTTTTTCCATTACAAGATATAACCCTATACCCGCAGCAATAACACCATACACACATATAATTATCCCATAATAGTAATTCTTATATAATGTAAAAAAAATAATAATCAATATTATTGGTATTATAATACCAAACACAAAATACAATTTATACATATTTGGTGTGATTTCCATATATATATATTATATTTAGAAAAATTAAAATTAAAACAATTGATAATTAACCATTTTTGGAACTTCATAATCGTACAATATACTATCATATATTGTTGAATTAACAGTTTGTAAATTATTTTCATTATCATTAGCATATTGAAAAATAGTTGTATTACCAAATTCATTGTCGGCACATTGATAAACAGAATTTTGTGTAAGTGTTATATTATCAATTCTTTTATTATCGCGCATATAATTTATTTTACTACATCGTTTATCAGATATAGTATATTCAGGTTTATACTTACTATCAATATTAGGTTTAGCAATTATAGTATCCTTTGACAAATAACATTGTTTAGTAAATGGTTTATATCCAAATCCGTGACATTCTCTCAAACTTGTACATTTATTTCCACATTCTATTTGTGAAACATTACTTATTTTACTATCATAGTTTTCATAGATGTTACAATTTTTATATGACAACAATATTAAAAGAAATATTAACAGAATACATATCATAATTATAATTATGATATATATTATTTGGTAAAAAATATTAGTTGTTATTGTTATTTTATAATACCTGATTATACAGTACCTAATATTACTCTTTAGTTTTCTCAGTTTTTGTTTCAATACACCTTTTTTCTTTTAGGAATAAATTAAGTTAGAATTTCTCTAAAGTGCCTTCAGGCGTCTTACTAATGTATTTAGGATAATTATTAATGTCTTCATGAATATTATCACCTTTATCACGTAATAGCATATCTGCAGTTTCTAATGGATCTTCTGGATAATTAATAATACGTACAGATTTAAATAATGGATCTTCTTCTGTTATATATCTTACATTTACATAGTTGGTACCATATAAATCATATTCACTATTTATTATTCCACTACCTATAATTCTTTTATTATATGTTAAAACATAAATAATTATCCCTGAACCAAATACACATATAATTATCATAATTAAATTTTTTACAATATTTTGTTTAATATATCTATCTACAAAATATAAAATTATAGCACCTATAATTAATATTAAAAATATAATAATTGCCTTCGTATAATTTTCCATATATAATTATACATTCAAAATATTTAAAATTTTAATTATTTTATATTGATTCATACAATTTTTTATTTGTCTAACAATTAACAAATGCATTTCTGCCACATATGTTTCTATATATGTGTTAAAAAATGGTCTCAATTTGTTTTGTGCAAATGACAATAATTCTACAGATACATATGTTTCTAACATTTTAAGTGCATTTTCTATAATTGTATCTGTTTTATCTGTTTGTTTTTCATCACTTTCTGAAAACAAACAAACATTTTTTATAATTTTCTGTGGCATTTCATATAAACAAAACTTTACAAATCCTGAATTATTTAGAATATCATTAGATACTTTAACATCTTTTTGTGAATCAATTAGATATTGAACTGTATTAATAAAATTAACACTTAATGTATGTTTAAAAACATGTGTTAATATACTATATACTTGTTCTAGTGCATAATTAGTTGATTTTAAATAAAATGGTAGTTCGTGATAATCTCTTCCATATTTGTTTAACACTTTTTCAAATACATTTTTAATTTGTTCTTCTAATTTAATTTCTTTATCTTTTTCCAAAATGTGTAAATTAATTAATTTAACTAGTTGAGTACCATCAGTTAGATTATTTGGATTGTCCAACATAGAATGCCATAAATCTAAATAATATGTGTAGTTCATCTTATTATTACCTTTATTTGAACAGTTTTCATTAAAAAACTTGTCATATATATCACATATGTTTCTAGAACTAGTTCTAGAACTAGTTTCAGAACTAGTTAAACTAGTTTCAGAACTAGTTAAAATAGTTAAACTAGTTTTATTTTTGACATTGTTTTTTTCATATTCTTCTTTTAAAACATTTTTTCTGTCTTCTATTTCTTTAATCGATTTATTCAATTCTTCTATTAATTGTTTTATCATATCAGTTTGTTCATCTTTATTTAAATTTATAATTGAATTTTGAATTCTTGTTAATTCTTCATCTAGTTTAGCAATAGTTTTATCATATTTAGATTTATTGTAATCATTTTCTCTATTTAAGTTTGTTAAAGTTGAAAAGGTGGATAAAGGCAGTTTATCATATTTAACTTTTGAACCTAATATTTTTTCAAACTCTTTGATAGAAATACTCATATATATATTATGTGTAAGTTGGTGCATTAATAAATAGTATGTCATTTTTAAAACTAAACTCGAACTATGTTTCAATGCCATATTATCAATTTGTGTTTTCTTTTCAATTTCTTCTATAACACGTAAATTTAAACTGTCAAAATCTGGAGATACACATAATTGTTTCAAATTTTCAAAACATATTTTATATATATTATATGTTGGAGTACTAATTTTAGAACCTTTAGATACTAATAATTGTGTAACATCTTCATTACCTATCATACTTGAAAAATATAATGGTGTTTTTCCTGTTTTTTCGGATGCATTTGGATCAGCACCATTTTTTAAAAGTTCTTCCACAATATCTTTATTTATTTCAAAACATAAACTATCATCAAATCTAGAACTGTCAGTATCAATTATAATATTGTCCGACTTATTATCTTTATCTAATCCTTTAACATTGTATTCATCCATTATTTCTTGTACATAATAACTATCAATTAATGACATTTTAACAGGAACAATTAAGTCTTCAGACTTGAAATTACTCATATCCATATCTGAACTTTTAAATTTAATCATATTTTCTAATGTTTCATTTAAAATTTCATCTATTTTTTCACTTATGATTTTTTTATATATTTTTTCATCCTCAATTTTTTCTTTTAATATATTAACTTGTATATTTTGTTTATTTACAAAATCATCTATTATTTTTAATTTTATATAATATATTAATAAATCAACAACATTGTTAATAACAGTATATTCTTTTTTAAACTCTACAGGTATTGATTTTATTTCTTTTATTGTTCCTTTATTAGCATTAGTAGAATCACTAGTTAATATACCTCCTTTACCTTCTATTTCTTTTCCTGTAATTACTAAAAAATTATTATCAATTTTATAACTATATTTATCTATAACATCAATATCTTTTACATCTTCAAATTTATCTGGTAGAACTTCTGATAAATTCATATTTACGAGACAAATATTTTCAAGTTGTTTATTTTCTAAATATGATTTTATAAATATGTATCCATTAATGGTATTAAAAAGATTTAACATCTTATCAATGTTACTGTTATAAGTAAATGTAATAGAAGTATATGTTTCTGTTAATTTTTTATATCCATTTTCTAAGTTTGATACTAATATTTTTTCAGGATCTTTGTCAGTTGTTTGTGTTTGTAAAAAAACTATATCAATATTATTATCTATTTCCAAAATTTCTTCGATTTTGGCAATTTGAATATTACATCCATCAGAAATTTTTCCATAGATATATCCTGTTTTATTATCATCTTTTTCATTTTTAATACTATTATATTTTAATATTTCATCAATAAAACTATTTATAATTTCATATATACTTATTTTATTTAAATCTTGGTCTTTTATTGTTTTTTTAGTTTCTGAATTTAAATAGTCTGTGTATTTAGTTTTTGTTATTTTTGACATATTTGTTGGATTACCAGATATATTTTCACCAAATATTGTTAATATAATATCTAATTCACTTAATTCAGTTTCATATTTAGGTGTGCGAATTTTCATTGAATTATATAGATTACTGTATGATTCTGATATCTTTTTAAAACATTCTATTTTTTCTCGAATTTCTGTTACTTTATATATATACCAAATATTTTTATCAAATCTATAATATTCTGTACCTGTTGTATATCTGACTAAATTATCATATATGTCTGTATTATGTTCAACATTTTTTTGTTTTCTATGTATTTTAATTAATTCAATTTTTTTATTAACTTCTTCAACAATTTCTACTATTTCACGATTTTTTTCCTTACATTTATCTATAAATGTTTTATTATATTTGTCTAATTCGATTAATTCATTATATAATGTTTTCATATTGTTTATCATTAAAATATTTAATATAATAATGTCTCCTATTTGTGTGACATTATTTAGTGTATTTTCTAATTTATGTAAATGTGTTAATTTATCTTTAATTTGTATATTTAAAGATTTATTATTAATAACATTTTTATTTAAATTAGTGTATTTAGTCATATTTTCATCAACATTATATATTTCAAGAGTTTTACCACTAAATTTTTTATAATCATCAATCTGTTTTATAACTTGTATGCTTTTTTCAATATATGTTGACAAATTATCAGTGATATTGATAGTTATTTTACCAAATTTATCTTTTAATGTATCTATTTGTTTATTACAATCTTTTACATAATCGTATATAGCATCATCTTTAAAATTAATTTCATCTCTTGACTGTTTCAAAATCTTTTTATAACTGTCATATTTATTTTTTTTATATTCTGTTAAATTATCATCACCTGCTAATATTTTAGACACATCTTTTTCTATATCATTTATTTTGATTAAATCATTTTTGAATATGTTTAAAATATTATCAAAATATGTTTTAAATTTAGTAGTCTTTAATATGTTTAATACTTCTGTAGAAACATTTGATAAAATAGTATCAGTTACCTTCATATTTTTTAACATATTGTTAGTTGAACTTTTACATTTTTTACCTTCTGGCATTACTGCATAATGTAATGGTGTAAATCCATTATTGTCACGACTATTAATATTAACTTTTTTAGATATAAGAAATTTAACTAGTTCTAAATTTTTTGCCAAATGTATAGGTCTGATACCATCTTTATTCTTGTTATCAACCGGTGCACTCCATAAATTAACCATTTTTATAATTATATCTTTTTTTTCAGTTTCTGTTAATTCTCCATTGTTCAAAATCATATGAAGAACTGTATCATCATCACCATTTTTAAATTGTAATAATTTTTTTTTACTCATTATAAATTTCAATATTTCATAATATTTTCCTGTTGTTATAGGAACAAAATCATCACTATTTATAGTTATGTCTTCCGGATATATATATTTTGTTAAATACGTACTTTTAGTAGGATATACGGGTTTTTGAAACTTAAATTTTGATTCCATATATATAATATTTATGAATATAAATATATTTTTATAATTTCATAATATATAATGGATAATTACTATAAATCATGTCCTTCTGCTTTCAGTGATGCTAGAGGTTTAACAGACTATCGTGCTTCACAAGTTCGTGAAGAAATGTTTAAATATGATCATTCTATACTATCAGAAAACCAAGCAAGAACATTTCGTATTAACAATGGTGAAAAACTAATGAATACTGAATGGGTAAATACTAGACGTGCTAATTCTTGTCATCCACAAAAAGTTAATTTTCATACAAATCCACGTACCCTTGTTACTACCGAATACAACAATGCTGAAATATTAGCATATAATGGTAAAATTATGGCACCAAAAACAGATCCCAGTATTTATAATATGAACAATGATTACAGATTAACATATACACATATTAATCGTGATACTATTATGGATGACAGATTAGATAGTACTGGTTATCCAGAACAAAGAAGACCACATTATTACAGTGGCACTAAATTACATGAAAAACACTTACATATGTAATATTTTTTTATTTACATATAATAATGAATACTACAAAAGAAATAAAATTTAATCATTCTATAACAAAAAAAGACGATTTATTTAATTATACAATTGAGTTTAATACATATTTAGGTAATGGTTCATATGGAACAGTATATTATGGTGTTCTAACAGACCATAATAATTATAATAGAACATTACATGTAGCGTTAAAAAAAACAAAAAGAGTTGATTACAATGAAACAAAAAAAGTTGATTACAATGAAATAAAAATACTAATGCATTTAAGAAAGTATTTAGGTAATAGAAAAGACATTAATTATTATATTGACTATGTTTATGATCCTTATGAAAGATCATTATATTTGATTACCAAATATATTCCTAATCAGATACCACTTAATTATATATTACAAAATAAATTTAGTGTATCTGATATTATTACAATTATGTTTAACATATGTGTAGCAATACAATATGTTCATTCATTGAACATTGCACATTTAGACATAAAACCAGAAAATATAATGTTTAATTATGATACATTAGAAATAACAATTGTTGATTTTGGTGGTAGTTGTAAAATATTAGAATGTGATAATATAATAACAACACCTGCGTTTTTAGCTCCTGAATTATATAAATCATTTGCAAATAAAACTGAACTAAATAAACAACAATTACTTAAAGCAGATATTTTTAGTTTAGGTGCAACATTTTTTAATTGTTTAAATGGATATAGTATTTATGGAAATATTCATAATGATTGTAAAAATGTTACAGATAAATTAGATTTTTATAAATGTTGTGATAAAAAAATTAACTCAAATACATCTTTTGTTTCTACATATTTTGATAAAGATATTAACGATATTATTAACGAAATGATAAATATAAAACTAGAAAATAGACCAACAATTGATACAATTGTAGATAAATTAAGCAAAATATTAAATAAATATAATACAAATTTAATTGAATATATATCATTTGATAAAGAATTAGAAGCATTATTAAACAAAAAAGTTCTTTAATATATCAAATATAACTGGTTTAGTCGCATTTTCTGGTATTTCTACATTATTGGTTTTAGCAATTTCTTCTAATTCTGCTTTTGTATATCTTGAAATAGATTTTAATATAATTCTATTTTTGGTATCTGTTGTATCAACTGTTTTTTCTTCATTCACTACAGGTTCTTCTAGAACATTATTATTCATTTCTTGTTGTAATTCTTGTAATTGTTTAACTTCTTTTAATTCTTCAGTTTGATTTTGTGAAAAATCAATTTGTTCGCTATTATTAGAACCAGTTTCTGAACTGTAACGTGAAGACTTTTTTTTAGAAGTATCAGATAATACAATAATCTCATTATGTTTTTTTGAAGATGGTGAAAACATATCATCATTATCTTCAAATTTATCAGAAGTGATATTGATATTTTGTTTTTCAATACTGTCCATTGTACGCATCTGTTGTATAAATTCATTATAATACGTTTTATTTTTAGCTGCAACATTATTTAAATCTTTTTTAATACTACTAGTTAATTCGTTATTATAACTTTTCATTTTATTACATATTAACCATAATTGTGTCACAATATATACTAGTATCACAATACATAATAATAACAATAATAAAATTAAACCCATTTATATATTATATATTTTCATTTTGAAACCTATATATTTAACACATTTATAAAAATTATGTAAATATAACATATATGAAATCTGTATTTGATTTTACAGACTGTGATATTTCAATAATGTCAAATGAGTGTAGTAGATTTTTGTTCCACGTAACATTAATTCATATTATAACTTGTATTATTGACAGAAAAGAAATTGTATTTGGTGCAGACCTATTTAAAACATTAACTATTGCTTCTCTAGCAATCATATCATATCACGTGTTATTTCGTAAATTGGTAGAACCAAAGGTAGAAAAAATGAAATTATTATGTAATAATTTAGAGAAACAAAAAGATAGTATTATAATAGATGACAGAAGTCGTAATAAAAAACAACAAATTGTATATAATTCCAATGATGATAGATGAGTCAAGAGAAATATATTTAAGAAGAATTGATTACATTATTCATAAAAGAGAAACTACTGATATACCTATTAATAGAATAATTAATATGTCATATGTGTGGAAAAATATAACAGTTGACAAGATGGTTTTTTCAAAAGATTTAGATATAAATCTATAGAAAAAAGCATCTTTCAGAAATGTAAAAAAAAAACATTTCTTCAAGATGGTTTTTTCGAAATAGAAAAAATTTAGAAAAGTCCAAATTTACCCTTGATTCGTCACCTGTTCAGCGATCAATGCCTGAAGTTCATGATACGTTAAAGTAGTATTACAAACATGTGTCTTATTGCCTTGAAGATTCGGATGCTGATTAGCATACGCATCTGTTTTTTCATACAACGCAGTACAATCAAGTTGTGCCTGCTGTTGTCTATGAGCCAACGCATCTTGAGTTTTATTCTCCACTGGAATATCCATATCGGTTTAAATTTTACTATATCCTACTAATGAGATACTCATACATATATATATTTCAATTTTTTATATAACACTAATATATATGTTTCTAAATAAATGTAATCCTATGTATAATACTACATTTGTTTTCATATTAATAATTATCATAATATGTATCATAAAACCTAAATTCATTTATAATGATAAAAATGAATTTAAACAATTTGGTTTTACTTCTACTAAAACAATTATGCCTATCTATGTTTTAAGTTTTCTAATAATAATAGTTTTATATGGTTTTTTTTATAAACTAGCAAATAATAAAAAAACAATAATTTCTGAACAACCTAATGTTTCACAACAATTACAGAATTTACAATTACAAATGCAACAAATGGTACAAACACAATTATTACAACAACAATTAATCCAGATGAAAATTTAATTCTATGAATACATATAAATAATTTTCATCACTGATATTACAAAATTATCAAATCCCATTATTTGTCTTCTTGAACGAACCATATCATATTCGATAACAGATGTTTTTAATATTATTTTTGCTTTACATATTTCAGGAATTTTAAGTTTAATAATTTCTTTTAATATATATTTCACTATATCAATTCCTTCATAATATGTTATCCACATATTGTAAAACATATCTCTTATTTTATCTATTTTGTTTATCTGACATTTAACAATTAAATTTGTTAATTCATCTATTGCTAAACATCTATTTGTTCTATAGAAACATTTCAATCTAAATGTTTCTACACATAACAATGCTGTTGTAATATTACATTCTGAAAAATGTATTATATCAGTTATTGTTTTGATATCCATAGATATTTTATTTACAATTGTAATATGAAACAAATATGTAAATAGTTCTTCAAATGTTGGTCTTGATACACGGATACATACACATCTACTTTTTAACGGTTCTATAACATTACTCAAATTTTCACACCACATAATAAATCTACAGAAACTTGAATTAACTTCAATCATTCTTCTTAAACTTGTTTGTGCTGAATGTGATAACTTTTCTAAATTAGATATTTGTATTGTTTTAAACTTGCTGTCTGGATTTTTAATCAAATCAATTGACTTTGAACTAGCATAACCCTTTATTATTTCGTGCACCAAATATTTATCAAAATTTGTATTTGTTGGATTTATTATAATATGATGATTGCTGTTTTTAACAATTTCTTTTTTAACTTTATTACCTGAACCAGATATGTCATATGATGCTGAAAATAATGTATTTACGTTTTCTCCATATATCATTTTTAAAAATGTGCTTACCATAGTTCTTTTACCAGAACCACACGGACCATAAAATATTATATGTGGTATTGCCATATCCTTACTCATTTTTTTTAAAACCTTGTAAATATCTTTATGAAAAAATATATCATTTACATCTGTCAATAGAGACATTTTATTTATAATATGTTATTTAACTTTTATGTATATTAAATAATTAAAAATCAATTTTTATTATTATAATGATAGGTATTCATATTAATGACATTAATGATATATATAAAAGTAATAAAAAAATATTTCAAATATTCATAAATGAAAAAATTAGTAATGACAAAAAGTTTATAAATCATATTAAAAATAATGATATTGTTGTTATTGTCCATGCTTCATATTCAATAAATCTATCTAAAATCTGGTCTCCTAATAGTTCTCATATTTTACAATTAATAAATGAAATTAAATATGCTCATAAAATAGGTAGTCCATATATTGTTATCCATACAGGAAAACAAATGGATAAACCTTTATCTGTTGCTATAAATAATATGTATTCAGCATTATTACATATATTATCATATACTAAAAATGTTAAAATATTATTAGAAACACCGTCGGGTCAAGGAACAGAAACATTAACAGATATTAAAGATTTTTGTAATTTTGTTAAAAAGTTTAATGATAAAATAGGTATATGTATAGACACTTGTCATATATTTGTTGCAGGAAATGATATAAGAACACAAAAAAATATAAACAACTTTTTCGAAACCATTGATAAAACTGTAGGTATAGACAAAATTAAATTGTGCCATTTAAATGATTCCAAAAACAAGTTAGGTTCTAGGATAGACAGACACGAAAAAATAGGTAAGGGATATATTGGTCAGTCTTCTATCAATAAGATAATAAAATTTCTAGACTTTATCGATGTGCCTATGATAAATGAGTTTTAACTAGTTTTAACATATAAAAAATAATTCAAAGAGAATGCGAATGAGTTCCTTCTCGACAAGAATACCACTCAATTACTGTTTAAATTCTTCCAAATAGATCAATCGTTTCAACTCTGTTGTAGACTTCTCGAGTGTTGAAATCATATTCTCGAAACACTCAATGTCTTCATTGATGTTGTTGTGATGCTTGTTCACGCAACATGCTGTGTGTAGTGGCAATCGAAGTGGATCAGTGGGTAATTGGAGGACGCGACGAAATAGAAAATCTTCTTCATTGACTTTTAATTGTCTTAACAACTTCAACGCAGACTCTAAACTCAATTTGTATTCTGGGGAAAACACAATCGTCTGATTTGGGACGTCAATTTGTTGCTCTGGTTGCTCTGGTTGCTCTGGTTGCTCTGGGATGATGTAAGCCATCTTATTTTTCTGTTTGTAATATTTGTTTTTTAATAGAAACCATTAATGGATATAACATAATATTAAAAAATTCAATTTTTTTTATAATCACAAAGAATATAAAAAAAATGGTAAAGTACTTCAGATGCTTTGGGTGCTTTATTTAATCCCAGTAAAACTCTAATAATATATTAACTAGTGCTTTTTCTGCAAAAATATTGCACAATTCTTGTGGAAATTCTGTCTCAATTCTATCATTAAAATCAGATATAGACGCGTTGAGAATAGAAACCATTTTTTCTAAACACGCAACTTGATTTTTAAACGTTCCATGCCCACTAGGCGTCATGCAACATACTGTGTGCAACATGGTATCCAAAAATGGCATATATTGCGAACGTATACCCAGTTGAATAAGCGCGAAAATTTCAGAACCGTTTTGTTCTAAATACGATTTTATAGCATCACGTAATTTATAACAATTCCCCAGAGACATCGAAGTATTTGTTCCTCCATTGCCGTTTAGTGTGATGACCATTGTGTCCATCTTTTTCCTTCTCTTTTCTTTTTTAACAAAAACCATTAATGAATATAACATAATATTAAAAATTTCAATTTTCTTATAAATTATGAAGAAGACATATTCATTGTTTCACATAATTGATAAAAACAAAGTAGAAAATCTACAAGTGCTTTTTCAACAAATAGAAATCTTAAATTTTCTCTAAATCTTGAAATTATCATTTGTTCTAATTCATTTGTTGATGTAACAAGAATATTACATATTTCTTCAATACATTCTTTATCTTCTCCAATTGAATTGTGATGAGGGTTTTTACAAGTATATGTATGAATCAAATGAGAAAATAAATGACCAATACCACTAAACGCTATATAAAAATCATCTGAAAAAACATTTCGTAGATAATTATCATAAAGTTCTTTACCTAATTTTAGTAAATAGTGTGCTTCATCTAATGATATATTAACTACATAATTTTGTTTAGGTGTACCAATCAATATGCCTAAACTATTGGATTCAGGTATATAACGAAATGTCGTATGCATTGGCTGGGTCGGTTGCATCTGCTGCATCTGCTGTATCTTCTTCTTTTTTTCTTTTTTTTTAATAACTATTATTATATGTAGTAAAATGTTTATTATTTCATTTTTTTTGTAGAATAAAAAAAACGAAAAATATCGGGCACCATCTGAATTAATCCAGACAAATATTCGGGGGCTTCATGCACTTACCATTGAGCAAAACGATGATAAAGTCTCAATATAATTTTCAGCAGTTCTTTCTCTACAAAAATATTCTCCAACTCCTTTAGAAAAACGTGCATCGCACAAGCTGTTAGCGTTAAATATGTTTTCTCCAAACAACCAACTTCACATTTAAGTCGTCCATCGCCACGAGGATTTAAGCAACATGAATCGTGTAGCTTGGTATCTAGCACACTGTATATTGTTTCGGCAGTGTTACTTGGAATTGGAGAATATTCATCATTTCGAAATGAAGGATATTCATCAGCTTGAAAATTTTCTAGCATTTTGGAAAGCCACCATGGATTAACGTTTCTCAACGATTCCAGCGAATAAAACATTCTATAGAGCTCTTCGATTGTAATCTTCACAGAAGTACCATTGGGAAAATAAACGATCACATTATCGTTTTTAAACTTTGGTTCAACGCGTTTTACCAAAGGTTTTTTTGCCAAAGTCGTTGCCAAAGTCGGCGTCTCCATCTCAATCTTTTTTCTTCTTTCTTTTTAATTAAAACCATTAATGGACACAATAGTATATTCAAAATTTCAAATTTTTAACCCTTGTGTAAATAAAATATATTATAAAAACAATATATTGTTTAATGAGTGAAGAAACAGATAAAACATTTATGAATGAAATGATATGTTCAATTATAAATGAATTAAAAAAAAAGAAAAACGTTGATAAAATAAAAAAGAATGTTTTAAAACCACTGTTAAAAGATGTTAGTGATAAATTTTATCCATATATCATCACTGTTTTTTCTATGTTGTCATCCATAATTGTTTTATTAATAACCTTAATTGTTATAGAATGTAAATATAGAAAAAATACATAGAATTATATTTTTTCTTGACAAATAATATAATATGGATATAAATGTTTTCTATAAGTTTTTAAAATATGTCATTGTTTGGATAGTCATTTATTTTTCAACAAAAAATATTGATAAACAATTAGAAGTCAAAGATGTTTTAATCATTACGTGTGTTTTAACTATTTTAGTATATGTTATTGACACAGTTTTCAACACTGTTCGTAATTGTATAGTTAATACTGATTATCAAAACAAGTTTGATGAACAAATTGAAATGTATAAAAATATGTCAAATAAAGAAGATGTTGTTTTACAAGATGTACCTAAAGAACAACCTATTGTACCTAAAGAACAACCTATTGTACCCAAAGAACAACCTATTGTACCCAAAGAACAACCTATTGTACCTAAAGAACAACCTATTGTACCTAAAGAACAACCTATTGTACCCGTTGTACCACAAGATGACGGTACACGAGTTTTGAACCGTAAAGACTTTCGTGGAGCAGAGAACTGGGAACAGATACACACAGATAATGGCACACGAAATGATTTATTAAATAACAATATGAGATATTCTGATTTTGACAGATTTCCTCCTAATATTGTTAAAAATGATTATGAAATGGGTTACTCATTTATGCCTCCTAAAGATTGGTATCCTACGCCATTGTATCCTCCAGTGTGTGTAACAAATAATCCATCAACAGTTCAACCAGTATATCTTGATACAATGACTATGGATTTGAAACACTGGCATGAAACTACTAAAATAACACCACCTGATACATTTAATACAGACTATATCATAAATGAATTAAATTCTCGTTAAAATAAAAAATATGTTTTATATTTATATTAAGAACATCAGATATAAAAATAAACTAGAATATCTAGAAGTGCTTTTTCAACAAATAGAAATCTTAAAATTTCTTTAAATATTGAAACTAATTCTTGTGTAAATTCATTTATTGATGAATCAAGAACATCACGTATTTCTTCAATACATTCTTTTTCTTCTTCAATTGAATTATGATGAGGATTTTTACAAATAAATTTATGAACTCTATGAGAAAATACAAAACCAACACCACTAAATATTAAATAATGATCGTCTGAAAAAACATTTAGTTGATAATTCTCATAAAGTTCTTTGACTAATTGTAGTATATATCGTGCTTCATCTAATGATATAATAACTTCCAAATATTGATTACTTGTACCAATCAATATTTGAAAGTTATTGGTGTCGTATGTACAATATTTTATCGACATCTTCTTTTTTTCTTATTTTTAATGAAAACCACCAATGTATATATTAAACGTTTTACGTTTCAATTTTTTACAATAAAAAAAATGAAAAAACTCAAAATATATATTGTCTGTTCTCCTTCAATAAAAAATCGAAAAAAACTCAAGATGGGTTGCAGGAACTAGTTGCTAAAAGCTTCCTCAAGATCAATGAGCATCAAACCCATTTTTTTTAAACACTCGAATTGACTTTCCAGCGTCTCATTTCCTCTTGGTGTCAAGCAACACACCTGACTTAAGAGCCCATCAGTCAAAATCTGAGGAGACGACTTACGAAACATAATATCCTCAATATGTTGTCGCATGGGTTGAGGATTCAACACGATCATGCAACCGTATTTTTCCAAAAAAACGAGTATTTCTTTAAAAAGACTACCACATTCTAGAATGGTTAGCTCTATAATACGATTGTTGCCTTTTAGCTCGACGACAGTATTACCGTCTAACTTCAAAATTAACTGATTGCCACTCATTTTCTGTTTGATATTTTAATTAAAATCATTAATGGATACAACAATATATTCAAAATTTCAATTTTTTTCAAATCTATGTAAATAAAATATATTATAAAAACGATGTGAAGAAACAGATAAAACATTTATGAATGAAATGATAGGTTCAATTATAAATTAATTAAAAAAAATATTGATAAAATTAAAAGACATCATTGATAAATTTTATCCATATATCATTACTGTTTTTTCTATGTTATTGACACAGTTTTCAATGCCTCCTAAAGATTGGTATCCTACGCCATTATATCCACCAGTGTGCGTAACAAATAATCCATCAACAGTTCAACCAGTATATCTTGACACAATGACTGGCACGAAACTACTAAAATAACACCATCTGATACATTTAATTAAATTCTCGTTAAAATAAAACATTAAAAAATGTGTTTTATATTTATATATGGAAGAAAACAAAAAAGAAGATATAATTGTTTTGAAAAAAAATATTAAATCAGGTAATTGGTCTATTTTGAAAAAAACAGGTTCTACTACAAGTCGTATAGTATTAACATTATATGGTGCTTACATTCCATTTGGTATTGAATCATATAACAATAGTGATATTGTTAATGTTGAAATTAAAGATAATTCTAATTATAATTACAATACTTTAGTAATGTTAAAAAAAATATTAAGTACATTTGATTATTTAAAAACAACAGATAAAGGAAGTAAATATGATATAGTTGATAAAGAATTTTTTAGTTTTATTAAAGAATTGGACAAAGACAAAGATAAATATAACATCAGGTTATATATAAAATATGGTGCAAAAGTTGTTCTAAAAAATGTAATTGGTGATGTTCCATATTCACAATTACAACATAAAAGATGTAATATAGAAATTGAAGTAGGTTCTTTATGGACTACTGATAAAAAATATGGTGTTAATATATATGCTACATTATTTACAATTATTTAGTTTTATCTCAATTTGATTTCATCATCATCTTCGTAGAAATCATCTTCATCTTCTTCTACTGTTTTACTATATTTATCTTTACTAATATTTTCTTTTTTAATATTTGATGGAGCAATACCAATTAACATTTCTCCCATCATAAAATCAAATTCATATTTGAAAAACATTACTGAATCATTCTTTAACAATATAATCATATCTGTACACATTGTATATACTTTAGCCATCAAATTAATATATTTCAAATCAAATAGTAATCGAATAATATCAGGAATACCTTTATCATCTTCATTTTCTACAACACGAATATGAACCTTGTCTTTTCCTACTTTAAATTTTCTATCCTGATTAGACATATCACCTTTACACGTAATAGTAAGTTTTGTAGGATCACAAGTTATTTCAACATATTGTGAAAAATTAGATAAATCTTTACACGCTTTATGAAATGATTTACAATTAATTCTGGCTGCCATTTTAATATCAAGTTCAATCTGTCTATCTCTCTTATTAACAAGGTTCAATACACGTAATTCACACGTTGATTCAGGTGATGAATTTGTGCTACTTACAACATTAAATATAATATATTGTGTGTCATCTGAATTTAATGTAATTGTTAAAATACCGTTTTTATCAACGTTTTTAATAAACTTGTATAATTCATCAAGATTGATACCAATGTTATATGTTTCTGGTAAAACTTCAAATATATCAAATGCTGCACCTCGTAAAGTAACAGATGTAATCATTACTTGGTTCTGATCAGTTGTAAATATTTTAATTTCACCATTATTTTCTTCATCTTGTTTAGTATTTTTCTTTATTTCCATATTGGCTTCATGAACTGATCCATTTAATGTTCCTATAAGATCAACAATAAATCCAATTTTATCTGTCTTAATTTTAATAATGTCAGTCATTTTACTAATTTGATATAATAATAATTTTTAAGTTATATTTAATATGTTTGTTATTCAATTTTTATATGTATATAATTTTTACAATAATATAAAATAAATATACATATTTTTTACAATAATATAAATTATATAAAACAATATATATAATGAAATCCTATAAACTAGTTAATCCAAAAACAGAGGGAACTATCAACAATGAATATAGAGGTAAATCACCTTTAGAAGCTGCAGAAAATATGTGGGGCAAGTTTTCGGAACATATGACAACAACAGTTCCAAATTTTATGTTCTCATTACAAGATATGGCAAATGGCAAAAATGAACATTTTAAAGTTTCAGAAGATTCTGAGTCAGGTGAATATCATATCACACATATTAAAGAACATAATTATGATGATAAAAAATTAGATAAATTCGATAATCACGTTAACGAATATACCAAAAGTATGAACGGAGGTAAAAGTGTTAGTTCTAGACACAGATATAGAAAATATGAAGATGATTTTAGTTCTGATTCTAGTTCTGATTCTGATTCTAATTCTAGTTCTAGTTCTGATTCTGATTCTGATATTGAAAGAAATTTCTTTCCAAAAATTAAATCAGATGTTCCTATTTCAATGATGTATTACAATCCTCAAGTGTATTACAGTGTTGACCCTAAATATAACTCATTAGTAATTGATATTGTTCCAAAACCTATATTTTTACCTACATTTAAACCTGAATATAAGACATATATTTCATTATGGCCATCTAATTAATCATTTTTTTCTAAAAATTCTTTTCTATCAATTAATCTCCTATAAGTTTCTAACATTTTAGTATAAGTTCTTTGTTTCATAAAAAAATCAATAAATTTACTAAAATCTTTATCAGTTAAATTATCAAAAACCATACAATCTCCTGAATCCATAAAAGGAATAATACTACTATCCCAAATATATTTGACATTATCAATATATTTACTCATTGAATTCTCTAATTGATTTAATGCATCATTAATATAATATATTTCTTCCATTTTTTCACAAAATATTAATAAATATATATGTGTAATTCTTTATGTTTATAAATAATATGTCTAATATTATATATGAAGAAATATGAATATGAAGATGATGATCCATATATAAAGTATTTAAAAGATAACAATATTGATAAAGAAGGTAAAACAAAATATATTACACAATATATTAATATAGATAGTTCATTTAGAAACATATCCTATGAACCACAAATAGAGAAATCATATTTGTTAGTAAATAATCCATTACAATTTATACAAAAAAATGTTAGAATATATTATAATGATACAGATATGTTTCAAATAAATGACAGTGTTTTATTACAAAACATTGAAAAAAAACAATTAACTATACGTTCAGTTATATATGAAATATCTGGTTTAGAAAATAGATATTTTGTTTTTAATGGAGATATGTTAAATATTGCTGCACCAACATTAATAAATTCAGATTCTAAAAGAACAGATGCAGAAATAACTATTAATAATTATGAGGGTGATATTAGAAGAGAATTAACATTAGATTTATCTGGATATAGGTATTCATTTGATAATTATACATTTAGAATATATACATTTGATGATGAATTACTTGCTGATTTTGATTTAGATATATATGGAACAGTTATTGCAATTAATAATAATATTATACAAGATGATTTTATTTTACCAAATAATATTTATAATACATTGATATATTTTCAAAATGGTATTTATAAATGGATAAAAAATAATAGTATCGCACAAACAAATTCTGTTGGAAACATATCATTATCATACATTAACAAAACACATAATATGATTTTTAATACTAATAATTTTTCAGTAAAATTACCTAAAATGTATTATAGAAATGATTTTATATATAAAAATCCATTTAACACTAATTATGTTATTTTTATTACATATGAAGAAAAAATATGTGATGTTATTCTAACATATGAACATTATGGAGGTATATCTATTGATAATTTGACTAATACACAATATCCTATTACAAATATTTCTAAAAACAGATTTATTGATATTTTCATAGATGATATAGGTAATTACACAGAACTATTTGGTGGTAATAATGTTAGTATAAATAAAATTAATTATCCTGATTATTATCCATTACCAAATAAATATTTCATTAATCTAGAAAAAACATATACAGATATTGTAAAAATTAAGATGGTTAATTCTTGTTTTCCTAAATTACATAACAATGTAAATGATGGTTCAACAGGTAATACTAGAAATAATAGACTATATTGGCAGATAGAAAATGAAGACAAAATAAATATGATTGAAATTGATGCTGGATTTTATAATGATATTGATTTACAACAGATATTAGAAACACATATAAATGACACTGATACTAGAAATAATATGAGTGTATATATTAATAAAAAAACAAATACAGTTAAATTTCAATTAAACAAAATTTTAGTTAATCCATCAATATCTATCACTACATTAAATGACATAAACAATGATAGACTAACAGATATGGATTTTTATATTTATCCCGATGGACAATATTTCAAATATAATAATTTATCAGACACATATGTATTAACTATATTTTATAGTAATCATAATGTTAGATTAAATGATACAATAATTATATCAAAAATTAAATATAAAGTTATATTTGTAACACAAAATAGTTTTGATATTGCTTTAAATAAAATAAATTTTAATATTAATGATATTAATGTAATTATTCCTGTTAGATTTTGTTTAAGATTTGATTTTTCATACACATTAGTAAAACTATTAGGATTTGACAATATAATAACTGAATATGAACATATTATTACAAATAACAATAAAAATATATTACAAGAACCACCATATATATTGATTTTATGTGATGAAATACCTACTAATATGACATCAATTACACCAAATAAGAATATATTTTATAAAATAGATAGATATAATGATTGTTATAAAACAAATGATGATTATGTTTATGACAGTTATGTAGATACACCTATATATTATGATGAACCTTTAAGAAAACTCAATGGTTTAACGTTAAGTTATGTTTATCCAGATGGAACATTATTTGATTTTAATAAAACAGATCATTCATTTGTTCTAGAAATAATTACAAGAGAAGAAATACCATTGAATACACATAATAGAAAGACATAATATATACTTATTTTAGACTACTTAATATTTTTTCAATATTTGATACATTATTGTTTTTATCGTTTTTTATACCATCTTTAATACCATTCTGTAAAGCTGTTATTAATTCATTTCTTTTTTCTAATCTTATGTCTTCAATTAAATCATCTGTCAAATCATCAATTATATTTGTTAAAACATCAACTATTTTAATATTAAATTTTCTATTAACCATCATTATACCAATATCATACATTTGTTCTAAATGTTGTTTATCCACACTATATGAATACTTGTTTTCTATTTCTGATAAAATAGTGTTAAATTCATCATATTGAAAATTTTGTGTATTAGACATTTTATATTATATGTATAAATAATAAAAATTGAATTTTTTAACATATTATTAGGTTCATTAAAGTTGTTAAATAAAAAAGCAAAAGTTTAAATGGGTCAAAAAACTTCGAAAATAGCTCATTTAGAGCAAGAAATGTCACAGATTGACCACAAGAACTGTGTTGGTTCGGAATATGTTATAACAGGTAGAGAACTTCGTAAATTTTCAAATGTTATCGCAGATGATGTTGCTTCCTTTCTTGCAATTCATTTTGGTGTCATGGATTTCGATACATCATATATCACGAAGTGTCCAACTAATGAAGGATATCTTCTGTTTTTGTGCAAAAATGGGGAAATTAAAGGAAAACAGATAGTGACTGTTCGCAAATTCATTCCAACAGACATTATGATCAAATATTGTAATGAATTTGCGAACATTAAACCAGATTCTTAATTATTTATTATTATATAATTATATATAGTAATGGACTTTATTAACAAACTAACAGTTGATAGAGAAAATTATTTGAAAAGTCTAACTGAACGTACTAATGTTCATATTAAATGTTTTAACGGATTTGAAAACAATGATGTTAGAAAACTCATAGAAATTATTTACAGAAATTTTGAAGAACTTGATAAATATCCTGAACTGAACCATCACAGAAAAAACATATTAGAATTGTTAAAATCTCCTAACTCTATAATTATACTTGCTTTACATAATGATAAAATAATCGGTTATCTTATTGCTAAAAAACTACATAATATGATGCATATATTTTATTTATTTGTTACACCAGTTAGACGAAACAGTAGTATTGCTACACATATGTTAAACATCATACAAGAAAAAACATTTGATAAATTTATAAATATATTAAGTATAACAGTTGATACATATAATAATGAAAATATAAAGTTTTTTGTTAATAATCATTTTACATATAATGATAATTTAAGAACATATAAAAGGTTTGACCATATGGTTAAATATGTATAAGAAAATAATATTTTTTACAAACTTGGAAATCTTTCAAGTTCATCTTTCAATAAATCATAATTATACAAGTCCTTGTCTTCTTGTGATACTGTGTTTTTAAATGCTTTAAACTCTTCAATACGTTCTTTATGTTTAGTCCACATTGTATTTAAAATCTTTTTTTGATCCAGTGTTCCATTAGTAAAGTTTATATCACCATATTCGTGAAATTTATCTATTTTTGTTTCTGGTATGTCTTCATCTGTCAAGAACCCTTCCACAAATACTTGTTCAATAATAACATTTTGTGTATCATTATCACTGTTTAAATCTACTTTGAAAAAATTATTTCTTTCATCATAATTAGTGTCTTTTTCCATAAAAAACAATATTTTTACAATCATTTGGTCTCTAACATTAGGTTTTTGAACTACAATACTCACAACAATTCTAATCTGATTGTCTGTCATATGTTGTTCTGAATTTCTTATTTTAATAAGTTTAATAGGTGCTTTTGATGCTGGTTCATTATATATTGATGATGGTAATCCTAATTTCTCCATTTGTGTTTCAAATCCATTTTTAATTCGTTTTTTTTTATTCTTGTCATTCCACCCACTACCTATGTGCATATATTCAGACACATTATTTTCAATGTCATAATTCATTTTATCAATAAATAAATCAACTAGTTCTTTAACATTTTCATCATTTGGTTTAATTTGTTTAGTTGGTAAAAATGAATGATTAAATAGTTCTTTTTGTGGTGTTATATTATGAATTGCTGTAATAGTATCATTGTAGTCAATTTGATATTTGTTATCAATAAAATTAGAACAGACTTTATTTTTTTTATATCTGTTCTTATTCTTGTTACTATTTTTATTTTTGTTAGATGTGTTGCTATTTTTATTTTTGTTGTCATGTATATTGTCCCGATTTTTGTCAAACTCGTAAAAATCATCGTTTCTACTTTTACCAAATCTTACTCTTTTACTAGTTCTACTATCTTTCTTTGTCTTTGTCTTTGTCTTTGTATTTGTATTTTTATCACTTGTCATAATATATATAAGTGTTAAAACAACAATGACAATAAATAAATTATTAAACTCTGACATTATTATATATTTTATACATATAATAATTTTAGTAACTATCTTCAAAATCCATTAATCTGTCAAATTCAGATTCAATATCCATACCATCTGCTAAATAATCTTCATCCATATTCTCATCAACAAATGCATCTATATCAAGAGCATCTAATTCTTCGTCTATATCTTGGCGTCTTTCTTTTTCAACTTCATCAATTTCTTCATCATCTATAACCTCATCGTATATTCCTTCTGTTGTATCTCTTGACATATTAAATATATTTCTTAAAAATCCATCAGACTTTAATATGTGCATATATTTTCTTACTTCTTTTATAGATTGTAAATTTTCTTTATTATAATTAGTAAATATCATATTAATAAAATCAATAATGAAATTACTTAATTGTGTTCTAATTGTTTTATTATTTTGTATCATTAAACTAAAATTTTCAATAATATAACATAATAAATATTCTGAAACATTATCAATTTTGTTTATATAATATGCATCCACATATTGTTTGTTTATATCAATATCTTTTAGTTCATCAATTTCTAATACATAATTAATGTTATAATCTATAAATATATCATTTGTTATAATACCATTTAATTTTTTGACATATTTATCAATTAATATATTTGAATTATTTGTAAAAAAATATGGATCTTCTATAGTATCATTCTTAGTAATATCACCAATATGAACATTATTAATTTTATTTATTATTCTTTGAAATTCTATAATAGTTTTCTTTAAATTATCAAGTCTAGTAATACATATATTTCGTATTTCATCAATGTCGTTATTTATTTCAATATATCTACCTGTATAACCAAGTAATTTAATTTTATTATATACTGAATAATTAATAATTATTTTTTTGTTTGAATTAGAAAGTGAAACAAAATCTTTTGATAATTCCTTGTATCCAATTAGTTTATAAGTATGAGCATCATAAAATACATCTACATTATTTTTTGTTTTATTTGTGTAATATATAACATTAGTTTTAAAAAATGGATGATTTTCATTATATTTTATTTTATTATCATTATCTGATATTGTAATTTTATCATTTATTAGTGCTCCCAAATGATCGTGATCTATTATGTACATATTATATCTTAAATTAATTGAAGCATTAATACCTGTTATATCTTGAACAATATCTATAAAATCATCAACAAATGTTTTTTTGTAGTTTTCTGTAATTTGTTTCTTAAGATTATCAATAATTTCTTGTCTTTTATCAATATCATTATTTGTTTTATCTAATATTAAATTATAGTTTGTATTTCTTTCTTTCATTACATTATTAATTTTTTCTTGTAAAACTAATAATTCTTCATCTGTATAATTATGTTCTTGTTGTAAATTACATAACAGACAAACATATATTTTATCTTTTACAATATATTGATACTGATGTGGAGAACCTGATTTTAAACATATTGTAGTTGCTAAAAAATGTAAAGTAGATGTTTTAAAATTTTCAATTAATTTTTTGTTATCTTTATCTGGTTCTACTATCAATTCAGTTTCACATAATATACATTTTGTATGATATATTGTATTGCTTTCTTTTCTTTCTATCCATTGATGAAACTTACCATTAGGACAATTTGTTGTGTTAGAAACATTATATATTTCTAATTTAACTTTGTTATCATAATGATAATATTTTTTAGAACCATCATCTTTTCTCCATTTAATATTGTTATATATGTATTCTTCAGGTAAAACATCAATTTCTTTTAAATGTGTTCTTCTTTTAATTACTAATTTAGTAGTTTCTGTATTTTTTACTAACAAATCATAATATTCATCATTGTTAAACAAAGTATTTAATTTTAAATAAAACCTAACTCTGAATATTTCGAATATATACGAAGATTTAGCATTAAATGAATTTTCTAATATACTGTTCATAATATCAACACACGTATTAATTACATATTTTTGTATTAAAATAATTGCTTTCATACCTGTTTCTTTCATATTAGTAGTATACCATAATCTATGTTTTGCAATTCTACACGAAATCATATACATCATATAACATAATATTTTGTAATCAGTTATCAATGCTGTTTCAAATGAACTGTTTTTAATTATTTTTAAATTATCAAACAATGATTTATATGTTTTGTCAAATGCTAATATATCACAATTAAACTTTTTATCACTTGTAAAAAAAGATATATGTGTTTCATTTATTTCTAATATCAAATAAATCATCATATATGTTATGATATTATTTCTTTTCAATAACTTGTATTGTTCCTGATCTTTATCTTTAGATGATGATTGATAAATACTGTTTTCCATTTCAAATACAAACAAATTAGAAAAAATATTAACTATACCATATTTACTATTTTTTGTTTGGTTTCTTTCTTTAAATACTCCTGACAATAATTGTGTATTTTGTTTAACCATATCAATAGTATTTTTGATGATACCTTTACGGCGCCATTTTATTGTTGATGAACTACCAACAAAATATGGAATACCTACAGAAGAAGCTATTTTTTCCATATTTTTATCCATAACTTTCAAAGTAAAATTTAAACGTGCATATTCTTCAATATCTTCTAAATTAGTATCCATAGGCATTGTAAATGTAACAAAACCTCTTTCCCCATCAAAAACACCATCTTGAATAAATCTATCAATGTCTATCAAATAACCACAACTTTTACATATATATTCTTCTAATGTATTCAATATAACATATTGTTGTATATAATCATATAATCTTTTATGATAATTAGCATAATCTTTCTTTCTAATAATATTTAAATCACTCCAAGAAATGTTATGTTGGCATATACCATTTATTATTTCTTTACTTATTATTTTACCTGTTTCATCTATTTTTGATAAATCTACAACAATAGTATTATTAATACTTTCTAAAATTTTATCATTAAATGTTGGCAATTTAATAACATTACCTTCAATTCCATATAAAACATCATCTTCATATATTTCTTCATCTTTATTTTTTATTTTTTTCTCAAATATATATTTCTCAATATCATCGTACATATCTTTTGATAACGGAACATTTAACACATTTTTTTCAAAATATTTAATAATTTTAATTGAATGTTGAACAACCAAATCAGGATCTATTTTGTCAATCTTGTCTAAAATCTTAAAATATATATCTTTAACAATTTTATCATATATTTTAGCAACTATTTTTTGTACGCTATTTTGTTTAACATTATCTTTTTCTAAATCAAATATCCAATATATAGGATTTTTGTTATTTTTTTTAATATGTTTTACAAATAAATTAAATATATTATTGTCTGATTTAATGTCATTAATATTAATAACATCACCTGTTTTAATACATTGTATAGGTCTAACAGTAGGTATCATCAAACCAACAACATTACCAATACTTTCTTTAGAACCAACACGTAATTGTAATTTTTTTGTTGATGCAGACTGTTTAAAAATAGATGTTGTATCAAAATTTACTGCTCTAATAGATGTAACTGTTTTGTTAAAATTATTACTAAATCCATCTTTCTCAAAATCTTTAAAATTTACATATACATATCTCCTGAAATTACACATATCATTGAAATTATCAATAATGTCTGTATTTTTTTTCTGTAAATTAATTATTTTATTTATAATTTTAATATCTTCGTCATTGTTTCTTAAAACAACCTTTTTGTTATACATAGGTGGATTAAAATTATTTAATATATTTGTTTCAATGGTTTTGTTTTTTTTAGTAATATCTGAATACAATTCAGTTACTGTATTTATTTTACTGATAATGTTTTTTAATTTAGTATCTTCTTTTTTTTTAGAAACACCTAATAATTCATATTTTTCTGTATTTTTGTGATATAATAAAAAATCATCCAATATAGGAACTATTACACCAGAATTAAACAGAATATTTATTTTATCATTATCTGATAGAACATCTTTATTTATTTCATTTGTTTCTTCAATAAAATCCCATAGGTCATGAGCAACACCAGTAAATAAATCATCTTTTGATAATAATATTTCTATATTATCAAAATTTAAAGTATCTGTAGTAGGTTCAACAATATCAATATATATATATTCATTATCATTATTTTCAGCATCTTCTATAATTTGATAAATAACTTTTCTGTCATTAATTTTATAGATTAATAAAATCATAACTGTTTTTACAATTCTGTGATGTTTATCTTTTTTTTTTAAATATTCATTTATAAAATCTTCAGATAAATCATCAATAAACTTATGTGTCTCTAAATAATGTATATCCTTTTCATTTAGTTCTTTGTTTAGAAATTTTAAAATATTACGACATATGTGTAGCATTTTGATTGTTATAGCATTGTTTTGCGCATCAAAGAAATTGTCAATTTTCAAACTATATAAATACTGGTTCCTTGTAAATTCAATTAAATTATTAATATATATTTCAATATCTTTCTCATAAACTATTCCATACATTAATAAAGTGTATAAAACAATATATTTGTTAATAATATTTACAATATATTTGTAGTTCATACTATTTCTACTAATTCCTACAATATCTATTAATGGTAATGAATTAATATAATTAGATAATGTATCATTTAATTCTTTCTGTTCTTTAACAATGTCGTACTTTGTTTTTTGTAATGTTGATATATAATAATCCTCAATAATACTATCAATATATTCCTCTATTTTTTCTATATTCATAGAATTATAATATTATCAAAGAATAAAAAAATTATGTTTTTTTACTTTTACTTCTTTTTTTGATAGGTTCTTTTTTTGTTTTACTACTTTTATTGATGGATTTATCTGGTTTTGGTTCATCTATTTTTTCTTTTTTACTACTTTTATTGATGGATTTATCTGGTTTTGGTTCATCTATTTTTTCTTTTTTATCAAATTTAATTGCTTCAAATTGTTCTCTAAACTTATCAATTTTAATTACTAAATTATCAATACATTCAAATATTGTTTTATCTAATGTTTTTTTGTTATTTGAAATCACTGTAATTTTTATAGAACGAATTAAATGGTCTGGTCTAGAACAACTCGCATATTTAATATCCTTATGAATTTGTAATTCATATGCTAAAACTTCACCCAATGTATGATCCTCATCTGCAAACACAATATTAAATTCGTCATCATCATATTCTAATAAAGCATATTGTCTCTCTATTTCTTTTTTAATAATTGATAAAAATGTTATAAAATATTCTAATGCTCTAGACATTAATACTGTTTCATCATAACATAGATTACCTTCTAAATGTAAAATTGTTTTATCTTTTTCGGTTTCTTGGTCAAAATAACCATTAGGTGCTGAATCCCATTGAGAACTTTTATTAGAACTATTTCTTAAACCTACAGAAAGAACAGGTGTTATAGAACATTTAAATGCTTCTTTTGGTTTTAAACTTGTTATCCAGAACGGATATTTTTCATTATACAAGTTTTTTACTTCTTCATCATCTATATATGTCTTAACATTATTTGTAGTAACGTGTATAATTTCATCTGTGTCATTTTTACAATCAATATACATATTTACTTTCTTTTCATTTGGATGTTTTTCTCTTTCCTTGTCTAAAAAATCAACATTTTTCCAATATTTAGGTAAAAAATATGATACATTTGGATCTATTTTAACGATTGGTGTGTTTTTAATATGGTCTCTAATCATATCATATGTATGTGCAACTGGATCAGTGTATCCTGTTTCTTTTTTAATTTTTTCTATTTTAATTAGTTCTTTAGGTATAGCATATGTAGGTATTCTTTTCATAGCAATTCTAATAAGTGCCATTATAAATTGATTATTACAATCTTTACCATAACATAATAATTGTAAATGTCCTCTTGTATAACCATTTTTATCAAATGGTTCATATTTGTAGAGTTCAACTTTAATGTCAGTCATTGATAGAATATTATATATAACCTATAAATATTATTTTATGTTAATCTATTTATTTTTCATTTTTTTTATGTGCTATGAAAAAAAATGAAATTTTGTATATATTGTTGTCTTCATTAGTAGTATTTACTAAAAATAGAAAATGAGTGAAAAGAAGAAACAATTTAAACCCTTTCCTCATGAGTTTTCGGCAGGTAGGACGGGCAATTTCACCATTGGTGATACGACGTGTCTTTCGTGTGGGATATGGTTCAAGAATATTGTATCGCGCGGAGGACCAGAAAAAAAATGTGACGATTGTTACATGGAGGAACGTGAAGAAGTGAGAATAGCATACATGGAATCACTCCAACTATCACGCCAACAATCACCCCAACAATCACGCGACCAATCACTCCACCAAATATCTTGCAAAACTTGCGGGGGTAATTTCTCATATTCTTCAACGAGAGACCCCACCCAATTAAATTGCAATACTTGTTATGGAGTGATTACAGAATCGGCACTTTCTGTTGCAAGTCCAATGGCTTCTGCTGCATGTTCAATGTCTGTTGCAAGTTCAATGTCTGTTGCAAGTTCAGACGACCTACCACCGTTGTATTATGTTGCAGTGAATATGCCACAAGAACCACCACGTTTCAGATGGACAAAATCACCACCACATGAGAAACCACCTCCGTATCACACGTTGGCGCCTTTTTTTTGATTTATTTGTATTTTTTTAAATACATTTTTTTTATATTACAATATTAAATGTTAATCCGTTTGTTTTATTCAAAAAAATGTAAAGAATGTATGAGTTTATGTGAAGTTATACATAACGAAAAAATATCAGATATGATTACTTTTATATGTATAGATAATTATACATCTAAACAATTAGAAACATTAGTTTTCAAGCAAGTTCCTGTTATAGTTATAACACAAGATGACAATAAACCAATGATTTATGAAGGTGCTATTAAATGTTCCCAATGGTTAAATGCTTTTACATATAATAAAAGAAAAATGATAGCAAAAGAAGTTAATGAAAAAAGAAAACAAATTCAAAAATCACAGATTGAAGATAGACAAAATTTTGGTGGAGCATTAGAATACAATGATTCTGAAATGAATGGTATATCTGACGAATATTCTTATTGTAATACTGATTTACCACAACCTAAAAGTTTCGTAAATGTTGGTAATGAAGGTGCTACTAAAATTTTTACTATTGCTAATAATGAGAATAAAATAAGCAATATAACATTGAAAAAAACATTGAAAGAAACAGAAATAAATAGAGAAAATGATAAAAGAGATTTTATCAAAATAATGGAACAAAAACAAATAAGTGCAGTTATAAATTCTACAATGTCATAATATATTTTTGTGTTAGTTTTATTAAAGCACACATTGATTTTTTGATAAAATTTTTGGTAGTTTCATCAATTTTAGTCCATAATTGTTTAAATTCAAATAATTTTGAAACCTTATCTTTATCACCACACGTTAGATTACCAAAATCCTCATTTAAAAAAAATGTATCATTTTGTGCTAAAATATTTTCTCTATATGTATCATTCCTATAAATATTTAACATAAAATATGAAATTAATTCTTCTGGCATTTTTTCAATAACATCGTATAAAATAAGTTTGACAGTTGCTAAATGACTGTCTTCATAATAATCAGTAATATGTGTAATCATTCCCATAATAACACTATTAAATTTTACAACAAGTTCTTTTGACATTTATAATATATATGTATTATTATTGCTTTATAATAAACACAAATTCGTATAAACACAAATTCTTATAAACACAAATTCTAAAAATAAGAAAACAATTGATATCTGTAATCATTTATTATATATTATATATCTTGATAGATATCAATACACTTATAATAATGCCCAATAATCTTGAAAGCAAAGCAGTATTATCTATTTGGATACCGAATATAGTAAATGTTTTCCAAGGGTCTTTAACTATTTTTTGTAGAATTAACCAATCTACCATTTGTTCTGTTGATATACTTGATATCATTATATTTCTTGTTAAATCATATATATTTGATATATAAAAATCATTGTTATTTTCTTTATTTTCAGACATTAATGTTTTATTATGTATAGGCATTGTTTGAACTGTTCTTTTTGTTTCAAATAATGTTGCAATAATATTATTAGACAAAATAATATGTGATATATGTAGTATATTACTAGAAACCGACATTATAGCATATAAATAAATACCATCTATTATCAAAAACATAATAATATTTATTATTTCTACTGCAGATATTGAACCTAAATTAAAAGCATTTATATAGAAATATATTGCTGAAAATCCAAAAAAATTCAATGACGAAAACAATAATGTTAATAAATCAACTGTATTTTCATATTTAAATTTCATTTGTGAGTATTCAATTGTAATTATATTTAATTTTTTTAATGTACTCATACTATTTTTTATATAATCATCTAACATCGTAGAATATGTTGCTACAGTATTTTTATGATAAACTAGATTTATGGAAAATATACAAGCATTTACTGTAAAAATAATATAAGAATATATACAATTGAAAAACAATAACAAATATATTACAATTTGTGTTGATAAGTTTGGACTCATATTGAATACTTCTGTATAAACGTGTATATAATGTCCAGTACCTAACAAATATGTATTTATAAATGATAAGATAATACTAACTACTACAAATATATAAGCAAATATTTTCATCGTATTCATTAAACTTTTATCACATACAATATTTTCGTAAAAATGATTATTACTAAAATATTTCTTACCATAATAATATTGGAGTAATATGACAAACTGAAATAATGTTCTACCTATATCAATAACAGATTTATTTTTGATAGACATATATACTGCATATGGAACTTGTATCATAATAATACATATAATAATAATATTATAAATGTATATAAAAACTTTTTTTACAGTGGATTCTGTTTGTTGTGTTTTAATTTTTGCTACATATGTATTATTTTTACCAGTTTCAATATCTAATGGGGGTATTTGACTTTTATCATTAAAATTAAATGTATATCCTATAAAATTAAGTATTTTACCAAAACACGCCATAATATTAAATATACTATAACAATAAATTATTAAGTGTGATAGAAATAGATAAAATATAAAAATAATATATATTAATGGAACAAAATTTAGAAAAAAGTTTAGAACGAAGTTTAGAACAAAGTTTAGAACAAAGTTTAGAACAAAGTTTAGAACAAAGTTCTGAAAAAAGAATGGCAATTAATGTCCAAAGATTTATATCAAGTAGTGTATGTATTACTAAAATGTTATTTGAAGCTGCTAATAAACGATTTGATGAAACAACTAATCTTAAAGAAAAAAGTGCAATTACTGATTATGTAGCAACTTGTGATAAAATTATGAATAACATTAAAAATGAAGCATTGTTTAATCACACAATGTTTATTAAAAAGGCATTTCGTGTTATTAGAGAACCTACTAATTGTACATATATAATGAATAAAAATCAAGAATTGTTTAATATTAGAGATAGTGAAAATAAAATTATTACTTTACTAATGGGTCTTGATATTAAATTTGGTTATAGATATTTTAGTGATACTGAGAAATCTAAATTTTGGCAATATATGTATTTATTTGTTTATTGTGTTTATTCATTAATTGTTCCTAGCAATCCAGAAATTATAAAAAAGTATCCAGATGTTAAAACATTAGTAGATGTTTTAGAGAAAGACATTATTAGTTCAAAAATTTTATTGGATGATGGTATTTTTAATGCATATCTTGGTATTGAAAAGGATGATGAAAATGTTTCTATGGCAGATTTATTAAATGGCGAAAATGCTACAATGAAAGATTTTTCACTTGCGTCATTGATGAAAACTGTTGGAGGTATCGATTTAGACCAAATCAGTAAGGAACTAGAAAATATTGACGATGAAAAGATGAATGAAATTACAGATACTATTTCAGAAATGATGGGAAGTAAAGGTGATAGTGATATCAAAGAACTATGTAGCGGGTTTCTTAAAGAAGCACAAGAAAAAATTAAAGTAAAAGGTTTTGACAATATTGAAGGAACATTAATGGATATTGCTAAAAATGCTAAAAATAATATTAATGTATCAAAACTTAATAAATTAAAATCAGGATTTAAACATTTCAAAAAGAGTGGAATGGAACAATTAAAGAAAATGAATAAAGATGGAACAAACCCTATGGCTAATCTTAATCCTGATATGTTAAGTAAAATGGGTGTTCCTTCACATATGTTTGATATGTTAAAATCACAAATGGACAAAATGTCTGTAGGTGAAGAAGATGATGATGTATAAAAAATTGATAAATACAAATATATAATAGACTGTATAATATATTAGATTAAAACACACACTTTTCTACATAAATGTCTACACGAATGTCTAAAAAAAGTTCCAAACGTTTTTCTAAAATTAGTTTACAACTTAAAGGATTATTCAACACAAATTTACACGAAATTATGTTTTCATTTCTTGGTAAAAATCGATATCATAATTCTGAAAATCCTAACTCTGTTTTTAATGAATTTTGTTTAGAGATAAAAGATTTATTTGTAGAAAAACAATTATTTAATATTATGTTTTCATTACTTGGTAATATTTCACTACATATATTCAATTCTAATATTACTACAAATTTATTAATCAATATATTTACATATACTGATCCTACAGACAGTTCAACAACTTATCAGGATATTATAAATATAGGATATGATATGCTTGGACTTCACAATGAAATATCACCTTACGAAATTTTTATGAATGCTGTCACAAGTATTAAATTTAGAAAGTTTCAAAAAAAATATAAACAGATTGATAAAAATACATTTCTTGATTATATTACATATATTTATTCTGATTTTGTTGAGAAACTTATTAGACATAAACATTTTAAAGATTTTAAATTGCTAGAAATATGTAGAGAACAAGTTGAAAATATGTATGAAAATGTAAATAAAAAAAAATTATTAAAAAAGTCATTAAAGGAGTTTCGTCCAATGTTTCTAAAAATTGCTCGTATAATACGTGAAACTAAATGGTAAATATTTCGTAAATATTTCGTAAATATTTCGTAAATATTTCGTAAATATTTCGTAAATATTTCGTAAATATTTCGTAAATATTTCGTAAATATTTCGTAAATATTTCGTAAATAATTGGTAAATATTTTGTAAATATTTGGTAAATATTTCGTAAATATTTAGTAAATATTTTGTAAATATTTCGTTCTAAAACACCAATTTTTTCTATAATAATATGTTATAATGTCCAAACAAAATATTTTTGAAGTCACAAATATTTCAGACCTTAAAAACATTCTTAAAAATAATTTAACTGTTGTAATAGGTTTAGTATTAAAAGATACTTCAGGACTTCTTAAAGTTATTATAAGAAGATTTTTAAAAAGAAAATCAGAAAGTTTTCCTCTATTAACATTTGTTTATATGGATGTATTAGATGAACATATAGAACATTTACACAAAATGTTTAAATGTGTTAAAGAGGACTATCCTAAAATATTTCATATTCGTGATTCAGTTAATATTTTAGTAGATGTTTTTAATGCGGATGAAGTAAAAATATATGAAAGTTTTGCTGCAGTTGAACCTTATTATTTAAATGAAATGGTAGAGAATAATAATTCGAATAATTCGAATAATATAAATAATAACTCTAATAATTCCAAAGAGAATAATAACTCGAATAATTCCAAAGAGAATAATAATTCGAATAATAATTCAAATAAAGATGATATAAAAAATAATGAAAAATTCAAATTATTAGAAGAAGTTAGAGAAAATATATATAATACATTCACACAGAACATTATGGAACGTGTAAAAAATGAAAAAACTCAACAATAATTAACTTTTTTAAACATCTAATATATATATGTTTAAAAAAAGATATACTTTTTGGTTAGATGATATAAACGTTTTAAAAAAATACGATGAACTTTTACCTACAAATAAAATGACATTTGTAGAACAATTAAATGCTTTAACACGTTTATGTATATTGATTATTATTATTTTATGTGTATTTGGTAAAACTGATTTATTATCATTACCTATAACCGTTATAATACTTATTATTGTAATATACTATATATTTGAATCAGATAGTAATGGAAAAAAGAAAGAACTTGATAGAATCATACCAAAATCAAATTATTCATTACCTGAAATTAGAGAATATGAAAATGCTACCAGAATAATGCCAACTGTTGATAATCCATTTATGAATCCTACTATAGAAAACTTTAATACTGAAAACAAACATATTAATCCTATAAGTTATGATGATATAGATAAAGATGAATTAAAAATAGATGAAAAAATAAATAAAGCATTTAATGTTAATTTATATAAAAATATTGAAGATGTTTTTGACAATAAGAATTCACAAAGACAGTTTTTTACAGTTGCAAGAAATATTCCAAATGATCAAGAAGCATTTGCTAAATGGTGTTACAATTTTCCTGACACTTGTAAGGTAGACCAATCAAGATGTTTAAGATATCAAGACTACAGATGGCCAGATGGTCAGTCAATCAATACGAATGCATAATTAGTATGTATAATACATTATAAATAAAACAGACCATAGTTCATATCAAATGGTATATTAAAATCAACATTTTCAATAATATCAATTCTTTTGTCCATAATATTTTCACACTTTTTCTTAGTAACATTATATGCTACTTTAGGTATTAATGGTATAATTATATTATCTTTAACATAACTTGTATAACTTCTATAATGCATATTATGGATACTTCTTTCAATAGGACATGTCATATATATAACTCTGACATAGTATTCTTGATTGTCTCTAACATAGTCAATTAATTTGGTTCTACTTTCATTACTCATATTTGTATTATCAATAATAATATGTTCTTTATTAACGATACTTTTTAAGAGTTGTTTATTATAATCTTTTTTTGAATATGTGTCAGCATTTAAATAACACATTTGATAGACATTTAAGATGTTTTTACAAATAGTTGATTTACCTGAACCTTGATAACCAACCATTATTATAAATTCTTTTTTCATAAATTTGTTAATTTCAAATACATATTCTTTACTAACATATTCATATTGATTAATAGGATAGTTAATATTTTTAATACTTATTTTAGTAATTCTATCATTAATAAACATTTTTTCTGTATAAAATTGTATTCCTAAATTGAAAGCAAATTTTAGGTCAGTATCACTAAACCGTTCAACCGAATCATACGCATCACCACAATAGAAACTCTTTTTATGAAAAACTTTTTTGTAAAAAATAGTTGGATGTGGTTTTCTAAATATATCACTAAATGGAAAAACATATATTGAAAATGGAACATTTATTTTCTTTTCAATCTGTTCTATTTTTAATTTAAACTTTTTTAAATTAGTTTCACTATTTTTTATCCATCCCTGATTTGTAATAATAACAATATTATATTTTTTCAAATGTAAATCATATAATTTAGTAACAGTATTAGGAAATAGAAACTTCCAATCATTTTCATTTGTCATAAATGATTTTTTACCACTAATAGTTGTTATTAAAGTATCATCCAAGTCAAACATAGCATATATGTCATTATCATATTTGATATAATTATCTGTATAACCATACATATAACCCATATTGGTAGCAACTAAATTCAAAGACCATTTCATATATATATATTTAATATTATAACATATGTATTGTTAAATCATTTAGTTTTCAATATTTTCGTTTTTTATTTGTTTTGTTAAATAGATACAAAACATATAATGTCAAATAAACAATTTATTGACAGACAATTTATTGACAGACTTGAAATGGAAAGAAATATGAAAATAACTAACATTAATCCAGTTAATAACAACAAACATATAGAACAATGTAGAACTGATTTTGATTTATTTGATGTAGTTGATAAAAAAGGTCTATTAAAATCAGACACTTTAAATTATGATGATGAAGGTCTTACAAGTATAGTTGAATCAGTTAAACAGATAACAAAAGGTGATTCGTTTGAAGACTTTACAATGTCTGTCACAAAATCAACTATGTGGATACACAATTTAATGTCATCATTAAATGAATTTTCTATTTCTGGTTTTGGTTTATATTTATGTTTTGGTACTATTTATTTGATTAGTAAAAATATGGTAGAAATGGATTTGAAAAACTATTTTGGTTTTCAAAATAAAAAACAATTTAATGCTGGACTATTAACATTAAAAGAAAGTTTAACAGAAAATATATCTATAAATGGTTACATAATTAATGATGAAACTGTTTCAACAAATTTAAAAACTTCAAACAATTTAAAACCATTAGTTCACAATATTGTTATTAACAAAAATAAATTATCAAATGAATTAAACAGACTAAATAACATCATTTATAAAACAAGTGGTATTAAAAATTGTATGAGTGCTAACACTGTTTCAAATATAGAAATTAATTTAATATGTACAATTCGTTTAACACCTATATGGTTATATGGTATTGATAAAATCGTAGATATGAAATTCAAAGACGATGTTATGAAATTTATTGTATTTAAAAATAAATCTTTCAACTATTATGAAGACATTAATAAAATATATATTGAAGTTCCATTAATCAATAACATATATGTTCTAGGATTTATTGTTTCAAATAATGATAAACTAACAGATTTAAAAGACATTATTAAATCAATAGGTAATATGAAAAAAACAGTATTAAACGATGTATCCATACCTGTTTTAAATAAAAGATACAAAATAAGGTTAAATAAAACATTACAAAAAACAGGTTTAAACAGTGTATTTGTAACTAACGAACCAAATTTATTGTTTCCTGAAAATAGTTCCATAAATGATTGCTTACAATATACAGAAATTATTTTTGGAACAGTTTCAGATAATATGAAAAGTTCCAATGAAAGTTATAAAACAGTTAAGAAATGTATATTAAATAAATCATTTGAGTTTTATTTAAGGAATGTAGAGAATAATTGTATTGTACTTACAGGTAAAATATGATAAATTATATTAACCTGTAAAAGTAAAATATGATTTTGGATTTATTTTGTCTTTTTCATTACATTTACATACACAAGTAGAACTATAATTATTTAAAATAGGATATTTGTATTTTATCATAATGTAAATAACTACTGCTACAAATAAACATACTATGATTAATAACATTCTCATCATAACAATATTTTCTGACATTATATATTATTAAGACGAAATAAATTTTTCTATATATTGTTAAAATATATATTAATCTGTAGAATTAAGTCCTGATTTATCTTTATCTTTATATTTATCACTACATATACAATCAGGACATCTGTATTTTCTCATATTGTCAATAACTACAGATAGACACACTATAATTAAAATCAATATTATCATAACATATACATATTTTGGCATATATGTTATTGTTTCTGGAACAAACACAGTTTTTTGTGACATTATATATTATTGATATGGTAAAAAATATTGATTGTTGGTATCTTTTAATTAATCTAACCATTTATTGCTATTACTACGACTATCACTAAGATTATAAAATCGTGATGTATCTGTTTCTGCACGAGTATTTAGAGCATTCTTATTTCTATCATAATCTACTACCACATCATCATCTACTATCGCATCATTATCCTGCAGTATTATACCTTGTTTCTTAGCTTGCTTCATAGCCTGCAATTCTTTCTTCACTTTTTGAGGATCATGACCAGATAGTTTAATTTTAATATTTAGTATATTAGCATATATGATATATGCAATAATTAAAACTAAACAAAAAACATTTACAGTGTAAAAATAAATGTCATCAGTAAAATCAGAAATAATTGATGCAATAAAAAAAATAGTTATTAATATTGGTACTATTTTTTCTTCATAATTGTATGAAATTACCCAACATATAATTACACCAATTAAATTAACAATATTAAATATCCAAAAATATTTAATATCTACAATATCTATAAACATATCATTAAAAATATCTTTTATATTATAACAATTATCCATATATCAATACATCTACAAAATAAAAAAACTAACTTTAATTTTTATATGTGGTAAAGCACAAACAGCATAAAAATCATTTAATTTATCATTTTTTATATTATTTTTATTTTTTCTTAAAAATGTATACCTTTTAGTATTGTTCTCAAAATATTTTTCACCATACATTGTGTCTTTTAACATAATCTTACAATAATAATCATTAGATGATTTACCAAAATCATTAATATCATTTATATCAGTATCGTGTATTTCTTCAACTGATAATATAACACCAATCTTTAATAATTTTTCATAAAAAAAAGTGCTAATAGAATTAATTGTAAGTTCTGTTAAATCAGGTTTAAATGAATCATAATCTGTATTACCATCATTTACATAATTACTTTTTAAAACAAAAAAAATCATTTCCATATAAATGGTTATTAAAACCTGAAAATATTCTTCAGTGTCTTCCATAGATGAACCAATTGAAGTTTCTACAAAATCATCATCTGTAAGTAATCTCCACGCTAGACTTTCCGGTAAAACCTCTTCTTCTTTAAATCCCATAAATTCTTCCATTTATGAAATATTATAAATTAATTGTTTATATTACATATATATAATGAATTTAGATGAAGCTTATGATGTCAGGACTATACAATTAGAACCTAGGTTACAAGAATATATAAGAAGAAAGAAATTTAATGAAGAAAATGATATTGTTCCAACTATTTCTGTAGAACAAGAATTTGGTATTACTGATTTTGATATAAAAATGATTAATAAATATAAACGAAATAAAGGAACTGTTTATGATAACAATAAATTAACAGAAAGTCCAGATTATGTTAAAAGTAGTAAAATAGGTTTTAACACATATGATTTTAGAAATGATCCAAGATATCAAAGAGTAGTTAATAAAATAAAAGATGTTAAAGATGCGAAAAGACAAATTGGTAATATACATATAAATGATGATTCATATGCGTCATTTAATGGTTCCAATCCATATGATGAACTAAAACCCACAAATCATTTTTCCACAGATATATTTAAACCATATAATGATAGTTCATTGACTTTACCAAATTCTAATTCAAATTCTAATTCTACAAAAAGATATAATGTATATAACAATCACAAAGAACCGTCAATCGCATTTAGACAAATCATTACACCTATTAAAGCAAATGGTGGACTACAACATAAACAAACAGTTAATGATATCATTGGTAATATTGACAAGTATAATAAACATTTAGATAACACTTATGAATATATTGATGATTATAATGATAATAAAAAATATGATAAAGAAACATTGTATAAACCAGTTCCTTTTAACTATGGTAATGGTATGCCCGATGTCTCATTAGAAGATTCTATGAGAGGTACAGTTAAGGATACAAAAAAGAAATCAATGGGTTTTAAAAATACCTTTGAGAACCAATTTTCGTACATATCACCTGACATATATGATATGGAACATAGTGTTAGTTTTAGACCTATTGTTTCCAGAGGTCAAAATAAATAAATTTGCCGCCCGTTATCACTTTCTGTAAAGACAGAAAGAAGACTACGAGGTTGAGTAAGGAAAATTCCACAGTTTCATCTTTTCCTGCAAATCAGGCGGCAACTGTTCTATCATGCGTTTCGTGAATAAATATGTAGCAACCGAGCATTTAATGGGCAGATCTTCTCCTTGCAATTTCATATATTCTCGCAATTTCATGTCATACATTAACGCCAACTCAAATTTTTCTTTTTCTTTAGCATTTTTAGCAGCATTCGGATCAACTGGTTCAGCTGCTGCCATCTGACGCGCACGTGCTTCTTGCTGTGCTTGTTGCTGTTCTTTCTTTGCCCTATCCCGTTCAGCCGCTAGGAGTAGTATGTCAAGTTCCATCCGTTCCTTTTGTTGTTTAGCTTTTAGTTGGTCTGCCAGATACTTTATCCGATCAGCTGGCAACAAAGGTTTATCCGCAGATATTATTATATCAGGAACCAGTTTAGCAACATGAAGTGGTCCACCTGGTGCATCAGGAAGTGGTTCACCTGGTACATCAAGAAGTTGTATACCTGGTGCTGCAGCAGCCGATGCAGCAACTACTTCTGCTTCTGGTGTGTAATCGACATTAACAATACCTGCATATGTAATTACACACACAGGTATGCATTCTCCAATTTTAATTTGTATAATCTTCTGTTGCCCTTCTCCTCTACCACCAATAGTAACAGTCATTGTTTTTTTATCCAATATCACGTTACACCCGTTGGAGCCAGGTTCGTAGGGACTTTCTTTCAAGTTGTTACCATCATAGTAATTATTTGGACTCAAAAACCACGTATAAAAACTTTGGTTTCCTGGCAATCCATTTACTTGTGTAATTAATCCTAATGTAACATTACTTTTATTGAAATTAATGCCGGTGCTACCAGGCTGAAGTGGATATACCACCGGATTAGTAAGTTTTTCATTATTGTAAACACTCTGTCCAACATCGAATGGCGTAGCGTAAGTGGTTGTTCTTACCACCGGTTTACCATCTTTTACATGTCCTACATAGTGCATCAAATTCACACTAGCAACATCTCTACAATTTGCAGATAACAAATTGTAGAGATGTTGTTGATCGATCTCTCTCTTGAACAATCTTATACATATTGGCAAGTAGTTATCAAATTCGTCATCTGTAAAAACGATGCCATTCAAAATTGCAGACACTTTATCTTTAATACGTTGAAGTATATTTATATGATCTGAAACATTGATGTCTTTGTGATTGGCGGTATTCACAACATAAAACATAAACAGTATCATTTCAAATAACTTTCTCTTTAGAACATTCGGTGTCTTAACACTATTACCGAAGAATAACATCAAGTTTAAGGCAGATGTTATATCTACATCTGCATCTGGATCTGGAGCTGCAGCAGCTGCAGCAGCTGGTTTTGGTGTTTTATCCAGATTACCTATTAAATCTATTACCAACGGTAATATATTATTTTTTTCTCTGCACGCTTTTAACAAACTAGGTAAGTGATTACAAAAGATTTTTGAGAGATCACTATCACTTCCTTTTAATTTCACGATTTGTTGCCAATATTGTAAAATCAACAAGGTTGCCATAAATTTTTCGGGCACCAATTTATCTGACAAATATTGTTCTGAAATTTCTTTCAAAAACAAAATCAAAAACATACCCAGCCTTATTAATATTGCGTCAGAATTGAAAGGCATTACTGATTGTCCTTCTTCAATAATTAGTGGGCGCACGGTACAATCTGATTGAAGTTCATAAAATACATACGGTCCAATCGCTTTACGAAGCCCATGTAGATGTACGTTTGTAGGTCTTATCTTTGGCTTAAGTAAAAAAGTGCAACCTTTAGGCATCATTTCCCCATAATTGATATCACTTATCTTACAAAATATCAATGTACCATCCGGATTAATAAGCATAGCATCTTTACACATAGGATCGCAAGTTAATCCTTCTTTTGTCATATCCGTTAAATTGCGCGAATTCTTAGATCTAACTATTTCTGGATTTACAGATTTACATCCCAACGCATACTTTTGCTGTTGCTGTTGCTGTTGCCTTGACATCTCTGAAAGTTTTGAAGTCTTTTTTATTTTTTACTAACCATATTAATAAAAACAGCAATATGTTAGATATTTCAATTTTTTTTGAAATATCTGATATAAATAAACTAATGAATTAATTACCTTAATGGTCTATTACCTTAAAGGTCTATTACCTTAAAGGTCTATTACCTTAAAGGTCTATTACCTTAATGGTCTATTACCACAATTTGCGTTAGGTCTGATTTTAACAACCTTGGGTTCCCACGACATATCCCGTCTACTATTAGGAACAAGGTCTACTTCTGTTAATCTACGTGGTAAATGAGGAACATAATTGTCCTTCATTTCTAGAACCGTGTTAACAGACCAGTCATAATAAATATTGGCCTGTGGATCTTTGTTTAAATCATAGAAACGGTTAACTGCAGTACCTCTATAAAACATAGATGGGTGGGTCATCTTGGTATGTTCCCAATCCAGTTTATCAGAACATACAGGAACCGATTTGGTTTTAATTTTTGTGATATCAATTGGATTAACCTTACCACGTTTGCATCTACTCAGAGGAACATTTCTGTTACTCATAACACTGTCAACATCAATGTTAGCTTGAGCGGCTGCAACAACTTGTCCAGATAAACTGTTAATAGGACCCATACGTGTTGGTCGTGGTCCAAATTCTGTGATACATCCAGATGAATTATAATTTGGACTAGAATCAACAATGTACGAAAAAGGTGATGTTGACTCATATACGTTTTCTGGGTAATAACACGTATCGTATTTTGTTCTGCTAAAATGAGCTGCTGATAAAGCCATATTTATATATTATAGGTTAATAAATAAAATAAAATAAAATAAATTTCTTAAATTACACATTTCTTGGTAATCTAACACCATTACCACCTTTCCAAACTAAATTATTATATACAATTGAACACATATCTGCAGGAGCATAAACTACATTGCTTTTATAGCTGTCATTTTGATTGTATTTCTTTGATGGACATCTGGATGCAGGTCTAGTAATATTAAAAAGGTCTGATTCGGTATCAATAATATCTGTGTCATATTTTTTTGTGTATTTATTATATTCACATTTCTTGTCCGACTCATATTTACCACCATACATAGTATAACTAAATGGTGAAGTACTTTCTTGTAATTTTTTGTCATATGCACAATGATCATAAATTAATCTGCTTGAAAATGATGGATTTGCCATTATATATTATATGTAAATAAAAAAAGTAAAATAATGTTATTATATAATAATTATTATTTTTATAAAAAATGAAACAATATTTTATAATAAATAAACTTATAGAACATTTATCACATTTTAGAAGTAGATTATAATTTAATTGATACAAAATTATGGATAGATAAACATGTTTTTCTTCACTCCATCTATTTTATATAGTATTCTTAAATAAAATATTTTTTATTATTATCATTTGTTGATACTTTATTAATTGATGTTTTTTTAATTGGTTTATTAGTTGATATGTCTTCTTTCAATACTTTATTAATTGGTGTTTTTTTAATTGGTTTATCAGTTGATATATCATCAGTTGATATGTCTTCTTTCAATACTTTATTAATTGGTGTTTTTTTAATTGGTTTATCAGTTGATATATCATCAGTTGATATGTCTTCTTTCAATACTTTATTAATTGGTGTTTTTTTAGATTTAACTTCTATTGGTTCATCATATACCTCAATAATTTTTTTCTTTTTAAGTGTTTTTTTAAGTTTTATAATATTTTCTCCTTCTGTATCACTACCAGAATTATCTTCATTATTACTAACAAGTTCTTTCGTATTTTTAAATGATTTAATTTCTTCATCAGTTAATCCAATTAATTTATAAAATTCTAACTCTTCAATATTATCAATATTTAATTTACGAATATCTGGTATATAATCACATACTTCTTTTTCTAAAAATGACATTCTATATTTTGTATAATCACATATAATATTAGATATGTTAAATTTCATTATTTTTAATATTAATTCTAAATTATTTCCTAATATATATATTTTCTCAGTTCCCGTTAAATTTAGTTTTCCATCATCAATAAAACATCCTTTAAATCCTCTTTTATTAGCTATTATGATTTTTCGTTTATTCATATCTGGATGTGCGTCAGATGCTTTTTTTACTATTATACCTTCATTTAATGTATAAGTATCAACTGCCCACATATCTTCTACTTTATAGTTTAATGGAATTTTTGTTTTAGTTCCTGTTGATTTTACAGTTTTGGTTTTATATTCCAATTTACAATTTTTTTTTTCAATAAAATTAATAAGTTTGTCAAAAATATTATGAAATGCTAATGGTATTGAATACAATGGATTTAAATATTCATTTGAATTAGTTATTAATTTTTTTCTTTTAATTTCACTAATTATTTCTGTTTTATTTTTATTTATATTTTTATTATTTTGTAATATATATAATGATATTGGAATATCTGCATTAATCATTCCCTTTGATTGTGAATCATCCCACAATTTCATCCAAACAATATGTTTTTCTAACATATCATTATGTAATGAATGTGATTTTTTTAACCAACTTAATGGATTTATAAAAACTAAATATCCATTTGGTTTCAACCATTCTTTAAATGATTTCTCAATAAATTTAGTCCAAATAGTTTCATTTTTCTCTCCAAGTTGTTTTCCCGTATGAGAACGAATACCTCCTTTATTATATGGCGGATTACCTAGAATAACATCAAAACGTTTAAATGGTATATTCCATTCTTTTACTATGTTTAATTCTAATGTATCACCTTCATATAGTTTCATACTGTATTCATTATTTAGATTAAATATTTGTTTTGTAATAAATACATTCTTTTTATTTAATTCACTCATATATAACATATTTTCAATTATATGTTTTTTTCTTTGTAAATCATCTGATATTTGGTCTTTTAATCCAATCATAAGACGCATATATACTGCTACTGGAAAATTAGACATCCCTGTTGCTGGATCAAACCATTTAAAATTTAATTCATTAAAAATACTTTTATTATGTAATTTTATATAATGTTTATCTAAATTGTCTAACATTTCATTTACTAAATTCATTGGTGTAAATACTTCACCATTTTCTTGTTTTTCTTTTTGTTTTGGTTTTAAACACTCATTTATTAATTTTAATAATTCTGTCGGTCTATCAATCAAACTCTGTATATTCATCTTAAAATTAACTGAGATATTAAATGTTGAAGAATTCTTTTCAAAATTATTTTCTATAATATCTTTAATTATATTTATTAAACCTTTTTTATCCCACCATATTTGGCACTGGTCATCAAATATTTCTAATAATTCTTTGTTATTTTTAATATCATTTAACATCTTAACAAAATCTTTTTTTTCATTATGAATTGTTAAAATACAAGTTAATGGTATTACAAAAGGTAATACATCTTTTTGAAATAATATTTGTTTTTCTTCTTCATCTTCTTCAGATAATAATCCATTTGGTATTCTTTCTTGTCCTTTTGGTAAAACTTGTAATTCGTCGTCATCTTCTTTAAATTCAACAGTTGCTTTAACTTTTTTTTCATTTATTGAATTTGAAAAATATTCATTAATTTTTCTTTGTGTTGGATTATCAAATTCTATAATTTCATTTTTTAAATGTTCTAATGCTTTCATAAAATGATTAATTGGATCGCTTTTCCAAATATCCATTAATTTTTTTACTATTTCATCACAATCAATATTTCTATTTTTCATCATATCAATATCAATATTTATTAAATGATTTTCAATAAGATATTTAATTTTATCTTCAACACTATTGCTATTTTTATAAATGGTATAATTTATACAAGTATTAAGAACACGACTTATATTCAAATCTACTACAATACCCATTTTTTTATCATTATTAATTCCTTCTGTCATACAGCGATACATTTGTTGTAAAACTTTATCACTTGACAATGAATTATTTAAAAGTAATACAACATCACAACTATTTAATGTAATTCCTAATGTAAGCATACTACCTGCAAGTAATATTAAACCTCTTTTTCCTTTACTTCGTGCTTCAATTTCATATTTATTAATTTCTTCTTTGACATCTTTTGCTAATTTTTTATTTTTACGATTAATACATAATACTTCATAATATTTCAAAATATCATCTTCTAACATTAATTTTGTTAAGCACAATGATATTTCATTAATGTTAGAAGATGGTAAAAACCAAATTTGAGTAAATGGATTTCGTGACTCATTTTCAGAACATAATTTATATATTCTTCTAAATATCGTTTTATCTCCATCACTTTCATTTGAACTGGATATATATCTTAAAATTGTTTTAACTTCATTATGAAATGAAAATTGAGTTTTATTTTTGTTTAATCCAAATAAAGTATCAAAACAGAAACCCATTTTATTTTCATTACTACTTATTCGTTCTTTAATTATTTCATATCTTTGTTCATCAAACATATTTGTTATTAAATGTAAATTTGGCATATTTTTATAAGATTTGAATATATCATTATAGGTCAATCCTAAACTATTTAGTTTATTTATTGTAGTTTTAACATATACACCATGTTTTTCAACTAACTTATTTATATTAGTTTCATCTAATAATATACTTTTACAAATTTGCTCATCTTCTATGTCCCAAAACATTTGGCAATCTGATATAATATCCCATTCTTTTAATGGTTTATTATATGTTGCAGTAAGAAATATTTTAATTGTATTTTTTGATGAATATGAATTTATAATTGATTTTGATAAATCAGTACATCCTTGAAAATGACTTTCATCAAATATAATTAAGTCTAATTTTAAATTTTTAATAATTTGTATTGTTCGTCCTTCTATATACTCTTCTAATAGTTGTTTAGACATAACAAATATATTATTTTTATCTAATACAATTGAACTAATTTCTTTTGAACCTTCAATATTATGGATTTTAAATGGTGTAAAATCTCTAAATTTATTAAATAAGTCATCAGTAAATTGAGGTGCTGTTTCTGTTGGTGCTGGTGTAATAATAAGAACATTTAATTTTTGTTTAATTTCATATTGTTTGATTATTATACCACCTGACATATAAGTTTTACCACTTCTACATTTGCAAAACCAACCAAATGTTTTATTACCTTCTTCAATTAATGATGATGTCTTAGATGTAATTAAATCTTGATGAAATCTTAACTTTAAAATTTCTTTTTTTCCTAAAAATAATTCATCATAGTTAATTTTTTCATTTAATGATTTGTGTTTAATAATTTCTGCTTTGAATTTCAAAAAGTTTTTATTCAAATCTGTTTTATCAATAATTTTATCTTCAGTCATATAATCAGTTATATAATTACTTGATTTATTAGCATTTAATACTTTTTCCAAAACTAATTTTTTATCTGGAACAAGTAAATATATTTCAAAATCTTTATAGATATGTTTATTTTTATTTATCATTGCTATAATATTTTGTATATCATAATAATCAACTGATTTCTGTTTTTTGATATCTTGTTGTGTTTTTGGATATTTTGAACTAATAAAAATATATTTATTATGTAATCTATCATACATAGTAATATCAGATTTACCACTTGAATTACCACTGAAAACTTTTTCATTTAGATATTCATTAAAACTGTCTAATTTCTTTAATTTACCATTATTAACATTACCTAATAAATGAGAAAACTGTGAATTAGAAAATATTTCACAAAAACCAAATTTTATAACAATATCTCCAATTCTTTCAAAAATATTTCCTTTATTTCCTTGTGTTTCACACATATCCAATATTTCATCAATATTATTATATTTAATAAAATTGTTAATGAAAATATTAATAGTCATTTTAGTAAAGTCCATGTTGGTAGTTATTATATTATGATACCATTATGTCTATAATTCCTAAATATATTTATATCAATTTTTTCTAATTATTTTTATATATAATATTATATGATAACGCAACATACAGAAGATAAACAAAAAGATATAAAATGTAAAACAAGAAAAACAAGAAAAAGAAAAAAATTAAAAATCCTGACTATATGTGCGTATATGGATGTATAAATGATGATACTAAAGAAAAAACAATTACATGTAAAATAGATAGTATTATATACAATATATAAACATTTATTCATTTTTTTATATGTTGTTATATAATATATCTATGTTTAGAACAAATAATGCTCAAATGGCAGATAATGTTTTTGCTGCAAAAGGTAAAAAAAGATATGAAGACAGTCTAAAAAAAGGTTCTAAAATTATTAGAAAAACATATAAAGAACAATATGATACACAAAGTATTTCTGAATATTCAGATGATGATGAATATACATTTGATGATAATAAAAGTAATGACAGTTATAATGGTATATCACAAACAAATCATATGTCTGTTATTGAAAAAATGGATAACATAACTAATAACAGAAAATATGAAAGAAATAAATACACTGAAAAAAATACGTGGATAAATCAACTAGAACCAATGAAATTTGGTAATAATGGAGATATTGTATCACAGAACAACATTAATGGTAGCAATGATATGGTAAATCGTGTAGAAATTGAACGACAAATGGAAATGAATGGTGGTTATTCAATGTATGATAAAAATGATGATGGTGCATATGGTGTTATTAATCCTGAGTCACAAGATTTTATTCATCAAAATATGGAACCATTTTTTAAAAAAGGTCCTGATCCAATTAATGAAGATAAACGAAATATGGTAAATGAAATGAAATTAAATTCATATACAGGTTCTGATAAAGACCCTAGATGGAAACCAAAAATAGAGAGAGCACCTTTGTTTAGTCCATTGGTAAATGCGAAAGATATTTATGGAGATCCTGTTAGAACAGATGAGTACGAATCAAGGGTTTTTCCAGGAAGAGAAAAGAGAAATGAACTACCGTTTCAACAAACAAAAATAACCCCTGGTTTAAACATTGGTTATAATACAATTGGAAAACAAGGTTTTCAAGAAATGTACAGAGCAGTTCCTAAAGCTGCATATACTGACCAACTAAGAACAGTCAATAATCCTAAAGTATCGTATGGTTCATATGTAGGTGTCGCACATAAAGGAAACAACGGAGCAATAATGGGTTCTATACGACATAAAAAACCACAAACATACGGTGAAAGAGGTAGAAAAGATTTGGTAAGGTCAAGAGCAATAACAACCGCACCTACTATTTATGGTGAAATTGATCCAAAAGATATAGCAACTGTTAATAGAGGTGTTGATGAAACATTAATGGTTGGTCCTGCACAACATTACACAGAAGGAAATACACCACAAGAATTCAGAGGTAATTATAGAGAAAGTACCAAACAAACAGTCCTTAATGATTTACCTCGCAATGTATTAGGTGTTAGTTCTGTTAAAGGACAAGGACATAATAATCAAGCATATGTACCTGATTCTACACAAAGAGATATATATGGTGATAAAAATATGTTGGGGCACGCACATAATGGAGGTGTTACCAATAAATCATATGCGATAGATTATGATGATATTCCTGATATTTTGAAACGAAATGTCCACGATAAGTTTGATAGAGCAGGTAATGTTAAAGGAAATAAAGAACAACAAGTTAATCTAAATTATGATGATATTCCAGATGTTACTAAAAGAGAACTAACAACTACATCTAATAATGGATTTATTAAAGGTAATAAAGAACAATACGTAAATTTAAATTATAATGATATTCCTGATATTACTAAACGAGAAACAACATCTACATCTAATAATGGATTTTTAAAAGGAAATAAGGAGCAACAAGTAAATCTAAATTATAATGATGTTCCAGATATTACTAAACGAGAAATGACATCTAAATCAAATAACGGATTTTTAAAAGGAAATAAAGAACAACAAGTAAATCTTAATTATAATGACATTCCAGATATTACTAAAAGAGAAATGACTTCAAAATCAAATAATGGTTTTATAAAAGGAAATAAAGAATCTAAAATTGTTATCAACTGGAATGACATTCCTGATATTACTAAAAGAGAAACCACATCTAGTAATGTAATTGGAACTTTTAAAGGAAATAAAGAATCACAAATTGTTATTAATTGGGATGACATTCCTGAAATAACTAAAAGAGAAATAACATCTAAAGAAAAATTAGGAAATATTAAAGGAAATAAAGAACAATATATTGTTATTAATTGGGATGATATTCCTGAAGTAACAAAACGAGAAATACATAATATTGAAAAGAAAGGTACTGCTAAATCTATTGTATCACAACAAGGTTCTAGACAACAATATATGAGTATGTTATTTAATGGTGCTAAAGAAGCATTAAATCAAGGAAGAGCACCTACAAAAATTGGAATGAATAAAGGTTGGACAATTGATCATACAGCATTTTTTGTTAAAGAACCATTAGAATATACATGGAGACCATCTACTAATTCAAGTTTGTTAATAACAAATGATAGAGTTAATTTCTCTCAAAAAGAACCTAGAAATGTTAATGTATGGGAAAATGATAGAATTGATAGTTATTCAGAAGAAAATTTAGAAAACAATCCATATGTAAATAATTTAGTTCATAAAGCAAAAACATAAAATTTTACTAATAATTTTTATCTATATATTCAATAACATCATTATTTTTAACAATTTCTTGATAATTTTTTAACAAATACTTGTAAATAAAAACATATGTTTCTTTTATTTTCATAAATCCTTGATTACCTAATATAATTATAATAACACCTGATTCAAATACAAATATTGTTATTTTTTTTCCATCTTCAATAAGTTTAATATTAACACCAGCGTGTCTTGTTGAATCATATATCGCATCATAACCATCTGTTTTCATAAGCACAGGTAATTTATATCTGTCAATTCTAAATGGAACAGTAAATTTACAATTAATCATATCTATATGAAAATCATATAATTTGTCTATAGTAAGCATATCTTCACAGTATTTTATCTTTTTAATTTTCTTATTTTTTGTTATAACATAATTATCAGTATTACATTCTTGATATAATATATATATTGCTTCTATCATATGATCTACTGTTAAACAACCTGTAAAATGTAAAGAACCGCACGTAAATATTTTTACAGATACCGGTTTATCTAAATGTTTTCCTTTAACTTTAATTGCTGTTGTCACTTGGTTTAAAAATTGTGTGTTTTTTGTTGTTTTAATTTTCTTTTCGTGTCCCTTTACAGAACATATACCACTTTCTTTTCTTGGTATATATTTATAAATGTTTATTGGATAAAATGTTGTTTTAACTTTTGCTTCTAATGTCATTGTTGAAACAGAAATATCTTCTGGTAAAACATCATCTGTTAAATTCAGTTCTTTGTATATCTTAGTTTTTAATTCACTTATAGACATTTATTAAATTTATAATATATAGATATATATAACATAATATATAATTTAATCAATTTTTTATGTATAGCATATAATTTAATGAATTTTTAATTACTATATAATATATATGGTTCGTAAAATATTATCAATTGATGTTGGAATTGTAAATTTAGCATATTGTGTTTTAGAAATAAATGATGATAATAAATTTAAAATTAATTATTGGGACATTATTAATATTTCATCAAAAAAAGAAACTTGTAATTTTTCGAAAAAAGGTTCTGTATGTAATAGTGTAGCAACAAAAACATATAATGGTAAATATTATTGTACTCCACATTCCAAAAAAATAGAAGTTGATATCAGAAATATTAATATAGAATGGATAAAATCAGATAAAACATTATGTACTTATGAAAATTGTAAAAACAAAGAATGTTTTAAAACAGAATTAATTGAAGGACATTTTTGTCAGAAACATTGTAAAACTATGATTATTAAAAATAATTACAGATGTAAGAAATGTAATGAATTATCTATCAAAGGTATTTATCAAGAAAATGTTTTTATAACTGGTTGGTGTAAAGAACATATAAATGATTGTGATAAACATATTAAAAGTAAATTTAAAAAGGTTACAAATAATATTTCACCACAAGATATGTGTCATAATCTTATTAAAAAATTAGATGAAAAAAAAGAATTATTAAATGTTAATGAAATATTTATTGAAAATCAACCAACATTTAAAAATCCTATTATGAAATCAATTGCAGTAATGATACATACATATTTTGTTATGAAAACAAATAATGTTTTAATAAACTATTGTTCTCCATCTAATAAAATAAAAATGGGAGGACAAAATGTTGTAGATAAAATCAAAGAAGTTAAAGATGATAGAGAAACATATGTATTAACAAAAGAAACTAGTAAAAAAATATGTAGAGAACTAATTAAAGATGAACCTGATTATGTTGAACTATTTGATAAACATAAAAAGCAAGATGATATGGCAGATTCTTTTTTACAGGGACTTATAATGGGTTTTAAGTCAGTTATACCACAATATTATGTAGATATTATTAAAGGTGCTGAACTGTAAATTTAAGTAACAATAATTTTAACATTTGCTAGTAAATTTTCATTAACATATATAAAGTTTTGTCTAAATTGTTCTATAGTAAGTTTTCCTCCTTTAGAAATTAATGTTTCTCTCGCCTTTGCTAAAATAACAGGATCATCATTTCCTGTAAGTTTATGTTTTAAATTTAATGTTAAAGCATTTCTTGAACCATATTTATAATCTTTCATCATTTTTAAATTATGTTTCAATGCACAATTAAAACTACAGAAATTACCAATAACATAATATATATCATTTACATAATAATTAACAATGTGTGCAGGAGGACATTTAAATAATTCATCACACCACCAACATTTAATATTATTCATTATTTTATTGTTATTTTCTTGAGTAATATTGTATTCTAAAACATTTGTAGTTTTAACTGACTTTAGATTTTTAATAATAGCATCTTTTTTTTTAATTTCATTTAATAGAACAGTAATATTTTTATCAGTATGTGGAATATTCTTATCAGAATTAACAGGTACAATTTTTTCTACAACTTCTACTTCTTCTTCTTCATTGTCTGTTAATGGAAAACATATAATAATAATATCTTCTGTTTCTACATCATTTTTATAAATAGAATCATCATTTTTATCAGGTCTGTCAATGATTATATGTGTTTTAATTTTACGAGGACGCCCTCTTCCCCTTTTATTATTATCAATATTACTCATTTAATTCTATCTATATTATGTTTTTAGAATTATAATCATATAAAAATTACACATAAAAATTTTTTGCAGTATTATATCCGTGTTCAAACATCTCTATAATATCTTCTGATTTATTACATCTTACTACAATAACATCTTTATCATACATAATTTCTTTTTGAACAACACCTTCAAATATACATTTGATAAGATTAATTAGATATTCATCTATAGATTTTATATTGTCTATATATTTTACTTCTTCTGTTACATAAACACCTATTATTTTATTTTTGTTTTCAAATATAGATATAGGAAAGTTATCTAGACATGCTCCATCTACAAACATTTTACCTTCAAACATAAATGGTGTCATAACAATAGGTATTGATATACTTATTCTGATAGCTTCTAATACTTTCATATCAGGATAATTTTCATAATTAAAATAATATACTTTCTTGTCATTAATACAAGAACCTGTAACTATTAGTGATTTATTTGTTTTGATAAACAATTCTTTGAAAGTTATATTTTCATCTATTTGTTTAGCATTCATTAATTTTTTTAATACAATAATTATTCGATTACCATCATCTAATCCATATTTCGAAAATATATTGGTGATATTTATTTTCTTTGTATTGTTCATATCTATTATTTTCATAAAATCAAACAATTCTAAAAAAGTATAACCAATCATATATAAAAAACCAACTATCGAACCTGCAGATGTTGCTGAAATTATTTTAATATCTTTTAACATATTATTTTCTTCTAAATATTGTAAAGCACCTATTTGTGCAACACCTTTAATTGCTCCACCACTTAAAACAAGAATACTTTTAATATTATCTGTTTTTTTATTTAATAATATGTTTATTTCATCTGTTATTATATCATTTATGTCATTCATTTAATTAATATTGTTAGAAAAAATGTATTTTTTTAAACTATTGTTAGAAAAAATGTATTTTTTTAAACTAATGTATTTTTTTAAACTATTGTTAGAAAAAATGTATTTTTTTAAACTATTGTTAGAAAAAAATAACATTTTTAAAACTATTTATATATTAAATATGTCATATGAAAAATTAAGTATTGATTCATTAGTTTCTGGAAACAGTAGTGGTAGTTCATCTAAAGGATTATGTATAGAAAATTTATCTGTTAATGCTTTAAATAAAGCTGAACCAAAAATAAGTTTTACATCAAATATACTTGTTGATAGAATTAAACAAAGAAGAAAAGAAAAAAATAATTGTTATAAACAAATGTTAAAATATTGTTATGATAGAATTAATGAAGCAGATAAAGACCAATGTACTGATTTATTTTTTACTGTTGTAGATGATGTACCTGAATGTAAAGAATATGTACCCAAAGAATGTATAAATTATATATCAAATATTTTGAGGGATGATGATTTTGATACTGTTATTATATCTAATACAACCATATTTATTACGTGGATAAACATTGAAAAGAATAAAAATAAAGAAAAATTCTAATTTAACAAACGAAAAAGTTCTGTAATATTACTATACGATATGTGAAAACCAAAGAAATAAAGCATTATTTTAATTAATTCTTTTTCCACAAACATTGAACCAATGTTTTCAATAAAATATTTGTAAAACATATTATCTTCAGTATTACAAGTTAAATTAGACAATGTTTTTGTAGCCAAAGGAGATTCAAACAAATTTTGATATCCGTGATCTACTAATTTATTTCCTAAATAGAAATTAAGAATTTGTCTATTTATCTTTTTAAAATTGTCTTTTACATCTTTTTCTAATTCAATTAAATGTCCATCTTTATTTTCATTTTTATTTTCATCTATATCAAAACCATTTAATATCAATAATGTACATAGAGGTATATCTACAAAAACGTCTGTTGATACATATACTATACGAGTTTGTAAATCATCAGATATATGAATTCTAGCTATATCTGATGATCTAATACAATCAAATAGTTGACGTTTCCATATTCTACGATATATATAAATATCTTCTAATGTATTCAAATAACGAACCATTTTTAATAAACCTTTTTTTTCTAATAAGTCCATTAAGTTTTCAGATTCAAAAATTATCTTCATATTAGTTTGTTAGATTGTTAGTTTGTTTGAGTTCCTTAATATCTTTTATTTTGTTATAAAATTATGTTCTATTATACATACATATATATATTTCAATTTTTCATCAATAAGTCTAATATGATAATAACCAAAAAACCAATTAAACATATTGCTAATATTTCTTTATACTGAAAAATATCAAACTTTTTCTTTTTATGTGTTTTAACTAATTCAGACACTTTATGCTTACAATCTTTACATTTCCTAATATGTCCTAACAGACTTTCTCCACTTTCTAAACTTTCAATAGATTCAACACTATGTAAATCAAAGTCTATACATTTTTTATTTGGATTATCAGAACTTCTCTTATCACTGTATTTAGATTTTGTTTTTATGATTTTGTCTAATTCATTTGTGTTATATGATATAGATGTTAATGATGATAATGAAGAATTATCTGTAGAAAATTTGTCTAAAGACTTTTTGTCTAAAGACTTTTTGTCTAAAGACTTTTTGTCTAAAGACTTTTTGTCTAAAGACTTTTCTTCTAAAAACTTATCTACAGGCATATATATATCGCTCATTTGTTTAACATCTTGTTTAACATTATGTTGAACAGTAGGTTGAACAGTTGTTTCATATTCTCCTTGTGCTGAAAAAAAACCATTATTTTCTGATTTTTTTTGTAAATATTTAAATGCTTGTATTTCTTTATCATATGTTTTTATTTTTTTTTTATTATCATTTACCTTTCTTGCTTTACTTGCTAAATCTTCTGAAGAATATGATACATTATCGGTACTAAACGGGTTCATCAATATATTATATAACTAAAAATAAATGATAATAAAAAAACGACAAAAGAAAAAATAATATAATACTATTATAAATGTATCTAACAATAATACACATAGGTAAATGTGGTGGAAGTGTAGTATCTGAAACATTAAAAAAAAATAATATTAAATTCAATAATATACATATCAGGCACGTAAAATTTAAAGAAAATCGTAAGTATGTAATTATGTTAAGAAATCCTATATCAAGATTTATATCAGCATTCAACTGGCGATATAAATTAGTTTTATTAGATAGAATACAACAATTTAAATTTTTAAATGAAAAAGATATTCTTAAAAAATATAATAATGTTAATAATTTAGCAGAAAACATAGAGAAATATGATGATGAGTTAGAATACATACATCATATTTACGAAGACATTAATTATTATTTGAGTGATTTTATTAGAGAATGTAAGAGTGAAAATATATTAGGTGTTATTACACAAGAAAATTTAAAAGAAGATTTCAAAAAAATTTTTGGATTTGATTTAGATGAAAATGTTGAATCTAGAAAAAATGATGCATCTTTAAGTAAATATATATCTGATGTTGGATATAAATTACTCAAAGAATATTTATGGAGAGATTATAAATGTATAAAAAAATTATATAAAATGGGATATCTAACTAAAAAACAATATAAGGTACTGTCGACATAATGACTTATTTTAGTCAAAAGATAAACAACGTCGCGGGGATAAATCTGGGTTTGCGTTCTTCTTATATCCTTTCTGTGTTGGTGGTGTCTCGAAACACAGGGATTGTACAGGAGAATCAAACGACAAAGCGGGTTTCTTAGGAGTACTAGACAATGTGCACTTTTCAAGAGATAAAACAGACGCAGTAGCCAAAGACTCTGACTGTTCTTGAATGTATAACTTAAGGGCTGCAACCTTCTGTTCATACGCTTCCATCTTATCATCCATTGTGAAAAATCTGTTGGACTCATAGATTTTCAACAATTCAAACGATTCAACAACAAGTGCACCATCAATTACCACTGATTTAACCTCCTTATCAACAAAAATGATGTCGAAAGAAATGGTCTTATCAGTAGACTGATAAGTCACGCTTGAAAGTTGATATCCCATCTTGCTTCCTTCAGGATACTGACCTTCTTTTAACTTGAAGGTTCTTCCGTCGACAGTGATAGAAACAGGTAACGCTGGGTACTTCTTCAAACGACCTTGTTTGATATAGGCCACAAAATCGTAGTCATTAAAATGGATGTCTGGGCAATATTTGTTAACCGCTGCAGAACCCGATAAAACCAAGTTCAGATACAGAAATATCTGTTGAATCACAATAACAATCATCTTAAATTGTTTTTTTATAAAAGTCTATTAATGAACACACTATACATATAAAAAATTCAATTTTTTTTGATTGTGTTGATATATATAAATCTTTATTATATTAAAAATATATAATGTCTTCTAAAAAATTTGATCCAATTTCGACCGATATGTTAGTAGGTATGGGTGCGAACAGTGAAAAAATATTACCTTCAGAAAAACGAGTGGACTATAAGAAGGGAGATTATAATGACGACGATGATTTTGAAGTTAATAAATTAGATGTTGATATGAAAGATAATATTTTTCGTAAAAATGATAATACAGAAAAAGAACACGAAGCAGATAAATACACTAATGATAAAACATATAGTGATAAATATGAAAAAACAGAAAAAGAAAGTAAAATGGATGAGAAACTGTTAAAGAGAGATATGTTAAGAAAGTTAGCAGAATTAAAATCATACGGTGTTAAAATTTCTGAGAATTATAGTATGTCTTCAAATCTTGATGATATGCAAAATGAATACCAATTACATTATGACTTACGTTCTAAACAAACATCTGTTCAAATTATGAGTCATCTTTTAGTAGGTGTTTTAAAAGCATCTGAAGTTGTTAATGATAATTACAATCCATTTGATATTAAACTAGAAGGTTTATCCAATGTTGTTCAATCAGATATTCAATCATACTATGTTGTTTTAGGTGATATTTATGAGAAATATAACAAACCAGGAAAACCATCTGCACCTGAACTACGACTATTATTACTTATTTGTGGAACAATTATGAGTATGCAACTGAATAGGGCAACTGGTATAGGAAATCTATCAGATAAAATCAAGAAAGATGATACTGTATTAGAAGAATTAAGAAAGAAAGCAAAGAATGAAACATTTATGAAAGAAGAACACGAAAAAGTTTCTAAAAAGTTAAGTGATGTAAAGAATATTAAAGATAAAGAACAAGAATTAAATACTGTAAATGAATTACAAAAAGATAATGTAGCAAAAACATTTAAAAACAAACTTATTATGAGTTCTGAACAACCTAAACACGATAATGACAACGATAGTGATAGTGACAGTTATCTAGATAATAAAAATATAGATAAACAAAAAATATATGAAAATGAACAAAAACATTTAGAACAGGTTAGACTTTTAGCACAAAAAAAATCAGACAAATATAGACAAGAATTGAAAAAAAATAATGTTAAACCAGATTTAACTAAACAAAACAAATTATTAGATGATATTCTGAATAGTGATAATGTTTCTGAAAAATCTAATAAATCTGATAAATCTAATAAATCTGATAAATCTTATCGAACGAATTCTTCTGACAAATCAAGTAAGTCTAGAGCATCATTTCATCCTGATATTCAAAACATTTTAAAGAAAACAAAATCAAATGATATAAAATATGATAAAAATATTACTGATATTTTATCAAATGATAGTAATAAAGGTAAAAATACAGATTTAATTGATTTTGGTAAATTATCTATTGGTAGTGCTTCTAAAGGTAAAAAACCATTGATAAATTTTGGTAAAAATAAAAACTGATTTTTATTTAACTTGTAAAAGTAAAAATAAAAACTGATTTTTATTTAATATAATTATTCTTTATTATTCTATATAAACAAAATGAATATTCCATTAGATGTTCTAAAAATAGTGTCATCGTATCTTGTAGAACCAAAAATGATATTGGTGGATTGTTTAGAAACTAATTTCTTAAAATTTAATTGGTATAGAATGTCAAAAAATCCAAATGCTATTAATTTATTAGAACAAAATATGAATAAAATTAATTGGCTTCATTTGTCAAAAAATTTAAATGCTATTCATTTATTAGAACAAAATATAGATAAAATTAATTGGTCTGAATTATCAGGTAATCCAAATGCTATTCATTTATTAGAAAAAAATATGGATAAAATCGATTGGTTTGAATTATCAGGTAATCCAAATGCTATTCATTTATTAGAACAAAATATGAATGAGATTAATTGGTATAGTTTATCAAGAAATCCAAATGCTATTCATATATTAGAACAAAATATGGATAAAATTATTTGGTGGCAATTGTCAAAAAATCCAAATGCTATTCATTTATTAGAAAATAATATAGATAAAATTTATTGGGATTTTTTATCAGTAAATCCAAATGCTATTCATTTATTAGAAAAAAATATGGATAAGATTGATTGGAATGAATTATCAAGAAATCCAAATGCTATTCATTTATTGGAACAAAATATGAACAAGATTAATTGGTGGAAATTATCAGAAAATCCAAATGCTATTCATTTATTAGAAAATAATATGGATAAAATTGATTGGGATGAATTATCAGAAAATCCATGTATATTTGAGGTTAATATAAAACAATTAAAAATAAATATTACAGAAAAAGCAAAATTTATTGATAATATAATATTTTTAGGTGTGTAAATTATTAACAAATTTATCGACAGATTTATCTAAATTCATATTTTTTAATTTATCTTCTAAATTATCATCATCGTCGTTTTTTATATCAATAAAACCATTATTGATACTTGTATATTTATCATTAAATTCTATAACATCAGTGTTATCTAGAAATACTACACTATCGTCAGATACATCATTGTGTGCAAATATTTTGTCATATCTAACAATATTATCATTTTTCTTTTTTTTTTCAAACATACTATTAAATTTATCATTATTAAATTCTGTTTTAAATAATTTGTCAGGTAGTAATTCTGTATAATCATCTTTACGTGACAATTCATAACTTTCTAATATCTGTTCATATTCATTTAATGTTAATGGTTCTGATTTAATTGTTTCAAATACTGGTTTAACTTTTTGTTCTTCTTTACTTTGTAAATTAACAAATTCTTCAAATTCTTTTTTATGAACTAAATAGTCTTTTATCTCTGTATTTTGTTCCATATCATATTCTTTTTTTAAAATAATATCTGTTAAAATATCACCTGCTTCTCTAACTTTTTTGTATTTAGAAAGAGCATCTTTTTTATCGATTGATGACAAATGTTTTAATTTATCAGGGTGTAGATTTTTAAGTTTATCTTGATATGCTCTTTTAATTTCAATAGTAGTTGCTGATTTTGAAACACCTAATATTTTGTAATAATCATTCTTTTTAACTGGTTTCATTTTTTCAATTAAATCGTTCATTATTATTATTAATTATTTATATTTTATTTATATTATAATGAACGCTAAAGATAAAGTTGATGCTATAATGATATTACATGCTTTAGGTGATACAATTGGTTTTAAAAACGGAGATTGGGAATTTAATTATGGTAATAATATAGATATAAATACATTAGAATATGTTAATGAACTAATATATGAATTTATAGATTTAGGTGGTGTTAATGGTATTAATTTAAAAAAATGGAAAGTATCAGACGATACTATTTTACATATTGCTGTAACAAAAGCATTATTAGAATATAATGGTAAAATAGATGAAACATTAATTAATGTCATAAAAAAGAATATGAAAAAAGAAGTAAAAACAATGTTAAGTGAAAAATTTAATAGATATATTGGATTGGTTACAGAAAAATCAGTAACTAATTTCACAGACAATTTTGATGCAAGAAAAGAAGAATATAATATTTATGCTGGTGGTAATGGTGCAGCAATGAGAAATTTGTCGATAGGTATATATTTTTATGATGATGAAGATAAAATGACAGAATTAAGTATGTTAAGTTCAATGATAACACATAATAATCCTATTGGTTATCTTTCAGGTTATACATCATCATTGTTTATTTATTTAGCAATGAATAATGTACCTATTAAAGAATGGCCATATTTGTTGATTGATAAATTGAAATCAAAAAAAATAAAGTCATATACTAAAAATTTATATGAAAATAATGAAGAACAAATGTATTCACATTATGAATATATTAGATATTGGCAAAAATATATAGATACAAAATTTGATGATAATAAAGAACCTATTAGAAATAAAGCATTTTCTAATCCGATGCACAGAATAAGATATTTTAATGATAATTTTCATAAAATAGATGAAATTTCATATCAAAATGGTTTGGGACAAATAGGTTCAAGCGGATATCTATGTATGATAATGGCATTTGATGCAGTGTTAGATTGTGATGGAAAATGGGAAAAATTAATTGTGTATTCAATGTTACACAGTGGTGATTCAGATACAATTGGTTCTATTGCTGGTGGTATATATGGTTCTGTATATGGTTTTGGTGATGTTCCTAAACATATGTTAAAATATATTGAAAGAAAAGAAGAAATATATGAATTATCCAAAAAAATCAGTAAAATTAAGAACTTTTAGATTGAATGGTTTTACTAATAGCATCAACTTCTCTACTTCCTTCATATTGTTCATCATTTATTAAAATAACAGGAAAAGCATTAAATTTATCTGCCTTTTTATCTTTCCCGTGTTGAAATGTTAATATCTCAACATTGTTATCATTTTTAAATATATCTTTTATTTCATCTAATTTTGTTTTACCATTACTTTGTTTATTTTTTACAATGTCTTCACAATGAGGACAATTTAACATATGATATATTTCTAATACAACTTTCTTCTTGTCACTAATAGCTAATGGTTTAACTGATGGTTTAGGTTTAACTATATTATGACAATTTTTCCAATAATGATATAATAATAATAAAATTAAAAAACCAACTATAATAACAATTAATAAACTTTTATTTTCTGATGAAGACATTTTTATAATATAAGTTTATTTTTTTTTTAATAATATAGTTTTTAATATTTTTTTTCTATAATAACAATATATTAGATGGCAACTGATAGTTTTACTGGAAAGTTGAGTTTCTTCAATTATTTCTTTGGAGGACACCATGGAGGTTTCCGTCTGGTCAACAGTATGTATGATGGAACTGACTATGTAAACAAAACATCTAATGTTTGTTCTGCTCTTGCACTTATGGATGTTGCTAATTACAAACCCTGTCAGAAATCAATGAGTGTGAGTATGATGCCTGGAGATGTTCATTTTTGCTTCACTGACTTGCTTATCCAAACTGCTCAATTTCACCGCAATATTGATCAACCACAACAGAAAGATAAACGATTAAATGTTGTTTCTACACGAGACAATGTTGTTAGTAAAATTAAGGAAGTTCTGTTTAGTGGCGCACTTAATTTGTTTGAACGATTTAATGCAGATAAGACAGGTGAATTAGTTAAACAGGTAATTATGCCTATTCGTGCACAATTAGATGCTCAATATCAACGATCATTTGATAACGCACTACAACAAGCAATCAATGCATGTGCCAGAAAACATGCCAGTATGTCACCAGATCCACTTGATTCTATGATGGATTCTACAACAAAAGTAGAATTCAATAGACTGTTTTTGGATACTTTTAGTGAAACTCTGTTCCGTAACCTTAAGGATCTTACACAAACTGTTTCTCATACTTATGTTAGTTCTGGAAACGAAGCAGAACAACTTGTACGAAATGTCTATGGAAACTGGGCAAGTTTAAATGCTGATGAAAAGAAATTTTATTGGTCAAATATTGGTCTGTTCTATCTTAATGATAGATCTGCAGACCTTTTTGGATTGTCTAATGCTGAAAGTAATCAACGTAATTTTAACAATACTTTATGGCAACGTATGTCTTGTGAACAGTTAGATTCTGGTCTGTTAAATAAATATGCTGGTTCTCTTAATCAATTCAACGGAACTAATCTACGTCTTAACCTTATGAAATCTACTAATGATAATGTTCTTTTTGCTGAAAACCTTCCATCTATTCCTCGAGGAACACGTTTATGGTATACTACTGACAATGGTACATTAAATAGTACTAGTGGTAAATCACTTCTTGAAATCTACAATGATGTCTATTATGGTTCTATGTCTGCACCATCTAATCCTGATAAAACAGATTTACACGAATGTCTTGATATGTCTAAATATATGGAATCATTAATCAAAGGATGTTCTCAACCTGATCAACAAATGAATGGTCTTAATATTCCTACAAATGTAGATGGAACATTAGATGACTATGATTTCTTAAATTATGCAAATGATGTAGTATATGGATATTCATGGAAATATGACACTAATAAACAACAATTCTTTCGTCTTAACGGAAATCAACGTATTTATTATGACCAAGCAATTAAAAATGCTTCAAATACTTGCTATGCTACATATTTGGGTGGAGACCGTGGTAGCAATGCTACTGGATGCAAGCGTGTTGTTGATTGTATTTTGACATCTGATGGTGATTCATTGGGTAGATGTATGGATGTTATCAAAGACACTTCTCTGTGGAATGTTGCTTCTAATGATATTAAGAGTGTTGATCCTGAAAAAATTAGAAAAATCCTTCGTAAATTCAATGTTCGTGCATATAATATTGTTGCTGATAATGGTGACAATATTAAACAACCACAAACTTATAACGAATGGTTATCATCACTTCCTGCAGACAAAAAACAATTATACAGTAATAACAAACCTATGTTATCATACCTGAGAGGTTTAATTGAAATCTGCCGAGGAAATCCTGTTGTATTAAACAGTGGACTTAGAGGTTCTAGTATTGCAGGATTTGAATCAACACCTTCAATTGTTAAAAATCTTGGTTTGAAACGCGGACTTAAATATGGTGCCAATGACAATAAACAAAAATTTGCTATTCTGGCACAACAATTAAATGTTCCTAGTTCATATGTCAATAGAGTATTATCACCTGCACCTATCTTAAATGGTATTAATAACACTAGTATTTATCCACCTATTGCAATGAATGGAGGTGGAGGAAATTACAGTGTTGTATCACCTATGCTACCTACATTTAATACTCGTTCTACAATTGACTATAGCATTGACAAACTTCAGAATAGAGGTATTGTAAGAACTGTGTATTTTTCATTGTTTGACAATATCCGAAAAGCATTAAAAGATATTGGTGCTAAAATGTCTGATGAAGATGAATCAAAACTCACTAACACATTAACTCAAGTTGCTAAACACGAAGTAGAAATGGCTAAAATGGCTACTATGTTAAACACTTTTGTTAAAATTGCTCATATTACAGGTGTTCCACCAATCTATCGTTTTAATACACAGAAACTTCGCCCTGTTAGTTTGAGAGACCTTGATAGTTCTAATTTGAATGATTTTGTAGGTCATCACATCCAGAACCTAAATACTCAAATTAACAAAGGTAATAATGTGATGAACGTTAATCACACTAACCTGTTCAGAACACTTGTTAAATTTGTTAATGAACTTAATGTTCTATATGGAGGCATTCCTGTCAATGTTGTTAAAAATACTCGTGAATCAAATCAACTTGTTGATATTGATGCATAAATTAAATTTTTTATTGTATAAATAACGTATATAATTTTATAAGATAATATTATATATGCCTGCAGGTATCATACAACTTGTAGCAACTGGTAAAGAAAATTTATTTCTTACAAATGATCCACAAATAACATTTTTTAAAATAATATATAGAAGACATACTAACTTTTCACTAGAAGATATAGACCAATATTTCACTCACGAAATTAATTTTGGAAAAAAATCATCCTGTAAATTATCAATATGTGCAGATTTAATAAATAAGGTATGTTTAAAAATAGTATTACCTGAAATATTAAAAACAAATAATAATACCAAATTTGCGTGGATAAAAAATATAGGTCACGCAATGATTAAAAGTATAGAAGTTGAAATTGATGGAAAAATTATAGATACACATTATGGTGAATGGATGTATATATGGAATTGTTTAACAAATAATAATACCGATGATGGTTTTAACAAATTAATTGGTAATATTCCTGAATTAACTGATTTTACAGAAAGTAAACAATCATATGAATTATTTATTCCATTGTATTTTTGGTTTTGTCGTTCCACAGGTTTATCATTACCTATAGTTAATTTACAATATTCAGATGTTAGAATAAATTTAGAATTATATGAAATTGAAAAATGTTGTATAATTTTACCTACACATTATATTAAATGTGATTGTAATATTGATAATTTTATTCCTAATGAATATATTTATCAAAATGACAGATATGGAATTTTTTCACATTATGATATTGTTGAAAAAAAACTATTTTATACACCTATAACAAAAGACAAATTTATAGGTTATGAACCTGAAATATCTGTTTTAACAAATAAAAAACCAAATAATTATATAATAAGTGGTTCTACTTCTGGTTTCAGCACCAATCCAGAAATTAATAGTAAATCATTAATAACTATCAATATGTCTCTAAAATACATAAAACTTAAAGAATGTTATTTGTTAGTTACATATGTGTTTATAGAAAATGATGAAAGAGTTAAATTGGCAAAATCAAAAAAAGACTATTTAATAGAACAGTTATATTACACACCTAATATATCTATTGATAATAATAATACTAGAGTGTTATTAAACATAGACCAACCCTGTAAATTAACAGTATGGGTATCACAACTTGATTATATAAATGATTTTAATGATAGATTTAATTTTACAGATAATTATGATGAAAAATTAGGTAATTCATTATTTATTAGTGAAACAATTAAATTAAACTCACAAATTAGAACATCTACTAAAATTCATAATTATTATCAATATGTTCAACCATTACAATATACACAAAATTATTTACCAAAAGGAGCTGGTATGTATTCTTTCAGTTTGTTTCCTACTGATTTTATACCTTCTGGTACTACAAATATGAGTCAAATTGAATTAATAGAATTAAATATTAAAATGAATGACAAAGTTAATATTAAAAATAAAGTAAAATTTCGTTCATATTCATTATGTTATAATGTATGGCGAGTAGAAAGTGGTTTAAGTTCGTTAATATTTATTAGATAATTTTAACATTTGCAACAATTTTTTAAAGGTCTGAAAATATCTTTATCTAATTGCAATACATTTGCGTATTTTTTAACATTACACATATCAGGAATACGAACACGTAAAACAGTAGATTGTATATTTGAATCATCATATGACAAGAAAGGTGATGAACCTGTAGTAATATCATAAGAACCTTCAAAATTAACACGTTCTAATGGATTACCACTAAAAGCATCATTACCAATATATCTAATAGTACAAGGTATTGTTACACATTTTAGGGCACATCCTTCAAAAGCATAATCACCTATAGTGACACATTTAGGGAATTCAACTTCTTTGAGCTCGTCGCACAAATAAAACGCTAGACTACCTATAGTGGTACATTTAGGGAATTTAACTTTTTCGAGATCACCACATCTACTAAACGCATTATTACCTATTGTGGTACAACTAGGGAATTCAACTTTTTTGAGAGCATCGCATAATCGAAACGCATTTCCACCTATAATGATACATTTAGGGAATTTAGCTTCTTTAAGAGAATCACAATCTAGAAACGCATAACCACCTATTGTGGTACAACTAGGGAATTCAATTTTTTCGAGAGCACTGCAAGAATTAAACGCATATTCACCTATTGTGATACATTTAGGGAATTCAACTTCTTCGAGATCACCACATATATCAAATGCTCCATAACCTATTATAATACATTTAGGAAATTTAACTTCTTTGAGAGTACCGCATGATTGAAACGCAAAATCACCTATAGTTAAACATTTAGGGAAACTATTTGATGTAATTTCAGTAAGACCACTATTTTTAAACGCCTGATAACCTATGGATAAACATTCTGGTAAAACAACTGTTTTAATATTTGTGATACCATTAAATGCTCCATCATAAACAGCAACTACTCTACGACTTTTACTTGATGGATCAGTAGCATATGACACATCCAAATTAATATCACCTGTTACTAATGTAGTACCTATTATAGCACATGTATCATCATTTATAATCGCGTAAATTATACTATAACCTGTATAATTAAATGTAAATGTATTTAATGGGGTTGAAACTGTCAACGGACCAAGTTTATTAGGTACATCCGGTAATTCTACTAACTGTTTCTGTAAATTGTCTAACTGTTGTTGTTGTCGTTCAATGTCTCTCTGTAAATGTTCTCTTCTAAAATCACTCATAAAATATATTATGTTAATACATTTATTATATTTATGTACTAAAAAAATTGATTTTATAACAATATGAATATTATATATTTTATTCATATTAAAAATCAAACACATACATAAAATGTCCACTGTTGAACAAATGCCTGCTTCATTTACAGTCCAAGAATTAGAAATTCTGGAACTTGTTAAAGGTAAATTTGAAATATGGAACACATCTATGGCAGAAACATTTAAAGATGATATGATTAAAGACATCAATCTTCTTACTGCTTCGTGGGCATTACTTGCACACACTGAATTTCTATTTTTAAAATGTGATAGATACAAAGGAAACATTGTAATTATACGTAGATTAATTGAAACTGGTTTTATTGAAATTGCATCTAATATTTTAAGACTACCTACAATGAAAAAAGGTATTCCTCATCAATTAATAACCAATATTCATTATGTGAGTACAGACAAGAAAAATTTTAATCCTTATGTAAATATTAAATATCTAGAAATGGATTGTCTTGTAAATGAAGCATCTGCATGGACTTTAGTTAAATGGATAAATGCTCAACTTCGTGCTGGTATCAATAAATGTTATAATTTTTTACCTGATACTGAAATTGTATCTTACAAAGATATTAAACAAGGTGTCAGAGTTAGAACACCTGAAGGAAGTTCATATAATAATTATACATCTGAACTTTTAGTAAATATTATTGATATTCTCAGAGAAAAGTATAACAAAATGTTGATAACTAATATTGATTTTTCACAAGCATATAACCAAGCAAATGCTATCAAAAAACAATTAGTTCATGAACGACTTACACAAAAAAGTATTGAACGTGCTCAAAAAATGAGAGAAGTTTTACCAGAAGTTCTTCCATTGAAAGTGCTTAAATCACAAGTTTCTAAACAGTTATCACAAGTTAAAGAACAATATACTAAACCACAAGTTACGGAACCACAAGATACTAAACTACAAGATACTAAACTACAAGATACTAAACTACAAGATACTAAACTACAAGATACTAAACTACAAGATACTAAACTACAATATACTAAACTACAAGATACTAAACTACAAGATAATAAACCACTAGTTAAAGAACCTATTAAATCTGTGTGGAAGGTTTTACCAAAAGTAGAACAAAAAGTTGAACCTGAAGTAGTAAAAAACAATCTAGATAATCAAATTCTAGATAATCAAATTCTAGATAATCAAATTCTAGATAATCAAATTCTAGATAATCAAGTTCTAGAACCATATGATGATTTTGATAAACTTAAAGCAGAATTCAGACCTGTTAAATCTAGAAGATCAAATAGATACTGAAAATTTTAATTATATTTTTTTATATACGATTATATTAAATGTCTGGTGGTGGATTAATAAATATAGTGTCAAATTCTACAAGTGATATATTTTTAACAGGTGATCCACAAATAACTTTCTATAAAATGTCATATAGAAGATATACAAATTTTTCTATTGATACTATTGATTTACCATTTAATAATTCTATATCTTTTGGAAATGAAACAGAACTAATTGTTAATCGTTTTGGTGACTTAATTAGTAAAACAGGTCTTCATATAACTATCCCATCTATTGAAATAACAAAAAAAGATGTTGGTATTGATATCACTAATTTACGTCCAATAGATAATCCACTGTATCTAAAAAATTACAATGATATTAAAAACATATATATGAATATTATGTCAAACATATATAAAATTGTTTATAAAGGATACCAATCTATTAATGTATCATATTTATCTATTAGACAAGATGTTAAAAATTATGTTAATAGTTATTATACTACAAATAATAAAAAAATTATAAAATTATTAGATGAATACAATGAATTATTAACTAATTACAAACTAGATTATCGTTTATCAAATTTATGGTATATTATAACACATATTAACTATGATAGATTGGTAGATAATGTTATAATAAAAGAAGTTATGTTAAAAGAATTACAATACGGTATCGAGAAATGCAGAGAAGTACAAACATATTTTTTTAATTCTTATCAAAATTTTAAAAAACAAAAGGAGCAGTTTTATGACAATAATATTAAATCTGCATGGACTAAAAAACTTGGTCATTCAATGATTGATTATATTGACATATTTATAGGTGGAAAACGTATAGATAGACATCTAGGTATATGGATTGATATATGGAATGATTTAGTTTATAAAGAAACACAAATTGACTCGTATAATAATTTAATAGGTAATATTGATGTTTTAACTAATTTTAATATTATTAAGAAACCATCATATGACATTTATGTTCCTATGAGTTTTTGGTTCAATAAATATTATGGTTTAGCATTTCCTTTAATAGCAATGCAATACAATGATATTCATATAAATGTAAAATTAAGAAAATTTGAAGAAGTTTTTTACACAGAAAAAATATATAAATGTTATGTAAATGATCTTCCTAAAAATTTAACAGCATCTATGATTGATTTTATTAGAAAAGAAAGTAAATTTACAATAACAGATATTGAAGAAACTAATATATATTTACAAGATATATGGGAGAACAATAATTATAGTTTGTCTGGTAATATAATTACTGACTATATATTTTTAGATAATAATGAAAGAAAACGATTTGCACAATCAGGGCACGAATATTTAATTGAAACTAATCAAAATAGTATAACTGAAAATGTTTCTACAAATGATTTTGATATAGTATTTGACCAATTCAAAAATCAATGTAAAGAAATTGTTTGGGCAACTACACAGAACTGTTTAACAACTAACACTAATGGTTCAACAGAATGTCAATGGTATAATTACAGTAATAGAGGTAAAAATCCTATAACTACTACACAACTTAATTTAAATGGACACGTTAGATTACAAAAACAAAATAGTAATTACTACAATAACTATCAACCATATGTTTATCACAAAAGAAGTATTCCAAAAGGTATTAATATGTATAGTTTCTGTTTAGAACCATTACAACATCAACCTTCAGGTGCTTGTAATTTTACTGTTATAGATGATATTAGAATGTTTTTAACAATTGATAATACATATTATAGATATATTAACAAACAACTATATCCTCACGACTTACACATTAATTTTGATATTATTATTAATAATCCTAATGAACTATTAGAGAAAATGGATTATGAATTTTCATTATTTACAATTAATAAATATACAAATGAAAATGTAACATATGATACTGATACAAAAACAATAAAAGAAATGTTGTTTCATTCTGAAAAAACTATTAAGGTTTATAATATGTTAAAACAAGGTATTAATTTAATCGAATTAAATGATTATAGACAAATATATTTAAAAACAGATGCCACATTTTATGCATTTAATTCAGCATTAAATATTTTACGATTAATTGGAGGTTATGGGTCTCTTGCATATTCTGGAAATGTTTAAATCCTTGAAGATTTAAAATGCCGATTTTTTTTAATATATAAATAATTATATATTAAATGTCTAAACACAAAAGTGAAGATTATAAAATTACGGCAGTTAAATATTATTTAGAAAACGACACTAATTATACAAAAACTTGTGATATTTTCAAGTGTTCTGAAAGAAGTTTGAAAAGATGGATTGAAAGATATGAAGAGTTAGAAGAAATTAGAAGGTAATTTGAAAAAGTATGAAAATGAAATTTGGGAATTCTTTTTTAGAACTGAAAGACAATGTTTTAAGAAACCTAAATATACTTTTCATCATATGATAGAAACTGATGGAGTAAGTTGTTCAATTTTGATGTTAAGAAATGATTTAATTGGCAAAAGAATACCTATTACTAAAATAGGTTCAAATGCAGAACAATATATTGATGAACTAACTGATTATACCAATATTAAAGATAAAAAGATTGTAGCAATTGATCCGAACAAGGCAGATTTAATTTATTGTGTTGATAATGACAATAAAGAAGCAAATGAATTTAGATATACACAGGATAGTAGAAGAAAAGAATGTAAAATAAAAAAGTATTCAAAAATTATATTGGAATTTAAAAAAGAAAAAGTAGAAGGAAAAACAATAATTGAATATGAAACAGAATTATCAAAATTAAACAGAAAAACATTAATTATAAAAGATTTCAAGGAATACATAAAAAAGAAAAGTGAAATAAATAACAAGTTATACAAGTTTTATGAAAAATATTTATTCAGAAAACTTAAACTAAATGGATATATAAATAAAAAGAAACATGAACAAAAAATGATAAATAATTTCAAAAAAATATTTGGAAAACCTGAAGAAGTAATTATTACGATTGGTGATTGGGAGCAAAAGAAACAAATGAAGTATAAGGAAGCAACTAAAGGAATTGGTATGCGTAAATTATTTAGACAAAATAATTATAAAGTATATTTAGTTGATGAATTTAGAACAAGTTGTATGTGTTCAATTTGTAAAGATGAAACAGGAAGATGTGAAAAATTCCAAGTAAGAGAAAATCCCAAACCATATAAAAGTGGTAATGTCTTAGTCCATGGGTTACTCAAGTGTAAAACTTGTAATAATGTATGGAATAGAGATGTAAATAGTGCCACAAATATATATAGAATTGCAAAAAATGCAATTAATGGATTAGAACGACCAAAATATTTATGTAGAGAAAAGAAGGATGAAAATGTGAAAGTAGAAAAACCTAAAAAAGAGAAAGTTAAAAAAGTCGTTCAAAAGAAAGCCAAAAATCAGTTAAGGTTGTCGCCTTAACAAAATCATAATTTACACGCTCTGCAACGGGCAAACCTTGAATATTTTTTTTGTTGAGTAAAATCGGCATTTTAAATCTTCAAGGGTGTAAAATAAGTTAGTTTATATATTATACACATATTATAATATATATGGCCAGTGGCAGTATTTTACAATTAGTAGCAAAAGGTATAGAAGACATATATATAACAGGCGATCCTCGTATAACGTGGTTTAAAACATTATATAGGAGACATACCGAGTTTTCTATGACAGATGTTTCTATAAATATTAATGGTAATTCACCTATGGAATTTGGAACAACACATACAATTAAACTTGGTAATATTGCAGATAAACTCAATAGATTAGCATTAGTTGTAGATATACCTTCTGTTGAAGTAATACCTAAAAACATAACTGTTGGTAATTTAAAAAAATATGTAGAGGATATTGAAGATTTTGATAAAAACTTTTTTAAATATTACAAAAATGATGATGAAATAGTATTAGATGACTTTTTTAAGGAACTTGTTAAAACAGTTAATAAAACAAATATTAAGTATAAAAAATTTTCTTTATTTCTCAAAGAATTAAATAATAATGGAACAATATATGATGTATATAAATATTTTGATAATTTAGAAACAGAACATTTACATAAAACTCTTTTTGATTTACAATTTTATAATGAAAAAGTATATACTGTTGATGAAATACATAATAAAATATATTCTTATTTATTAGAAAATATATTACAGTGTAATAAAGATGTTTATGAAATTATTAAATATGAAATTGATTTTTATGATTTAATTAACAGAATAGGTGATATGTCTGTTTCTGACATTAATATATATGATTTTTTTATGAGTTTTTTTAATAAAACTGATACAACTCTATCTCAAAGTATAACAATTAATTATCTACAGAATAATTACAAAAATATTAATATATTAAATATTACAAAATCATTAAGAGATATTAGTAATGATATATTATTTATTATTCAAGAACATTTTATTAATTACATAAATGATTTTAAACAAATGTTATGTCTAGTTAATAATAAGATTAATAAAACATATACTGTATTTGATGATATTACTACACAAACAGTGTATGATTTTAATTTTATAACAGATAAATTTAAAAACAAAATAAATGATGTTAAACATACTATTGATAAATTAACATCTATAAATATATTTAATAATGAATTACTAGAAAATATAAGAAATTATTGTGACAAACATAATATAGACATATATGTATGTGATACAGTTATAGTTAATAAATTGTTAAATTTTATATCTCATTATTTTGATGTAAAATTTAATGATGACAATACATATGATATAGATATTGAATATCCTACAATTATATATATACATTCTAATAATTACGAACAAATTAATGTACTAATCAAAAAAATTATAAAACAAAAACCTATTTATTATGATTTATTTGAGAATACTAATAATGAACTATTTATTGAAACATTATCTGATATAACTGTTCTTAATGATATTAATTGTTTCAAAATATTGTTGTATATATATTTTTTAAATTATAAAATCCAGAATGTTTATGAAACATTTTCTGATAACATTAAATGTGATGAAACATATATAGACAAATGTTTATGTTCTTGTGATTTGTCAAAAGAATTGTGTAATAATATAATCGAAACATACAATTCTCTAATACAAAAATATAATGAAAATAAATCAATATTACTAAACATTGAATATGATAAAAATGTTATTATGAATTATGAAGTAGTTGAAAAATATTTTAGTATTTATACAAATAATAATATTAAATCAGATATATTAGAATATATTAAACCATTTAAAACAATTGGAAACATTTTATATGATACTGATAATAATTCATTATCTAAAACACTATATGATAGCAATATATTTGATATTTATAGAAAGATAATCGGTTCATATATGTCCATAGATACTAATACATTTGTAGAACTAGTTAAAGATGAAATATTGTCAGTCCAATTTTTAGAACCATTAATTAATTACAAGAATAGTCTAGACAACATATATAATATTGTTGAAAATAATTTTACAAATAAAGAAATTGTTTTAAATGCATTGTCTATATCAAATAATACTAATAAATCGTATATTAAATATGTTAATAGTTTATTGATATTACTAAACAAGGATTTTACAAAAAATATTTCAGAAGAAATAGAAAAAATAATGTCATTAATGTTATCAATCAATGTTGAAAAAGATATGGATATAGTTAAAAGATTGTATATTAAAGATGAAATTAAAAATATCTACGAATTTAAAACATTATTATATTCCAAACACACTGACATATCTATTACATGTAATGATTTAAGAAATAATATATGTTTTTTATTAGATGAATTGAAAAATAGTAATATATGTTTCTTTAAAAATAACAACAAAAATAATATTGATACTAGTAATATAACCGTTAAAGATGTTAATGATGTAATTTTATTTGTTTTAGATAAAATATATAACTATATATTAACTTTCTTAAACTTAACAAATAATAATGATTTATGTTATGTAATTGATACTAAAATAAAAGATTTATTAAGACAAATGAAAAAAATAGCAAATATAGATAAATATAAAACAAAAAACAATTATGTTTTTACAGATAATGAAACATATATAGGTTCTGAATTATATACAATATTAATGAAAACAAAAAAACCGTTAAGTGCATGGACTAGGTATTTAGGATACAGAATGATTGAAAATGTTTCTATAATTATTGATGGTGTAGAAATAGACAGTCACGATTCATATTTAATGTTATTATTACATAAATTATTTGATGAAACTGGTCATATTAGAGGAATAAATGAAATGTTAGGCAATACAGAAGATATGTACGAGTTAAATGAATTTCCTAAACCAGCAAAACAATTATTCATAAAATTCTTCTTCTTTTTCTGTAAAGATATTGGTAATAGTTTATCATTAATTAATATGTTATATTCAGATATTAGTATAAAAATTAAATTAAGAAAATTAGAAGAATTGTTTTACATTGAAAATGGGGTTTTAAAAAAACCTGTTACAATTAAATGTCACTTATTAGGTAATTACATATATTTAGAAAAAGAAGAAAGATTAAAAATTGTTAGAACAAAATCAGAAAGTTTAATTGAACTATATCAATGTAGTGAAAAACTAATAAAAACATACAATGATATTAATAATGGTATTCTAAAAATTAAATACAATTTTAATGATCCTTGTAAGTATCTATTATGGAAAATATATGTAGATAAACCATATGAAAACGATTATAATAAAAACATATTATGGGACATTGATAAAAATAATATTGTTGATGAAATAATGTTTTTTTTTGATGGTAAAACAAGAGAGTCGTGGAAGTCATATAACTATTACCAGAATTTAACACCATATAATCGACAGATTAGAACATTGGACAAAAACGAATTTATTTACTCATTTTGTTTATTTCCTAGAATGTTACAACCTTCAGGAACAACAAATTTGAGTTTATTAAATGATATAGATTTATGTTTAAAATTAAATGATACATTAATTGAAAATATGAAAAAGAATAACTATAAAATAAGAATATATATGTGGGCATGCACATATAATATATTTGTTAATATTAGCGGTTTTGGTGCATTAAGATTTTTTAGTTAATTTATAATTACTAAATTCTACAACAAGCATAACTTTTAGTTGGTCTATCCAAATCATTCAACACCATATAATCAGTTGAAACATTTTCTTCAGGTATAATTTTTACTAATTTTAATTTAGTAACCATATTTTCAAATATCTCATTTAATTTAGGTGAATAAATATTTGTTTCATAAAACGGTAGTCCGTATTTTTTTGCAAAATCTAAACCTTCTTCATAATCTACAACACGTTGATATTCCAAATCTGTTTTATTACCTATAATTGTAATATTTATAAATGGTTCTGCTTTAATAATTTCATCATACCAATTTTGTAAAGACAGAAATGATTTTCTATTTGTAATATCATATACAATTAAACAACATTTAGCATCTCTATAATACATTTTTGATATAGACCTGAACATTTCTTGTCCTGCAGTGTCCCATATGTGTAATTTATATTTAATATCATCTATAGTAACATATTTTACAGCAAGTTCTATACCAATAGTCATATCATATGTTAGTTCTGTTTTATTACTAATATATTTTGATATTATATTAGATTTACCAACAGATGCATCGCCTATAACAAGAAATTTAATTATATAATCATAATTACGTAACGACATATATAAATATGATTGATATAATAATATTTATTAGACATATTGATAAATATCATTAGTCAGCATAATATAGTATTTATCACATCTTAAATAAATACCAAATCCAATCAATATAACTAATAATATGATTAACATGGTATGATATTTTACTGTATCTGATGCACCAAGAAATAAAATTAATGATAATACTCCAAACAATATAAAAATTAGCAACCATTTACTGTATTTAAAACGTAATATATAACCAGGATAATCATCTTTGTTACATTCATCTTTCTTTTTACAAGCGTCAATTTCTTTTATAGCAGTATTATATGCAGTTCTAGCTGACTCTAAACTAGATAATAAATTATTATATTGTTGTTCTTGAGCTAAACGAACAGTGAAATTTTTTTTAATCATTATAATTTTATAATACATAATAAAAAATTATATGTATATATAATATTAAAATAAAAATGTCAGGGTCAGGAGCAACAGCAACACCAGCAGATAAATTTAATGTAACATTCAACAAAAATCATGCAATAATAATAATAATATCATTACTTATATTAAGTTTATTATCATTTGGATTAAATATAGGATTATATGGTAATACCACAAATGATTTCGTAAAAGAATGTAAAAACCCATCTAAAGATTGTAATTTTTTAAATAAAGAAGGTAATAAACTTATATGCCCTTCCTGTAGTATTCCTGATGTTAAAGTAGGTGACATTGAATATGAAGAACAACCAAGAAATTGTTTAATCAAAAAATCGAACGCATTTAAAGATCATGTTGCTAGTACAGGATATTGGTATGTGGGTCTAGCCATATCATTTTTATTGTATATTGCGTTTTTTGTGTTTTTTTATATGTATAAAATAAAAAAACCAGTAATAGTAACAACATAAGCGATCCCATAATCAGTATAACACTTACATAGTATTTATTATAGTAATACTTATATTCTGACTGATTTAAACAGCATCACTTTTACAATTGTATATATAATATAATGAATATGACATACATAAACCATACAAAACCATAATAAAAATATTAATATTGTAAAATCCAATTACATTTAATAATTGTGTATCATTATTATTTATAGGATTAATTTCTGATTGAGTTAATTTTGAACATTCATTCCAATCATAATCACTTGACATATTTTCTATTTGTGGTGGACTTGGTGGACTTGGTGGACTTGGTGGACTTGGTGGACTTGGTGGACTTGGTGGACTTGATTGACTTGATGGACTTGATGGATTTGATGGAGTTTTTTTACATGGAGGACATTTTTTAGCAACATTATTATCATCACCCTGACATATTATAGGTTGTATATCTAAACCATATTTACATACTTTGTTGTTAGCGATATCATCAGTTATTTCACGTGAAGAAAAATATGATATTAAACTGAATACTAAAAAGATTAGTGAAATAACTATATATGATATAAACCATATTTTTTTTTCTGTTTTTGTAAATTCAACTATTACTTCATCAGAAGATGCCATAACTATATATTATATATTTACAAAAAATTGAAATATATATTATATTAATATTTTATATGTAATTGTTATAAAAAACACTAGTTATTATAACAATGCCAACATTTTTAGAGGAACTTGACAATTGTCTAATTGATGACATCTTAAATATGTTATATGGTTATTATCTAGATATAGGTAAAACTATCAAAATAAACAATATTAAATATACTGTTTTAGATACAATTAATATCAAAGTTGGTTCAGAATTTAAAAATGATAAAATTATGATATGTTTACTTTACGGCAATATATTAATTGTTGGTGTTGATTCACCATATATATTTAAAATAAAAGATGACGATGGAAATTTTAACAGTATAGTTATTTTACCAAAAAAAATTGTATTTGAACAATAATAATTATTATATTTTTCAAATATATATGAAATACATTGTTAAACATAACAATATTATTTTAGAGAAAACGGATGATTGTATAGCACCTGTTAAACATTTATCATTGCTTTATCCAAATGCTAAATATGTTTCACTAATTGTAGATGAAAACAAGTTGTTAGATGATAGTTTTGATGAAGGTTTGTTTATAATATCAGACATTAAAGTTACCAAACTTGTTAGAAAAGAAAAGAAAACTATATATGGTTTCATATACAATAGTTATGAATATGTAATTCGTATTATTGATACTATGTATTTAGAAGAAACAATAGATACTCATATATTTAATCAAATAGGTGTTTATTGTATGGGAAACCAATATGACAAAATTGAAGAAATTATTAACAATTCAATCATAGATAAAAATGTTAGAGAAGAAAATATATATATAATTTCAGATAATCTAAATGCATGGACATTCAAATATCCACTCAGTTTTGTTTATGATGTTTTAGATGAAGAAGTTTTACACGCAATAGTTCCTCCTAATTTTGATATAATGAATAATACCTTTAATATTAAACGTATGTTAGTATTTGATAATTGTTTAACATATAAAAACATTAAACATAATAAATTTATCGAACTGTTAGACAATTATATTAAAAAAAATATTTCAATAATTGTTATAACAAATGATAATAATATAAATGAAATCTCTTTAAAATTTACATATATTATAAATAATATATAATGAGTAATTACAAATTTAGATATATATTTATTGGTGATTCGAATAGTGGTAAAAGTAGTATTATGAAAAGATATGTAGAACATACATATAATTGTTCTGAACCTTTAACACTAGGTATAGAATATGGTATAAAAACTATTATGTATGATAACAAAAATATAAAACTAATACTTTGTGATACGTCTGGACAAGAACGTTTTAGGTCTATAACACGTTCATATTATAAGAATGTTTTAGGTGCAATTATTGTTTATGATATAACTTCTAGAAAAAGTTTTTTATCTTTACACGAATGGATACAAGACATTAATGATAACACAGATAATGTTGTTATGTTCTTGGTAGGCAATAAATGTGATTTAGAAAAAAGAAGACAAGTTAGTTATGATGAAGGATTAGAACTTTCTAAAAAACATAATATGTATTTTATTGAAACAAGTGCTAAGAATGATGTTAATCTATTTGAAATTATGGATATATTTGATATAATGACAAAAAATATTTATAATAAAGTTGTATCTAAAGAGTTATTATATGATGTAGATATTAGTGATAACATAACAATTGATACTAAAAAGAATATTTCTAAAAAATGTTGTTAAAATATGTATATATAATATAGAAATGGCAGAAAAAAGTTTAAGCGATGATTCAACTTTTTGTGGATTAAAAAAATGGTTTCATCATTTGATAGAAAAATTAGGTTGGTTATTGACAAATGAAGAATTAAGTGAAAATAAAAAAGAACATTACAAAGAACAAATAGATATGTGGTTAGAAAAAATTAATTTTATCAAAAGAATTAATATTACTGATTTAGAAAAACACGACATTAAAGTTATGGAAAGACGATTAATTTTAGCAAAAGTTTGTATAGGTTATAGAAGTAATAATGTGTCTAATGGTAAAGTTTCTGAAGTTTCTAAAGTTTCTGGAGTTTCTAAAGTATCTAATGGTGAAACTTCTAATGGTATAACATCTAATGGTGAAACTTCTAATGGTATAGCATCTAATGGTATAGCATCTAATGGTGAAACTTCTAATGGTAAAGTTTCTGGAGTTTCTAAAATTTCTAAAGTTTCTAAAGTCTCTGAAACTTCTAATGGTGAAGTTTCTAAAATTTTTTCTGAACCATCAAACATATTTGGAGGAAAACCAAAAAGAAAAAATTCTAAAAAGAAATCATCAAGACGTTCTAGAAAAGGTTCTAGAAAAAGTTCTAGAAAATATTAACAACACTATTTTATTTAAATTCTGATTACAATATATAAATGTCAGTTCTATATATTGGTTTGTTTTTAATTATTTTATATATGATATTTTACAAAAAATATTATCATTTAAATGAATGTGAAAGTATGGATGTGGATAAAATTATTGTATTTAATCAACCGTGGAATATGACATCAAGGCACACACGTAATATGTCATATGATATCAGAGGTGATGTAGAAAACCCATATTTTGAAACTGGTCCGTGGAACAATTCTTCATTGATATAATAATTATTTATTTACTATAATTTTATTTCTCTATTATATACTATGAAATATCATTATACAAAAACAAAATATAATATAAATGTTCAATACAAAGATATTAATGAATTAATAATACCAATACATAATAGAGATTTATGGATAATATATTCAATTGACAATAAATATATAGCATTAGATAAATGTGTATTTTGTTCACAAGAATTAATTATATCACACGAAATATTAAAACACAAATATGATTTTTTTACTTTTACTAAAGAAACCATATGGTTAAATGATATTATGAAAAAATATAATATAGAAGATTGTTTAATTATTAGTAATAGATTATATTTTTTGGAATCATTATTGTATTTTAAAATAGGTAAAATTGGTATTATGCCTGTTTATATACAAGAATATTATTTAAATCATTATATTTATAATTTATCAACTATACATTATAAAAATAAAGATAAATTTATAATTGAATATGATGGCACATCAAATAGATATAATAATATTATTTTTGCTCTTCAATCAGGAAAATATAATTTAACCCTATATGAAATATTAAAAACATTAAATATATTAAAAAAAGGTGGTAATATATTATTTAGTATATATATTGGTAATGAACCTGAACTACTTCAATATACTATTCAAGTACTGTATATATTAAGTACTAGTTTCGAAAAAATTGATTATTTACATAACGACGCTAGTGCTGAATCACCTTTTTTAAAAAATATGTGTATTTTTCATAATTATAATGGTACTCATAATATATTAGATGAAATTATTTATAAACTAATGGAAATTCAAAATACCGATGAAAATAATATATTAGTTAATGTTATAGATGTGGATTATGATGATAGTTATGTTAAATTTATAAAACAATTAAATGCCAAATTAAGTATATATCAACCAAAGTTTTTAGAAAAATATAATAAGAAAAAAGAGTCAATTGATTTTTTGTTTTCAAATAAGTTTGTTACTAAATTTTATGATGAATTCTATAATATATTTTTTTATAAATCATTGAATGCTTCTATTAAATTATGTGAAAAGGCAAATCTTGAAATTATTAATAGATATAAAAAAATTGATATACAATTTAGAAAAAAAATAGAAAATGAAATTTTACAATCACCTAATATTAAAAATTACGATACAATATATAACATATCAGATAAAAAAAAAATGAATTATTCATACACACATTTATATCAAAAATTTTTAATAAGTCAAGGTAGTTATGAAATAATGAAAATATATATATCTTTAAGAGATAAAAAAAAAATTTTAGACATTATAGAGAAAATAAGTATGTCTGATTATGTTGTTTCATATTTATCAAAATCACTAAAATTTATTAAAATTTATGAATTAATAAGTAATTTTAAATTAATAGATACCAAAAAAATAATTAAATCTGTACATATATGTGAAAACAATAATGACGCTGTTTTAGCAATAAATCATTATTATAAGCAATACAATAATACAGACGAATTGATATGGAAGATATATCTGAAAGGAAATAATAAAGTGATAAGTAATAAACATTTATTATTTGATGATAATGATAATTATGATATAAGTTCAGATAAAACAATTAGATATATTACAGAAAATTATAAAAATATTGATATATGTACATTTGATGCTTCTAAAGATGAAAAATATATATTGATTACACAAATATTTATTTGTTTATTGATATTAAAAATAGGTGGTAATGCGATATTTAAAATATATATGAGTAATATTGATGACACAATAGCAGGGTATATCAATGTTTTGAATTCATATTTTGAAGTTTTATATTTTTCAAAATCAAAAGTAGATTATTTTGAAAGTCGTGAAATATATATTGTTGCGAAAAATAAAAAAAATAATATTGATGAAAAATATTTCCATAAACAATTAGAATATGTTAGTAAAAAAGAAATAAAGTATTCGACACTTGATATAAATCTTGTAATAAATGACCCTATTTATTTATTGATAAGTAAAATAATATATGACCCTCTTATCTTAATATTAAAACAAGAAATTAGAAATTTATTTGTTATTCTTTATTGCTGTGATAATGACACATTTGATATCTCTGTCAATAAAGAAAATAAAAAAAAATTCATCAAAAAATGGTTAAATATATATGGATTTCATTTATGAGGATTTATTTTATCATATCCAAATAATTTAAAATCCTTGTCATAAACATCATTTATCAAATCAATTAATTCATTTGAAAAATCATTTACAGTATAAGGTGCACTTGCGGGTTTTGAATTAGTTTTTTCTAATATAACATTCTCTAAATTATACATTTTCATTAAGTCATAAAATTCTTTTTCTAAATTTTCAAAACGTAAAATATGTATTTTGCTTGTATCATCTACATATTTATATTGTTCTACATAATGACATTTAGGAAATTCTTCACTTCTATTTTTTATTTTTCTTATTAAATAACTATTCATATATGTAACTGTCATATAAAAATTACTAACACCGCCCCATTTACAATAATATTCAGATAATATACGTGTATAAGGATTTCTTACAATAAGAAACCAGTCATATTTGTCTCTTATTTGTTTATCTATTTTTATAAATGGTATATGCCAAAATCCATATTCTTTATGAAATCGACCCCATTTAATATTTTGTTTAATACCTGCATTTTCAATAGATGTTCCTGCAGTTTTTGTTATATGGATAAATTTTAGTTCTTTATTAGACGTATTCATTATAATAATAATTGAAAATTAAAATGTTTGATATATCTATATATAATATATATAAATTAACCAATTAACCAATTAACCAATTAACCAATCAATACAATTTAGATATGTTTTTTCCTGATATGATAGAAATAGTATTAAGCAGTTTGTCTGATACAGATACAAATTGTTTTCTACAAATAAATAAAGAAATATATACAACATTTAATAAAAATTTTAGACAAATAAGTCTATCACAAGAAAACTCTTTTAGATATCTTTCTGATATGAGTTATAGAAATTACATAGATAGTTGTTTAACAGATAACAAAAAACAATTAACATTAAATTTAAAACATTCAAATTGTAGTAATTATATGTGTAATTTATATGATGAAGTACAATCGCTATCTCTTACAAAAGTTTATATGAATGGTTGTAACTATTATGGCTATATGTTAATGGAAGAAGCATTTTATGATACAGAAGAACCTAATATTTTATCAGTAGACCATCCATCTCAACGAAATATTATAAGACAGTTAAAATATTTTTGTGATATTGATTGTGATTATGATATAGATTATATAAAAAAAGAAAATAATAGTTCATTTGTCACATTAACATCACCATTAAAGTTTAAAATAATAGGTGAAATTGTTGAAATATATTTAAATGAATTAACGAAAAGTAGTATAATTGATATGAAAATAGCTTTTAACAAATGTTTAAAACGACCATTTCCTATAGAAAATGATGATAAGATTTATGCTGAATTAACATCAATTCCAGAACATATTTTGATGTTATTAAATGATATAAAACCAATAGGTATGATAGAATATTATAAAAAAGATGGAAATATTTATGAACACGAAGTAAAACTTTCAGATGAAGGAGAAGCAATATTTGGTATAACTATATATGTTCCATATAATGAAAATAAATATAAGGTATCTATATCAAGTGTTTATAGTGATGATGTTGTTAATTTATAGCATCTCTTGCTAAAAATTTATAGCATCTCTTGCTAAAATTTTATAGCATCTCGTGCTAACCTATCTGCACCATCATTTCCTATTGAATGAACATCTTTTTTACCTGTATGTGCTCTAACATATTTGAATTTAACATTTGATTTATCACTATATAATTCATATAATGTTTTCACCATTTCTTTATTTGGTATGTCTTCTAACCATTTTTTTTCATTACATTTTTTACCATATGTAGTAGCACATCTAATGGCATATACTGAATCAGATACTATTGTATAAAACTGTTTATCTAAATTATCTTTAATAATATCATACAAATAAATCATAGCATATAATTCAGCAGTATTGTTAGTTTGTTTCATACTATAAAAAATTATGATATAATGTGTATTTTACAGCAGTATTATATTAAATAATATAAATTATATCAAAAATGTAATCTTAACACTATTATAAAAAATTATGATAAAATAAAATATTGTTTGTATTTTTCTGAAGTTATAAATTCTGTCCATTTATCATATATTTCAGGATTTTTCATAATGTATTCTTTTGATTTATAATTTGTTTGTTGAGTTGATATCCATATAGCCAATGTTTTGATGTCTTTATTTTTATCACAGTGTGATGGTCTTTTATTATTTTCATCAATATATTTTTTTACAAGGTTTAAATTGCTATGCCATTCCTCTTCATTCGACATAAAATATTTTTTATATTTTTCTGAAGTTATAAATTTTGTCCATTTATCATATATTTCAGGATTTTTCATAAGGCATTCTTTTGATTTATAATTTGTCATTTGATGAGATATCCAACTACACAATGTTTTTATGTCTTTATTTTTATCTGTTTCAGTTGGTCTTTTATTATTTTCATCAATATATTTTCTAACACTTTCAAAATTATTATTCCATTTTTCTTCATTTGATATAAAATATATTTTATACTTATTAGAAGTTATAAATTCTGTCCATTTACAATATACATCAAGATTTTTCATAATATGTTCTTTTGATTTATAATTTGTTTGTTGATTTGATATCCACGCACCCATTAATTTTATTGTATTATTGCTATCGTGCTGTGAAGGTGTTTTATTATTTTTATCAATATATATTTTTATCTCATCAAAATGATTATTCCAAATTTCTTCATTTGACATAAAATATTTTTTGTATTTTTCAGAATTTATAAAATTAGTAAATTTGTCATATATATCTTTATTTTTCATAATTTGTTCAATTGTATTATAATTTGTAAATTGATTTGATAACCAACTGCAAAGTTTTTCACCATTTTTATTTGATGGTCTTTTATTATTTTTATCAATATATTTTTTAACATCTTCTAAATAATTGTTCCATAACTCTTCATTTGACATAAAATATTTCTTATATTTTTCTGAAGTTATAAATACTGTCCATTTATCATATATATCGGAATTTTTCATAATTTGTTCTTTTGATTTATAATTTGTTTGTTGAGTTAATATCCATGAATCCATTATTTTATTATTTTTTGATGATGGTCTTCTATTATTTTCATCAATATATTTTTTTATATCTTCTAAATTATTATTCCATACTTCCTCATTAGACATAAAATATTTCTTGTATTTTTCTGAAGTTATAAATACTGTCCATTTATCATATATATCGGAATTTTTCATAATGTATTCTTTTGATTTATAATTTGTTTGTTGAGTTGATATCCATCTACCCAATATTTTGGTGTCTTTATTTTTATTTTTGCCAGATGGTTTATTATTATTTTTATCAATATATTTTTTTACTTCATTAAATTTATTATTCCATTCCTCGTCATTTGACATAAAATATTTCTTGTATTTTTCTGAAGTTATAAATTCTGTCCATTTATCATATATATCCGAATTTTTCATAATATATTCTTTTGATTTATAATTTATTCCTTGTCTTGTTAGCCATTTACCAATTATTTTTATATTTATTATTTTATCTTCTTCAGATGGTCTTTTACCATTTTTATCAATATATTTTTTAACTTCATTAAATTTATTATTCCATTCATCTTCATTTGACATAAAATATTTTTTATACTTTTCTGAAGTTATAAATTCAGTCCATTTGTCATATATTTCTTGATTTCTCATTATTTCTTTTTTTAATTTATAATTAGTATGTTGATTTGATATCCAATGACTCATTGTTCTTATATTTTCATTTATTTTACTTATTGATGGAAGTTTATTAGTATCATCAATATATTTTTTTATATTTTCAAAATTATTATGCCATAATTCTTCATTTGAAATAAAATATTTTTTATATTTTTCATCATTAATAAAAGCAGTATATTTATTATATGTATCTTGATTTTTCATAATATATTCTTTTGATTTATAATTTTGTTGTTGATTTGATATCCAATTACCCAATGTTTTTGTATCTTTATCTTTTGACGTACTTGATGGTCTCTTCCCATTCTCATCAATATATTTCTTAACTTCTTCTAACTTTTCTTCCCAACTAATACACCTAAATTCTTTCACACCCATAATATACTTCTCCACCAAACCAACATCAGTCTCATTCTTTTTCTTTTCACCTTCCTCAAAAAAACCAATACTATTAACCTTAATTTTATCCTTAAACATTACATCGTATTCTTTAATCCCACTCAATGTCTCCAAAATCTTATCATATTCATCACACCATATAAATATATTTCCTACTTTGAAAGAATTTGATTTATTTATTCTCATACATCTACTCATTCTTTGAATAGTTCTTATTTTTGATTTGGTTGGATATGTTATAAATATACTATCACAACTTGGTATATCAATACATTCATCTAAAATTCTTACACTAAATAACAACTGTATATCATTCTCTTGTTTAAAATCATATAAAACTTTCATTCTTTGTTTTTCTGTATTTGATGCGGTTATTTGGTTAATTCTAATATCCAAACAATAAAATTCATTCAATTTATTCATTGCTTCAATCATTAAATTTATTTCATTGGTGTCTTGACAATATATTATACATTTTTTAGAACCATTGTTAAGCAAACAACTAAAAAAGAAATTACATTTACCTTTTATGACTTCATCAATTTCATAAACAGATAATTCTTCATTTAACTGACTATTATCTTCATGTATGGATGGTAACCATATTTTATAATCTGTAATAAATTTCTTTTCAATCGCTTCATTAAAACTCATTTTATAAAATGTTTCACCAAATATATGTTCTGTATCTGTTATTTCATCTTCTAATTCATATACTCTAGGAGTTGCTGACATAAACATAATTTTATGTTCTGAATTTAGAACTTTATAAAAGTCATCATCTTCATCAATAATATTATTTTTAGACAAATTGTGAAACTCGTCAATTATTATTAATGGATTATCACACTTATCTAAAACTTGTATCAAACAATCAATACTACAAAACGTAGATGATATCAAAAAATATTTATTTGTTTTAATGAATTTTCTAATTTCTTTAACATCTCTACAACCATCAGAACTTACTAATAATGTTTTATTTTCATATCCATATTCAATATACCTATTAAGGTTTTGTTTAGCAAATTCTTTCAATGGACTTAGTATAATGATTTGTTTGAATTTTTGAGAAATTAAATAAGATGTCATTGTTTTACCAGTTCCACAAGGCATTGATAAAATACCTCTATTAGAAATCTCAAAATGTTCTATAAATTTATTAAGTGCTACTTGTTGATAATTATATGGTATATATTTTTCTAAAACATTAATTTCTTCAATAATATTTTGTTTAAATGGTTGTTTGATATATTCAATTCTTTTATTTTTTGGTAGAGACAATATATTTTGTGATAATTTATCAGTGTAATAAATATAACCTTTTAGAGTATCAAGAGTGCTCATCCAAGCATTAAAACCTGCTAAATCTTCCATCTTAACACCTTTCTTATATCCATTTTTACATTGAACTAAACTACATTTATCATTTTCTAAAGTAATAACATCAATACCAGTATCTCTTAATGGATTTGTTTTATTTTCTATTCTTCTTAATCTATTATGATTATGAGAACCAATAATATTATTTTGTAAAAGTATAGTTTCTGGTGTATCTTTCCATAAATAAGCAGGAATTTTTAATTCATTTATAATGTAATCTCTTATTTGAATTTCATATAAATATCCTTTATCTTGATTATTCATTGTAAATATATATACTGAGATATGTTTATAATATTATCTAAATAAATAAGTTTCAATTTTTATGAAACAGATAATGATATATTGTGTATTTTAACAAATATAAAAGAACATATCATGGAACCTGTATTACACAACACTATAATTTTAAATAATGAAGAACACATTATGCCACATATTGTATTAAGTCAATCACATAATAAAAAAATATATTACGATAATGAATTAATATTTAGAGGTATTACATATGATTCAAATGTAATGGTTAATACTTTAACAGGATGTTATAAAATATTTATAGATATTTACAAAATAAATGATATTGTTGTGAAACTAATATTTAGAAAAAAAGAAGATATAATATCAAAACATTCAATCAAATGTTTATGTAATAAATGTATTGTATATAATTTACATATTTTAGAATGTAATTGTTATGACAATTTAATGTTAATCGGTGATGACGAAATATATAGGTCTGATAAAATAATAGATAATGATTATCCAGATATAGAACTATTTGATGAACATTATGTATTACCAAAAGTAAAGACGTACAAAAAAATTATTGACTATGAACATAGAAAGAATATGATAGTCAAATGGAATGACATTGAATGGCAAAAACAACACGTTGAAGACGTATTTAATAAACAATTAATGAAAAACATTATTAAAGTTTAATTTAATAAAATTTTATTTATAAATATATACCAATCCACACACGAATATAAAAATATTATCAGACAATATACGCAACATCGTGAAAAATTAACTCGAATATGCAACGCCACCCATACCGCTCATCACACGTAAAATGTTGTAAGAGTACCCATAGATGTACAATTCAGTGTCCTTGGCATAGTCAAGTTTAAGTGCCGAGTTTTCACGGAGACGGTCACCAAGAGTGATATCAAGAATGGTGTTATCAATACGACTCAAGTTGGTGGTTCCGGATGGTTGGTGCTTTTCAGGAGACAGTGCAAAAGAATACACGTTAATACCATCGGCTGGTGTTCTGGTGTGATGGTTCTGTGTCTGGTAATAGTTGAAATAGTTTCCAGACTTGGTTTCAATACGTTTGTGTCCATTGAGTTGGATATTACCATGCATAACAGGGTTTCCACGTCCATCAAGGCGTAGACCATAGTTGTTAGGTTGGGTAACGGTAACATCACGGTGGACACAACGGCTACTATCATTTGCAGAGCGATAGTCATATGAAAAATCTTCAATAGGAACGGACACATCGTTGAGGTTAAGGCGATGTTTAACTTCAACACAGTTAATAGACACATTACATCCGTTGGTATGTCTTACTTCTACAACAGCAGAGTCGATAAGGTCGAACATTTCAAAGGTGTCATTACCTAGAAGAGTGAAATCATCACACAGAAGAGTATCGTATACATATACCTTAATATCGGTGTTGTTGATGTCAGACATACAAGTTTCAGTGGTACTACCGCAAGAAGAAGTACCGCAACTAGATAAGCTTGAAACATCGTGATTAATAAGATTTACTGCAACACGATGTCCATCATTATCTTCTTCACTTTCTACTCTGTGAACACGACGTCCTTCAATGCATCCATGATCATCACTAATGCATGGAGGGTTAATAAACACACATCCTTCTACAAGGTTCTTTGCAGCATAATCAAGTGCAGCAGTTTTCCATGCGCTATCATCATTGGTATAGCACAAGAAACGACCACGACCACCAGCAAATTGACTCTTGTTTCCTTTACCACTAAAAGCACCTAATTTAAGTGCCCAGATGAGTTCCTTGGTAGGATGATTGTAGTTAATTTTAACCTTTTGGTTAATTGATTGAGTACCACCATTGCTATACACGTTTTCAGCACCGGTGTATTGAACCTGTGTGAACAGATATTCATGAGCAAGTTGAGCATATTTGCGTCGTTCGGAACTTTCGAGATAGACATAGTCAATCAAAAGTCCAAGGTCAGCAAGAGTGTAGTTGCTCAGATTAGGAGCTTCACCGGTATAGACCATCAGTTTTTCGATGGGAGAAAGATATAAATCTAAACGAACTTCATGATATTGAAGAGCAATCAGAGGAAGTGCCAGACCATAATTCTGACAGAACCAGAACTGAAGGGGGATCAGAAGTTCTGCAGCAGGAAGAAGAACTTCAGAACGTCCATCATCTGCTTCCTTACCGGTAAGAGTAGTGAGTTCATCAACATCACCAATTAATTCATTGTATCCACGTTCTTGTTCTTGAGTATGAGTAAGTTCATACCAGATATCCATCCATGTTCCATATTGTTTATCAATACTCATACCACCAACGAATAATTCAGCGTGTTGGATAAGAGCATGTCCCAAACGACGAACATATGCGATTTTATTAAGTTTGTTACCAACAACATCTGAACGAACTGCAGGAAGTCTTACACGAACTGCAGTTTTAGTCATCAAGTCACCGTTACGTTGAATAATAGTAGTATGACGACCAAAAGAACGTCCTTCATATGATTGTTCAATTGCTTCTAGAGCAAAGTTAGTATGGCGACGGTAAATAACCTTAAAAAAAGTAATACTGGGATCACCAGTAAGATATACATCTTGTGCTCCATTTGCGACTAGACTGATAAGTGCTCCTCCGGACATTGTGAATTATATTATCAATTTAGAAAAAAAATTTTTATTATTTTTTATTTTTTATATGTTATTAATAATTTATAATTTATATAAACTCGATATATATTTTACTATATATCCTTTTACATATATCGTTGATAAATAATCATTTATTTTTTAACGCATTTTGTAATATCATAAAGAATTAACATATATTTAAATTTATTAATGTCTATTGCTGATTACAAATACAAACCTGACAAACATATTTTTATTCAAAACACAAGAACGATTGACGAAACACATCGTGAGTATATTGATAAGTTTAAAAAAGAAAATGAAAATTTAATTGTTAAAAAAACACAGTTAAATAATATGAAAGACAAATTAAATGAATTAACACAAAATGTTGTTTTTAATAATTTCAGTAAAATAAATGAACTCAAAAAAAACATAAATAATTTAGAAAATGATATTAAAAATACTGAAAATCATATATCTGAAGTAAATTATTATGGTAAAATAGGTGAGGTATTATTTCAATATTATGATATTACTAATGGGATGTTATATGGAAAATTTACAGATGAACCGAAAAATATAATCAATATTTCTAATGAAGAAACATCAAAAATTAAGATAAGTAATGAACTATTAGAACTAACTAATCTAAATAAAAAAAAGAAAGACAAAAAACCTGTTAAAAAAAGAACTACATTTACAGAGGAACCAGAAAAAAATATTTTGAGTTATGTAAAAGATATTAGTATTATTGAAGAAGAAGATAAAATAAAAAAAGATAATATATGTAAAGCAACTTTACAAAATGAATATCTAATGATGGTAGATAAAGATTATGCATGTACTAAAGTAAAAACAAATGTTATTAAAAAATGTAAAAAATGTAATATTGATAAAATTATTATATATAATGATTCAATTATAACTTGTTCTAAATGTGGTGAAAGTGATGTTATATTCATAGAATCAGATGTTCCTACAAATAGAGAAAATTTTACAGAAAAACCTAAATATCCATATAAAAGAATAGGTCATTGTATAGAGAAATTAAACCAGTTCTTATGTAAAGGAAATATTAATATTCCTTCATCTGTTTATAATATTATCAAGGATGAACTATTTAAACACAATATGAAAATGTCTGATATAAGTATTGATTTTATAGAAAAAATGTTGCACAAACATAGATTAAGTTCCTATTATGAATATGTTTATTTTATCTATTGTAAAATGACAAATACAAAACCACAAACAATAACAAGAGAACAGCACGAATTAATTATCAAAATATTCTGTAAAGCAGAAGAATTATATGAAGAAAAATATAAACCATATAATAGACATAATTTTATTAAATATACTTTTATTCTACATAAAATCTTTATTATGATTGGTAAAGAAGAAATTGCTAACCATTTTAAATTATTAAAAAGTCAAATAAAAATGAAAGAACAAGAATCCATTTGGTTACAAATTTGTTCTGATCCAGATTGGAAATTTTAATGTGTGTTATTTCATATCTATAAAATATATAAATATAAAATATTACAATGAGCAACAGTTTTTTTAATAATGTAGATACTTCATCTGATGAAGAATTTGAAAAAAAAGAAGATTTGTCTAGATATACTGTTGTTGATGCATCTAATTTAACTGCAGACCCTGTTATTGAAGCACAAAAATATTGTTTATTATCATTTATGTCACCTGAAGGTATTATGAATTGTAAAGTTCGTGCTGTTAAATTTAGAGGTGCATTTCCTACATTAGAAGAAGCCAAAAAATATGCCGAAAAATTAGAAAAACACGATGAATATTTTAAGATTTTAGCAGGTGAAACAGGTAAATGGTTAGACTTTGACCCACCTATCACACGAATTGAAAAAGAAGTTTCATCTAATGAAAAATATCAACAAATTCTAGACACGCAAAATAAACAAAGATTGGAAGAAATGAACAAACTTGCAGGAAAATATAAAGAGTCAATCGAAAAGAAAAACAAAGGTCAAGAAATGAGAAAGAAAGAACTTACAAAAACAAATGCAGCCAACAATGTTTTAGAAAAACACGAGAGAGAAAAAAATGGAACCTTAAATGATAATCTAGATAATGGTACTGAACAAAATAACAATCTTGAACAAAATGATAGTCCTGTACAAAATAGTCTAGATAGTGGTCTAACTAGTAGTCAAACGAGTAGTCAAACAAGTAGTCAAACTAGCAGTCAAAGTAGCAGTCTAACCAGTAGTCAAAAAACAAAAGGTCGTGATGCTATTTTTCAAAAACAAATGGACAAATTAAGAAAGAAATTACAAGAAAAGAAAGAAGCAACAAGTTCTGCAACAAGTTCTGCAACAAGTTCTGCAACAAGTTCTGCAACAAGTTCTGCAACAAGTTCTACAAATACTTCTACTAATACTTCTACTAATACTTCTACTAATACTTCTACTAATATTTCTACTAATACTTCTATTTCTACAGACAATATCAACAAAATGAAACAATATGTAGATAAAAAACAATAATTTATTTTTTCTGTTTATTTATAAATATGTAGTTTATAAATATATATGTTTAAAACATTTCTATTAACTGTATTTATAATAGGTATAATGATGATGGTTATGGATATGAACAAATATAATGTTTGTACTCAACCAAAAACAATTTATAAATTCATACCTAGAACATTTCAAGAAGAATTATCATTATCACCACAAGCATCTGATGTTTTTAGAACAATGTTTAAACAACCTGACCCGTGGATAGAAAGTATTGACAATTTAACAATGTCAAAACGAGAGGATATAAATCAGTTTTTCATTACACAGATGTAAGAATTAGTTGTTTTAATTAATTTGGTATATAGATACAATAGGTGTTTGATAAAATGAATTTGCTATCATATTTGTATACATAAAATAAAAATTATCACCAGTATTAAAATTATATATCATATTAATATTGAAAGTTAATACTATTCCTGCATTAAATGTATTGCCCAAATTTGTGATACTACTAATTTGAACTGGTAGATTATCATTTATTATTATATTAATTACTCCTTCTGCATAGTTTGATTGTTGTTGCTCTGTTATAAACACTGTTATACTTCCATTAATTAAATAAATACCTGTATTATTTATTGTAAATGTTGTATAACTTGATGGATCATTATCAGGATAACCATCTATACCATTATTTATTTGTTTTGCACCAAAATATATTTTTTTATGTGATCCAATATCCATTAAAACCTGTATATAATTACCATAGTATGATATATATTGATTAAATCCCCCCCCGTTATCACCTTTATCACCTTTATCACCTTTCTCACCTTTCTGTCCATTTTGTCCATTTCTACAAACCATCATTTCTCTACAATTTGTTTTACTATTAGTTTTACAACAACTCATTTATATTATTAGTTCTTATTTTTTTGTAAAGTATCTGGTTTATGATTTGGTGGACTATATATAGAATATAATTTAAGTTTATCATCACCGGTGTTTATTATATTATGCCACGTATTTTTTGGTATAATAATTGCTGAACCATCTACTAATTTAATTTTCTGTATAACTTCATCATTATTATTTGTTATGATTGCTAATCCATTTCCTTTCTCTACGCGAATAAATTGGTCTATTTTTGTATGTTTTTCTAATCCTATTTCTACTTTTGGTTTCAATGACATTACAACTAGTTGCATATTTTTGGTTGTCATTAACACTTTTCTATAGTATGTATTTTTTAATGTATTTTTTTCAATGTTTGTATGGAATGCCATTATATGATAAAAATTGAAATTTTATAATATATGAGTAATTCATTATATAGTTTAAATAAAAAAAAAGAAGAAAGAGAAGAAAGAGAAGAATAAGAAGAGAAAAAGATGTTGTTTTTGTTTTTTCTAGGACTTTTATACGAAGAAATTAAGACAAAATGTCAAGGAGACAAATCCGTGTACTTCACCATCTGTACCGACGTTCAGGGTGCCCAAAAAAACGTTAAAATCAAGAAAAAGAACATTCAGAGACACAAAAACGGGTTAAACAAAAAGGGTTTCGTAATAGACATATCCCATCGTCATTACCCATCCGAAATTGAAGAAGGAGAACACAAACTGTGCAGCTTTTGCATGAAATATATGGCAAAGTGGACGTTTGGATGTGATAAATGTGATGTTGATGCTTGTCAAAACTGTGTTCATCACTTGTCTAAAATTTCTTCCAAAATTGAGATGTTACCTGATATGGATAGAGAACTATATCCAAGTCACTACATTCATCAAATTGATATTAAATGTGATAGTGCTAAACAATCATTTGAATGTTCCAATTGTGGTGAAGAAAAGTCAGGCAAATTTGTGAAATGCTCACACTCAGAGTGTTCTCATATAATGTGCAAAGGTTGTGAGAAGAATTTAAATGCATTCCTTCGTGGAAAATCTTTTGAACACAAATTTAAGAAGGAATTTTACAAGGATGTTGTAGCACCTCTAGGTTGGACTAAAGAAGAGGTACTACAACCTCAAACTCCACCTCCACCTCAACTTCTGGAGGTGACACCATTACCTCTGGAGGCGACACCACTACCTTCTTTTGCAGAAGCGATTACCAATGCAGTAGAAGAAATTCGAAAGTTTCAAATAGCTAGTGGTTTCCTGAATTGAAAAGATTCAAATAATTTTGTTTATTTAGTAAGTACGTTTTGCACCAATTTTTGTCTAACTCTATGTATTTTTCTTTATTTTTAATATACATATTATGATATTTACCACCAGACATATTTAATGTATTAATATGATCATACATTTTATTTAATTTATGTTTCAAAACATCATTAGTGTTATCATATAATTGTAAATAATAAAGATTTTTTAAAATTTTATGTTGAAGCATAAGTTGTACGTGTTTTATGAATTCTTTATTTCCTTTTACATCATTTATTAATATATTATCTACAAAAATTTTGTAATTAGTAGTTCCATTATAATCATATATTGCAAAAACTATATGATCAAAATAATTTATATATTCTAATATGTATTCTTTATATAATTGTGCCACTTTTTCGGATGGATTTCCAAAATCACCACAACCAAAAGCACTCAATACACAATGTCTCACTCTGTTTTGTTTCATTGTTTCAAACTGTGCTTTTATTTTTCTACCCATTGAAGTATTATTATATGGTTTATCTGGTTTTCCATCATTACGCAAATTATCTGCAGCCGCTTTTAGTTCCCAAAATGGAAAATAATCTTTTTCATCAAGATGATCATATCCAGTAGGTATTAATCCAATTAATCCTATATTTTCTTGACCTTTAATACATACACGAGGTTTCATATCTAGTTCAACTAAACCATTTACACCATTTATTAAATCAGTTTTTGTATTATCATATGCGTTTGGTGCATAAAAATGACAAGAACTACGTCTCCACATATTTTCTTCTTGAGCACCAGAACCAGATGTATAACCACCACCAACTGAAGTAGCATTTGCCATATTTAGAACAGCATATATGTGACCATATTTTTTTGTAACATCTAATGTTATTTCACCCCAATCACCAGAAAATATTTCTACTTTTTTATCTATAGATGTTTTTGTTTTCGACCATTCCACAACATTATCTATTGATTTATTTGTATATTTTTCAAGATTGCTTATACCATTTGCGTCTTTTATTACAAACTCTTCTAATGTATCTACTAACACATTAATTCTATAATTCTTTTGATTATTTTTTTTATTTGGTATTTTTATTTCATTGCCTTTACCAAATGTTTTATATCCATCATCTGTTATTTTTGGACAATCAACATTATTACCTAATAATAATTTATTTCTTATATCAATATCAATATCAATATCACTCATATATATATTATATATCTTTTGAAATTTTTCTTATATCTAATTTTGTTTTATTTTTTTTATTATTAATTAACATCTGTTCTATGTTCATAATCTTGTATTTATCATCTTCCCATTCACTATTATAATTATTTTTATGATATTTTTTAAATTGACTACAACCAAACATAAAATCACGATCACTTAAATCTGGTGCTTTATAATATCCTATTTTATCTAATAAACTTGAACGTTCTCCCCTGTTTTTGATTACCATCGCACCGTGATCTTCTGTTAACTGTTGAAAGACTTGTCTAAATGATTCGAAATTAGGAAACATACCTGCATAGTGTTCATAAATTCGTTTCAAATTAGATACAACATCATCAGCAAGTAAAAATATGTAATCAAAATTAGCTCTCAATTCAGGTGAAATACCTAATGGAAACTGCATTGTTAAAATATATGTTAATTTTCGATGTCGTCCATTCATCAAAAGGTCAGCAATATTAGGGTCTTTTGCCCACGCACCTTTAGATGCCAAACAATCGTCCATAACAACAATACCACTAGGGTCTATTTTTTTACCTTCTGCTTCTTTGTCTCTTTGTTTTTTTAACATAGTTCTTTGTCTATTTAAAATTTTTGTTATAATTTTTGTATCATAATTATGATAAATAAATGAATCAGGAAAAAACTTAGAATAAAATGGATTATCTTTTTCAGTAGGTGATATAACTATACCAAAGGGTTTGTATCCTAATTTATGCATAATGGCACGTGTAATCCATGACTTGCCCGAACCTCTTTTAGCAATTAAAATGATTGAAGCATCTTCACACATCTCATCAAGACTAAACTCACTAATAGGAAATTTACCAAACTGTTCATCAGTCATTATAGTATATTATAGTATATTATTTATAAAATGTTTATCGATAATCTATCAATACATTAGGAATTTTTAAATCTGTGTTCGGAATGTCTAATCCCATTTGTGCAAAATCTAAAGATTTATCTAAAGTTCTATCTAAAGATTTATCTAAAGTTCTATCTAAAGATTTATCTAAAGTTCTATCTAAAGATTTATCTAAATTTCTATCTAAAGTTATATCTAAAGATTTATCTAAAGATTTATCTAAAGTTCTATCTAAAGTTCTATCTAAAGTTCTATCTAAAGATTTATCTAACATATTATTTCCACCATTAAATTCTTCATTAGAATTATGTAATAGAGTTACACTACTACTTTGCAACATATTATCAAACACTTGTTTATTTTCATCAATAATATCAGGTGTAATGTTTTCTTTGTAATAATATCTATTAGCAATGTACCATGATACTAAACCAGCAATCAAAGAAGTTAAAATAACAGTTTCGTTTTTATATGTTATTGTTTTTTTATTTTCTTTTTTTCTTTTTTCCTCGTATATATAATACATCACTCCATATACAACAATTGTTGAACCTATTGCAATCATAACTGGTTTATCAAACATAACTATATTATATAGTATATATATTATTACACGACTTTTATATCATCTAAATTTATATTATCATTATCATTATCATTATCATTATCCTCATATTTATCTTCTTTTTTCTGTAACAATGGTTGAAAAAATGTACTAGCATTATTTTTCTTATTCATAAATGAAATATCTACTATTTTTTGTTGAGGTGATTTTTTAGATGGAATATCTATATCTTTAACATCTTTAACATCTTTATCATCTTTAACATCTTTATCATCATTTATAACTTCAATATTTTCAACATTTTCAATATTTCCAATATTTTCAACATCTTTTACAATTGTTTCTTCTGGAACATAATTATCTTCCAACATATTTACTCCACCGACCATACTTTCATTACATTTTTCACATATGTTTTTCTGTTCATATTTATGTGAATTGTATTCTAATAATATGTCTTTCATAGGCAACATTTCTCTAATCCCATCATTTATAGCACCTTTAATAATTAAATGACAAGACCTTTTATTATTGTTCAACATTATAGGTTCATATTTATGATAAAACAATTCAGAACGTGTAAAAAACATTCTTGCTGAATGAATATAACACGAATGAATAAAATCGTGAATAATAACATTTTCGTGATATCTGGTTTGTAAAAGATTTTGTCTTTTACTATCAATATTATATGTTAGCAATGTTATGTTAGCTTTAATGACTGCTTTTATAATATCATCAAATATGTCTGCACATTTTGAAACTGATTTTATTCTTTCATATTCTTGTTTCATTTCGTGAGTATTCATAGAAGGTATTTTCTTCAAACATTTCTGAAAAATAATTAACACACTTTGAGGTTCAATATCTGGATTGTTTTTAGCTGCATCGTTAAATTCTTTTTCTAATACAATTGACTTTTTATAAATTGATAAAATACCATCATATATTTCAGGTATAAGAATAGAATAAAGGTGTTCTTCATATATTTGTTTAATGGCAACTATATGATTTTCATAACAAGGTTCTTTTTTTAACAGTTTCGTTAATTCGTCCATTATATATGTTATACTTAAAATATATAAAATGTTAGGACACATAAGATGATAAAGAATAATTTTTTTAAACGTTATGTCTAAAAAACATCACATTTTTTAAACGTAATATTTAAAAACATAATGTCTAAAAAACATCACGTTTTTAAACGTAATGTTTTGCTATCTGTCTATCACTAACACATAGACATCCTTTTCCACCAGTCTCGTTTCTACAAGTATGACTTGATGAATTATACATATTTTTACCATTTTTGTCGCACACAAATGGGTCATATTCAGGTTGAAATGGTGTTGGATACTGTGGACTGCAACAAGAACTAGAGCATTTGTTATAAATCATTCGTGGGTCTTCATCAAAATCAGACTCATGAAGTGCTCCACTTGCAGATGGTCCTTTCATATCTGGAGACCATGCAGGAGGAACCCATGGTGATGTTATAATACCAGTGTTATCCATAAATTGAGACCCTGTCATAATAGAACCAGTAGTGCTATCAAAAATAAGGGTTTCATAATCTTTTCTATTAATTTGACCACCAATAGATGAACCGTTATCATCAGCATTAATATCAATACCTTCTAATAAATGAGGTGTTTTTTGAACACTTAAGTTAATGTTTGCAGGCATAACCTGTTTAGATTGAGGAGTATGTCTAACAGATGATGTTTTTGTAGAATAATGATCATATAACAAATACAATACTAATACACCTACAAAAACAAGTAAAATAATATATGTTTCTGTATTTCTTTCAACACTTGACATTTATATTAATTGTTTAGAAAAATATGTTTTGTTATATAAAATAAATTATTTTTTATATATTGTTGGTCAAAAATATCTAACTCAGTTTTGATGTAAACTCCAAATTAATTTTGTAAATATTCGAAATAATCATCCCCAATTCTCTGTAATAAACGATATGAAACTAATAATATTAAACAAATGAATATTATTATACCAATAATAATCATAACAACTATTTTACTTGTTTCTGTTAAATAGTAAATCAAAACTAACACAGCAACAATTGCAAAAACAGTTATAATCTTTTCTTTATTTTCATAAAACATTTTTATTAAATGTTTAGAAAAATATGTTTTGTTATATGAAATAAATTATTTTTCATTCAATTTTAATCCTAATATTGATCCTGATATCATAAATGCAATCAGACCAAAAATAGTCATCGTCATACCAGAATATAGAACCATTAAAGTTATATCTTTTTCTTGATCCATTTTAGTACCATATATCCATAATATTATACCAATTAAGAGAATCAAACCAGTAAAAATTGTCGACCAAAATGATGGCATATTTTTTAGTTCATCCCAATCTTTGTTAATCATAACATCATTATCTGTTTTTGTTAAATAGTAAATCAAATACAATACTAACACGCCTACAAAAACAAGTAAAATCTTATATATTCCTGTATTTTTTTCAACACTTGAAATTTATATAAATTGTTTAGAAAAATATGTTTTGTTATATGAAATAAATTATTTTTCATTCAATTTTAATACTAATATTGTTCCTGATATCATAAATGGAATAAGACCAGAAATAGTCATCATTAAAGCATACCTAATAATATTCTTCCTGATATCGTAAATGCAAGCAGACCAAAAATAGTTATCGTTACACCAATTCCAATTAATTTATACATCATATTTTTAGCATCAGGAATACGCGAATCAATATTACAACCTATCACTACTAATACTAATCCAACTAAAATACTTAAACCAAAAATAATTGTCAACCAAAATAATGGCATATTTTTTAGTTCATCCCAATCTTTGTTAATCTTAACATCATTATCTGTTTTTGTTAAATAGTAAATCAAATACAATATACCAAATATTACAAAAAAACTAATAAAGAATGCCATTGTTTCTTTGAATGTCCATGGTGTTGTGTAATATGGTTGATAATAAGGATCATAAACAACTGGTTGTCTAGACCATGGCCAGTTCCAATTCCACCACCTATGAGGTTTGTGATGAGGATTGTGATGAGGATTGTGATGAGGATTGTGATGATGATTTTGTGCAACATCTTGTATTTCAGCCATTGTTAAATATAAACATACTATATATAATATTTTTTATTTATCATAAAAAACTAAAAATACCGTATCTATATACCAATTACCATTTTCATCTTGTTTTCTTGGATAAAAATCAATAATTAAATTAAATTCACTTATAGCACTATTTAATGTATCAATATATGTTGTATCTTGTGCTATATTTCTGTAAAATTTAGCATTGTTAAAATTAGTTCCATATTTTTTTATAGCTTCATTTTGTATATTGTTAAATGTTCTATTATATTTTTTGTATAATTTATCTTCATCTATTTTAATTTTTTTATGTTCTATATCTGTTTTTCTAATATTATATAATCCTTCTGCAGAAATAACTAAAGAACCTAGTGTTTTACCATCATTATAATGATCTATAAAATGATATATATCACTGATACTAGGAAATTCATATAATATACCGTCTTTTGCTCTCCCTCCTATTTTTGGTGTTGGTGGGTGTGTGTGAAATATATATTCATATTCTAACATTTCTTCCATAACCATTGGCATAAATATATCACTATCACCCTCATCTATTCTTGTTGTTTTACCTGATACTAATATTTTTGATAATACGTGTTGTTCAAAATCTAATAAACCTGCATGTTCTGAATATACCATTGAATTGTCATTTATATATTTTTTTGTCACACCTCCATGAATCATTAATGCATCTAAAATTAATAGTTGATTTTTGTCTATCATTACATATTCCTTGTTTTTTTTTGTAATACGATTTAATGTTAAACCTATATTTTTTTTATTTTTTATTAATCTATCTATATTGTCATAATTAAATATAAATTTTTTAAATTCATTTGTAGGTTCAATATTATGTGATTCTACATAATGTTTCAAACCATCTTCCCAAATAACTTTCTTATATATATATCTTTTTGTAGAAACATCTTTTTCTCCACAAATTAGACAATCTTTAGGTTCATCATATTTTTCATATTTTTTTTTCATATCCAAATAAGTATGTATCAAAACTAATCTTTCAATTACATCTTTTTTGTTAGACCATATTGTTTTATTTGTAATAGGATAAGGAAATTTATCACCATTAGAATCAACATTTTTATCTTTTTTATGTTCTTTCCATAATTTTTCAACTTTATATTCACTATTTTTTATAATTAATATATTGTCCATTATATTATAATATTTTATAATCTGTATTATTTATTACAACATTGTATAACTGAACTCATTAACATACATATACAACATAATATAGCACCTATTATTATACATATCATTTGCCAAGTCTTAATAATATCTACATTACTATATAACATACATTTTTTATTAAGACAATCACAATAAACATTAACTATATCACTAACATTATAATTAGGACAATTTTCAATACAAGAAATAGATGTTATTGTATCATACATACATACAAATTTATCTATAAACACATAATTATAATATGTCTCATTTAATGTTGTTTCAACAGATATTATTCTTATTGGAACTATTAAATGATTTCCTGAATATACTTCATATCCTAGTGATCCCACTAATAGAACCAAAAAACCAATACAACATAGAGAATATATAGTAATTACAATTGCAGACATTTTTTATTTATTGATGATAATATATTATTCAATTATTATGTTATTATTTCATTATATTGAACTATATAACTTTTTTTAACATCTAATTTTTTTATCATTGTATTGAACTATATAACTTTTTTTCAATAACATAGACATCTAATTTTTTAGACAATGTATGTATAAATATATTTTGTATATCAATTGTTTTTAACATATCATTTAATTCATTAAATGGTATAATTACTGAATTATTTATAGAAAAAGTTTTAACATTTTTATCATCATTCTTTTGTAAATTATTTCTGTATTCTTCAATTTGTTTTTTTAAATATTTATCTATTATATTCGATTCATTACCCCATATCCAATAATTCATTTCTAATGAATATGAACCAATATATAGTGCATGTGTTCTTATTAATAAAACATTTTTTTCATCATAAAATGATAATACTAATTTTTTGGTGTTATTTAAAATAACAGTATCTGATATACATTTGTAATTTTTATATTTTTGTAATTTGGAAACATAAAATAACTCATTCATTATAAAATATAAAGTATAAAATAAATATCATTAATATATGGAAGATAAATCATGGACACTGGCAAAAACTAAAACAAAACTTATAAGAGGTGAAGAATTTAGTACTGATAATTATAAAAAAATAATGTGTAAAAATATGATATGTGATTTAGTTTGTATATATAATGAAAACTGTTTATATGCACATACACTAGAAGAACAAAAAATAGATACTGTTCGTTCTGTTGTATATGATATGGTTAAAAAATCTGATGATTTGTCACATATTGATTTGTTAAATGATAAGGACTTATATAGTAATCTTTTAATATTAACTAAATTATGTTACAATTGTGAAAACAAAATATGTAATGGAGGTTATAATTGTAAACACGGTGCATGCAATAAAAAGTATGTTGTATGTTATACAGACATTGTTAAAGGATATTGTAACGGTAATTGTGACAAAAATCATTTAACCAAAAAAGGTATTATTCCATATGGTGCAAGATTAATTAAAAACAATAAATTAAAAACATATTCTTACAACAAAACTTATAATAGTTTTAAAGATACTAATAAAAAAGTAAATAAATATAAAGATAAAGAAAAAGAAATAACAACTGATAGCGATGATGATACATATGATGATATATTAAACAATGATGATACAGATAATCAGAATATGTTAAATAAATCTATATTTTGTATTGACTTGTAAAAATTGAAATTTTTATTATTTAACTAAAAACATAATTAAATATTAAATATCATAATGGACATTAAATACACACCTAAAAACATTAAAGAATTATTAGGTTCAGATGATTCTATAAATGATCTTGCAGATTGGTTAAATGACTATGAAACAAACGCAACTAAAAACAGAAATGATAAGGCAAAAAAGCAGAAAAAAAGTAAAAAAACAATTACTGAATATACAGAAGATACTGAAGATAGTAGTTATTTAGAAAGTGATAGACCATTAAAGAAGAAATCTCCTGATAAATGTTCGTGTGCCATCATTACAGGCGAACACGGAGTAGGTAAAACAACTATGGTAAATACTGTATTAAAAGAATTAAAATACAATATTAAATATGTTAATATTTCAAAAGAAACTAATGGAAACAAAAATCTAGAACATTTATTAGACAGTATATTAAATCATGATACATTGTATAATATAAAAACTATTTCTAATTCTAAATCCAAAAAAGTTATAGTTATTGATGATATTCAAAGTTATGGAACACATATTGAAAGAAAATTTGTAAAAGATTTAATGAAAGAAAATTCAATTATATGGTATTGTCCTATTATATTTATAGCAAGTAATAAACACAAAAAATTTATAACAGATGTTAAGAAAGATTCATATCAAATAAGTATGTATGTACCTGAATATGATGTTATGAGTAAATTACTAGAAAGAGTTTGTTTAGGTGAAAATATGTTATTTGAAGACGAAAGAGTTTTCAATAAAATACTTGATATTTCACAAAATGATTTTAACAAATTACTTGTTATTATGAATGAATTACACCGATTGTTTGGAACAGATGAAATAACAAATAAATATATTGATAAATATATATCACATACAGAAAAAAAAGATGAAGAATTAGCTATATATGATTGTGCTAGAAACTTATTTTGTTCTTACAAAGGAATTAATAATACTTTAAAAAGTATAGAAAATGACAAAACAAATATGTTATTAATGATGCAACAATATCATATATCAATTGTTAACAATTATAGTAAAAATAAAGATAATATTTTAAATGATATTGAAGATATTTCTATAAATTTATCACACGCAGATGTTATAGATAACTATATATTTTCAGACCAGAATTGGAAACTACAAGATACTCACGGATTTTATTCTTGTGTATATCCTTCGTATAAATTAAGTAAAATTACACATATTGATAAACTATCACACGATATGTTTTATCCTTCTAAATATAGTTCTAAATTTAAACTCACATATCCAAAAGACCAAAATAAAACATCAACTAGATGTATAAACTATAAAAATGTAAAAATATCAAAAGAACTCTTTAAAGATATGTCAGTGGATGATTATATGATTGTTATTAATATAATTTCTGAATATATTAACAGTAATAATATAAAAGAAATAAAAAAACTAATAGAACAATATAATATACCATATTATTTAATATCACATATATTAAAAATAGATAAAATGACAGGAACTAAAAAAGATACATTTAATATAATGGAAAAAAAAATTAAAATTATGGAGAAGAATATAATAAATAAAAAAAATAAAAAAAACCAATAAATATATAAAAATAATTATTTTTTTCATATTACTATAATATATACCGAATGATTGGTGGTTCTGATAGAATGTTTGACAGAAATAGTTCTGGTAAGGGAGAAGAAAGTGATATGGATTACTTTATCACATCCGATCTACCTATGGATCAAGTTTATAGTGTCCTTAAGTCTCAAGATTTAGGTGAAAGTCAAATCGAAAAGACAATGGAGGAAATTGAAGATGCTCGTAAAAAGATTAAGAAAGTGGTTAACCGTTTCTTGAAGAAACTTGAAGTTAGTTACGGTCATCTTGATGTTCCTGATTTATACAAAAAGGGTTTAAAACATGCTGAAAAGGCAGGTTTATCACCCATTGAAATCAAAGCATTTCTTAATCACGTTCAACGTGGAGATGTTTATAGCGTCCATAGTTATCAAAATGAACAACGTTATACTCCTATGGCAAAGTTCCTTGGTTTTCCTCATCCAAGCGGTCAGATGATTAATATTTCATCCAAAGATCATTCTAAACTGAATGAACTTGCTATTCTTTATAAGGAAACTGCAGTTATTCACAATGCTATTAAAAACCAGACCTATGCTTACACTGACTGTGCACCACAAGCATTAACTGGACAATTTGGCAGACGTGACCATAATGTTGAAGTTTATATTAACCCCATTATCGCTGCATTGTTTTTACCAAAGATTATGGCACTTGAACGTACTATGTTAATGTCAAACATTGCACGAATGATTTTGTCTAGAGCACAAGCATATATTCGTACTAATGCTTTTCATTTACAACAGAACATTTCACCTATTGAAATTGATGCAGAAGCTTCACTTGCACGCAACTATGCAAATGATCCTAATGCTCTAGAACATTTTAATGAGGACACTCCTGTTGAAAATATGATTAAGCGTTATCGTTGCCAAGTTGAACTGTATCATACTGTGATTAACCTCCGTCAAGGTCGTTATTATGCTAGGGGATATGGTAGTCAAGTAGGTATTTCTGGACTGAAACAACTTCTTGACTCATATAACTGGACTTTCTTTGATTCACCTGATATGTATGGTGTTGATGATGAAGGTAGTTTCTTACGCAAACTACTCGCAGTGTTCTCTATCCGTCCAACTTTGACACAATTATCTAGTTTTACTCCACGATATGGTATGGGATTTTCAACTGTTAATGCTCTGGCAAAAACAGTATTCCTTGCTATGCCCATTGTTAATGTTAAACTTCCTATTGACACTACTGGTTCCGGTGATACTGCTACTTCACTTGAACTGTCACGTGCTCTGACCCAAACTGATTTCATTATTGAACACAAGGCAGTTGTTCCTAAAAACAAAGTTGTTATGCATTCAGATGGTGTTGCATTCTTCTATGTTAACCGTAGATATCCATCAATTGGTTTCACAACTGGTTCTATGAATATGCGCCCTGTCGGTATGCCACTAACTCTGGTTAATCAACTTGCTGTTAACAGTACTAATCTGATGTTTGACTTACAAATGAGAATTGGTCGTGCATATTTTGATCTTCGTTCAGTTGTTGTTCTTAACCGTTCTCCTGTTCCTGATTTTGAAATTGCTACTGGTTATTCATCTATTGTTGTTTCTGATAACAAATCTAATGAAACTCTATTTTACCATTACAACCCATCTGTTGCAGGACGTATGGAACTTGCACCTGAATCTGATAGTGGTTCTTCATATGAATCACCTGATCCTATCCGTTTCTTATCTGAATACACTGATGATAAATCCCGTTATCTGTCATTCCGTACTGAAGCACAAGAACGAGGTACCATCTTTCTTTATGTTCAATCTTCCTAAATAATTGTTTATTTGTTTAATGTATAATTTATATTAAACATAATATGAAAAAATGAATAAGTTTATAAAAATAAATTATATGTCATAAACTTGTGCTGGTCCTTTTGTAGTTCTTCTACCTGCTCTGTTAACATTAATTGGATCAGGTAAAACATTTACAGGATTTGTAATATCTTCTAAATAACCATAATATTGTTTTATATTAGTAATCATTCCAGGAACAACATCCTGAACTGTTTGTTCATTTAAAATTTTAACCTGTGAAACAATATGATCATCTAAATCTTTGGTATTTAACAAATATACTGACATCATAGCAATTAATAATGACAATACTTTTTGGTCTTCTGTTAACTTGAACTTACCATATGTTCGTTCATATATTTCTTTTTTAATTTTTTTCTGTATTCGTTTAATATTTGATACAGAAAAAAATTCAGCTGCAACCTTTGACGGAATTGTATTGTATTCACCTACACTTTTTAAAGCAATCTTTACATAATGATCTTCTTTTACATTATAAGGATCTGCAGGAATGTGTTCAGATAAAGACGACATATTACTTTCATCCATTTTATAATATACTATTAGAATATTATAAAAATTTAGGATATAAAACATATGTTTAAACAATGTACGTTTCAATCATGTTATCATCATTAAAAATATTTTCAATACCTTTGAAATTCTGTTGTAATGATTCAATATTTACATATTCATTTAATGACGATGATGGAACTTTTTCTTCTGTAAAATTTTTCATATTTGTCATATCATCACGTTTAATTATTATTGATTCACCTTCAGTTTGTGAAACGTGTAATACAAATTTATCAATATTATTATTGTCTGCCATAACTAAAAGTTGTCCTTTTTTAAATTCTTTTGTTGTTGTTTTTCTGACATTTGATATTTCAGTGTCTTTCAAAGGTGTTCCAATTCTATTATTCATAAATATTGTCATATATTTTCTTATATAATATGATATATCATATTTATCATCTTCATAGTTCATACTATTGATGAATTTTAATACTTCTTCAGGTGGTTTTACACCATTATCATTTATAAAGTCATCTCCATACACATTTGTATTAAATGCTGACTTAAACATTTCAAAAGTTCTTTTATCTATGTCTGTTATTGTATCATTAAATATATCACCCTCTAATTTTCTTACATCATCTTTATCAAAATCCTTAAAATTAGTATCAATTAATAACATATATCCATAATTTTGAATATAATAATCAATACCATTTATTTTATATTTCCAATATCTTGTTGATATTCCTTTTAAATCAATGTCTCTTATGAAAACGTGTCTATCAATATTAAAATTATTTATTACTATTTTATGTTGTTGTAATACATATAGTCCAACCATTAATTGAAACAATATTGATTCCCATACATAAACAGGATGATAACCTGTATTAATCATTGTTTTTACGTTTCCATCTGACCTATACTCTTTTTTTGACCATCCTATAATTGAATAATGAGGTGCTTCTGTTAAACACACTATTGTTTTTCCAGTATATTTTTTCAACATTTCTATTTCTTCTTGTTGTGATAATTTCTTTTTTTGTTCTTCTTTAGAATTATCATTCAATTGAGAACTGTTTGAAGATTCTTTTAGTTCTTGTTTTGAAGATTCTTTTAATTCTTGTTTTGAAGATTCTTGTTTTAAATTTTTTTTATCTTGATATTCAGCTAAAAATTTTTGTCTGACAGATTGTCTAATAGATGATGTTAAAAATTTTTGTGGATTTCCTCCTTTTTGTTGAACATCTTCAACATTTTTACCAGAATTAAAATGTTTATCTATTATATTTCCTTGTTTATGTATGTTATCAAATTTAATTGATGAACTAACAGTTATATTAAAACCAAACATAATTGGAAAATGAGGACATATCTTTTTTTTTATAACATTTTCTCTAACATATGTATAAAATGTTATGTCTCTCCATTCATCATAATCATTTATTTTTACTTTTTCTAATTTATTTATTTTATACGATTCATCTGTAATTTTGTATATTCTTATATTTGCACCTGTTGAACTAGGCGAGCATACACTCGACGATGTTTGTTTATCATATTGTATAGGATAACAAGTTCTATATAACAAGAATCCATATGGTAGTCCTTTGTATGGATTTTTAGATAATCTTGAAGCATTATATGGGTTCATATCCAGTATTTTTAATCGTGATAACATATTTCTAATTCCTTGATCAATTGGCATATCATTACCATCACCATTTGAAAAAAACATAGATCTGATAAATTCGTGAGTTGTTATCCTTTCACTTATACTATTAAATGTTCCTGAAGCATCTTTAATAGGTAATACATCTTCAAATAACATCGATGTCTTCACATGAGAACCAGCAACACCATTAATATTAATATTATATTCTTTATATACAGGTTGTTGTAAATTATAAGGGAATACTAAATTACTTGCTGGATTTGTATTATTAGAATTATAATTAGGATAAAACACTGCAGGATGAGGATAAGAACCTGTATTTGTATTACTTCTTGGTTTAGGTGGTTGATATAACTGTAGATTTAATACTTGACCTTGTTGTGATGATTGTTGTTGTGATTGCGGTTGTTTAAATTCTTTTTGTGGATGTAATTCATTATATATTTCTTTTTGTTTATTTGGAACAAATGGTGTATTTTTTGGTTCATTCCATATATTTTTTGATTTAGGAACAAATGTAGGTATAACATAATTTTCTTCATTATCTTTGTTTTCACCTCCTTCTAAAACTAAGTTTTCATTTTCTTCTAAAACAAATGTAGGTGTTAAATAATTTTCATCATTCAAAAAAAAAACTTATTTTTTGGGACTAGTTTATATTTTTTACCTCCACCTGACATTTGTGAAATCATATTTGGATCATATGATTGGTTAGCCATATGTAAACTAGCCATATTTGGATCAGCCATATTTGGATTAACCATTTGTGAAATCATATTTGGATCATATGATTGGTTAGTCATATTTGGATTAGCCATATTTGGATTAGCCATATTTGGATTAGCCATATTTGGATTAGCCATATTTGGATTAGCCATATTTGGATTAGTCATATTTGGATTAGCCATATTTGGATTAGCCATATTTGGATTAGCCATTTGTAGACTAGCCATATCTGGTTCATATTGATGATTATTCATTTCATTAGAAAATAAACCATTAGCAGACATATCATTGCTTTTCATTTCACTCATACCATTATATCCTTGTTCTAATTTATGAACCAAATGATGAGGTAATGCTTCCATATACCCATCAGGTAATGAATTAATTTTACCAGCTGCAGTTTCTCCTAAATAATGTTCTAATCCATTTACACCTTTATTGTGTTTTTTATTTTTTTTATCTTTTTTATTTTTTTTATCTTTTTTACTATGAACATTATTTAGATACTCTTTATAATTTGGTCGAACAGTATCTTCATTATCAAAAGCAGAAACGGTATCATCGTGTAAAGTATTAAATGGTTTTGTTTCATCAGAGTCACTAGATTCATTAGTTGTATGACGTGACAAACGTTTTTCTTTTTTACTACTTTTTTTACTTAATCTAGAACTTTGGATTTTTCCAACTACTTTTGATTTTTCTATATTCTTATTTTTTTTTTTGCTATTTTTAGTTTTAGGAGGCATTATATTATAAGTATCGTCTATTTTTTTTTTATGTCTAGACATAATTGGAGATAAATATGTTGTTACTAATGAACGCGATTGTTCTAAATTATTAATAAAGTCAGTAAATAATGGATTTTTTTTTAATATCATTTTAGGTGATGTTTTACTATTATCTATACTAATATCAATATTTTCAAAATCATTACCTTTAAACTCTTTGTATGAAATACCAGTTGTTCTTTTTGGTATTATTTCTAAAATGAATTTTTTTATAGTATCAGGAACTTCTATTTTATTTTCTTCTAACCATAAATATAAATAATTCATAAAATAATTAATATCATAATAATCATTAGAAATTTCTTTATATTCTTGAAAATTTGTTATTTTAATTGAAAAATTATGTTTAGGTAATACATATTTAGTTAAACCTATTTTATATTGTGTTTGTGTTTGCGTTTCTTCTGGACAATTACATATCATAATTGAATTTAAATCTAACATACCGTGACAAAATGGAATAATTGTTTCATTTAATTTGTTTAATGAATAAATTATTTGAAAAAATAATATTTTCCATTCGATTTCATCTAATTTATTATTTTTTATATATTTTTCAAGTGTTGATATTTTTTCGTGATAATTTGTGACAAAACAATAAATATTCTTCTTTAATTTTAGATCAGGTATATATTTAATAATATCTTCATATTTAACAGAAAAAAACATTATAGGAAAATTAATATGCTTAAAATTTTCATTATATATATGTTCGGACATAACATAATGTGTCTTAATATTGTTCATTAATTTTGATGAAATATTATCTATTTCATTATTTGTATATGTTCCAAATGATAAAATACATTTTTTGTCATCTTTTGATGTTCTAACATAATTATTTGTATCCTTTTCTAATAATTTAATTTTAACATCTTTAAATATGTGCGTATAATCATAATCATTAGGTTTTTTTAAATCAAGTAGTTTAATTTCTTTCTGTAAAATTGTTTTAAATTCATATTTGTTTTTTTCAGTGTCATTATATATATCATATACTATATTTAACAAATCATCAATATTATCATAATCAATAGACATTGTAGATATTATATAATCAGATTATTGTTTTTTTTTAATTTTTTTTTCAGTACTACTTAATAAAAAATTATTTATATATATATCATTATCATTATTTTTTATAATTTCATTATTTGTTTTCATACATCTAAATTCATCAAAAAATGGATTTTTTATTAATACTTCTGCAGGAATAGCATATTCTATATTATTCAATATACGTCCATTTTCAGCAATACAACTTCCTTTTTGTAAGTCTTCTGGAACTATAGATAATATAAATTGTTTAACTTCATTTGTTATATAATCACTACACATTAATCCTGAAAAAAAACCACCATCTTTTCTAATTAATGTATTAAAAAAATAATGTAAATCATAATATCTATTTTGTTCAAATCCTACATTTAATTTTTTTGTCCATTTACAAGAAGTTAATACCTTTTTGTTATCAACTACATTTGGAATACAAGCAAAATCAAAATCCCATAATTTTATTTGATAACCAATATTAGTGACATTATATTTGTTTCCAGCAATTGTATATATTTTTGGTGTTTTTTTTGTTGGTATATGTATTTTTGATACTAATATATTATTTGCTTTGAGATCATTATGTCTAAAATTAGGATATTCTGTTTGTATAACAGCAAGTGTTGAAATTAATTGAAAAAATATAACTTTCCATTCAATTGTTGTCATTGTTTTATAGTTTTCTCTAATAAAACCACTCAAATCTCCACTATCTGCCCATTCACTTATTAAAACACTAACATTGTCATAATATTCTCCATCTTTATATCTTTTAATAAAATCTTTATATTTATCATATGACCTATGTTTTTTTTCAATCCACCCATCTTTTATTAATGTTGTAAATATTTGAATATCAGTATCAAATGTTCCTATAGGTAAAACAATATGTGGTGTTTTTTCTCTTATAACAAATGATGATAATAATTTAATCATTACTAATTCAGCATTTTCAGGTCTTCTGGTATCAAATGTATCTCCATATTTGTCTTTTTTTGGTAAAGGAACAACTTTTACCGCATATTCATATAAAGGTGTCCCATCAGAATCAATATCAACACCTCTAAATGTATGTCCGGTTGTTCCACTTTTAACATATTTTAGTTCTCCACCAATACTTCTTACAACATTTTTAATATCGTGTTCCTTCTTTTTTAATGACACTCTGGTATCATAACTTGCATCACTATCACTGTCTTTTGACAAAAAGTTTTTATCATTTTTATTATCAAAATCAATTATGTTTTCTAATTTATTGTTTTCCAATAATAGTTTAGCATATTTAATTCTGTTCTTTATAATATGTCGTGATTTTCCTTTGTTCAATTCTGATAGTAATTGTCTATTAGACATTTTATATTATAACTGTGTAAATGTATTTATATATAATAATATTTAACGCATAAATAGTATTATATGAAAAAATGAATTAATTAATTAATATTTATTTACCACTTTCAGCAACTGCTTTCTTGTAGTCTTTTAGAAAAGAATCAGCATCAAAGTTCTTCATAGTTTTCGCAACATCTCTGTTATTATCATTAAACAATTTAGAAACAACTTTAGACAATGGTCCCATCTTATTCAGATTTTCATTAGATAATTTGGAACGGATAAATGCCTTAATTTTTGTCACGTCAATAATGTAATTGCTTGCTTTTCTCTTTGGTTTTCCAGAACTTTCTTGCATACTCATTCGGCGAGAACTCTTTTTGGAACGTTTCTTAGAACTCTTCTTAGAACTCTTTTTAGATTTTCTGGATTTTCTAGGTCTAGATGCTTTTCTAGATTTACGACGAGAACTCTTTTTAGAATGCTTTACAGAATGCTTTTTAGAACTCTTTTTAGAACTCTTTTTAGGACGAGACGCTTTTCTGGTTCGACGCTTTTTTGTTACCTTTTTAGTTCCCTTTCTAGAACCTTTTCTGCCTCCACCAGACATTCCATCTTTGTTTTTCAATTCGGTAAGTAATTCTTCAACTTCGCTATCTCTTTGTGACATTGTTATAATAATACAACATATAATATTTTTATAATAATTATAAAAAAATTGAAATTTTAAATTATTAAATATTATATTGTTATAATTATTATAACAAATAAAAATGCCTAAAATACCTATGACAATTATACCATTAGGTATATCCATTTCACTTACGATTATTGCTACAAAAACAATGGACTATTATATAAAAAAAATGAAAAAATAAATATTTTATTATCTCTATTAAAGACTTTTATTAAATAACAAAATATCGAAGAAATATTACTATGGGTCAGGAAAATTCGAAAATAGAAGTTGTTAATATCGGGGGTGAAGGTCAAACTAAAATGGCATTAAACGTTGATGGTACCGTTTTTTTGCCAGGTTATCTCATTAAAATTATTTCTGTCAAAAAAAACGTTGAACACAAACCACTTAATCAATTGGACGAAAATGTTTTGGCTTTACCAAATCTTGATCAACTTTTTGTGATAGAATCCATCAGTTCAGAACAATTCAAGTGGACTGATGGACTGAATCCCATTAATGTTCACATAATGCGTATATACACAAGTGCTCCTGAAGGTCATCCTAAATTATATTTTAATGTGCTCATTGGAAAAAATAACAGAATGGTTCTACCATCTAAAAATGGACATAACGATTATGCAATCACTTTTAGTAATGTAAATCAATAAATTTCTTCAAAATTTATTTATACAATTTGGATATGGAAGAAATGATTATATGAACATTTTAGAAAAAGATTTCTAAAAAAATTGTTTTTTTTATATTTTAAACATTAAAAAATACATTATATTATATAAAACTATGGGTGTTCCTGCTTTTTTTAGACATTTGATAAAAAAATATAATGTTCTCATTAATGGACAATTAAAACAAAAAATTAATGCTTTATATATTGATGCGAACTGTCTGTTTCATCCTCAATGTTTTAAAATATTGGATATGTATCCAGATTTAAAAAATCAAGATGAACTATTTGAAAAAATGGCAAAAGAAATAACAGATTACATTGATTTGTTAATAGATTATGTTAAACCAACTGATTTAATATATATTGCTGTAGACGGTGTTGCACCTTTAGCAAAAATGTCACAACAGAGAAAACGCCGTTTTGGTAGCACAAATAATTATAAACACGTAGTTTATAAAAAATATGGTATTAAATACAATGATAGTTGGAGTAATATTGTTATTTCACCTGCAACAGAATTTATGAACAAATTACATTTAGTTATACAAAAATATTATGAAAAAAATAAAAAAGTTATATATGATTCATATTTGAATAAAGGAGAAGGAGAACATAAAATATTTCAATATATGAAAAATACAGATAATCATAATTTTTGTAATATTATATATGGACTAGATGCAGACCTTATATTTTTATCATTGGCGTGTGGCATACCTAATGTTTATTTGTTAAGAGAACAATCACAAATAACAAATAATGAAAATGAAGATAATGATTTCTGTTATGTTGATATTGATATAACAAAAAAATCAATCAATAAAGAATTTACTAGTTATATTGATACAAATAAAGAGTTACCTACTTTTATAAATGATTATATTTTCATATGTTATTTTCTGGGCAATGATTTTCTACCGCATTTACCGTCTATAGATATTAATACGGGTGGTCTCAATACCATTTTTAACATACATATAGACTGTTTTGTTAAACATAGTAATTTAATAACATTTGAAAATAATTTAGTTATTAATAATGATTTTTTGAAAGAGTTTATCAAAATGTTAAGTTTATTGGAAGACAATTATTTTAAAAACATATTACCAGATTATTTAAATAAACAAAAAAGAAGAACTTGTTTAGAAACAGAAGATTATAAACGAGAAATATGGGAAATTGAAAATTTAAAAAATGTTAAAATAAATGATCCTATAAAATTAGGTATAGGTAAGTCAGAAGATTGGAAATATAGATATTATTCACATTATTTTGGAACGAATGAATATATGAAAGAACACGTTGATAAAATGTGTCACAACTATATTGAAGGTTTATTATGGGTTGCTAGATATTATTTTGAAAAATGTCCTACTTGGAAATGGCAATACAGATATAGTCATGCTCCTTTTTTGTCAGACATATATGAATACATTAAGGATAAAAATATAATGAAAGATTTTAATTTACCATATGAAGATTCTACTGATATGTATTCACAATTAGTAGGAATTATTCCACCTGAATATTCTAATATTTTACCTAAAAAATTACAAAAATTATGTGTTTCAATTGATTCAGGTATTGCTGATATGTATCCTATAAAATATGAACTTGATATGATAAACAAAACACAGTTATACAAATGTATTCCTATTATTCCTACATTAGACTTGAAACGGATAGAAAATGTTGTTAGTAAAATAATTAAGGATTAGGATTATTAAACTTTTCAATTGTCTGTTTCATCTTATCTAACATAATTAGATTATCAGTATATATATTAATATTTGGTATATTTCCTGATTGATCATTATCTATGTCTTGAATATATTTTGCTAAATTATTTACAACTTTAATATATAATTCATTATATTCTTTGTTTATTTTTTTTTTAATTTCTGGATCGTTATAGTTGATAGTACTCATTTATATAATTATATATTATAATTTATAAATTCCATTTTTATCTATTACATAAAAATGTGTATCATCTATTATTTCCAATACTTGAGGTCTTCTGTTATATTTATATATTGATTTTGTATCAAATGGTGTAAAAGCATTTGAAGAACCATTATCAATTCGAATTATTTTAGGTCTATCATTTTCTATACAAGTCCCATTTATACTTTTGTTTTTAAAAAATGATTGAGGTGTATGTCCTATTATCATTGAACCAAATTTCATACCAAACAATTCAACTGCTTTATTTATGTGTTGATAACAATTAGTATTATCAAAATTAATATTACTTTCTATATTTCCTAGAACACGTGTCCAAAACATATTATCAGGATTATTAAATAATTCAAATATGTTTTCATATTCTAACATACCTATTAACCATAACTTAATTTTCATACTAATATTTTCCAAATCTTGTGTTTCTTTTATATTTATCTTTTCTATATATTTGTCAATAATTCCTGCATGTACAAATATATTTGTTCCTATTATAACAAATGGCATCCTTGTACATCCAATCATTTTACCATATTCGTTACCTCTTTTAAATGCATGTCTTTTAGCGTGTTCTCCTGATACAAACTTTAATGACGGGTCTTTTGGATCAACATATTTTTCAAATGCCTTCATATTTTCATATGATGAGTACATAAAATTACCCTGAATATTTAATAATTCGTGATTACCTATAAGACTAATTACTTGTCCTCCGTGTTGTATTGCTTGTATAGATAAATTATTAAATAGTTCCATAATTTTAATATCACTTGCTTCATCATTATATGTAGTTTCTTTAAGAGAACATGATTTTCCATTTGGTCGACAACTATCTATTTGGTCTCCTACTTGAACTACAATTGTTTTACCACCTATCCACAATAAATTTCTGTCAATAACTTTTGATAAAAATAATAATTCTACTGCCAAATCATAATCTCCGTGAATATCACCAAATGCAACTACTCTTTGTTGTTCAGGTATTACGGATGGAACATATTTATGAGGATAACATATTTCATTAAATTGTTTTATGATATCAATGTTTCCTATATACGTTCCACCGATTAATTCATTTATTGAATTTGTTATATCCATATATATATTCTATATAGAATATTGTTAAAAAAATGAAATTTTGATATGTATATGATGTTTAAAAATTTGAAAAATTAAAATTAAAATTTAAACAAAGATGCCCAAAAAGAGTGATTTTAAAAACGGTTTTACAAAACATGATAAATTGCGAGGTTTTACTCCTGGAAGTAGAGATGGACCTAAATGTCTAGGTACAGGACAACAAGTATTGTCTATAATGGACGATGCTTTGTTAAAAAGCAAATGTATATATTGTGAGAAATCACAACTAGTATGTGATTGCGAAAAAATTTTATGTGATGCACTTGATATTGTACTCAAAAGATACAGAAAACAAGTGCCTGATTTTTCTCACGATTTACAGAACAAATTTTTTCAATTGAAGAAAAAAATGGATAAAGATAAAAAACGTTTTACAAAAGGAGCTAATCAATTAGTTGTACATCATTTGAATATCACTATTAAAGTTCTAGAGGATGTTCTGTCAAGTGCAAAATTATTTGAAACTATAAATGTTCAACATATTATTAATTACTATTTAGAACTGTTTGATAATTTAATTTCTAAAAAAGATTACATAAATGAAATTAATTCTGAAGAATTATCTATATATTTTTTGATAATACGTTCAAGACTTATATATGGATTTTTATCGGGTATCAAAAATATTCTAGATTATGCTAAAATGGTGATCGAAAATATTATAAATTATGCTAAAATGGTGATCGAAAATAATAAAAGAGGAATTCAATTTGAATATCCAAAAATAATTGAGTTAAAGGAACCAGAAACTGCATCAGCTTCAACTGCAACTGTTTTAACTGCTTCAGATTCAGATTTAGTTTTAGAACCTGTTAAAACTGATGCGATATCTGCAACTGTTTTAGATGCTTCAGTTCCAGAATTAGTTTTAGAACCTGATGCAATATCTTCATCAACTTTTCCAAAATTAGTTTTAGAACCTGTTGCAATATCTTTATCAACTGCAACTGCTTCATCTGCTTCAGTTCCAGTTTTAAATTTAGAATGTTATGATACTTGTTGTGATGAAGATTTTACATGCAATTGTGAACACACTCCTCCACCATCACCTCCAAATTTATGGTGTAGAAAAGTTTTTAACTGAAAACTGCAACAAGTGATGCTATTTGTATTTCTGTATCAAATGTAACTATCAAGTTCATTTCAATATCCCTTAAATTTAACAATAATTTAGTTGCTTTATCTATTTCAATGTTCTTTGTATAAATATCATCTACTATTTTTAAAGTAAGTTCTGCTAAAATATCTGTCAAAAAATAATACTTTCTGTTAAGTAGATCATTTAGAAAAAATAATGATTTATGAAATTTTCCTTTTATTAATATTTTATATAAATCATTAATGTCTTTATCTATTGGATATTTTTGAAAAGTTGTTACTGTATTTGAATCAATTGACTTGTTATTTATTGATAACATTTGTATTAAATGCATGACCTTTCTCATATCACCATTTGATATTTTCCATATTGTTTTTAATCCATCTTCAGAAACATTAATATTTATTTTTTCTGATACATATTTAATTTTTTTAACTACATTATCAAAATCTATTGGTGGAAAATTAAAAACGGTACATCTTGATTTTATTGCTGGATTTATTTTCTTAATACAATTACATATCAAACAGAAACGAGCATTATCTGTATAATATTCTATTACTTGTTTTAACATACCTTGTGCTTCATGTGTCATTGCATCTGCTTCGTCTAATAATACAAATTTATATTTGGGTGTTTCTTTTTTATTCATCAATGGTTTAGTAGAAACAAAATTTTTTATTTTATTTCTTACAATATCAATACCTCTTTCTTCTGATGCATTTATGTTCATTACCATATATTCAACATATTCGGATCCATATAGTTCATTTACAAATGCTTCAATTGTAGATGTTTTACCTGTTCCTGATGGACCATAAAACAGTAAATGAGGTATTGAATGTTCTTTTATGAAATTTTTTAATATTTGTATAGTATCATAATGTGATACAACATCATCTAGTTTTATAGGTCGGAACCTTTCTACAAATGGTAACGATATATTCATTATGTTTATTAAATAATTATATGTTTATTTAATTAAACATAATATATATCAATTTTTAGAGCGTGTCAAATAGCATATAATATTTATAAAAACATAATATAAAATGGAGTTCTATAACTTACAAAACTTTAAATATGTTTGCTATTGGGTTTCCCATAAAATTAGTACATTATTTACTACAACATTTACTTTTACAAAATATTATGATTTAACAACAAATAGAAAACTTTTATGTACTAATAATAATAATGTATATGAAAAATTAGGTGTTGATGGTATGTTTAATGGAAAACATATGAGATTTGTATGTCGTAATGTTTCTATCAATGATATTCATAATATGGATTTTAGTAAATTTTCTTTTAATAATTATTTTAACATTACAAAAATTATGTATGATGGAAACAATATAACAGATGCTATTAAAAAGTTTTATGATAACAATAATAATAATAATTTAACATTAGATGAATTATTAAATGATATGGTTAACATGTATCTTGTTGAAAATAATATTTTATATTTACATAAAGAATGTACTATATTCACAAAACAGTTTGATGATGATACATTATGTTTTGAAGAAGTTTCACGTTCTCTAAAAATTTCTGTTTAATTTATTATTTGTATGTATATAATATTAAATAATGATACATTTAGACAAAGTAAAAATAATAAAAAAGATAGGGTATGGTATGTTTGGAACAACATATCTTGCAAATTATAATGGCAAACTATATGCTGTAAAAATTCAACATATTTTAGAAAAAGATAAGAAAAAAGATTATAAAAATGAAATATGGAGAGAGTTTGATTTATATAAATACATAGACACATTGAATAAAGAAGAACAGGTATTTTTTACAAAATTATATGATTATAAAATATATGATAATTGTACGCACATACAAGATAGACCAATCAAGATAGACTTTAAAAATAAAAAAGATGAGTTTGCTCAAAATTTGAAAAAATTAGATGAATCTGATTGGTGTGTTAAATATTTGTTAGATTATAAAGGAAATACTACATTAGAAAAGTTTTTATTAAGAAGAAAAATGACACAAAAACAAATATATTCATTTATGCTACAGATATGTAAAATCATATATATATTATATGAAGGTGGATATTCACATAATGATTTACATCCAAGAAATATTATGATAAACGAAACAACTAAAAAATATTTTAATTTTATGAATAAGAAAATATCATATGAAGGATATCAATTAAGTGTAATTGATTATGGACTTGTCTTACACACAAAATTTGGTAAACACAATGGCTATAATAAGAGTTTTATTCATAATAGAGAAAGATTTGCATTTAATGAAATGTTTAGTTGTTCAACTATAATATTTGACAATACAACCAAATTAAATATTGATTGTATAAATATGGGAAAACCTTTACCTTGGGGTAAAAAAGGAAGAAAATATGATGAGAGTACCAAGACTATGATATTAAATCATCCGGATTTTTATAAAATTATGAAACATAAATATGTAAAAATATATCCAAAAAGTAAAAAACTACTAGATGATGTTGGAAATAAAATAAATGCTAAAAAAGAAATATCAAAAATAATAGAAAACAATAATAATAGATATGACTTTAGAGATGCATTAAATAGAATTATATTTGAATTCAATTTATTTTTTCCAGAAGAAAGCAAGAAATATTGGAAATGGTGTTCAGTATATGATGTTTTGTTACCAAAAGATATAATACAAGAATTATTGATGATAAATAATTATACAGATTATATAAATTATTTAATAAATAAAATTACATAGAATAATTATTAATATTGTAGAACATATTTTAGTTTATTTTTGAATAAATTATATGTATCTTTAGAATTAAGATAGAGTTCTAATGTGTTAATTGTTAGTTTATTATTTTTGTCATAAAACTCATTTAATTCAGAACTAAATTTTCTTATTTTTTTATCAAAATCAGTGTCTAAATATGTCTTCTTTTCTGTTTTTCTTTTGAGAATTAAAAACATAGAAGGTGTATAAAAGAAAAAGTTTTTTGCAAATACGCAATATGCAACTTCAAAGCATCTAAATATTTTTTTGAGATAGTTTATATGAAAATCATGAGTTAATAATATTTGTTGGTTTATTATTATTGTTCCATTTTTTTCTAGATAATTATCGATTATATTGAAAACATATTTCTCAACATTCACAAAATATTCTTTAACTGAATTAATATTATAATTAAGATTTATACTTAATGATATTTTATTATATTTTTTCTTTGGAGGAAGTGAATTATTATAATCATATTTTATGTTTTTTAAGTCAAAAATATTATTTATATTACCCATACCAAGAGATAAATAATTATTTTTAAAATTATATTTATTTAGAACATAATAATATATTTTGTCTCTTCTTACAGCAAGATTAGTATTTTGTAAAAAATACAAACTGAAAATGCTTCTTAGTTTTGAATCATTATCTTTAATTTTATCCAAATCAATATTTCCTCCTTTTTGTTCAATATTCGTATTAGTTTTATTATTCTTAAATTTATATATTATTAATTTTTTTTTAAAGATATTAAAAATTGTATCATCTTCAAAGAATTTTTGTAATCTATTTATAGTATCATTTATAGTATCATCTTTAGGTATCATATTTATTATATCCATAATATATTATAACAAAATATATTATAAATTTTCTATATTTTCTTGCAATATTTCCATTATATGTTCATCTGAATAATATTTTATTGGATATTCTTTTTTGACATATTCAAAAATAAATTCTTTAAATTTATCTTTATTTTTTCTTAATTTTAAAAATTTGTTTATTTCTGTTGATATTACAATTGATACTGTCATATCTGTAATAGTAGTGGTATCTTTTATATCTACATAAAACTTTAGTCTTTCTGATTTTACATTATTATTTCTTTTCAACATATCATATTTATCACTACTTTGAAAATCATTTTGTATAGGTGTATATTGAAAATGAAGAACATTTAAACAGTCTCTTGATATATTATGCATCCCAGTACGAAACATTGTATTATCAATTAAATGCTTAATTTCATCTTTAAATTTACAATCATACCATTCTCTTATGGTATGCATAAATGTTGGTTCTTTAAAAATATCATAAAAATTACTAAACTCTTTAAATATATCTCTATCTCCATTTAGACGACGCATTTTATCTATTTTTTTGTATATATCTGATAATGTACCTACATCTATAAATTTAGGTGGTATATTATCTTTAATAAATTCTATTGCTTTGTCATAATCATAAATAATTAATTGTTCATGACAAAACCATATAACATAATTATTAATATGAATGTTAAGATATTCTATAAATCTTTTTAGAATACTTTTTCGTGTATAATCACCTGTTAATGTAATTCTAAATTTCATAATATCAATAGCACTTGTTATTTTGTCTATCTCGTTTTGTAACAATGTATAATCATCAATATTAAAAATTAGATATAAAATATAATAAATTTTATCCATGTATTTAAGGACTTTTATAAAATGTTCTGTATGTTCTATATACCCAAGAATAAAATAACCATAAAAAGGATTACGTAACATATGATATGTAAAATTTGCAAAAGCACGTTCTTCATCAGAATATTCTGGATTATCTTTAATGTCTTCATTATTTAATAGATATTCTAATTGTACTTCTTTAATAGATTGTAGTGTTTTAGCATAATATGTTTTATACATATTTATAAAACTTCTAAACCACAATATTGTCATTATTACAGATGTATTTATCTCTGCTTCACTTTTTATTTTGGAAATAATAACATCTCTGTAAATTTCTGCTGTCTCTAAATAGTTTATTGTTATTGATATCGTATATTCAGTTGGATTTACTTCATTTGAAAATATTTCTACTACTGCTGGAATATGTTCGCCATATTCTGTTCTTCCTGAAAATGAATATATAGGTTTTGTTAAAAGTACATCATTTAACTTTTGACATAATGTTTCATAAAATGGTTTATACATAGTCATATTCGCTGGATTTTTAATATACAAATTTACTATCTCATATGTTACAGATTTTATGCTCATTTCATAATATTTACCACCCATCTCAACTAACATAAAAATAGAACAATATGAATGATGTTTATTGGGAGTGTTAAATACAGTTATAATATTTATTTTATTCCTTTGTGTATCTTTACCAAATATTATCTCAAACTTGTCAGATTCTGGTTTAATAGGTTCTCTTTGAACTTTTCTAAAAGAGTCTATATCTGGTTGTTTTGGTATACAATCTATCTGTTGGTTGTACATTTCATTTTCACCATAAAAGTACATATTATCTTCTCGTATACCATTGATTATATCGTCTATTGTTTTTTTTGTAATTGTATCAATAAAGGATATGTATTTATATCCTATTCTATCTATCAATATAAAATCAAACACCAATTGATTTGAATATTCTCGTTGAAATTCAGTTTGTTCATTATCAGTTTTAGTATGCGAGTTATTTAGAGTTATATACAAAATATAATCAGATAATACAGTATAACGAAACTTATCAAAATAAAATTTCTTAATATTTTTCTTGATAATTTCAAGTTCTTCTATTCTTTTTTCTCTACTTGATTTATCGGTGTTAATTAAATCATATATTGTAAGATTTTCAGAATAATATTGAAATTGTATATCAAACAATAAATTATTCAACATTGTTAATCTCAAAGTTTCATCTTTAATTGATTGTATTTTGGTTAAATTTTCTATTGCATATTTTTTTTTATGTTTTGGTAATATTACATAATTATCATCTTTAAAAAATAAAATATCATCATTTTCTGTTTTTTTTATGCTTTCAAAAAAATTTCTATATATTATTCTTGATTTATTTCCTCTGAATGTCTCTTCTGTAATTTTACATATTTTTCTATCACCATAAAAATAATCATACAATTCTTTTTGTTTAACATCGTATTTTTTTTTTATACTTTCTTTTTTTTTTTTAAATTGTGCATATTTAAATGTATTCTCTCCAATGAAACTTTTATTTTTAACTTCTTCAATTTCTTTTCCTTCTTCTTCTAATAAATTCAATTTAAGATATTCATATTTGTTTGACCTTTTACTTTTATTTTCATTTACATATATTATACTATATAAATCTATTACACCACGTACAATTTTCGTACTTGGTTCTCTATCAAATAACATAATATTTTCCATAAACCAATTCATATAATTGTCATATACATGTCCATCACTATCATGACCATACATGAAACTATGTAGAACATTATCAAATGTTATTTTTTTATTAGCAAAAGTAAAACTTCCTTTACACGAATTAACATATTTTAACTCATGTATATCTGTCATCATGATTAATATATATCTGTAAAATAAATTATAATAGTTATATTTATAGCATGGCAAAATATCATAATTATGAGAATTACAATATATATATAAAGAATAGATATAAAACGTCAGAAAAAGAATATAAGACACATTTTGTAAATGATGAAAAAAATGACGAGAAATTTTTACTAACATATGAATCAATGAATGTATTTCCATTATATCCCAGACCAATTATAATGCCTCTTAAAACAAAATCATATGATATTGGATTGAAAGAAAATAATACATTAAAAAATATTAAACTGAAATATAATGATTTATTAATAAAAAAAATGAAAGAGTTCGAAACATATAGTTCTATGATTGGAAAAAACAGAAATACCGCAAAAATAAGAAGATTTTTTGATTATGAAATAAAAGACAGTATATCAAAAATTATAAATGATAAAGTTTCAAATGCATGGATTAAAATGTATGAGATTATGACTACTTATGTATTTTTTGGTAACAAGGAAACAATAACTATAAATTCTTTTCATTTGTGCGAACATCCAGGGTCTTTTGTTCTAGCAACACAAGAATGGATTAAACGAAACACAAATAAAGAACACAAATTTATATTTCAATCACTAAAACCCAATAATAATAATCCACATATTTTAAAACCAGATGAAAAAATACCAACAAAATACTTAGATTATGCAAATGATGGTGATGTAACAAAAAGAAAAAACATAGAATATTATAGACAAAAATACAAAGATGTCTATTACGATTTAATAACAAGTGATTGTGGTTTAGATTTTTCAGATGATTTTACACAACAAGAACATGGTTTATATAAAATATTTTTAGGTGCATTAATTTGTGCTATAGGTCTATCAAAAAAAGGAACTAATTATATTTACAAATTATTTTCATTCAATGAACTAAAGACAATTGAAATGTTGTATATTACGTGTATGTTTTTTGAAAATGTTGATGTAGTAAGACTAATGACAGATAAATCTGGTTCTGGTGAAATATATATTATATGTACTAATTTTAACTATGAAGGTGATTTTGATAAAACATTTAACGTGTTATTAGATTATCTTGATAATAATAAAGATGATAAATTTATCATTGACATATTTGATAAAGAATTTATTAATAATATACAAAATTATCATAGATTACTAACTATGAGAAGAATAACAAATTATAATATGTTGATTTTTCGACAAATTAATAGTGATTATTCAAATGCTGTAAACTATGTTAAACTAGTTACAGATTATTATGTAAATTATTTCTTTGAATATATTGGTCTAAATAAATCACTATTACAATAATACATATAATGCTATTAATTTTTTTCAAAAAAAATTGATTTAATTATTATTTCATATAATACTTAAATATATATACATATTAGAATAAATAATGGACAGTATATTTCAATCATATGATGCGTCCGTCATTAGACCTATAAAAGAGATAAAATTTGATATATTGGGTGGGGATGAAAAAAGAAGAATGAGTGTAATGACAGGAACACACGGAATAGACATTGCTGAATTATTTGATAAACAAGAACCAAAACGTGGAGGTCTAATTGATTCACGTATGGGAGGAACTGGTGGTGGTTTATGTGCTACCTGTGGTTTAAATTCAAAATACTGTGATGGTCATTTTGCTCATATTGATTTAGCAGAACCAATATTTCATCCATTATATTTACAATTTGTAAAAAATTTTTTAGAATGTATTTGTTTAAATTGTGCTAAATTATTGATACAGAAAGAAACTGATAAATTAAAAACTATTTTACGAATGAAATCAAATAAAAACAAATTTGTTAAAGTACACGAACTATGTATGAAAGCCAAAACTTGTTTTCATTGTGGAACATATGTATCAAAAATTAAAATTGATAGAAAAAAACAAACAAATGGTGTTAATATATATTCTGAAACAATAACAACAAATGTTGATGAAAAAGGTTCCAATAAAATCAGTTTAAATTTAACACCTTCATTGATAGCTGACATATTTGATAACATATCTGATGAAGATAGTTTAATAATGGGTGTTGATCCTAAAAGAAGTCATATTTCTGATATGATATTGAAAGTGTTTCCTGTTCCACCAACTGCAATTAGACCTTCATTGAGAGGGTTTTTTAGTGCTGGTGCATCAAAAGAAGATAGTTTAACAATTAAAATGGCTGAAATTGTTAAAACGAATACACGGTTTAACAAACACAAGGAAATGCATAATGAACATTCATTGAAATATTCAGTAGTTCATTCAATGTTATTACAAATACACGTTATGCAGTATTATGATAACTCTGCACCTATTACACAAAAGAATGATGGTAAAAGTTCTCAATTAAAACCATTATGTGATAGATTAGTAGGTAAATTTGGTAGAATTAGAGGACATTTAATGGGAAAACGTGGTGATTTTACAGGACGAACTGTTATTACAGGTGATCCATGTATTGGTATCAATGAAATTGGATTACCAAAACAATTTGCTATGAATTTAACATATCGTGAAATTGTAAGAAAAGATAACTATGATAGGTTAAAACAATTAGTTAAAAATGGAACGGATATATACCCTGGTGCTAATTATGTTTATAAAACAAGTGAAAGTATAGAAACTGGTAAAATTGTCAAACCTATATATCTAAAGTTTAGGAAAGAAGATGTAGTTCTACGGTATGGTGACACGGTAGAGAGACATTTACAGAATGGTGATTTTGTTCTTGTTAATAGGCAACCTACTCTACATAAACAGTCAATGATGGCACATATGGTTCAAATTATTGATAATACTGAATTGATGACTTTACGGTTAAATTTAAATGTCACGAGTCCTTACAATGCGGACTGCGATGGTTAGTAATTAATACTATTTGGCCATCAACAGTGGGACTGAAAAGGTTGATACCCACTAGTATACTATTTTTGAATGCAAAAAAATGAATTTTATTTGGTTTAAAATATTAATGTTATAATAAGATAAATACTAAAAATATGGATGGAAAAGATTGTTCAAAATGCAAAGAGTTCAAAGAGTTGGAAAATTTCAGTGTTAGAGATGGCAAACATATCTCTATATGCAAACAATGTAATAATGTCATTACAAAAGAAAGCAAACAAAGAATTAGACAAAAGAAACGTCAAGCATTAATTGATGCTGGACAAATATTGATTCCTGAAAATTCCGAAAATAAAGTCTGTAAATATTGTAAAACTGAAAAAAACAAAGATGATTTCAGACATAACAGACTTAAATGTCTTTCTTGCGAACAGAAAGATGGGCGTGAATATAGAAGAAGTGACTATGGAAAAGAAAAATCAAAAACGTGGGCAAACAATAATCCTGAAAGGGTTATAGAATTAAGTGCCCAAACATTTCAAAGAAACAAAATTAAAATTTATGCAAGAAATTCATTAAGATATAAAACCGAGACTAAATACAGAGTAAGAGTAGATCATAAAAATAATCTACTCAGTGTATATAATTCATATATACGTTCTGGTAAAATATGGAAAGTTAAACACCTCGGTTGTGATATTGAATTTTTCGTTAAATGGATTAAATTTTGTTTCGATGATAAAATGACACTTGAAAATCACGGTTCTTATTGGCACTTCGATCACGTTATTCCAGTCAACTTATGGGATTTAGAAAATGAAAGTGATATAGCTCAATGTTTTAACTGGGCAAACATATCACCTTTTCATAAAAGGATCAATATGTCTAAACACGACATTGTTAACCAAGGACAACTCTTAAAACATATTTGTAAATTGAACGATTTTATAGATAACCATATATTTAGAAACAGTCTTAAAAGTAACATTAATAGTTTAAAACAAATAGAATACACACTAAATAAAAACACAATAAGCATTCAAAAAAAGTGTGCGAGACATCTCACAATGACGGGAACACCCTTAGAGCTCTGATTACTAACTTCTTATAGGAAACTATAAGAAGGAACACGGTTAATGGCCGTACCCAATAGTAATAACATCAGAGATTGGGCAATCCGCGGGTAAAGTATCTAAGTTCGTTATGATAGAATATGATACTCCCTCAACGACCGAGTTTCATTCAATAATTGTTCAGTTATTGATATGGACACGGATGTCGGTCTACGATGAAGGATTTATCAGTCCAGAGTAGGCTTAAGGTACAGTCTAGTCCCAAAAGATTAACTTAATTTCCTTAATTAATCTTTTAACAAATACGTGGAAACACGGGGTATAAACGGATGAAATGAACATACATGTGCCACAAACAATACAAACTAGATTAGAATTAGAATTAATAGCTGATGTAAAGAAACAATTAATTACACCATCTAGATCATTAACAATTTATGGTATAGTTCAGGATGGATTAACTGGAGCATATTTAATGACAAATGAAGATGTTAAAATACATTGGCAACAAGCAATGAACCTTATGAGTTATACAACTTGTGATAAAATGGTTTTAGAAAAAGATAAATATTATACAGGTGCTGAATTGTTTAGTATGATAATACCTTCACGTATTAATTTAATATCTGGTAAAACAATTATTAAAAATGGTAAAATAATCTCAGGTAATTTAAGTAGTAGTATTCTAGGTGACAAAAAGAAAAACAGTTTATTACATTACATATGGGATGATTATGGTGAAGATGCAGTTAAAATTTTCATTAATAATTGTCAAAGAATTGTAAATAATTTTATTTTGTTAAATGGTTTCACTTTAAGCATTGAAGATGGTATTGTAGACAATAATACAAAAAAAGAAATTGATGTATATATTGCGAATATATTTAATAAAGTAAGTATTGATATTTCACAAACAGAAAACAATCCAATGTATATGGATGTCCCTACATTTGAATACAAATTATACAATGATACAAATATTGTTCGTGATGATGTATCATCTATTGTTCTAAAAACTACTAAACTTGATAATAGTTTTAATGTTATGTTATTATCTGGTGCTAAAGGTGGTAAAAATAACATTGCGCAAATTTCTGGTTGTGTTGGATTACAATCATTTGAAGGACAAATGATGCCTAAATCATATGCAGATAGAACATTATGTTATTTCTTTGAACACGATGACAGACCCGAATCAAGAGGACTATGTTATAATTCATTTAATAATGGTTTAACATATCCTGAATTTTGTTATCATACTAAAACTGGTAGAAATGGTTCAATCGAACAAGTTATCAAAACTGCAGAAACAGGATATGCTCAAAGAAAATTTACTAAAAATATGGAAGACCTTATGGTTAAAAATGATGGAACTGTAAGAAATACCACAGGACAAATAGTTCAATATTTGTTTGGTGGTAATGGTAATGATACAGTAAAACAATATACATATTTCATTAAAATTATTGATATGAATAATGAAACATTGGAAAAAAACATTTGTTTTACAAAAGATGAATTAAAAAAATATAAAGATTTTGATGAAAAACAAAATAATGAATTATTTGAAAAAGTTAAATCAATGAGAGACCTTATTAGAAAAACATATAGAAAATCAAATTTAGATTTTAAAACAGTTGGTAATGCTTATCTATTACCAGTTAATTTAACAAGAATTATTACATCAATTAAACCTGATGATAACAATGATATAACACCTTCATATGTAATTAAAAGTTTAGAAGATGTATTATCAATAAATAATGTACCATTGATTAAAATATCAAAAAAACAATTAGATGAAAACAATAAAAATATTATAGATGATGATTATATTGCTAAAACAGGATTTAGAATATCACTATATGATGCTTTACATCCTAAAAATGTTTGTATCAAGTATGGTTTATCAAAGAAAACATTTGACAAAATAATTGAAGAAATCAAATATAGTTTTAACAATAATATTGTTGAAGCAGGTGAAATGGTGGGTATTATTGCAGCACAATCATTAGGTGAAACAGTTACACAACTTACATTAAATGCTTTTCATCATGCAGGTATTGCAGCAATGACACATTCATCTACAGGTGTACCTCGTATTAATGAATTGATTTCAGCATCAAAAAATCCTAAATCACCACAAACATACATATATTTAGATAATAAAAGTAGAGTGTCCAAAGAAATAGCACATAATATTGGATCATATATTGAGAAATCAACAATTGGTTCTATTGGTAAAAACATTGAAATATTTTACAATCCAAATCCTAAAAATAAAGGAAGTTATATGGAAATAGATGGAGTACAAGAACCATATTACAGTAAAAAAATGTCTCACGATGATTGTAATGCGTCAATTGATAATCTACCGTGGTTAATTCGTATTGAGTTGAACAAGAGTAAAATGATTGATAAAGAAGTAACATTGATGGATATTAAATCTAAATTTTGTATGTGGTGGATTAGAAGACACACATATGCTAAAAAGAAGAAAGAAACTATTAATGTTCTCAAAAAGATTACATCATTTGCTATTCTATCTAATTCTGATAATGATGTTAAACCAGTTATACATATTAGATGTAATGTAAAAGATTTAGAAAAAACAGATGCTAAAAAATCATATAGTTCTGTTCTTAAATTTGGTAAAGAAACATTAAATGATTTTGTTGATATTATTACAAAATTTAAATTGAAGGGTATTGATGGTATTGAACGTGTTAATGCTATTTCTAAAGACAGATATATGGATTCAACTGATGGTGACAAAATGAGTATCAGTGATGAACATATCATATATGCTAATGGTTTTAATCTTAAAAAATTAAGATATATCAGAGGTATTGATCCATATAGAACATATACAGACCACGTTTCAGAAATGTATTATGTTTTTGGTTTAGAATTTGGAAGAAGTAGAATGATTGGTGAATATCTAAAAGCATATGGTAGTGCAGGAAATGAAGGATTATGTTCTCAACATATTTCACTACTTGTTGATTCATCGTGTCATAGTGGTATGGTTGTGTCTGCAGATAGACATGGAATGAAGACAGCAGACGGTGATCCATTAAGAAAAGCATCATTTGAAAAACCTGTTGATATTTTAGTGTCGGCAGGTGTATTTGGTGATACAGATAAATTAAGAAGTGTATCTTCAAGAATTATGGCAGGTCAAACTATTAAAGGAGGAACAGGATATTCTGAACTATTATTGGATACGGAAATTATACAAAATTCAGAATATGTTAATGAAGAAAAAGAAGAATATGTTGAAGATAAGAAAACATTTACTGATACAATTATGGCAAATATTGATGAAGATGATATATTCATACCAGAATAGGTATTTATTTATAATATTGTTTAAGATACTCAATTGTTTTACTATTCAGTTCTACATTTATTTTTTTACCATTATAAATATTTAACATATTGTTATCTATTAAATATTTTTCGTTTATTTTTACAATTAATGTTTCGGGATTAATTATTAAATCTTTTCTATCAAACAATGTATGTAATTCATTACTTAATAACAATCCATTGTCGATATCATATTTATTTAATAGACAAGGATCACTATATGGTATTATATGTGATGCTTGACAAATATCTGGATGATTACATGATATTATACATTTTTTATATCTTTTAATTAAATCATTTCTAAATTTTTGTTGATAATTACTTCTATCACTAGACAAATCATTTTCTTCATAAACATAACCATATTTATCATACAATAACATTGATACATATGTTGGTTTATATTTTTTTATTAATTGTAGATATACATCTTTATAATCTCTAGAAATTAATAAATTATCGATATCAATACGAATTTGTTTAAGTGCCATATATAAAAAATTGATATTTTTATTCTTAATTATTTTAACTCATACTTATATATTATTAAACAATGATTAAGATATTAATGAACGAAATATATGAAATAATTGATATGTTAGATAATGGAGTGTTAATACTTGATATTTTAGATAAATATAAATATTATTCAACTGAAATAAAATTTATACAAAAAAAGAATAAATTATATTTTTCTAATTTATTTGAAACTGTTGAAGAATTAATAGATGATGGTTTAACTAAGGAACAGATAAGTTTAGAACTTGATGTATTAAAAGATTTAGATATTGATATTAAAAACAAAATCATCAGTAAAATTGTTAAAATTGATGGTTTTGATAAAGCATTTTTAAGAAAAAATCAATTAGATGCTATACAAAAAATGAAAGAACAAAAATTTATTTCAGGTATAAATTGTCAAATTATGGGTTCTGGAAAAAGTTATATCATATTAAATACAATTTATGAACATTATTTAATCAAAAAAAAGAAAGAAATATATGTTATACTTACAGAAAGAATAGAAATATTAAAACAATGGTTTCAAATAGATGGTAATTTTGATTTAGATAAATTTAAATTTTGGAAACAAAAAAATGTTATTGATATGGATTTATTTAATATTGTAGAAAGATTTGACACTAAAAAACCAATTAAATTTGATTTTACTGACAAACCTACAATATTTATTTGTAATAATGCTTTTATGAGAACACATTATAGGTACAAAAAAGAAATAGATGTTAAAAAAATATCGTTAGTATTAGTAGATGAGTGTCATTCTATTAATGATAAAAATTATGAAATGTTAAAACATTTTAAACAAAATAACATACATATTATAGGTTTTTCTGCAACTCCTATCAGAACAGAAACAAAATCAAAAATATATATAGTTGATATATATTCTAATGGTGACAATAAAATAAATCTCATTTCTAATTACACATTAATTGATGCCTTAAATGACAATATTGTATTACCGTTTAAACATCATATTATGAATGTTAAAAAATTAGATAAAAGATTAATTAGAGAATTTTATAAAAACCATATAGAAACGAATGATGAACTACCATATAAAAAAGGTATTGGTTGGACAAAAAATATTAAAGACATTAATAATAACAATAAAGACAATCTATATGATATTATTAATAGAACATTTAAATCTAGCAATGTTTTAACAACATATTCAGGTAATATTAATTGTGGTATTGATAAGTTTTATAAGGATGAAAATAACAGTGTATTATTGTGTGTAAATAAATGTAAAGAAGGTTCAGATATTCAAAATACAGATTATGGTATGTTTTTAGATTTTGTTAAATCTAGAAACATAAATGTATTTTTACAAATGGCAGGAAGAATTATGAGACCAGATAAAGAAAACAAGAAAAAATATGCTGTATTATTTGAATTTGTTAAAACTGATTCAGAGATTGGTGATGAAGACAAATGTATTGAATATAATTTAGTAAATAAAATAGTAGGATATTATGAAATGATTTTAAATATGTCTTGTTATGATGTTAGAGATAATGATAAACTTAAATTATTAGAACAAATGAAAAATATATATGATAATACAATGATTGATACATTTAAAAATAAAATTATTGTTAAACAATCTTTATCAGGAACAATATGTGAAATTGATTTTGATGAAAACGTTATTGATTGGTCTAAATTCACAAACTTGTTTAAAAGTACGATGAAAACAACATATAATATAGATACAGTTGATAAGTTATCAACAGAATATAATGAATTAAAATATAAAATTAAACATCTTAATTTACTGTCAGATACAGAAACTAAAATAGATTACATTAAATATGCAATAAAATATAATTTAGAACAAAATCCTGAAATCAAATACTATGAATATGGTTGGACTAATTATTATGATTTTACAAATTATGATATAAGTAGATTTCCTTCAAATAAAGAAGAAGTAAAAAAAATATGTAAAAAAAATAAAATCGGATTAAATAACTATAAAGATTTAGCAAAAATATATAATCTACCTGTGATGTTTGAAGAACTATATGGTTGTAAATTAAATACAATACTTAAAAAAAATGTTATCCAATAATTTTTATTTATAAAAATTGAATAATTAATGTTTTATTATATAAATATTAATTAATAAATAAAAATATATTCTTACAATGAAAGGACGCAAAAATCAAGTAAAAAAAGGTTATATTGTACCTAAAAACAAAAAAAATAATGATAATATTGAAAATATAGAAATTCATAATGAACAAGATTTAATTAAACATTTTCACAATATACATAATTATTTAAGAGATAAATTTGGTATATATGGAAAAAGTGCTTTACAATTTTTTAATTTCTTTTTTGTTCTTAAATTAATTGAACCAATGGTGATAAATAAAAAAATTATAATAGATTGTTATAATTGTATTGGAAATGACAAAGATAAATGCGATTATTGTTTAACAGATATGGAAAAAAGATCATTTAGTAAAGATTTAACATATTCTAATTTTGTTAAAGCACTAGAAAATGATATCGAAAATATTGGAAAAGATACTAATGATGATGAAGATTATAAATTCAAAAATATATTACAAAAAATAAGAAATGAAATAAGACATCATCCTTATTTAGAAAATAATATTTTTATGAGTTTTCCAAATCATATATTAGACAGACAAGAAAAACCGAGAGATAATCTAATTATGTTAAATAATTTTATTAAACATATTAATGTTTTAGATAAAGATGTTTTAGATGAATATCATGTTGGAGGAAGAATTTATGAATATTTTCTCGGATTTATTACTGCTAAAAATAAAGGTAAAAGAGGTGGATCACAAATGGAAGATTTAGGGCAATTTTTTACTTCTCGTATTGTTGTTAGATTTATAATTGCTATGTTAGATCCAAAATTAGATGAAATTGGAAATATTCCTACAGTTGCTGATTTTTATTGTGGTTCAGGTGGATTTTTAATAGAATATATTAAATTTTTTAAACATAAATATGGTGATAAAATAGACTGGACTAAAAACATACAAAATATTTATGGATTTGATACTGATACAGATATTTGTAAATCTGCTCGTGTTGATATTATGTGTTTAACAGAAACATTTAACCTTGATTCTGAAGAAACTATTAAGATAAAAAGTATTGCATCAACTTTTACAAATAAATTTGTAGAGTCGGAAGATATTCATGATAAGGTAAATGGAGGAACACCTTTAAGAGTTAAGTATAATATTACAAATCCACCATATGGTGGTAAAAGTATGGATATAAGTGAAGAACAGATAGGTCGTCCAATTAAACATATCATGGAAACGGGCAATATTAATATACCATATAAAAATACAGGAGAATATATCATAGGTGGTAACAATAAAGAAGCTATGTCATTATTACATGGTATGGGAATGCTTGCAGAAGAAGGTGAATATGTTGGAGTGTTAAAAGATGGTGTTATATTTGATGGTAAATATACTATGATTATAGAACAATTAATTGAAAACTATTCTGTTTCATATATAATTTCATTACCTCAAGATGATTATATCAATACAACTACTAAAACATCTGCTGTGTTCTATAAAAATTCTGGAAAAAGAACAAATGAAATTAAATTTGGAGAATTTAAAGTGATAGTTGATAAAGTTTCAAATAAAGCAATAGGTGCAAATATAGTTAATCCAGAAACTAATAAAATAATATATGAATTTATTTCTGAAAATTATCAATTTAACAAAAAAGATGGTGAATATATGACAATTCCATATGATAAATTAGTAGAGAAAAATTATAGTTTAAGTTTTAAGAAATATATTAAAGATGACCTTGTAGTTAAAAAAGGGTTTATCAAAGTCAGACTGGGAGATATTTGTTTAATTAACAATAAAAAATATAATATAAATGAAGAAAATGAAGATGAAGATAATATAAAAACAGAATCATATGTTAATAAATTTAATACTAACTATTATGTTGAAATAGGTGATATTACAAATAATAAAATATTGAATATGACACTTATGGATAAAAATGAAATACCTAAAGGTAGTAAAAGACATCCTAAATTAAATGAAATATTAATATGTTCTGTTAGACCAAATAGCAAAAAAATAGTATATATGACAGATACATATTATAGAGATAATTTATTAACAAGTGGGGCAATATTTTTACTTAATTTTGAAAATAAAAATATTGGTTTATATGTATATCATTATTTTGTTAATAGTTTAGATGAAAAATTAAAATTAATGGGCGATGGTTCAGAATATCCAAGAATTAGTCCAAATGTATTAGCAGATTTCATAATCCCTATTCCAGAATCAATAGAAACAGTAAAATTATATCTTGATGTGTTAGACCCATCAAATCAAGCACTGCAAGCACTGCAAGCACTGCAAGCACTGAAAGAAAAATCCATATGTAATACAATAAAATTATTAACAAGTATGGGAGAAAAAGATGTGGATTATGATGAGTATGTTTTAAAAGATATTTGTAAAATATTATATGGAACACGTATCACTAAAAAAAATAATACTGAAGGCGTATATGGTGTATATGGTGGTGGTGATATATCATTTTATACTGATGATTATAATAGAGAAGGTATCACGTGTATTGTAAGTAGATTTGGTATGAGTGAAAAATGTGTAAGAATTGTTAATGATAAGTTTTGGTTACATGATAATGGTCTATCTATACACTACAAGAATAATAACACAATTACTGAAAAATATATATGGTATTATTTGTTGTTAAATCAAACATATATATATAATAAAATGTCGAATGCATCTGCACAACGTGCTTTAGATATAGGCATATTTGAGAATATGAAAATTCGTGTTCTAAAACCCCATATCATAGCAAAATATAGTTTAGATATGGATTTTATGTTAATGGAACAGTTAAATACTAATATTAGTCAAACATTAAAAACACAAGATATGGCACTTACAAAATTAATGAAAATGGTTTTATCAACTGGAACTGAAACATTACTTGAAAAAGTATATGGAATATTTATAAGTGATTCTACAGATTTAGAAAAAGGAATAGAACTTAAAAAATTAATTGATAAAGATACATCATTTAATGATATATTTAAATTAACATCAGATAAAATGTTTCCTAATGAATTATTAGTAAGAAATAAAAATGTTATCAAGGAACTAGTATTATTAATGAAAAAAGAAGAAATAAATATAGAACAATTTGATATTCAAAATATTGTAAATAAGAAAGAAAAAATAACACAAATATATGATAAAATAGATAAAACTGTTAAAGAAGAAACTATTAAAAAAGAAACTATTAAAAAAGAAAATGTTAAAGATAAATCAGTTGAAGAACCAGTTAAAGAAATATTATCAAAAAAGAAAACATTAATTAAAGAACCAATTAAAGAGGAACCAGTTAAAGAAATATTATCAAAAAAGAAAACATTAATTAAAGAACCAATTAAAGAGGAACCAGTTAAAGAAATATTATCAAAAAAGAAAACATTAATTAAAGAACCAATTAAAGATGAACCAGTTAAAGAAATATTGTCAAAAAAGAAAACATCAATTAAAGAACCAGTTGAAGAAATACTATCAAAAAAGAAAACATCAATTAAAGAACCAGTTAAAGAAAAACCTATTAAAAAAACACTTATCAAAAAGAAACTTTAATTATTACAATCATTACATATATTATTTTTACCATCATATATAGTAAAAAAAATTGAATTTTAAACAATATGAATTAATAACTTAATAGTTAAACAATATAAATACACATAATCAAAATGCCCAAATCTCAAGTGTCTCAATCTAACGTTCCATCTAAAGTTCAACAACAATCTGCTGGATTAGAACAAGATGAAGTTGAACTAACTGATGTTAAAACTGAAAAGTTTATGCCTAAAAGATTTCATTTCTCTTCTACACCAGTAGTTAAGGACGATACGCATCAAACTTGTTTTCCTAAATATTTAAAAGATATGAACATTGAATCAACTGTTCAAAATATCAAAACAAAAGGAAGACCATTAGTAATTATGACAGATGACATTGAAATGGACAAGGGTGGATTTCCACAACACAATGTTAAATTTCACGGACCTAGTAATAATTCTAACAAGAGAGCAAATTTTGACATTCCAAGAAATAAATCATCTGAACATTTATTCACTTTTATTGAAGCTGTTGATAAGTTATTAAATGATGAAGTTAATAAAAAAGAAAATAAGAACGGTTTGTTATCGTGGCAAGATAAATCTAAAAAGGATTGTCCTATTGAAAAACCTTCTTATATTAATACTATTCAAACTACCAAACCTCCTAAAAAGAAGTTAGGTGAAGAAGCAAGTGAGAAAAAAGAGTTTGTTCCTTGGCAAAAAATTAATGTTAAACTAAACAAACAATATGTAAAGGGAAAAGATAGTTCAGAAGGTGGATTATCAACTCTGATTTATTACGGTGAAAATGAAGAACCTGAAGAAACACCTAATATTACTGATGTTGAAAAACATTTTGGATATGGTTGTACCGCAAAGTTTATCATTTCATTCACACGAGTACATATTGATAAGAATGAGAACACAGCACGATTTAGTTTGAAATGCTTACAAATTAATGTTACCAAGAAACCTAACTTTAAGAAAGCAACTAGCATTCAGTTAAATCGTAATATGTTTTCTAAAAAGAAACCAGTTGTAGAAGTCGAAGTAGAAGTCAATCAAGAAGATAAAGATGATGAAGAAGATGAAGGAGAAGATGAAGGAGAAGATAATCATGATGAAGGAGATAAAGAAGAAGAAGATGAAGGAGAAGAAGATAATCAAGATAAAGATAAAAAGGAAACTCAAAAGGAAGAAACTCAAGAGGAAGAAGATGAAGAGGAAGAAGAAGAAACTCAAGAAGAAGTCGTTGTAGTTGTACCACCTAAAAAGACACCTGTAAAAAATGTTCCTAAAAAAGAAGTTCAAAAAAAGACAGTTGTTAAAAAGACATAATAAATTTTAATTATATAGTTATAATAACTTTACCAATATTACTTTCATTAAATTTTTGTAGTTTCATTTCATTAACTACAATCTTTTCTTTTTGTTTATTAACCATTTGAATTAATTTATCTTTTTTCATTTTCTTTTTATTCTTATCAGTATTATTAAATATTGTCATTTTATGTTTCAAGGTTTCATAATGTTTTTCAACATACTCTAATAAGTTATATGTAAATAACCATTTGAAGAAATTTAATTGACATAATGTTGTTTCAACTGTTTTTTTTTCTTCATATTCATATTCGTAATCAAATCTTTTACCACGTCTAAATGGATCGAAATACTTTTTAGAATAAGCATTTAATCTTGCTCTATAACTTATTTTAATATCAAACAGTTCTACTTTTTTATTTTCATTTGTTATCTGTAAAGATGGTATAGTGGCAGAATGTTTCATTGCAAACCAATTTAACAGTCGTAATGATATATCATTTTCGTGTATAATTATATTTACCATTTTTTGAATATTACTTGGTTTTTCATTTTTAAAATATTTATTAAGTTTTGAATATAGTGCTCTTTCTTCAACTGTTTTTACAGCAACATCTAATGACACTTTTAAAGATTTACGAGGTCTTTTTTTATCACTATATGTGCTATCTTCTTCAGAATCATATTCATATGTATCATCATTGTCAGAATTATCAGAACTCATAATAATAACATTATATAAGGGTGCGTTTAAGTTTTATAAAAAATTGATAAATATATTGATTAATATATATTTATCAATATAATAATAAAAGAAAAAATGAATTACATCTATGACATTTATATCAATGGTTCCAGAAGTTTTAACAACAAATTTGAAGAAATTAGTACTATTTCTGAAAAATATGAATATGAAAAAAACAGTATAGATTTTTTCAATGAAAAATTCGATGATGTAAATATAGTTATACCTTCAACATTGAAAAAAAATATATACACTGTTTCTGTTTTTAAAGTTGCTAACAATTCATATGTCACTTTAATTAATATTAATATAGATGAATTGAAAAAATACTATGATAAACATAAACTCATACCTAATCATAGTTTTTTAAGTAATGTTTGTAAATTTCATATGTTATATACAAATAATAATTATCTGAAAGATTATGAAAAACATATTATTGATAAAGTTATTGTACCTGTCTTTGATATAACAGAACAACCAATTAAAGAAATAGATTTTTTGAACAAAGATATTGTATTAAGAGGTTATCAAAAAAAATCTATAAAATGGATGTGTGATTTAGAAAAAAACAATAATATTGTTCATTATAATGACAAATTTAAATATCTATTAGATATAGGTGATACATTTTCATTTAATGTTTTAACTAAAGAAATTACAACTAAATCATTTAATAAAAGTATATCTTTTAAAGGTGGTGCTCTTATAGATGATATTGGTAATGGTAAAACATTACAAGCTATTATATTGAGTGTATTAAATTATGCTAAAGACATTTCGTTAATTAAAAACAATATGTTTAATTCACGCGCAACATTAGTTCTATCACCTAATCATATAAGTAAGCAATGGGTAAGAGAAATTAAAAATATGATTTCAATTAAATTGAAAATAATCAATATATTAGATAAAACTGATTATGAAAATTGTACCTATATGGATTTATTAGATGCTGACTTTGTATTTGTATCACATGAATTTTTAGGTAATCAACGTTTTATTTCTAAATATGCTGATAAGATATCAACAATAAAGTCATACTATAAATCATCACATTTATGGGAAAGAAATAAAGTTCAAAAATTATTTGATGAAATATCTCTAAATACTGTTTCAAAAGCAACTTCATTGTTTGAAACTGAACCTTTTATTCCTATTATTATGTGGCATAGAATTATTGTAGATGAATTTCACGAAATATTTACAGTTCCTAAATACACACATGTAAGAAATATTTTACCACATTTTAAAGGTAATAATAAATGGATACTAACAGGAACACCATTTGGAGAACACAATATGTTAACCAACATATTAAAATATATTACAGATTATAATAAATCATTAGACATTGCTGTTCCTGAAATAAGACAATATGTATGTGAAAATATTTTTAGAAGAAATCTAAAAGATTTTGAACCAGTTGTTAAAGAAAAAATTATATGGTTACAATTAACATTTGTTGAAAAAATGATGTATAATGCTTACAGAAATGATCACAGTCTAGTAAATAATGAAATATTGAGACAAATATGTTGTCATCCAAAAATTGCTGATGATATTAAAATAATATTAAATGAATGTAAAACATTAAAAGACATAGAAACTTCAATGGTTAAACATTATGAAGAACAGTATATATTATACAAAAATAAAGTAGATACTTATCAGAAATATATTGCTAAAACACAAAGATGTATAACATTGTTTGAATATAGAGAACAAAAAAAACTATTAATAAAAGAAGGTTATAAAGTTTCTATTGAAAAAATACCTGATATAGTTATTGAAAATAATGATGCAGAATTATTAAATATATTAGATATACAATCTGATTCAGATACAGAATTAGAACAGAAAACTAATTCTGATAAAAAGATTATAATTAATCAAAGTAATCAAAAAGAAATAATAAAAATATTAGGTAATAAATTGGATTATCCTCCAGTTTTCAAGAAGGTTGAACTATTCGATTTATTAGATAGACATAATGAAAATCTTATTAATTTTACAAAATTAATGGAAGGTAAAAAGTCATCATATACATATTTTAAGACAGTTGTTGATAAAATTAAACAGATTATTGACAAGACAGTTGAAGAAAATTGTTGTATATGTTTATCTGAAATAGTTGAAGATAATATTGGTATAACACAATGTGGGCATCTATTTTGTTATTCGTGTTTAAAAATGTCAATTGATACAGCATTTAAATGTCCTCTATGTAAAAAAATACAATCAAAGAAAGATATTTCAATGATTTCATATGACAAAAAAGAAACAGGTAATACTTTAATAGATAATGTTGGAACAAAACTAGCTAAATTAATTCAATTTTTAAAATCAACAGATGAACATTCTATAATTTTTTCACAATGGGATATATTATTAGAAAAAGTTGGTGAAACATTAGACCAGCACGGTATTAAAAATGTTTTCTGTAAAGGTCATATATATAGAAAAGATAAAGCAATTATAGATTTTACAAATAATGAAGATATAAAAGTAATTATGTTATCATCTAAAAATGCTGCATCTGGTATTAATTTAACAAAAGCGTCTAAAATTATTTTTCTTGATCCAGTATCTGGTCCATATGAATACAGAAAAAATACAGAACTGCAAGCAATCGGAAGAGCAGTTCGTTTAGGACAAACTAAAACTGTTGAGATTGTCAGGTTTATGATTAGAGACACTATTGAAGAAGAAATATATAATGAAAACAAACAAAATGATATACTTAATAAAATATATAATGATAATATTGAAGAAATAGATAACTAATAGATAACTAATAAACAGTCATTCTCATAGTTTTATGTATCCATTTTTTATAAGTCGTTAAATGTAACAATGTAATATATTTATTTATAGTGTCTATCCATTCTTGTTCAAAAGTATCTTTATTAACAAATAATAATGTTTTTAATATATAATATGACCTAACATTTGTGGTTTGTGATATTATTATTCTATTTGATAGGTAATCATCAAATGTTTTACCACCAAATATATATATTATTTTAGCTATTTGAAATAACATAAATGAAAATTCTATATTTGGATCACCATTATTTAATGAACAATTAATCAATGTTGCCATATTTTCAACATATGCTTCATTTGTCAAATCATTACCTAATACAATAGGTAAATTACAATCTGATTCTTTATAATAATCAAAATAATGTAATAATTCGTGTGTAAGAACTTTATAAAATTCTTCTTTTCTCCAGATAATAATAATTTTATCAACATATATTGCACCTGAATTAACGTGTTCGCAATTAATTATTTCAGTATTATTACCAATTAACTTTTTTTGATTTCCATAAAATACAACTAAATTAACAATTTTATCTTTATTTAAAATATGTGATATTGTATTTATAATTGAACCTATTTTATTTATATCTGGTTCTAAATCTAAATTATCATATTTGATAAATATATCAACTGTATGTTTATCATCTATTAAATATTTTTTGTGTGTTAATTTAGATATTTCTATTTCTTGTAATACATCTAGACTTACAAAAGTATTATTATACATTGTTCTAATCAATATGTTTCTACATTTATTAGTATCTTCAGGTACATATTTTTGAGTTTTATTTGTGTTATATAATTTTGCATATTCTTTCAAATCTAATGTTGATTTAGAAAGTTGATAAACTAATGGTTTTTCATTATCTGAATGTACTGGTTCTAAAATACATTCTTCTAATAATTTTGTGTTTGAAGAATGTGTTTTGTTATCTATAAATGGTAATTTTATATCAATTTTATGTATAGTATTATTATTTGTTAAAAAATTTATTATTTTTTTTGAATATTTTGACATTATAATATATGTTTTTAAATTATCATTTATTATCTTTATTTTATTTATATGTATCAGAACAATCAAGTTTATCAAACTAATCAAGTTAATCAAACTAATCAAGTTAATCAAACTAATCGACTTACAAATATGTATCAAGGACATAATGAAAAACAGCAATTGATGATGATGAAACAGGAACAAATGAGAAAAATTAAAAATATTTCTGATTTGAATATACCTAAAGAAAAAATAACTGAATATGTTATTAATCCTATAAAAATAGAAAAAAGTAGTCGTGAAGAATTAAATAAACTGACAATTGATGAACAAAAAACATTATCAAAAAAATATGTTGAGGAACAATTATGGAAGAACAGAACAAATGTACCATATAAGATTATTTTAAAGAATGAAAATTGGAAAAAAGAATTTAATAAACAGGAAGATTTAATTGTTTATAAGATAACTGATAATGACAAAAATAACAAACATTTAGAAAATGAATATAATAAATTACAAGATATTCTAAATGACCATAATGGCGAACTAAAAGTTATGTATTCAGTTTCAAATGAGAGCGACCATAAAAAGAAATTTAAATTTGTTAAAAAATATAAAAGCACACTTGTAGAAAAACCTACGCAAAAAAATAATAATCCAGATGAAATATTATCTAAAATAATTGATGAAGATGCTACTGAAGAAGATGTTAAGAAACTTGAAAAAGAATATATAAATAATAAAAGTAATGTGTTAACAATTGATGATGAAATAAACGAACTTGTTAAAATTCACGGTAAAAATATTCTAGATGATTTAAATACAATTGATAAAGTTGATAAAGTTGTTGAACCTAAAAAATTAATTAAAATTGGTAAAATAACTAAAATAAATTCTTAATATATATATGACAGATTTAATTGGAGGTTATATTTTATTTGATGTGTTATTTATTTATGTTTATATTTTATTCATACATACATTAACTGGAATTAACGAAAATTACATTATTAAAACTATTATTGGTATATTATTTTTATTATTAATAATAAGTTTAATAGTTATGTCATATTTAGAAAAAACTAATAGTGGTATACCTGATTATCTTTATGATATAGTATTATACAGTCATTTAATTTTATATATAATTAGTATAGGTTTTCTAACTTACGTATTTTATATTCTTAAACAGTCTGTTTATTTTACATAATTACTATAGGTTCTCTAATTTATAAAATATAATGTTTATGTCTATATCTAGTTCTAGTTTTAGTATTATTTCTAAATATATAACTACGTCTGTTTCTACACACAGATATTATAAAATTTATTATTTTATCACAACAATTCATATATAATAATAGATGACAAATATTATATAATGATAGATATAATATTTATTTGTATCAATACGTTACTTACAATATTTATATATTTTATTAATATTAAATTTGATGATTATAACATATGGAAAATATATGTGTCACTATTAATTTTAACTATTATATATGGTATTATTTATAGTTATTTTCACAATTCATTTAATTCAACATATACTATATTGATAAATTTATTTATATATATTACAGTTTGTATAATAACTTATTTTGTATTCAAGAAAAAAACTATATATGGTCTATCTTATGATACATATCTGTGAATTTTAATTATTATATTTTGTATAAAACATAAATATAATAATGTCAGATGATGATTCTGTTCTTATGTATTTAGAAAATGAAGAAGAAAAAGAAAATGAACCTGTTAAAGACAACATAATTTTAGGTATTGATTTAGGAACAACCAATAGTTGTATCAGTATATGGAAAAATAACAAGTGTATAGTTATACCTGATGAGAATGGTAACACAACTATACCTAGTTATGTGTCATATACTAATATATCTAAATATGTAGGTCACGAAGCAAAAAATATGAAGGATATAAATACAAATAATGTTTTTTATGAAGTTAAGAGAATTATTGGATTACAATATAATGATACATTTGTTCAAGAATGTAAAAATATGTTAAGTTATGATATGAAAGAAAATGAAAGAGGAGGTATAAATCTTCTATCTACTGTTAGAAATAACAAAGAATTTTTACCAGAAGAAATTTCAGCATCGGTTCTTAAAAAGTTAAAAGATATGGCAACTACATATTTAGGTAATGAGGTTAAAGATGTTGTTATAACAGTTCCTGCACATTTTAATGAATCACAAAGACAGTCAACAAAAGATGCTTCATTAATTGCTGGTCTTAATTGTGTTCGTATGATAAATGAACCGACTGCTGCAGCTATGGCATATGGTGTAAATAATAGTGACAAAGAAAAATTAATTTTAGTATATGATTTTGGTGGTGGAACATTAGATATCAGTATTATTGATATGTATAATGGTGTATTTCAAGTGTTAGGTTCATCAGGTATATCACATTTTGGAGGTGTTGATTTTGATAACAGATTAATGACATTATGTATGAGTAAATTTACAAGACAATATAATATTACTGATTTTAGTCCAAATAAATTAAGTAGATTAAAATTACAAGAATTAAGAAAACAATGTGAAAGAACAAAAAAAATATTAAGTACAGAATTTAATGCTTCTATTATGATTGAAAATTTTTATTTAGACAAAGATTTAATTTTTAAGATTAATAGAAATGATTTTGAGAATGCATGTAGAGACTATTTTTTATTAAGTATGGTTTCTGTTGATGAATTGTTAAAAGAATGTGATAAAACAGTTGATGATATTAATGAAGTTATATTAGTTGGTGGTATGACAAGGGTTCCACATATTAGAGAGATGTTATGTACTAAATTTACAAAAAATAAAGTTAATTGTTCTATTAATCCAGATGAAGTTGTTTCTATGGGTGCATCAATTCAAGGATATATATTATCTGGTAAAGATGATGTTTTTTCTAATTCAATTACCTTATTAGATGTTACACCATTATCATTAGGTGTTGAAGTTATCGGTGGTATAATGGATACACTTATTAAACGAAATACAATGATACCTTGTGAAAGAACAAGATTATACACAACAGATACAGATAATATGGAAAATGTTTTAATTAAAATATTTGAAGGAGAAAGAGTATTAACACAACATAATTATAAGATAGGTGAATTTGAATTAAATGATTTACCTATTTTACAGAAGGGGTGTTTAGAAATAGAAATATGTTTTTCAGTAGACCTAAATGGTATGGTATCTGTTTTAGCAAAAGAAAAAACATCAGGTAATCAAAAGAGTGTTGTTATTAATACAAATAAAAATAATTTAACTAAGGGTCAATTAACAAGTTTGATTAATGAAGCACTAGAACAAGAAGCATTAGATGAATTAATTAAAATTAAAAAAATAAGTCATTATGAAATTTTAGACTTATGTTCTAACATTTTAGATAACAATATGGATTTAGAACCAGAAATTAATGACATTAAACAATGGTTAAAAGAAAACAGAACAATTGAAGAGTATGAAGAAATGTTAAACAATATTAAAAACAAATATGGTATTAATATTATGGTAGATAAAAAAGTTAAAACAGAAGTTAAACCAAATAGTTCTCATTTAGATGCTACAATAATTTATAGTAAAGATGGTGATGAAGAAGAAGATGAATTAAGACAAGAATATGAAAAAGTTGGTTCTACAAATAGTTCACCTGAATTAAATGATATGAAAAATACATTATTTGATTTATGTAAAACAATTAACAATATAATTAATTCAGAACAAAACAATTTTTCTGATATCCATAAAAAAGAAATACTAGATACCATTGATGATACACTATTATGGTATCATTCAAAAGACAATATAACAGTCTCTGATTATACAGAAAAAATTAATAATATCAATATGTTGTGTGATTTAATTGTGTCTAAATATGATGATATAGTTTCTAAAATATTACCTTCAGATAAATTAGAAACAATGTGTTTAAAAATGTTAATTGAAGACAAGAAAAATGAAGAATATTTACAATCTATTTTACAATATTTATATACAACCGATGTAATTGATCAAGATAAATGTATAGAATTTATCAATGAAATTGAAAAATTAAATGTTAAAACTCATAAATATGATGACATTATTGTTAAAGATATTGATAACAATGATGGATTAAGTATAATGGAACTGTTAAAAATAAAACAAAATGATGAATTAAATGATATGATAATTAATCAAATTTATTAATTATTAATCATTAATTAAATTCATTGTTCTTTTTGCAAAATAAAATGCTATAATAAATAGTACAATAATTGCTATAAAACTATAATAAAAATACTTATCATAATCTGTAATCAAGAATAATATATGTAAAACAATTATTACTAAAACACACAATATCATTATAATAATTAATCATTTGTCAAGCATTATATAATATTATATCATAAAATTTAAAATTATACTATTATAAATTTCATAAATAGTTAAACTATTTGTTTTTAACTTTTCTAATTCAGCAATCTTTTTCTTTAATTGTTCTGTCATTATATATTATATACTAACTATATTAATCTTTAGGTGGGCTATCATCATATAATATACTATATAAATCTTTAGATGGGCGCTTATTAATTAATAGACCATTACCTATTCCAGTTTGTGAATCTCTAGGTTTAAAATCACGTGTTGAATTAGTATTTTGCTGATTATTAAATAATTTGTATAATACAAATATTATTACCACAAATATTATAACACCAAATTCAATACCTATTGTTTTTCCTATATTTTCTCGAAATGATGGAACAAAAATGTCTAATAATACAATAATTGCTAAAATAACTATACATATAATAATAATAACTGACCACTCCATATTATATATTATTTATATATTATATATTATTTTCTGACATCATTAAATCAGAAAATGAAAAATCATTTTTATTAAACTTCCTATCTTGTAAATCTAATATGTCTGTTAATGATGTAGTTTTTTGAATAACTGTGTTTTCTTCTTTTATTGTTCTGTCATTATATATTATATATCATTATTAAATTACTAATTTAATAATCTTGTGATGAAATTATTTTGTGTATTTATACGATTTGTTGTATCAATTTCATATTCATTATTCATTTTTTTAAATAATTTATATAATCCAAATAATAATAATATAGATATTATAACACCAATTACAATAACTATTACATCTCTAAATGATGGAACATAAATGTATAATAATGCACTAATTATTAAAATAACTATACATATAATAATAACTAGCCATTCCATATTATATTATACATTAATTATATATTATATATTATTTTCTGACATCATTAAATCAGAAAATGAAAAATCATTTTTATTAAACTTCCTATCTTGTAAATCTAATATATCAGTTAATGATGTAGTTTTTTGAATAACTGTGTTTTCTTCTTTTAACTTTAACATATTAATTTCTTTTATTTTATTGTCTATCATTGTTTTGTTTAATTTTGTCAATTTATATACTATTCCTGTACTATGTGTCAATAATTTATTTTTTGTTTTTTGATGAGTATATGAAGACATATTTTCATTTGACATTCTATTTAAAATTAAAGCAATTGTTTTTAACATATGTAGTAATATATTATATACTGTTTCATTGAATATGTTTTCTGTTTCAGGATATAGTTTCAACATTTTTTGTAATTCACTGTTTTCAAAATCGTTTAACAACATATAAAACTTTAATAAGATACTAATGTTTCCCATAAATGCTGACTGTTCGCAGTTCAACATATTAACTGTTTTATTTATCGATACTACACATATGTATTTTTCAATTATCATTTTGTATTCTATTTCAACATCTGGATTTGTTAAATATCTAAAAAATTCATTTATTGTAAAACTACCTATATATTTTCTTGTATTGTCATAAAATATAATTTTTCCATTTGAACGTACTATTTCAACTATTATTTTGGTAGAAAATGAATTTGTTAAAGGTTGTTGATAATCTTTTGGTAAAACAGATGAAGGTATATTAGTTGAAGGTTGTTGATAATCTTTTGGTAAAACGGATGTAGACATATTAGATAACGGTTGTTGATAATCTTTTGGTAAAACTGATGTAGACATATTAGATAACGGTTGTTGATAATCTTTTGGTAAAACTGATGTAGACATATTAGATAACGGTTGTTGATAATTTACTGGTAAAACGGATGTAGACATATTAGTTAATGGTTGTTGATAATTTACTGGTAAAACGGTTGAAGACATATTAGTTAACGGTTGTTGATAATCTTTTGGTAAAACGGATGAAGGCATATTAGTTGAAGGTTCTTGATTTGTAATATTATTTCCTAATTGTGTAGCAGTTTTGTCTGATATAACAGGTTCTACATATTTATCACTAGAAAAATTGTTATGTAACATTATAATAGAATTATATAAAAATAATAATTAATTATCAACACATGATAGTTATTTATAATAAGTAGAAAAGTAAATATTTATTTATGCAGTGGTCTTTTTGGTCTTTGATTTAGTAGAAGTAGTAGTAGAAACTGGTAGAACTTGTTCTGGAACTTGTTCTGGAACCTTCTTTTTAGAACCTTTAGAAGATGTTGAAACTGTAGGTTGTAGAGTAGTTGCTGGTTGTAAATTAGCTGTAGGTTGTAAATTAGCTGCAGGTTGTAAATTAGCTGTAGGTTGTAAATTAGCTGTAGGTTGTAGAGTAGCTACTGGTTGTAAATTAGCTGCAGGTTGTAAATTAGCTGCAGGTTCCTTCTTAGTACCTCGTTTTCTAAATAAATTACTATCTGTTTCTTCAGATACTGTTTCCTTTTGAGTTCTTTCAGTTCGTTCGTGTCTATATTCATAATTAGACAATAGTTTATAGTCATCTGATTGAGTATCACGGCATTTATTAACCTTGTTGTTAAACAAATAAGTAATAACAATCTGTTTTCCATCCTTATCCTTCTTGTCAATCTTAACTGTTTCAGGTTCATTTAGTTTAACACGAGAACCTGTATAAACAAATACACGATTGGGTCGGTTATGAGAACATTCATGAATACCAAACATAATATTCTCAGGTACTGATTTATTAAGAAATGATTCATAAATCTTTACCCACATTGGACTCATCTTATCACGTTTATTTCCTGCTACTGCAGACAAAATAGTTTTATACAATCGGGTGCATGCCTTACTACCTGCTTGTTTAGGTTTCTTTCCACGATATTTACCAATACGAACGACATTACCATCGACAACATATACACATTCAAAATTACGTCTCTTTGGATCAGAATCTTGAAGATTATCTGTGGTAGGAGATTCAGCAACAGGTGTAGATTCAACTACTGGTGGTTGTGGTGTAGATACAACTACAGGTGGGGATTGATTTTTAACATTCTTTTTATTTGTTTTAGTAGGTGTAGAAGTAGGAGTAGGAGTAGGAGTAGGAGTAGGAGTAGGAGTAGGAGTAGGAGTAGGAACAGGTGCAGGAACATGAGTAGTTACAGTATTATCAGTCTTTGCATCAGTCTTTGATGATTTAGCATTTCGAGTAGTTCTGGCAGTAGTGCTCATTGTTATAACATTATATACTATATATTTTTTTAAGTCAAAAACACACCTAACAAAATTATATATTTCTAAAAAATTTGATTTCTCAACATATTAACATTAATTAATATAATATTACTATATATTAAACAATAAAAACAATGGCTGGAAACAGAATCAATGCAGGACAATTATTGCACCAATTAAGAAAAAATGTATGGTCTCATCATGATACACGTATTATATTAAATAATATGTTGGATTTTGTAACTAACGGTTCTAACTTTACATCAGAAATGATTAGAACATTTAATACTAAAATTCGTGTTAATTCTAGAAGTCTATATGAAGAACCTTCTATATTAAACAAGATAATACAACTTTTAAATTTGGGTCATAAAATATTAGATCAAGAAACATCAATTATTATTATATTATATAATCAAGATACAATTGGTACAATTATGAATACTTATAATTTTGAAATCGATGAAATATTTATATCTTATTTTAATAGAACAGATAATTATGCAGCAAATATATATAAAACAATATTTGAACTATGTAGTATAAAAATAGTTAATAATGAAAAAATATTTGAAAATTATTTAAATCCATTTATAGTTAATTATTTAATAGAACACCGACATTTAGTAATTGAACAAAACATTATACATAAAATTATTACATTATATGATGAAAGTGTTTTAGAAAAAGCATTAAGATATGGGGGAACATTAGATAATTCATTGTTAGAAACATGTTGTGGTTCATCTAATATATGTATGTATAACATTATTAAATTTTTATTTAGTAATAGTATCTTACCTACACATACATCTTTTGAAAAATTAATAAATAATAAAAATATTAACTATTATCTTGACATTAATGCAAAACTATTTCTGGAATATGGATATAACTTAACATATGAACAATTATTAAAATTAACTTCAAAAAAAATTAAAATTGATAATATTGAAAAATATGGAATAAAATTAGATGATAATTATTTAAAAGTATGTGATAAAATAAATTTTTATCCGTATCCATTTGATGATATTGAACAAAGTGATATAGAACTTATGAATATTTGTTATCCTCACAGAAACAAATATATCATTAAACAAGGTATAATACCTAAACAACGATGTATGAGATTAGCTTGTTCATATAAAAACAATCTTAGTACAATAGAAACATTAATTGAGTCTGGAGGAAAAATTGACATAGAATGCTTACAAAAAACAATCGAATTACATACTAGTAATAGACAAGTCACACTTATTTTTGAGAAATTTAGAGAAACATTATTAAATGATTACAAACTTATTGACAAAAATATAGTTGTTAAAAAAGAAGAAGTTTTAGAAAAAAAAGAAGAGGTTCTAGAAAAAAAAGAAGATGTTCTAGAAAAAAAAGAAGAAATAGTTATTTCTTTGATACCTATTGATTTTGACATTTATAATAATATATATGATATAATTTCAACTGATATTAAAACTATTCTTGGTATAACAAAAAAAGAATTAAACTATGTTGATTTTAGAAGATTTGTAATGAATTATGTTAATGATAATAATTGTGTAAAATCTGAATTTATAACAGTTCCTAATGAATTAAATTATAACAAAAACAATGAAATAACAATAAAATATATTGATAATTGGATATATAGTTTATTGAAATATAAAAATAAATCTACAGAAAATGTAGAAAATATAGAAAATCTTGAAAATCTGGAAAACGTAGTTGTAAAAAGAGTAAGAAAGACACGTATTCTTAAAAAAAATTAATTTATTTATTTACGAGCTTTGGAACGACGTCTCTTAGAACGCTTTTTAGGTTCTTCCTCTTCTTCAACACCTTTTTTAGAACCTTTTTTAGATTTACGAGGTCTAGATGATTTTCTAGAACGACGCTTTTTAGAAGATCCCTTCTTAGAAGATCCCTTCTTAGAAGATGCCTTTCTAGGTCTAGATGCTTTTCTAGAACGACGCTTCTTAGAAGCTTTCTTAGTAGATCCCTTCTTTGAAGATGCTTTTCTAGGTCTAGATGCTTTTCTAGAACGACGCTTTTTAGAAGCTTTCTTAGAAGATCCCTTCTTAGAGGATGCCTTTCTAGGTCTAGATGCCTTTCTAGAACGACGCTTTTTAGAAGCTTTCTTAGAGGATGCCTTCTTAGAGGATGCCTTTCTAGGTCTAGATGCCTTTCTAGAACGACGTTTCTTAGAAGCACCCTTTTTAGATGATGCCTTTTTAGATTTTCTAGGTCTAGATGCCTTTCTAGAACGACGTTTTTTAGATCCTTTCTTAGATGCTACCTTGCGACGTCTAGGTTTACCTCCATCCATAACCATAACGTCTTCATCTTCTTCTCTTAAAACTGGCGAACTCAAATGTGTTGACATCTATTTATAATAATATCATTGATTTTATTTTTTTTTATTAATAAAAAATTGATAATTAAATATTTTGTTAATTTATATATTAATTATATTATTAAAATAAAATGTTTTCCATTAAGGTCAAAACTATTAAAATTGTTGGTTATACTACCAATGGTCAAATATCTACTACTAATAGTAATAGTAAGATATCAGATGAAAAGAAATATGATACTTCTTAAAACTTTTTTACCATTTCATTTATTTTTTTTATATCAATGGTAGAACACATCATTGAAAATAATATCATTTCGTAAAGTGACGGTAGTCCTGTTTTTTCATCTATTGCATTTATACCTTTTTTTCTCATATATTTTATTACTTTTCTACAAGAACAATCTCTTATACCCCACATTTTACAATTTCGTTTCAAATTTTTATAGTAATCTAAATATTCACTATATTTATGTAGTCCTAATTGAACAGCATAGTTCCTAAATTTGTCACATATTTCATATGGTATTACTTGTGCTCGTTGAATGTCTGATTTTTGATATGAATTTGCTTTAATACTAATTGGCATAACACATCCATTTGCGGTTTTAGAACATTTTGCCCTATACGATTCATATTTAAAACACATTTCTTCATATGTTTCACCATAATTATGTCCTAATTTATTATTTATTGCATTGTGTAAATTAAAAGTCCATTTTGTTAAATTTTCTCTAGATTTCATTACATTATCATCTATAACAGTATCCTGATTTTCTGTTATGAATTGTTTAAATGATGTTCTACAATATCCACACGGTAAAATATCACCCATTTTTATGAAAAAATCTTTATAATTTTTCTTTTGTTCTTCTGACGGTGAAATAGGATAACCAAATGCTACAGAATGTATAAATTCCCAAGCATGAGGACCCCATATACTTGTTATCAAACCGTTACCAGAATCAACATTATTTGGATCATTTGTAACAATTGGTGCCAATTTTAAATCTTTATCTAATATTTCTATACAATTATGTCCGTCAGAAAAATTATCATCATTCAACATTTATATATTATATTTATATAAAGTAATAAAAATTAGGATTTATTTGTAAGTAATCTTTAGGTGTATAACCAAATTTGTTTTTACTATTTATAATACTCATTGATGGACATATTCTACTTCTACATACATAATGATAAACTGTATTTCCATAAATATCTGTTAAATCCATATTAGGATTAAAACCTTTTAATAACCAAAATAAATCTTCATTTCCTTCAATAGACGCTATCATAATAGGTGTAATTAATTTGTCATTTTGTTTATCTATTATTTTTATTGTTTTTCTAAATATTTGTGAAATTATATCACTTTTAACTCTTTTCTTACATAACAAATGTAAAATAGTATTATTAGAACCGTCTAAAACATTATCATATGTTATACCATTATTTAATAATTCTAATATACATTCATACATATTATTTTCAACATATGATAACAATAAATTATCATTTTTAATTAAATCTGAATTATGAATTATTAATAATTTTAGAATATCTAAACAATTATCTGATTTTAACATATGTAAGATATTATATGATGTTTCACATATATGTGGGCATAGTTTAGTGATTACGTGAAATGATTTTGTTAAACCTTTTTTTAAAACTTCTGGTAAAAGTTCAATTATAATGTCGCAGGTCTCTTGATTAAAAATCTCATTTTTTAATATCTCATTTTTTAAATTATCATTTTTTGAAACATCTGTGTTTTTAGGTTTGATGTTTCTACTAATATTTTGAGTTTTAGATTTTAAAATATATTTATCAATAAATTCTTTTCCCAAGAGATTAAACTGTTCTGTTAATAAAATTATTTTGTAAAAGTTATATTCAGACAATAATTTATTAACACATAGATGTGTTATAATTTTAATAGATTTATTAGAAATTATCCAATCTGTTATTTTGTCAGAAACTTTTAATTTGTCTAACATATCAATATCTGAAATGTATTTTATAAATGGTTCGACATTATCTGATACTATTAAGTTTTTAATTATATACATATCTATTTGATGAACATTATTAATATTATTAAAATTATCAATAACATTATTATTTTTTAATAATTTATATGTACCAATATGTTTCTTGTCAAATTCTAACATTTTACATACATATGATGGAGGTCTAATATATTCAAATTTATTTAAATACAAAACAATCTGTCTCATTTGTTTAACAATAATAGGATGTGTTTGTTGAACCATTACTTGAATGGCATATTCGATAACTGTATATTTGTTGTTATTATAGTTTATATAATCTTTGTATCCTATAGTTAGTTCCTGTAAACCAGATAAATTAACAGTGTCAATATAGTATTTCGCATCTTTGTTAATTATTACATTTTTTTCAAATATGTCAAATACATCTTCAGGGACATTAAATACAGGGTCTTTGTATAAACATAATGTTGAAACCTTTTTATAAAGTTCTAAAATAAATAATCCAGATACATATAATTCATTGTTGTTAAAAACAATTCTGTCGAAAACATTTTTAGTTTCTAAAAAAATATGATTAATACTTGTAAATGTTCTCTTGTCTAAATTATATGTTATATCAGATTCAGATTCCGTAAAAACATAATAATGAATAGTTTCTGTAAAAGGAATATTTATATCTATTTTATCAGTAGTATAAACAGTGTAATCTTTTTTATAATTTACATTAGGAGATTTATCAAATAACTTTTTTACTTGAGAACCTGAATAATAAACATTGTTATTATTATTAAAAATATTTTTAAATGAGTTATATGAATTAGGTAATAAAAAATCAAATTCTGACACTTTATATATTTTTTTCATTGTTATTTCATCTTGTATTATTTGATTATAATCATTACCAAAAGTCTCATTTGTTATAAACTTTTTAATATCCATATTGATAAAATAACATATAATATTTCTTAAAGTTTAGACGCCATATTATAATTTTTTTTAATATCTGTATTATATAATAATGAGTGGAGGAACAGTTTCAACCATCGATTTAGAATACGGTAAAAAAGTTACTGTACATAAAAGAAATGAATTTCCTAAAATTATTTTAAAAGATTTGAGTAAAAATGGTAGAGATGTAGATGCAAATATAGATTTAAGTACATATTCTAGTGATCCTAATGCAAGAGATAAACGCATAGAAATAATGAAGGATACAATTAGTAAGTTTGGTAAAACTGGTAATAATGTTAAAACATTTACTGAAAAAGCACTAACAAATTTAGGAAAATGGAAAAAAACTCCAGTAACTAAAAAAAATGTTGATTTTTTTGAAGAAGATTGGGGTATAATTACTAAAAGATTAACAGAAAATAATGGTGAAATATATGCAGTTCTAAATATGGCTAATTCATCTAGCATTGGTGGTGGTTATATGTCAGGTGCTGGAGCACAAGAAGAAAATATGTGGCGACGTTCATCGTGTCATTATTTTGTTACACCTGATATGATGGAAAATACTACATCTAGAGATAGATACAATAAAGAAATGCATGATTTGATAGAAGGTGTTAATGGTGAAGTATATTTAGACCTTTCATATCCACGTGTTTGTATAAAAGATAGAGAAACATGGACAGGGAATAAAAAAGATGTATCAACAAATATGGGATATAAAATTTTAGATGATAAAGATTACTTTCCTTTCTGGGAACTACGGGCTGCAGCAGATGATTTGAGTAAAGGAGGTTCTTATAATGAAACCGATATGTTAAATAAAATCAAGGCACAATTTAGTACTCTTCGTAAAAAAGGTATTAAACGTGTTGTGTTAGGTGCTTTTGGTTGCGGAGCATTTAAAAATCCACCTGATGATATAGCTAAATTATATAAGAACGTTATAGAACATTTGGATCCAAATGATTTTGACCATATTGTGTTTTCTGTTATTGCTAGAGGTAATGGTCAACCTAATGTTGATGCATTTAATAATGTATTTGGTAAAGATAAGGTTACCATTGGTAAAAATCATGTGGTTAGACATGTACCGGTTAGTAGTAGTTCAACGACTTCTACTTCTGTTGCACCTGTTAGTTCTGTGGATAGTAGTTCGTCGAGTAGTTCGTCGAGTAGTTCGTCGAGTAGTTCGTCGAGTAGTAGTCCATCGGTTAGTAGTTCTGTGGTTAGTTTAACTGTAATAACTAAATTGGAAGCACCTACATCTATAAACTCAAGTGTTGTCACCGATAACAGTATAACTTTAATTTGGACTAAACCAACAAATATATCTAATATTAAACATTATCAGATTACAGAATCAGCAGGCAAAAAAATAAATAGTTTATCAGAAATTATTACAGCAGATGCTAATGTAAATACCTTTTTAATAAATAATTTAGTTGCTGATACAGATTATAATTTTATAATCAAGTCTATACCTAAAGATACCAATACTCATTCAGAATCAGATGATGCAAAATTAACACAAAAAACAAGTACAAAATCAGTTCCATCAAAAACTAAATTGGATGCACCTACATCTATAAAAGCAACTAATTTCACCGAAAACAGTATAACTTTAAATTGGACTAAACCAACAAATATATCTAATATTAAACATTATCAGATTACAGAATCAGCAGGCAAAAAAATAAATAGTTTATCAGAAATTATTACAGCAGATGCTAATGTAAATACCTTTTTAATAAATAATTTAGTTGCTGATACAGATTATAATTTTATAATCAAGTCTATACCTAAAGATACCAATACTCATTCAGAATCAGATGATGCAAAATTAACACAAAAAACAAGTACAAAATCAGTTCCATCAAAAACTAAATTGGATGCACCTACATCTATAAAAGCAACTAATTTCACCGAAAACAGTATAACTTTAAATTGGACTAAACCAACAAATATATCTAATATTAAACATTATCAGATTACAGAATCAGCAGGCAAAAAAATAAATAGTTTATCAGAAATTATTACAGCAGATGCTAATGTAAATACCTTTTTAATAAATAATTTAGTTGCTGATACAGATTATAATTTTATAATCAAGTCTATACCTAAAGATACCAATACTCATTCAGAATCAGATGATGCAAAATTAACACAAAGAACAAGTAAAATTACACCCCCTCCTCCCACCCTCGCCTCCATGTACCCCTTACTTATAACCCTTATGAAAAATGTCATCGCATATGAAAATAGCATTTTAAAAACAGCACCAGCACCAGCATCAGCACCAACACTTTTACCTAAACTAAAATCTGTTCTCGATGCACTTAAACTAATAACAGGAGCAGATAAAGCAAAAGCACAAGAACTTGAAACAATTATTAATCATATTGTAGAAATAAATAGTGGTGGTGATTTAGAAACCGCTTGTTTTCTAGACAAATTTGCAAAAGGGTACGAAAAACATAACGATTACGTAAAAATGCCAATATTAGATGAAACAACGTATAATGCTATAATTGATGAGATAAAGGAAAATAATGATGGTGATTTTAATACGAAGGTTAATGCATATAAGGGCGCATTGACTGCCTATGTTACAGCATATAAAGATAATGTCATCGCATTAACTACTGGTAACACACAATTAGTAACATTATTGGGTTCTATATTAAGTTCATTCAATACATTGAAACCATCTTCCGCTCCCTCTGCTCCAGATTTATCTAATATATCAAAAGCAGATTTGGATAATGCAAGAAAACAAATAAATGCAAAAATTCAAATTACTAATGATACCACTATAATAAATGATCTATACGAATATTTACTATTTGAACAAAAATATAGTACAAGATTAGGGGCACTATTGCAAAAAGACACAGATAAGATAACATTGTATGAAACAGAATATAATATTTTGGATGGTAAAACTCAGTTCAATGTAAAGACATTTGCTGCATCAGCAACTCCACCAGCAACTCCACCAGAATTGCAACCAGTCATAGACCTGTTTAAAAAATACAAAGAGGTTAAAGAAAGTATTGGTATAGAGTTAGGGAAAATTTTTAAAAGTTCTGATTCGGTTAATACTAATATTGGAGTATATGATAGTATTAAAGATGATACTGTACTAAATGCTGAAATACAATTAGTATCAGATGTGAAAAAAACCATTGAAAAGATACATCTAATAACAAAATTTGATGGTGAAAAGGCAAAATTAATAAAGCTATTACAACAACAAAAAATACAATTAGATACACACAAAAACACGTTTGAAAATCAGTTGAAACAAATGATGATCACTGAAATAAATAAAATAGCAAGTGATGTTGCAACAAGTAAAACAAAGTATGATGCTATGAATGAAATAAGTGTGGGTGCGAATGATGGTAATCAAAAAAAGATTGTTGATGGTGTGAATTTACAGAAAAAACAATTTGAACAAATAATTGATGATTTAACGAAATTGATAGCAGATTCATATAATAGAGTTAAAAGTACATGTACAAGTATAAATAGTCAAAGTATTACTGATATAAATAATATACAAGATATTTTATCAACTATTGATAATACAACAGGATTACACGATTTAGGAATTTTGTTAAATAGTATATTAACTAACATTGGTAATGCATTTGACGATTCGCATATTGTATATAATTCTTATAGCAATGGTCTTAATGATCTGATGGAAAATTTATTTTATATAGAGATGAGTTCAGGGGAGAGAATAGAAAATAAAGATAATAATGTAAATAAATTAAAATCGACACAATCAGAAGGCGGTTTAACACCAAACTCTCCAATGTACGAAGTAATTAATAAACTTAATACTAAAGGAAATGCTGATAATGGAATATGGAAAACATTATTAGACGCGATAACTCATTTAAGTAAATACGAATTATCTGAATGTGTTGAAATATTGAAACAAATGTCAACAAATATAGATTTTACCCCTATTCATAATGCCATAAAAAATATTATGAACGCTGTGTTAGTAATTCAAATATATGACGCGTATGGAAAATATACACGAAACATTGGACTGATGATTACAGATTCGTTAAAGAATAATAAACAAAAATATGAACCTGACAACAACAGTGTCGTATATGAAAAATTTTTAAAAGTTGATAATGTCGCTAAAATAAATGATGCGTGTAATGAAATTAATGCTATTAAAAAACTTATAGATAATTTATCAGATTTTGTAAAACAAGACATATCTTCAGTTACAATAAAAGATAGTAATTATTACAAAAACTTTAAAAATTTGGATGATGAAACAGTCATTTTAATATCATTGGTCTTCACAATTCAGGAATTTGTTAATGCTCAAGTAAAAATAGATATAAATGTTCTATCAGATATTTTATTTGATAAAGATTATCCCCCTATAGACACAACTAACGCACAAGGTGCAAGTCCTACATATGATGAATTAAAAAAAGAATATACAGAAGCAGATAATCAAAAGAATATAGCGAAAGGACTGGACGCAATAGTCACTGATTTTTTTGCTAAACAATCTGAAATAAAAGACACGATGACAAATACTGTTAAAAACGCAATAATACTATTTAGTGATAAAAATGATGATAAAATAATAGGTATATTAGAATCATTCAAAGGAGGATTTGCAGGTGGTAAAAAGAAAGTGTATAACCGTAAGAATAACAAGTATGGATCTTTTGTTGTTCAAAAAGGTGGGTATTTGCCAGAGGATGTTAATCTTTTGGTAAGCATCCAAGAAGTGTTGTTAAGAGAATATAAAAAAATATTAACTGAAGAAGTAAAAATAGTACCTATTGTTAGAAACTATAATAATTCATATAATTTGCCAGAAAGAATAGATGAAAACATATATAATTCTCCTTCTTCGTTATATAATCAATTATATGCTGATGCTAAAAGTAATATAAAAACAACATTTGACGAGATAACTAAACTATATGCTGTATTGGAGAAATCGATATTAGATAAACTTAAAGAAGAAATACTTGAAAAAATTAAAATTGTTATAAGTGAAATTGCCGAACAAGTAAAATTCAGAGATATTGAAGTTGCTGGTTATAAACTACAAGAGAAAACTTTAAAAACTGATATATCGTCAAAGACAATTGTAATACCGTTAGATATTGATGATAATATTGCATTAATCACTCAATATAAAAATGAGTTAAATGATATAAGACAAGATATATCCAAATTTAATGGGTTTATCGCTAAATTAACTATATTAAATCAACAGCATGCAGATTTTCAACTATTATTAGATACGAGTTCTTTAAAAATCAATGATACCGGTATGTTTGTATATGATATAACACAATCATCAATAAAAGATAATTTTGATAATTTCAATGATAAAAATACTATACAATTTATATCGAACACTCCAAAAGATTCTACCACAGCTGAACAACTAAACAACGAAGTAGATCAAATATTAACAGATATAAAATCACAAACTCATATTAATACACAAAAAAATATAGAATATGCTGATATTATAACACAGTTAACTGTTTTGAATACGAGAGTAGACAGTGAAAAACCACGCATAGAAAAATTAATAACGGAATATAATACAGATTTAAGTTCTAATACCACAATATATACTACTAAAAAACAAGAATTAAACGATGCGTTAAAAACACAAATAGAAGAGATGACCAAAGTTATAGCACAATTAGATACATCTATACAAACGTTGCAGACACCTAGTTTAGCACATGGTATCGCACATACTTTAGCACAAGATGCACTTGATTCAGCACAAGCTGCACTTACTTTAGCACAAGCAATACTTTCCAAATCAGGTGCAACGCTAAAAGAAATCGATGACGGAACCATAGCATTGAAAGCAGCCATAGTTGTGGCACAACACGCCAAAGATGATGCTGCAGCGGCAGCGGCAAAACCATCCGGATCACCACCACCAATACCTGACGAACCATATATCTATGATCTTGTTAACATCGCGTATTCTATGTGTATGGCAAATATGGATAATTCTGCGAATGGAGACAATTTAGATAATCATCCTATGGTGAAAGAAGCTAATAGTGGTAATATTGGTATGAAATATGAATTATCAGACGGATTAAAAGAATTGTTATATCCAGTTGATCCTAATCCTCTTTCTCTTGCTAATGTTGCTCCTGATAGTTATATAAAACCTTTAATAAACAAAATAGATGGTAAAGATTTACCACCATATGATTTATCGAAAGTTTTGTTTTTACCAAATACTGATTCTGATGAAAATTTCAAATTTAACTATGCGTTGAAACTAGGAGAGTATATTATCGATAAAGTAATACATGAAAAAGCAGAAGGAGCTGCAGGAGCAGGAGCAGGAGCAGTACCAGCACCAGCACCACAAGTAATAGATAAAGTAGCATTTATTAAAGACTCATATGATAAACATAATGTTAAAATACATAATTATAATAGTTCTGGTCTTCCTTATTTCACAAAAGACACGGGTAAATCAACATCACATAATCCCCCAAAAAAATATACCATCAACATATTAAAAGACGGTGATTCCTATCATTTGTTACCTATAGATTGTGATGATCGTATAGCAGGAGGTGGTAAATCTAAATCAAAATCCAAGAAAGTATCATATAAAAAGTTATATCATAAGAACAAAAAAATGCTAGAAAAATTGAAAAATATATAACTTTAACATATAATATATTATATAGTATTAAAATATACAAAATGAACTATTTTATAAACATATTGAACCCAATACCAGATTTATTTGGTATTATAGAACAAGCACAAAGTAGAATAATACAATGTAGAAGTATAATACAAGAAACTATACGTAATTATGAAACAATAGGTATATACATATGTACGTATTGTAGTGAGATTATAGAAGGTTCAGAACAAGGTTCAGAACATGGTTTAGAACATGGTTCAGCAGCTGCAGCTGCAGCTGCACAAGAAGTGAATAACTATGTAAGTGTCCAAGACGTAGAGAACCATGTATTAGACCATTTTTATTTACCTGCAGTTCATATGGTAAATGAGTATAATGTAGATGATGATGAACGAGAAGATGATAGAGAACAAGACGTTCTAGAAGATCAAGATAATCCAATAGATAATCCAGATATATCGTGTCCCGTATGTAACAGACATTTTACCAGTCCTGTATTACTAGGAGAACATTTTACAAGATTTCATAATGATTATGACGCGTTAAATAGTCTAGACAATAAAGGTACAACTGAATATACATTTATTGGATTTGATAAACTTTTAGAAAATGGTATGTTAAAAGACACTGATGAAATCCTTAAAATGTGTCCTATATGTTGTTCTACTTATGAAGACAGTTCAATGAAACCATATGTTTTAACTTGTTGTAAAGCAATATCGTGCGACCAATGTTTAAAACAACATATTGAATCAAAGAATGGGAAACTTGAATGTATGTTTTGTAGAAAGGAACATTAATGGTCTAAAAGTTCTTCAGGAACGTGAAATTTAACAAAATGGTCAAAAAATCGTTGAACATCTGAATTTAATAAATTAGATGTTGGATTAGCAACAATATTGTTATAGAATTTAAAAGTAATTGATTTAGCACCAGTTGTTTTAATATTTGTAAGATCATCAGTTTCATATGAATAATAATAACATCTATCATTTCCGATATCAACAAATGTTAAAGATATATTATTAAATTTAAAAAAATTACTATAAGTACTATTTGATATATATTTTAACAAATCTAAAGGCAATTTAGTTTTATCAAATGCTCCATTAAATATTTCTTTATCATTTATACACAAAATTTGAAATTCGTCATATGATTTAGTTTTTTCTATAACAAATATCATCACATATATTTTTTTGGTAATATTTGATGTAAATTTATTTGCTTTATCTAGTAAATTTCTATTGTTATTAAGTGGTGTTAATTCAAATTTAGTATAAGTAGTTGCTGAAGGTGTAGGAGTTACTATATGTGTAGAAGATGTAGAAGGTGTAGAAGGTGCAGCTATATTGGAAGTAGTAGAATTAGCTGGTGGTATAAATGTAACTGTATTTGAACCATTTGTATTAGTTACTGTAACTCTAGTAGAACCATCTCCCATATTTTGTATAACTTTAGTAGAACCGTCTTCTTTAATTTCAGTAGATGTACTAATAACGGATGTAGAACTATTAGTTGAGTTACTAGTTGAACTACTAGTTGAACTGCTATTCGTACTATGTTCAGAACGTCTTTCTGCATCTAATTGTTGTTGTTGTAAAACAGAATTTTCATTAATTTTTTTATCATCTTTTTTACTGTCTTTCTTACCATTAAATCTATTCATATATTCAAAAATATCAGGAATTGCACTTTTAGTATTTACTTCTTTTCCTTGCATCGAACTAATTACTTCTAACATTGGATCAGTTGAAGGCATCATCAGTTTTTGACCACTTAAGGCAATTGCTTTTTGTTTATACATATCATCATTATTTTCATAATTACTATCATATAAATTAGGATGAAACAGTTCCATAATATTATTAAAATAGATAATAATTATGATTAATTTCACATAATAATATTGTATATATATTATAATGTCTAAAAATTATATATGTCCTAATAAAACATTAATTATTCTTGATTGGGATGATACATTATTTCCGACCTCTTGGACAACAAAAAATGATATAAAATTATCAAATCATAAAAATAGATATAAATATATTGACAAATTTGATGAACTTGATAAATTACTGTCAGATACATTAATTATATCAAACAAATGTGGTAAAACAATTATTGTTACTAATGCACTAAATTCTTGGATTGAAATATCATCATCTGTTTTACCATTAACTAAAAACATAATGAAATCAATGGATATAATTTCAGCAAGAGAACGATATCAAGAATACAGTGATATTAATGAATGGAAAAAAAGAACATTTGAAGATGAAGTTAGTTCTTCATATAATAATATCATATCAATGGGAGACGCAGATTATGAATACAATGCATTAGTAAATTTATATGATTCATTAAAAGTTAATAAATCAAAAAAGTATTTAAAAACAATAAAATTTATTAAAACAAATAATTATGATACACATATGGCACAATTAAGTGTTATAAAAAATAATGTTAAAAATATTTGTAGTTTAACAAAACACATTGATTTAATTGTTAATGAAAAATAAAAAATTGATAAAACAATAATATATACTTAAATATATTATATTATAATTATAAACAAAAATGAATGACAATGATGATAAATATATATATGAACTTCTAAATAAACATATTGAATATTGTAATCTAATAGATGATATAAATAAAAAAATTAAAAATATGAAAAAAATTAGACATCCAAATTTTCCAGAATCAATATCAGAATATATAGTTAAAAAATGTTATGAAAATAAATATAAAGTAGATGTAAATTTTGGTAAAATAGGTGATTTAGTATATAAAGATACACGTATCGAGGTAAAAGCTTTTACAAGTTCAGGACCTTCGTCTTTTGGACCAGATGAAAAATGGAATCAATTGATATTTGTAGATGCATCGTTATTTCGTGAAAAAAAGTTCAAGATTTATCAAATTGATTTATCAAATGATAATCCTAACTGGAAAAATATAAAAGTAAATTCTAAAGACACATATGAAGATCATTGCAAACAGAAAAGAAGACCTCGAATATTATTTAGTTCTATATATAAAATATTAAATGATTTTATAAAAGTGTTATTTGATGGTATAATAAAAATAGATGAAAATAAATTAAATTTCTCTTGATTTTAACAATTCTGGAACTATTTTTGTTGCAATTAAATTTACTACAGGAACACTTACTGCATTACCTGCTAATTTATACAATTTAGAATCACTTAATTTAGGTAATTTATAATCGTTTGGAAAACCTTGAAAATTAAAACATTCACGAGGTGTTAATTTTCTTACTCCTTTTGTATCTTTTATTAATGGAACATTATGACCACCAGAACCCATATTTGCTGTTAATGTAGGACATAAACCATTTTTATTTTCTCTTACATATATTCGTCTAAATTGATAAACAGTATCTGAATTTATAACACTATTTATTGCCATATTATGAATTTTATTATCTTCATTATCATAATAATATTTTTTATTGATTTCACTAGTCTCTAACATATCTTGAATACCTTTTTTTTCTATTGATGGAAAATCTAAATTAAAATTTTCAAATATTTTTTTATCTTTAACACATACTATATATATACGTTCTCTATTTTGTGGAATACCTGTTATTTGTGATGTATTTAAAACTTTATGTAATATATGATAGTCTTCTTTTTCTAAACTTGATATTATTGTTTTCATAGTTTTATATTCATCGTGAGAACATAAATTTTTAACATTTTCAAGAATAACACATAATGGTTTATGATGTTTAATAATTTCTAATATTTTCCAAAAAACATTTGTTCTTGTATCAGCAAAACCTTGTTGTTTGCCTGCAATACTAAATGGTTGGCAAGGAAAACCTGCAGTTAATATATCGTGTTTAATAATAGTTTCAACGTTCATATCACATATATTTCCTAAATATAATTTATGTTCAAAATTAGTATCATATATTATTTTCGAAGATTCATCAATATCATTAGCAAAAACAACTTCAACATTTCCAGTTTTTATAAATGCGTGTGAAAAAGCACCTGTTCCTGCACATAAATCAATCATTTTAAGTTTGTTCATTTATAAAGTTTATATACAATACATATTTATAATATATAGAGATATGTTTTCATTTTTTCTAGAAAAATTGATAAAACAATAATATATACTTAAATATTAAAAAAAACATATTATATTAAATAATACAATATGGGTATCAATGGTTTTCAACAATATCTCAAAAAGAAATATCCTCAATCATTTTCTTACAAATGGCCAATAACATATGACAATCTTTATATAGACTTAAATTATGTATTACATAATGTTTCATATTTATTGGAAGATGTTGATGAAATAATTAAAAAGACATTGGATTATATTAAAAATGTTATTATTTCAATTAAACCACAAAAAAGAATTATTATTATGGCAGATGGATTAGCACCATTAGCAAAAATGATTTTACAGAGAAAAAGAAGAATTAACAGTATGAATAGACATAATGTTGATTTAAATTTTACTGTAGGGACAAAATTTATGTTAGTTTTAGAAAAATGTATTATTGATTTTTGTGAACAGGTTAAAAAAAAATATGATTTAACATATATTATTGATATCAAAGGTATAGGTGAAGGTGAAGTTAAAATTAAATATAATTTGAACATTTTACATAATGAAAATATTAATGATACACATATTGTTTACAGTAGTGATTCGGATGTTATATTATTACTGATTACAAGTGCTAATCCAAATAAGATTTATCAAAAGATTAACAAAATGGAAATTCTACATTATGGAACACTGTATGATAAACATATTGAAGATAATGGAAATACAGTTTCATCAAAATATGATTTCGTATTTTTTAATTTGTTAATGGGGAACGATTATTTACCTAAAATATATTATTTGACATTTGACAAAATATGGTCATCATATAAGAAAGTATCATATTTATATCCTAATGGTATTATCAGTAATTTTGATAAAAATAATTTGACTGTTGATAGTGATTTTATTACTGCAGTCATACATAATATTATGAAATTAATGCGTAAAAATATGTATTCATCGTATGATTACAAACAATTTTGTGACAAGTCATATCCAAAATATGTTGAAGGACTACTATGGTGTATGACAATGTATTCATTAGGTTATTGTCACGATAATACATATATTTATGAAAAAAATACTTATTTACATATTATGGGTCTAATGTATGCCATAACATTTAGAAATTCATATAATATTGTTAAAAGTATAGATTTAAATCCTGATTGTTGTAGTATTTTGTTATTACCAATACAGTTTAAACATTTATTAAAAAAAGAACAGATTTTTATTGCTGACAAATTAAATGAATTATATCCAATTATATATGAAGAAAGTAATTGTTTAAAGTGTAAAACATTGATGGAAAATGTAAATATTGAAGATATAGATATTAATGTACTTAAATATGAAACAAATGAACATAAAAAAACACATAAAAAGTTAAAATATTTGTTAATACAAGAAATATCTAACAAATATGTTGAGTTATTAAAAGATGTAGTTTTTGAAGAAGATGTAATTGTTATACCTAAATATTCATTAAATAAAGTTCAAAGAAAATTGTTTTAATTTTTACTTATCTTTTTACTAAAATCATTTGACTTATATTTGTTATCTATTTCTTTTGTTAAAATATGTGGTTTCACAATATTTTTATCAAAATGTTGAAAAATATGTTTATCTTCATATGACGGAATACATATCATAATTGCTTTAAATTTATGACCATATTTCATTATACATAAGTTAAACACTAATGTTTGGTCTTCTAATGGAATATTTGTAAAATATGGAATAATTAAAATATGATGGTCTCCACATATTGCAACCTGAAATGATGCTTCAACTAAAGTCTTAAATGTCATTAAATCAGATACACTTAACAAATTATTTACTAAATCCTTATTTTTGTCATAACATAATGTTATTACACCTGTTTTAAACACATCTTTTTTTTCTAAAAATGTATAACTAGTGTCTCTAATTATTGTTACTGGATTAGAATATATAACGGTATCTTCTTTTTTGTTATACATTAATGTATCGTATTCTTTCTTAATAATATGTGTGTAATTAGTTCTTAAAATAATGTTCTCATCATAAATACAAGATTTTGATTGCGAGTCTAGGTTAAAATTCAGTCCTGTAAATGTTTTACCAAAATGACATATTACTGCAGGTATTTTATCAGAACCTTTTATGTTATCAAATCCTTTATTATTTTTTTCTGTAACTTGTTCTAGAATATCAAGTGAGTGTTTATATGAAACAATTACTTTACATATATTATCAATGTTTCCTAATTCAACATCTTTTTTATAGTTATACACAATTGAATCATATACGGGACATATATAATCACCTTTCAAGCACTGATATATATTTTGGTTAATGGTAATGTTCTTGTTTTGTACATCAAATTTTTTCGGGTCCATTATTAATGTTAAATACCATAAAATAATGTATGTATATAACACAAAAAAATGAAATTATATATAGTATGATAGTTTAGATTTAATTATATGTTAAACATTAAACAATTATAAAATATGGCTTCTGCATCTGCATCTGCATCTGACAAGATTCAAAAATCACTCAATGGTAGTATTAGTGGAAAGACTTGGGCAGTTATTGAAAGACCACCCGATAATATTACTCAAAAAGTTGTTAAATTATTGGGTGCAAATGCTTTGAATATTATACAAAACAAAGATTTAGAAAAAGATGATGGAAAATGTTCTAAATTAGTAATGGGTGAAATATATTACGGAATGTTTCGTCCTGAAATAGATTTTTTGGACAAATTGTGTATTGATGCTGATTCTAAGAAAAAACAACCAAAAATGAAAAAAGATGAAATGATTAGAATTGACCTAACCATTAAGAAACTGAAAAAAGTTCTGGCATTTGTTAAAAAATATACTTTTGAATTAAAAAGTGATGTTGAATTAAATCAAATTTGTGAAGATGGATTTATTAGTAATTACATAGAAATTGTTGGAATAACATATATCTATTTGATAAAATATTTCATTACACATTATGATACTTACAAAAAAGAAATATATTATAAGCATGTCACCGGTGTAATTATTTCTTTTCAACGGTTTTTGAAATCGTGTGTAAATTTTGTTGGTATTGACCCTGTTAATCCACAAATCAAAACAAATATATCTCAACTGTTTATGACAGATATTACTGAATTCAGTCATATAGTAGAACAAAAGTTTAGTCTAAATGGTCTTGAAATTTGTTCAAAAACACCTGAACTTCTTGTTGTTGCTCCTTATGACAGATATTTAACTGCAACATCTATAAAATGTAGAGAACACCAAATTGAAATCTTACAAAAAGTGTATAGACATTTTCAAACTGGTTTTTTCATATTGTATAATGCAATGATCAACACTGGTAAAACAACATCGGTTGTATCTTTAGGTGAAATGGCCAAATATTATGGTATGATACTACTATGTGTTTGTAATATGGAAACCGTAAGAATTCAAATGGCAACACTTTGTTGTTTTTACGGTACCAAGTTTGCTATGGCATCATTAAAAACAAATGGAAAAATCAAAATATCACCAAATGATAAAACTAAATCAACACTAGAGAACATTTATGTTATCATTTGTGGTGCTGAAGTTGGTAATAAATTATTGATGGAAAACAAAAATAAATATATATTGTTTCACGATGAGGCAACTGTAGGTGCTGACTGTATTGAAAAGGTCAATCCTAAAACGTGTCACGCATTATATCATAATGTTAGTGTTATGTGTAATGCTCCTAAATGGACTATATTTTCATCAGCGACATCACCTAGTTTAATTGAACTAGATAAATTAATAAAACATTTGAAAAAAGAATATCCTACATTAGTTACTGATAAAGTATATTCATCTCACGTTCAAGTAGGATGTGAAATAAGAACAGTTACAGGTAATCTGGTTGTTCCATATAGTAATTGTTCTACAAAAGAAGACATTATTAGTATTATTAATAAAATGGAAGATATGCCTTTTATTTGTAGAACACTTACACCAAATGTTGTTGTAGAATTACATAAAAGTTTGACATTACATCAAGTTCCAAATGTTCCTGATATTAACGAGTATTTTAAACAGGTTGAAAACTTAAAGTCAAACAATGTTAAAGAAAAAATTATAGAAATGTTAAGGATTATTTCTGAAACAGATAAAATAAAAGAACTTTGTATGTCAAGTATAGATAAAGTACCTATTGATATTAACAATCTAGGTATAACATCATGGAAAACAATGACTTTAATCGGTCATCATTCTCCTATTGATATATCTATTGAATTGTTTGGTTCATTGTTGAAAAAATTAAATGATGTGTCTGTAAAGTCAGCATATAAATTAATATCAATTTTCACAGAAAAACTAGATAGATGGAAAGAAATAAGAGATGCTAAGTTAAAGAAATTAAAAGATAGTAAAAGTGATGGTTCTAGTTCTTATTCGCAAGGTTTGATGAAACAGTCTATTGAAGAAAAAGACAAACCTATTATTGATTTTCCATCGTGGGCACAAATAGGAACTTCATATCATTCAAATGAATTCAAATATAGTTGTGATAACTATAGATTTTCAAATGATTTAGAAAAATTTATTGATGTCGTCGTTCCAGATGTTGTTATGATGTTACTATTCTGTGGAGTAGGTATATATTCACCATCAAATAATGTTCTAAGTAGTTCTTATACCGATTTGGTAATTGAATATGCTTCAAGTGGAAAACTAGCATGTGTCGTTGCAGATACATCTATTGTATTCGGAACAAATTATCCATTTGGTAGAATTATTGATTTGTTTGAAAACGTATCTGTTGCTACACGATTTCAGTTAATGGGTCGAGCAGGTCGTGTGGGAAGAATGGCCAGAGCAGATGCTTATACAAGTGAAAAAACAGCAGAAATTATTAAAGATTATGTTATTCATCCAGAGAAATATTCAAAAGAGATAGATAACATTAACACAATGATTGATATAGTTGTTTCTGAAAAGGTTCTAATAGAACAAATTTGGGAAAAAGAAATATCAGAAGTTGTAAAAAAAGAAGTAGTAGAACTTAAAGAAGTTAAAGAAATTAAGAAAGTTGAAAAACTTAAAGAAGTAGAAATTGAAAAAGTAGAAATTAAGGAAATTGAAGAAATTGAAGAACTTAAAGTTGAAGAACTTAAAGATGACTTACTTGACAATTGGGACGATGAATGATAAGACAAAAATAATTATTTTTTTATAACTTTATATATTATAATATGAGTAAGACCAATATGATTACTAATTTTTTGTCATTATTGTATGATACAGGTAAATATATTGAAGATGAATATATATTAATTGAAAACACTGATAAAATGAAACTAGTGTTGGCAAAATATGGTAAAACAATTGTTAGAAAAGAAAATAATCCATATGAGTTAGACACCGATTTAACACATAAGTTTATGGAAAGACTAGTAATTAATGATACTGGAAATATTAATAGTAATGTAAAGACTTATCAGGTTTTATTAGAAAGTTATAATAATAGTATTGAAAAAATTATGAATAAATTAATAAAAATAGACACCGAATTGTTTAATATTTTATTTTTGTTAAATCAACATACAACCATAAAATCACCTATAACAGATATGTATTATGGTAAAACAAGAGATACAGATGTTATAACAGATATTGATATTATGAAAGCAACAAACATTTTATATGATATGTTACAAGATATTCTAGATTTAATAACACCAAAAAATATTGACGATATAAAAGATTTAGAAAAAGATGAAAGTGTTTTCTTTGGATATCTTTTAAGTTTATGTGAAACTTCTGTTGATATAGTTACTGATAACTTAGAACTATATGACACAGCATATAATTGTGTATATGGACTTAATATGATATCTAATTTGTTGAAAGAATTATTAACATCAAGAACATTTAATATTATTCAACATATGGTTAATGATAAATTTGATGAATTATTTGAATATATAACAAATTTTTTATGGTTAAACGAAGAACATAATTTACAAAAATATGTTAATAAATATGGAAATAATATTAAAGATATATTTATGGATAACAATGAAAGAAATAAATCTGTAAAACAATTATTTAATTTTCGTAAAAAATATTAGTTTATAATATAATGTTTGATTGGGATAATTTTGATGAAATATATATATATTTTCTGATAGGTTTATTAGGTGTTCCTTTAATATTTTATACATATACTTATTTATCATATAAAACAAATTTATTGTTATTAAATTTAAGTATTGTTTTATGTATAATTTTTATTGGATGTATTATTGGATACAAAAAAGGTGGTAATAAAGTAATTCTGGGAGAAGTTTTAATTGGCATAAGTATAGTAGGAGTTATACTATTAGGTGATATATTTTTCAAAATTTCCAGAAAAATTTCAAGTAGTGGTAATTTAGAAATAATACGAAATGAACAACGATTACTTGATGAATTAATAAGTAGAGGAACAGAAAAATACAATCAACCATTTTTTGATAAAAATTAATTTATAAACAATTTAACATCAACTATCCTATATGTAATTTCACATAGAACTAGTAATAATAAATGTTCTGGAACATTAAATGATATTAACATATATATTAAAACAATAAATATCTTAAATAATGATATATCAAATAATAACATTGTTAATAAACCAATTAGAACATTGGTATAACCAGATATAGACCAACATAATAGTATTTTTTCACAATTAAAAACAAATAGTTCAACTGTTTTATCTATTTGTTTTACCAATTTATTATCTTTATTATTGTTATTTAAAATCATTCTAACAACTCTATTCAATGTATAGACATCTAAAAACTTGTCCCATTTTTTATCACAAATTATTTTTTTCATATATAGGTTGTCATTTGATATATCATATTTTGGGTCTTTCATATATATATTCTTACATATTATTAATGGTAATCTCATATTACTACTATCAACATAGTTGAATATACACGCTGATAAAAACTTAATAATAAATGTGTTAATATGTATCCAAGAAAATTTATCATAATATGGTAAAATATCTCCATACATAATTTGTAGTTCCATATTTAATACACTGTTAATAACAATATTAATTATTTTTGTTAAATATTTACAAATTATTTTTTTTATTATTATGTTATATCTATCATATATGTACAATTTTAATGAATTACTTATTATTTTATCATATATGTAATTCATTATTGTAGGACATAATAATATCCATATATATATATCAATAAATGTAAATACAAAGTTAAATAATGTCCATATGGTAAATACAATTGTGTTATATATATATCTATCAATCAAATCTTTTCTATAAATATGTATATTAATATCCATATATTTAATGTAAAACATTATACAAGATAACAAACTATCTATCGCATATACATTTAACATATTATAACTATTTCTAAATAATAATGTATATAATGATGCTATAATTAACATTTCTTTCAAAAAATCATATTTATTAAAAATAATAATATTTTTAGTATCTGTTTTTACAAAATATTGTGAATAATATGTTATGTCTGTATCTATAGAATTAATATCATTATTATCTAAATTTTTATCAAAATATGTTTCATCAATATGTATACTATTCATATAATAATAAATAATAAAATAAATCATATTATAAAAATCTAATATATAAATTCAAATGACTGATTATGATAATATTGGATGGTCTCATTTTACTTCTTTTGGTTTTGGTATATTTTTTGTTTTTTACTTTTATATGATGATTAAGTATAATAGAATTAAATTTGAAGCAAGTAAGATTAAATATCTTATTATTCTATTAATTCTTGGTATTTTCTTTGGTATATCTGTAGGTATATCATTAGATCAAGTTAGTGATCAAACAGCAAAAGCAGCTACAAAAATAGGTCTATTTGTGTTTGCTGCAGTATTTGCTGTTGCTTTTGTAAATGCTAGATATAATTACAAACGAGGTAAAAGAGGTATGTTTCATGATGTACCTATTATTGCTGATTTAGAATTATATATTGGACAATCTTTTGACGGAGTATTTGATTATGAAAATGATAGAGATGTTTCAAATAATCCAGAAGATAATGAAATTAATGGTGTTATGTTACCTAATTATAATTATGAGAGAAGTGTTGCTCAAATACGTTAGTAATAAATATAACATATATAACTATAAATAAAATATAACATAAATAAATAAACATTTTATATAAACAAATATGTGTGGTATTTGGGGATATCTTGGTAATAGATGTGTTACAGAATTATTTAAATCATATATGTCACTTGTTCCAAGAGGTCCAGATAAATCAGATTTTAGAAAAATATATAATAATATGTATATTGGTTTCCATAGATTATCTATTATGGATAAATCTAGTAATGGTGACCAACCATTTAATTATGATAAAGGTTCTCATTCTATATATGCTACTTGTAATGGTGAAATTTATAATTTTAAAAAATTGTTAGAAAATGATAGTTATATTAAACAGTTTCTTAAAAGTGGTTCTGACTGTGAATTTCTTCCATATATGTATTCTAAATATGGATTTGAAAATATGGTTAATATGTTAGAAGGTGAATTTGCTATATCTATTGTTGATATTAATAATGAAACCAATGAAGTTAAATTATATTTAGCTAGAGACAAACTTGCTGTTAGACCATTATTTATTGGATATGATAATGATTTATCTGAATTTGTTTATAGTTCTATTCTAAAAGGTATCAATTGTAAAAATTCTAGACAGTTATCTAGAGGTGAAATTATGGAAGTGACATTTAATGATAGAATATCTATTAATTCATATATGTATCACAGTTTAAAAAATATAGATAAATATAATTATGTATCAGATAATGAAATGTTTGATAAAATTAGAACTGTTTTTACAGAAGCAGTTGAATGTAGATTAGTATCAGACAGACCTTTAGGAGCACTTTTGTCAGGAGGTTTAGATTCGTCATTGGTTGTGTCTATTGCGTCAAGGTTCTTAAAAAAGTTTAATAAAACATTGAGAACATTTAGTGTTGGAATTCCTGGTTCTACTGACAAAGAATATGCACAAATGGTTTCTGATTATTTAGGAACAATTCATACACACGTTGAATTTACCGAAAATGATTTTGTAAATGCAATTGAAGAAGTTATAAATGCTATAGAAACATATGATATTACCACGATTAGAGCATCTATTGGACAATATCTTATTTCTAAATGGATAAAAGAAAATACAGATATTAAAGTGTTATTAATTGGTGATGGTTCTGATGAATTATGTTCTGGTTATATGTATTTTCATCAAGCACCTGATTATGAAACATCACATAATGAAAATATTAGATTGTTAGAAGAAATACAGTACTATGATGTATTAAGAGCAGATCGATGTATAGCATATAATGGTATTGAAGCAAGAGTACCATTTTTGGATCACAGATTTGTAGAACTTTATTTGTCACTACCTACTGATAAACGAGTTCCTAAACAAGTTTCTGAACAAGTCAAAATATGTAAAAAGTTAGGTGGACGAAAGGTTGAAAAATGGTTATTAAGAATGTCATTTTTAGATAATTATTTACCTGAAGAAGTTTTATGGAGAAAGAAAGAGGCATTCTCTGATGGTGTATCATCACAAAAGAAATCATTGTTTAAAATTATTCAAGACAATGTAGAGAATATGTTTGTTGATGAAGATTTTAATAATGATGATGTTAATTATAACATTACATGTTCTACTAAAGAAGCACTTTATTATAGAACAATTTTTAATAAACATTTTGATAAATATGTAGGTAAAGGTATTGTTCCTCATATTTGGTTACCTTTATGGTGTGGAAATATAACTGACCCTAGTGCAAGGGTACTTAAAGTGTATGAATAAAAAAATTGATTTATTTACTTATTGATATATTATGTAATTTAATATATCAATAACATATCATTTACAATGTCTGTCTTTAATTTTAATTTCTATGGTGTTTCCAATATTTTTATTGATAGTAAAAAAGAAACTATAGATAAACAAAATATAGATAAACCTTTAGATAATAAAGATTTGGACAAAAAAGATTTGGACAAAAAAGATTTGGATAAACCTTTGGACAAAAAAGATTTGGATAGACCTTTGGACAAAAAAGATTTGGATAAACCTTTGGATAGACCTTTGGACAAAAAAGATTTGGACAGACCTTTGGACAAAAAAGATTTGGACAGACCTTTGGACAAAAAAGATTTGGATAAACCTTTGGACAAACCTTTGGATAAACCTTTGGACAAAAAAGATTTGGACAGACCTTTGGACAAAAAAGATTTGGACAGACCTTTGGACAAAAAAGATTTGGACAAAAAAGATTTGGATAGACCTTTGGACAGACCATTGGACAAAACAAATATAGACAACAAAGATATAGAAGAAAAAAATATAAATAAATCTTTGAAAGAAGATATTTCTAAAGAAGATATTTCTAAAGATTATATTGGTTATTATAAAAATAAAAATATAGATAAACCTCTAAAATATAAAAATAAAGAAGTTATTGAAGATTTTCATATTCTAGATAAACCTTTAGATGAAAATAATAACACAAATAATCAAAAATATAATTTAAAAAAAGAGATTGTTAAAGACATTATAAATTTACTCAATGATTTTATCAATACTAACTAATATTTAATCATTTTCATTATCTGTTATTAAACATAATTGAAAATACAAATCATCATCTAATACAATCTTATATAAAGGATACATTTGAATTTCATTATCTTTCATATCTGCAAGCACAAAATACATATAGAACCATAACATATATGCTATGTTATTTTGTAAATAATGTTCTTCTTTAACTTTTGTTAATGTTATGTGTTCAATGTCAATTATATTTGCTGTGTATTCTTTTGTTAAATTTGTACCATATAACTTTGTTAATTTATTATGAATAATATTAATTAATGTTTGAACAACTAAATGTACGTTCAAATCTTTTTCATCAAAATCATTAGATAGTTCAACAACAATTTCAGGTAATCCATAATAATACCACAAACCAATTGTATAGAAACATTTATCTGCAGGAACAATACAAAATGTATTTAATTCAATTAATCTTTTAATAATATCATGATCTATATCATTTTCAAAAATTGTTGTATTGTTTTTATTATTATTATAAAAACATTTTAGTTCTTCATTTCTGTTCTCCATTTATAATTATAATTATATAACAAAAATATTTTATATAAAACACTATTATAAAAATGGATAGTTTAACTACAGATACTGTAAAAATTGGTAGATTATATTCTAAAATTTTGTTTTATGTTATGGTGATTTTTGCTATTATTATTGGCATTTTTGGTCTAATGACAAGTTATAGTAACAATGATTATTATTATGTAAATGGTATATATTCTGGAAAAAATATGGTTAAATATAATATAAATAAGGCTATTTATGAGAGTGAATTAAAATATTATGGTGATTTAGATAAAATATACAATATAGGTGATACTATTAAATTACAAGTACCAACTTCTAAACTAGATCAACCAGAAATATATATCAGTCCTTTTATGTTTTTGGTACTTGTTATTGTAATATTATTAATTGGATATATTCCTTATGTATTAGCACAAAATTCAGAATTCTTTGCTGTTGTTATGAGTTTACAATTAGTTAAAGGTGTGTTTTTATAAAAATTGAAATTTATTATATATTGTATTTTATTATTTATTATATACAAATAAATAATTAATTAATTAATTAAATAATTAACAAAATGTCTGAAACTAAAGTTTTAACTAGTTCTAAATCTAGAGTTAGTTCTAAAAAAAGTTCTCAAATGATTGTAAAAGAAGAAGAAGATAACAAATTTATACAAATACCTATCAATCATGTATATCCAACAGTTTATAATGGTATTGCTTATCTACGTTTGCCTGAAGAATATAAAACACTAAATACTGTTACTATAATTGTTAAGCAAGAAGAATAATATTTTATAATTATAATATATAATGGTAGAAAAAGAAACAATTTTTAGTATTATCAAATGGACTGGTTCTATTTCCTATTTTTTGACTGCATTATGGTTTATTTATTGTATTATTATTCTAGATTATTTTCAGAATATAATTGGTGATCCAGATAATACAATAAATAGAAATCAACTAATTTTTAATATAAGTATATATCTATTTTTAACAGTTGCTACCTTTTTATATTGGAGACATGTTTTTAAAAATTTAGACAAATTTAGTATAAGAAAAGGTATTGTAATTTACTTAATATTATCTGTTGTTTTTAATGTATCAATATGGGCTGTTAATACTTATGCTTTTAGTGATAAAAAAATTGAAGAAATAAGCACATAACATATTTATATTATATTGTATAAAAATACATACATATCAATTAAAAAATGAGTTTTTGCGATAGTGATAGTGATAGTATTAGTGTTAGTGATAGTAAAGATGTTAAAAATATTATTACTCTAAAGAAAAAAGAAATATCTAAAGATAACAAATTTAAAAATACTGTTGAAATTTTAACAACAGGTATTCTAATAACTCATTCTTTAGAAGACAATATATTTATGGGTGCCGGTTGTGGAAAAACTACATTGTCTCGACTTATTGAAAAAGAAGTTGAAAAAGAAGGTGGTTCGTGTTATATTTTCAATATAGATGTTTATCGTATTGGAGGTCAAAAAGAAGAACAGATATATAAAAATGTAGAAGAAGTTATGAAAGAAATACAAAAAGATAAGAACAAATATATTGTTATTATTATTGATGATAATTTTGTTAATGATGTTTCTAATTGGTATGGTTATGATTTAAGTAAATTAACTAACATATGTTGTATGCCTAATTTTGACAAAATATTATTTGATGAACTGATTGAACATAAAAATTTTAGAGAACTAAATACTATGATGTCTCAATTTCTTGCTTGGTCATTTAATAACATTTGTGAAAGAAACAATAAAGAAACAGATAGTTTTGTAAATCCAGTTTTAACAAAAGAAGGTGATTATTCTGTTATACCTGTAGGTTTTTCTAAAGATAAGAAACAACCTTTTGACCTATGTAAAATAGTTCATTTAACAAGTATGACACCATTATTGAAATATTACAGACAATCTATTGTATATCCTTGTTTAACTTTTCAATTCAAAGATGCAACTGAAACGCTTCGTATAAGAACTCGTAAATATCAAAAATATTTAGATGAAACATATCCATTGTCTCTACAAGTTAAAAACATAATGGATGAAATTAAAGTTTATTTATAGAACATATTTTTTCGTAATTTTTTTTATTTTTTGTATACATTTTATAATATATATCTTCAATAAATTTTACATATGTTGTTTTATTTTTCATATACATATTAAAATATGTTCCACCGTCTAAATTTTTTTTAGATAATTCATCATCTATATATTTAATTAATTTTATCATTTTTTCATATATTTCATTATAAATTTTCATTTCTTGTTCAATAACTAATGATAATTCATATATTTCATTATAATACAGCCATTTTAATATATTATGTAATAATGTTTGGTAAATATTTAATATAAAATATATATTATTGATAGAAGAATGTAATTCTTGTTTTTCATAATTATCAATTAAAGAAAAATTAGGATCATATTTTTTTTTTCATCACAACTCAAATTATGTTTATATGATATATTATTTAGATAATCCATATTATTCAACATAAATAACGTTAAACTTTCAGCCAAACCTGTACCATGCTTGCAAGGAAATGCAAACACTTCTGTATCATATGGAACAATTCCTTCGTAAATCTCCCATTCATCCAACATACCAAAATTTGTATATTTCTTAATTAAGGAACAACCTACAAAAGAACCTCTCATGAAACCAAGTATTTTTTGATTATTTAAATCATCTATATCGGTTTCATCTGTGCCTTTTTCCAATCTTGATGTTTCGCCCCTTTTCCCCATATTTCTAATTTCTGCATCCTCCCATCCTGTACTTTTATATGTGCCTTTTATATTCATATTATCATATATACTTTCTTTTATTTTTTTTTCAAAATCATCTAGCGTATTAATTTTACCCATTAGTTTTTTATTATATATTAGTGTTCTTTTTACAAAAAAATATGGTATAGTCCATTGAATATTGTTATCTTTTATTCTATCAAATGTTGTACCTATACCACCTATAGAAATATCATATTCTTTTTCAAATGGTAGATCCCATATATTTGTATTAATATCTTTCTTTGGATCTTTACCCCAATAATCATATGGTATTAATTTAGGATTTATATTCTTAATTTTACAGTAATCTTTAATAATATCTATATCTGAACCAACTAAATCTTTATCTTTCTTATATGAAACAGGAAAAAAATCAGTGTAAGATGCAACATTTAATATTTTTTCAATAGATATTGGTATTTGTATTAATATATTTAATAAATAACAATATATTGTAAATACAACAGATATTTGATTATTATCTTCAAATGTAATATATTTATCTTTAATAAGTATATTTACTTTATCAATTGTTTTAATATTATTAATACTGATGGTATATTCATTAATCTGTTCATCACTATATTTATATAATTTACAATCATTTATAAAACAATTAAGCAATAAATTAATGTAATTATCATTACTCTTATTAAATTTTAAAACAGGTTTTATAAATTGGTTTTGATTATTTTTAAACCATCCATAAAAATTACGACATATTCTGTTTTTTAAAATCAATATTTTTTTTATATCGGACGATACCTCATTATTCACTATATCATTTATGTCATCAAAATTTTTCCTTAATTTATGTATACTTTGATATAATACTTGTTCATCATTTATAATTTCATTATTTATTTTATATACATTTATTTTTAAAATATCTCTCATTAATTTTTTTTTATACTTATTTTTACCATCAGCATTATCCAAAACAAATAATTTATCCCAATCATTTTTTAATTCCTCAATTATAAGGGGAACATAATATTCTGTACACTCGTTATTAACAAAAAATATGTTCCCTTTATCTGCCAACATAGTATGTAGTTTATAAATTAGAGAATAAATATGCTCATCAAATATAAGTTTATTAACACTATTTTCTGTATTTAATATATATATATTATTATAACACATTTTATCATATCCATCCAAATCTATAGTTGTATATTTTCTTTTGAGATTGCTTGATTTAATATATTTTTGTATTGTTTTTATTTTATCAATTTGTGTTGTTATTTTTGGTTTAAAATCACCTATATATAAGTTATCACTATATTTCAAATCATCATTTTTAAAAAGCATAATATATTTTTTATAAACATCAATAATATTATTCACGTCGGTTAATGGATAAATATAAATCATAGAAAAGTATTCACTTTCTATCATATCGTCTACCAAACCATCTATTAAAAAAAAATCTTTATTGATATTTGTTTCGTTATAATTTTTACCATATACATCATAAATAATTTTATTGATTACAAATTTATGTTTAATATTAATAAAATAATATTTCAGTATATCTAAATATACTTCATTTAAATTATTTAAAATAATACAACCTGTATCTTTTAATACTTTATTAATTTTTTTAATAATATTTTCTATTTCATATATATGAAAATCTATTTTTTTATTATTATTATCTAATTCTGGAAACAATACACAGTCATATTTATTTGTATCTGGTATTTTTTTATTAGTATTATTATATTTACAATTTATATATTTACCATACGTGTCAAATTCTTTTTTATCTAATTCATTATTTTTAATATAATTATCTATTATTTCATCAGTACTATCGTTATGAAAAAATACTAAACAATTATTACTATCCATATATTATTATATATATATTTATTTATAAAGTAAAATATGTATTTTATTACAATTTGATGACATACATTTCATATATATATATCTACTATTTTCAGATACATAGAAACCATTAGAATCATGTTTTACACCTGTATAACATAATTCGGTTCTATCTGTGTATGAAAATCTTGAACTACCTGTATAAAAAGCAGTTGGATGTATTTTTTTAACAAGTTCTAAATATGTTAAAATTTTATTATCATTTATTGGTGATGATTTAGTTTTTATAGACACTATTTTGTTTTTAATTGTTATCATATTTTTATGTTCTTGTTCAGGTGGTTTTAAAATATAGTAATCATCTGTATAATGTGTAACTATATATCTTAAACATTCTTTTGTACCTATTGAAATAACATAATTTCTGTCTATTTTTTTATAATCATATGGTATCATTGGTCTAAAATCATTTATTTTGTTTGAAAATATTGTTCTAAATTCTCTGTCTAAAGTATATACTAATCCATCTATTTTATTTGAATAATATTTACTATTATGATCCATCAATGCTGAATATAAATCATATGCTGATGATTTACAACCTTTGACATTTGTTTCATATACAATATTTTTATTATCTTCATAATGGTCTATCACAATATGAAAACTTATTTTAGTGTCTGAATGTGATGATGTTATCATAATTGAACTATTTAATAATTTAATGTGATACCTTCTATGAAACAACATTTTAATATCAAGTATTAGTTTTTTTATGAATTCAACTGGTTTAATATCATCATCTATTTTTTTCCATTCAACATCTAAATATGGTTTGCACGGTTTGTCTGATTTAATGACTTCAAATAAATATCTTTTTTCAACAGGTTCTTTCGAATAGATATTCCAAAAATGTGTCCAATTATGTATTGGTAAAAATCGTCTATATCCGTTCGAATCCAATATTTGTATAATTTTAGTATATTCTGGTACTTCTTCTATAAATTCTTTTAACACCTTTTTGGATGAACAACCTGAAAAAATATATGTATCATATTTTTTAAGTTTTGTAATAGTACATATTCCTGTTTCACCTTCAAGTTTTAATACATCACCTATTTTAATATTAAGTATTTGATCAGATATTTTATCAGATATTTTATCAGATATTTTATCTAATTCTTTATCTAATTCTTTATCTAATTCTTTATCTGGACTATTCTCAAGATATTCATATTGATATTTATCGTATGAACTATTATCATCTGAATTATTTTCTAAATATTGATGATTATCATCTAGACTATTTTCTGGACTATTATTATTATCAACTGAATCACTATCATCATCTATAACTTTTTCCTCTGTATCTGTATCCTCATTATCATTATTTTTATCATATTTAAAATCTTTTAATAAATCAAAATCCATAAGTTTTGCTGAACTTTTATCAAAACATATTTTAATGGATTTGGACATTTATTATTATATTACTATTAGTTAATTATAGGTTAAATAACAATTAATTCATTTTTTTATTAAGTTCATTAACTCTAAATTTGAGTTCTGATGAAAAATTTTCAAATAATGTTTTTTTTGGTGTCAATACTTGTGGAACAAATTTAGGACATTTCACAAATTTTAATTCAAAAACTTCCTCTTCAATAACTGAATTATAGATATATCCAGTTGAAATATATTTTTTGTATAATTTAATTGTATCATTTGTTGAAATTATCCAATAACCATTATTTTTTTGTTTTAATTCATTTACAGATTTAATACACATATCATTTGTATAAACTATATTGTTTTTGTGTAGATATACTTTTACAATGTTTAAAACTTCATTGAGATAACCATCTGAATTTATACTATCAATGTATAAAACAGGTGTTATAACATTTTTTTCTGTTTTTATAATGGTTGCCATATATATTATATTATGAAAAAAATATATATTTATTTATTTATTTTTAATTATAATTATAGTGTAATATATTATATGGCTGCGGCTGCTGCTAAAAAACCTGCAACTAGTTTATTAAGTATTGCTACATTAAATGTAATGAAACCTTTGAAAAGTTTAAGCAAAGAATATGAAATTTATGAAACAGTATTATGTTGTCAAAATATACCTGAAATAGAAATAATAAAAGATAATGAATTTAGATATGAAATAATACAAAATATATTAAATAATAATGATTTTGATATTGTATTTTTACAAGAAACAATGTATTTTAAATTAAATAAATCAACTACAGCAAAATACTTTTATTTACACAATAATAATAAAGATCTACTTATATTATGTAATAAAGAAAAATTTAATAGTTTAGTAGAAATATACAACTATGAAAATAATGTATTAGCTGCTAAAGCAATTATGAAAAATGGAGTATTATTAAATCTTATAAATTTACATCTTAAATATTTTACTAATATTATTGGTATGATATTAAAATATATTGTTGAAAAATATATATATGATAAAATAATGAAATATCCTAAAAGTATGTTTGTTATAGGTGGTGATACAAATAATACTAATTGGGATTTATTAGATAAAAAACCTTTCAACAAAACATCAGATTTTGATACATCATTCAAATGGGGAGAATGTAGTTCTAAATTTGCAGGAGTACATTTTGGTAAAATATCTATTAAAAAATATGATAAAATATTCACATTAAATATTATAATAAAAAAATCATTAATATTTGATAGTTTTAATGACAAATATATATTAGAATACAAAGATAATACACGTACATATTTACCACCTTATAATGTTGATAATAAAGAATGTATATATACTCCATATAAAACAATGTTTAAAAATAAAGAAAAAAGATGGTTTTCAGATCATCTATTGGTAAAATGTTATATAATAATAGATAATGTTATAATTAATGATATAGACACAGAATATAAACATTTAATACTAAGTGTAGAATATATAGATAAAGATATCCAGATTTTGAAAACTAAATTTCAAGAATTATTTGTTGGAAAAGTAGGTGTTTTACCACAAGTTTTATCAAAACCAGTCTCATCAAAAAGTGTTTCATCAAAAAGTGATAAACAATCAGTTTTACCAATAAGTGATAAACAACCAGTTTTTCCACCAGTTTCACCACAAGGTGTTTCACAATCAGTTTTACCAATAAGTGATAAACAACCAGTTTTTCCACCAGTTTCACCACAAGGTGTTTCACCACCAGTTTTACCAAAAAGTGATAAACAACCAGTTTTTCCACCAGTTTCACCACAAGGTGTTTCACAATCAGTTTTACCAATAAGTGATAAACAACCAGTTTTTCCACCAGTTTCACCACAAGGTGTTTCACCACCAGTTTTACAATCTTTACAACAATCTTTACAACAACAATCTTTACAACAACAACAATCTTTACAACAACAACAATCTTTACAACAACAACAATCTTTACAACAACAACAATCTTTACAACAACAACAATCTTTACAACAATCTTTACAACAACAATCTTTACAACAACAACAATCTTTACAACAATCTTTACAACAATCTTTACAACAACAATCTTTACAACAACAACAATCTTTACAACAATCTTTACAACAATCTTTACAACAACAATCTTTACAACAACAATCTTTACAACAATCTTTACAACAATCTTTACAACAATCTTTACAACAACAACAATCTTTACAACAACAATCTTTACAACAATCTTTACAACAACAATCTTTACAACAACAACAATCTTTACAACAACAACAATCTTTACAACAACAACAATCTTTACAACAACAATCTTTCAAAGATTATTATGAAACTTATAATATATTATTATCATTTAATCGTAATTTAGATGTAAATATAGACCATATTAAAAATTTAAATTTATCTTTTGAAACTATTGATAAAAGTATTAATTCTAATTTAGAAATAGAAACAAATATATGCAATTACCTAGAAAAAAGTATATTACAAATACCTATTTTTATATTAAATATGAAAAAAGAAGAAAATATTATAACATATCTATACAATATCCATAATAATCTTTTTTTATATCTAGTCTCTATTAATATTTTAGATGAAACATATAATAAAAATATAAGAAAAATAAATCAAGATTTTATTAATTTACAAAAAGAAATAGTATTCAAATCAAAAAATATATTAGAAAATTTTTCTAATATATACAGTAAATTAAAAACTATAATAGAAAATTATATTCAATTTAAAATTATTAACAAACAACAACCGGTAGAGTCTTTACAAAAATATACACAACAACCTATACCAATACTTAATTACCAAAATTTACAACCTTTATATATATCAGATATACCACAATCTTTACAAAAATATATACCACTATATCAACAACAATATCAATCTTTACAACAATTTCTACAACCTCAACAAACTTTACAACAATCTCAACAACAATTTCTACAACCTCAACAACAATTTCTACAACCTTCACAATCTCTTTTTGGAGGAAAATATGAAATAAATAAAAAGAAATATTTAATGTTAAAAAATTTATTATAGTTTTACAATATATAAAAATGTCATTGTGTAAGGTTATGTTTTTCTTATTTTTCATTTATATTCTTATGGGATGTATGTGTTATTGGAGACATTGTAAAAGAGCACACCATTATCAAATCGCAATGTTAAATGATGATGATGATGATGAAGATGATGATGATGTTGAAGATTATTCGGTTGAAGGTTTTGGTGGAGGTAGAGGTTCGGGAGGTGGAGGTAGAGGTTCGGGAGGTGGAGGTAGAAGTTCGGGAGGTGGAGGTAGAAGTTCGGGAGGTAGAAGTTCTGGAGGTAGAGGTTCGGGAGGTAGAGGTCATGGAGGTCATTCTGGTCATGGAGGTCATTCTGGTCATTCTGGCCATTCTGGCATCAGATATAATCGTTCTGGTAGATATGGAGGTCGTTCATATGGTTATGGTGGACGATATGGAAGTTATGGTGGTGGTAGATGGTTAAGTGATTGGTGGCCATATTACGATTATCCATATGATTATCCTTACGGATATGGATATGGAGGTGTTTATCCTTGGCCATGGTACTATTACTTTAATCCTTATTATTGGTATTAGTTTAATTTTTTATTATATTTTTATGTTTATTTATTGTTTTTCTAAATAATAAATAAATAAATAATTAAGTACATTTGTTGACATATAATCTAATATATGGTGTAACAGTTGAACCTGTTTTGTGTGCCATAATTTTAAATTTATGGTCTGTGTTTTCAGGATCCCATATAAGTTCAATAACATTATCTTTTACTATATCTCTGTTATTAATTGGAACATAAAATCTAGTTATATTTGGATATTCAACATCTGGAACTTTATATAGTTCTGTTGTTTCTCCACCTGATGTTTTAGTCAGAAAGTTTAGAATACCCTTTTTCATTTTCTTATTAGGTGTTCCTCCTTCAATCCATCCACTAACCCAAAATTCGACACCTACAAGTTTTCCTTTTTGTTGTTCTGTAACAAGATGTTTAAATGAAACCTTTGTTACAGTTTCTTCTGTTAGTTTCTGTATAGTTGTAACAAATGTGTTAAAATTACAAGGTTCTCTGGTTGCTGCACCTGTTGGTTGACAACTTTGACCTGTAGCACATGCTGGTGTTGCTCCTGATAAACATTTCAAAGTTTTGGTAGCATCTTTTGCAGTCTTTTGTGCTGGAGTGTCATATGGCATTTCATGTGCATAACACGCATCTGTTTTAATACGACAAACTGCATCCTTTTTATCTATTTGCTCACACGTGTTGATTTTATACATTTTATTAGGAATTATATTTACAATAAGCCATCCTAATAGAACTCCTATAAATAATATCGATAGCACTACAATTACAATTTTTGCACCTGTATCTGTTCCTGTTCCTCCACCTTTCATAAATTATATTATATGTATATATAATTGTAAAAAAATAATATTATATCTATATATAATGAATAACATCGTAGGATACACATCTTGTAAAAACGTTCAAACATCTAAAATTGTTTTTTATATGTCTCCATACGAAATTCCAGATTTATATGAAGAAATACATTTTTATATAGTATTGGGAAATGATGTGAAATTTGTTAATAACACAATGGTGTCAGAGCATTGTGTTTTGTCTCAAATATTGTTTAGAAATGATATGTTTGCTTTTATCACGGATGGCATACACTGTTTTCCAAATGGTAATATCTATAATTATAAAAATGCTGTTTTACATTCAGAAAATGATTTACCAGCAATAGAAACAATTAATTGTAAAAAATGGATGAAAGAAGGTGTATTGCACAGAGATAATGATTTACCAGCAATAGAAACAATTAATTGTAAAAAATGGATGAAAGAAGGTGTATTACACAGAGATAATGATTTACCAGCAATTGATGATACATTATATGGTGTTAAATATTGGTATAATTTAGGTAAATTACATAGAGAAAATGATTTACCAGCAATTGTTCATATAGATGGTTCTAAACACTGGTACAAAAATGGATTAAGACATAGAGAAAATGAAATGCCTGCGTCCATTTATCCAAATGAAGATACGTGTGAATGGTATATAGATAACATTTTTGTTAAACGTTATATTGGTAATCCAATTGTTACTTAAAATTATTTAGTTTCCACTTCCTTGAACTGCTAAATAAACAGTATTTTTTCCTTTCAAAGTGATGCGCATATCACAATCATTAAATTTTTCATTTGACAAATCACGGTCCATATGTATTAAACGATATACTGTACCTTTTGATAATTTTTCTTGTATCATATTATTTAGATCACCAATTGTAGAAAAAAATCGCATAGTTAAATTAAACAATTCTATTTCACCTAGTGATTGTACACTTACCGGTATGTTTGGTACAAACAAATACATTAATATTTTCAATAATTCGTTTTCATTAAATATACCACACAGTTCATTTTGAAAACCTTTAAATACTATAATAGAATTAAGAGATGACATCTTTTGAAAATGTTTTTATTCTTTTTTTATATAACATATATAGTCATACTAATATATTACAAATTTCAATTTTTTTAATTATAAAAGGATACCTATATATATCTTTAATAATGTCATTTGTTCAAGAATACCATAATTTTGTAGAAACATTTGATAAAATATTTGATGAAATCAATTTGATAAATATGTTATATCAATATTATGAGGGAACATATATAAGTTTTATATGTACTTGTTTTAGAGAAATTCATACAGAATGTTTTAAAAATATGTATAAACATAAAGTTAATTATAAAAGAAAAACTTGTTATACAAGACGTAGTATAAAATATAATAAGTGTAATATGTTAAAAATAACAGGTTTAGAATTAAATAATTACATTGATATGAATATAATTAATGATATTAATATATTCAATAAAATAACTTACCTTAACTGTTCATCTATAAATTTAAATTCATATGATGTTTCAGCTATTAAAGGAATGAAATTTTTACAAAAATTAGATTGTCACAATAATGGTATATCCGATATTGATTTTTGTAAGGATATTATTAGTTTAACACATTTAGATTGTTCGTTTAATATTATTTATAATATTAATGTATTACAATTTTGTGTAAATTTAGAATATTTAGAATGTAATAATTGTCATATTAGTTCTATTGATAAACTACCTAATAATTTAATAACATTAATATGTTCTAAAAATTATATTAAACATTTTAAAAATATTTTACCAAATCTTAAAGTATTTGATTGTAGTAGTAATTTTATTGAAGACATACAATATATTCAATTTTCACCATTAATTGAAACATTAAAATGTAATGATAATTTTATTAGTTATTTAACTGATGATATAAAAGAACTGTATAACCTTAAAAAGTTTGAATGTAATAATAATCATATCAATAGTCTAATTAATTTACCACCAAATATTGTAGAATTTGATTGTAGTCATAATTATATAAAAGAAATAAAGAAAAACAATATGATAACTATTAAATGTTCTAATAATCTTATAGAAAATTTAGATGGTTTAAGTGTAAATTTACAATACTTGTATTGTAATAATAATAAAATAAATTCGATTAGTGGACTAAAAGACTGTACAAACTTAAAAGAATTAGATTGTTCTCATAATGAAATAAAATCACTGGAACATTTGGAATTTACAGATTTAGAAATACTTGATTGTTCTTATAATAAAATAACATCATTGGTTGAAATAAGTTATTTGAATACATTAAAAACTATCATATGTAATAACAATAACATTACTTCTATAAAAACATTAAAATATCTTAAAAAATTAAGACGTTTAGAATGTCATAAAAATAATATACTTTCATTAGATGGAATACAAAATATGGATACATTAAAAGTTTTGTGTGTTTCGTCTGATATTTTAGATAACTATGAAAATAAAGCCATTTTAATTGATATGAACTTTTGTTAAAAAATTGAAATTTATAATTATATAATGTTTTCATAAAGGATTGTATATAAAAAAAATTTAACAAGAACAAAAACAACAAGTTCTAGAAAAAGAACAAAATGTCGCATTTATTACGAAATCTTGACGCTTTTCTAAAAGAAATTGGTGGTGGTGGTGGTCTACCTGTTTTTAAACATTATTTGTGTAAACAATTAGGTGTTATTTGCAATATTGCACCAGTACCTATTGAGGATTGGAAAAAAATAACAGAATTTGAGAATTTGTTTTCTAATCTATTTGATGATTTAAATTTGTTAAAAATTTTATGGGAACTTCTTGTTGGAAATGTGTGTATTTTAAATAGTGTTGATCAGTGTGAAATTTCTGGAAGTGATTTAAAAAAACGGATGAAAGCATCTGAAGCACTTTTCGATGAACTATTGAGAAGTAGCAGTAGAAATAGAGATAGTAGAAAGAGGAAAGTTCTAGAAAAACAAGAATCACAAAAATCTCTGACACTACCTAGAAACGTCATATTTGCAGGAAAATCAATTACATATCGTAATGTATTTACAGATTCTCTTGCTGTAAAAGTTGCCATATTTGATAATACACCTGTATATCAATTGAAAGATATTAAATATATGATTAAACTTGATTTTTTAGTTATTATAAATCCTCAAGGAAAACCATTTTCTTTGAAAGATTTAAAATTAAACACTTTACCAAATCTGAAACAACTTTTTTTGATAAATTGTGGTAGAGTTATCAAAGACCTAGATGGTTTAAAAGAACTGGTTGGTCTAAAGACATTGGCTATATCACAATACAATTTAACTGACAGAGATTTGGTAGATATTTATGGATTAACAGACCTAATGATATTATATTTAGAAGAATGTAACATCCGGTCTCTAAATTTTAGTAAATTGAAACAACTAATTATTCTGAGTCTAATTAATAATTATATAACTGATGTGAAACTACCCATAAATTTAGTGTTGAGATTCTTACAACTTAATAATAACAATGGTGTAGTTTTTGATACAAAATCACTTGGAAATTTAAAATATTTATCAACGTTAACATTTGTAAATACACCAATAGAACATCTAAATATGTCATCATTGATAAATAAAAGTACAATATTAAAATGTAATACCTTTTCAGGAGTTAAAACACTAATTGTGGTAGATATGCTTGATTTTACAAATTTTCCAAACGTAGAATATTTAGTATGGTATAATATCAATATTAAATTTGATGTTAAAATACTGGATTTGTTGCGAAATTTAAAAAAACTGTGTATAGTGATTAAAGGTCCTACCATTACAGTAGAAGAAAATACGTATTTAAGAGAATTAAAGCAAATTTGTGATAAAATAAAAGTACTGTTATGTACTAAAATGCTAATTCCAAGTCCTATTTCTACAGCAAAACTTTAATAGTTCTAGTGCATTTTTTTATATATACATCTATCTGATGTATTGATGAATACCAGCTACGTTCCATATATAGTCATCTTTTTGACCTTTTTTATCACTATATTCCCATACTTTAGCATCATATGATGAAACAGTATTGTAAGGAACATCATTTTCATAAGATGAGTACATTTTTAAAGAACTTTTGAATAATTCCAATCTTGTTTTATCATAAATTTCATCATCTTTTAAATCTCTACCAACTTGTACTCCTAAAAAATGTGTTTTTGTTAAAATTTTTTGTAAAACATATAGAATTGTTCCAGAACCTACTATTATCCACATTCTTTTAATTATATCAACATATTTAATTAAATGTTTGTATAATTTTTTGTATAATTTTTTTTTGTATTCATCAAAGTGAAAACCAAATGGTATAATCTTATCAGATTCTGAATTATATGAATCAGCAACTGGATACAAATCTTTCATAGTACCTTCTTTTAAAACAAATTCAGTATTAGGATGGTAAAATTTAGTTAATTCGTGTAGTTTATTTATTTCAGGAATATCTATTTTCTGTGCAACTATTACTAATTTAATATCATTTCTTTTTAACAGATATAAGCAATATGATATAGCAGCAGGAGCATAACCATTTGCAGCACCTAAATATATTAACTGTTTAATTTTATCATTTTTAAGAAATGTTCTAATAACTGACAAACCAGCACGAACTTTAGTCCCACCAACAATTTTGTCATCTAGTATAACATTGTAATCATTTATTTTTTTAATATCAAGTTTTGGATTATACAAGATTTGAGGAACTTTTTTAGATTTTTTATATATGAAAATAGGATGAGGTGACCTTAATTTATTATCTGCATAATTAATACATCCTAAATAATATATATTAGGTAAAGATATGACCCATTGTAAAAACTTTTCCATATATGTTTTTCCTTTTTCTTGTGAAATATAAAGAACCATATGACCATCATATTTTAATAAACCTAATGCTTTTTTAACTGATACTTGTAAAAAATTAGTATACCATTCATCTTCTAACTTATAACTTAAATGACTTTGTCCTTCTACTGAACTGTATTTTTCGTAATCATAATATGGTGGTGATGTATATATTAAATCAAAATCTGTATAATTTATAGTAGCTGTTTCAAATTTGTCCTGAATTAGTTCATAGGTTGCTAAAACATTAGGAATATATGGTGTTAATAATGATATCATATTTTTGTAGTTAGGATGTAAGCATGGATTAGGATCAACACCTACGTACAAATCAATGTTTGACGCCATAGCACCTAATAATCTGTCTCCCCATCCTGATGAAAAATCTAATATTTTTTTTGCTTTATATTTTTCTATAAAATATTTAATTATAGATGGATTATGTATAGAACATTCAACAGTTTCATTATATATTGCTTCTCTCATTTCTGTCTTGAATGTTCTAATATTATCTGTTTTAACTTTTTGTGAAACTATTGTTCTCAATCGTGGTTCATTCTTTTCAAAGTATTCGAGTGGTGTTATATTTTTACCAAAAGCACATTTAGACCTACAATCATCATTAAACATATCACTCAGAATATATGTAGTAAAATAATCACTATTTTTGTAAGTCAAATAATAGTATCCACCGTTATACAAAAAAAATGGTTCTATTAAATTAATATTTCTTTGAGGTATAGTTAATTCATGTCTATAATCAAGTTTATTTGTAAGAAGATTTTTAAATGTTTTTATTTTATCTTCATCTGTATAAATGTTATTTCTATAAGGAAAATCTGTAAAATGTTCTAAATTACTACGTTTTAATTTACGACGACTTTTTGTTAGAAAACATTCATTTAATTCGTCTATATTTATTTTACCAAAATTGTTATCTAATATATCAGGTATATCACAGATATTGTCTTCATTAACATTTTCTATAACTTTTAATTCATATCTCTTTTTCTGTTTTAAACTATCTAGTTTCATAAATGTATTTAAATAATGTTCTTTTACAGAATTTTTATATAGTTTTATTAGAATATTATCTGGATTCATATTCTTGTAAATATAAGACCATATCTTTTCTTCTTTCCATTGCATAGAATAGCCTTTTAACCACGGTTTGTAAAAACTATTGTAATTATACAATAAAGCATTATTAATATCATCATTTGTATAATTTGTATCAGGTTCTAACCAAGGTATAATGCTATATTTATTCGGAATTGTATAGATAGGTATTTTTTTATATACTGACAAAAAATAAAACAAACTTGTTTCATCTGGAAAACTTCCCATATATGAATAAATCCCTTTTTCAGAAAATAAGTCAAATGTTAATTGTTCGTACTCTTTGTATAGTTTTTTTGATGGTTTTAACAATACCATACCACCGTCTAATGAACCTACCGAATTATCAAAATTTGATGCTAGTTCTAGATATTCATCAAATGATAATTTATCTAATACATTTAAATCAATCAATTCAGATTTTTCATATTTAACTTGTGGATAAAACCGAGTTCTATATATTGCAGGTGTTTCTAAATCAAATATGTTATAAAATTCTTTTTTTGCAGGCAACATATCAATGTCTAAAAATAATATCTTATCATATTTATCGTATTTTAAGTTTTGCCATTTATTCGTAGCATATTTAACCCAAGAAGCATACTTTTCTTTAACAAATTTGTAATCATTATTCAATTTAAAATATGATAATTTTATTACATCAACTTTATCATAAAACTTTTTAAGTAGAGTACCGTATTTTTTGTAAATATTTATGTCGCACATTATGATAAGGTCTATTTTTCTATCAAGTTTATTAATAAAACATTTATGTATGTAAGCACATATACACGCAGCTATAACATAATGTTCTTTTAACATACATAGAAATGTTATCGCATATTTATACATATATATAATATTTGTAAATAATAAAATATTGTTAGTATATTATATGTATATATGGCTGAAAGTATAGATTTAGATAAATGGAGTGAAATATATCCGTTTAAAATTAACAATAAAAAAAAACAAAATTTAGAAAAAGGTTATTATTATATAATAGAAAATGGTAATTTTCATATATATGATATTGTAGACGAGATAAATGTTGGTAAAAATAAAAGTATACCTACAAATCTAGAAATATTTCAAAAAAGTGATCGTAATATTCTCAAAATGGTTAATATTCTCGAATTTGATATTAAAAAAATCATACAATATAAATATTATGATGTTGTTATATATCAAAAAAAATATTACATATATTATTATAATATAATAGATATAATTTATGATATTGAGTATTATATTAAAAAATTAAATAATATTAAAAAAATACATTTACATAATTTGTTAGTACATATATTTTATTCATTTTGTAATATTAAATATTTATATGATAATGATAACAAATTAAAAATTTATATTATATTATTTCAAACAAATTATGTAGATGATAATAAAGATTATAATGATGATGGATATAAACAAGATGATATGTATATGAATGATACTATTCAGGATAATATTGTCAATATATATAATAAAAATATTTTATTTTTACTAAATGACTATATTAAACATTTTGTAGATAAACTATATCATAATAAATATATTACTACTACAATAGATATAAAAAAAGAAACACTTAATATACCATATATAATTATTAATGACATTAATTATAGTAAATGGTCAGATAATAATCCTGAATCTGATATGTTTAACATCATTATGGATCCGGATGGTTGTAAAGATATTAAAAGTAATACTTTTATAGAGAATACTTTTGATGATAAACGAATTGAATATGAAGAATTTTTTCTAAATAAAGAAAAATATGATTTAATATTTTTATATGATATTATTAAAATATCAGTATATAAAGATGTTATAGATTATATACAATATTTATTTACACATATATATGAAAGATTATTAGAAATAGAATATATATATAATAAATTTAATTTAACTACAGTAAATATTAAAATTGACATATCTACTGATGATATAAATGAAATTAACGATTATTATGGAACAAATATATATGATATATTAAAGGAATATATAGAAAGATGTCTACATAATGCACATATTAAATTTAATTATGATGATGTATCTACTGAAGAAGATAATGTACTGTATGTAACACTAACTGATAATCATGAATGGAATGATATTGATAATTTATATATATATACTGGTACTATTGGTAAGGATGATTATAATGATGATATACTAAACCATAAATCTATATATAATTTTGACACACCAAATACAATTTTTAATATAGAAGATTATACAATTTACAATATTTTGGAACCAGTTTTAGATATAGATGAATTATCTGATTCTGAAGTAGAACAACCTAAACCTTATGTTGAACAATCTGAATCTGACGTTGAACAACCTGAAACTGATGTTGAACAACCTATAAATCTACCAGATAACATTAAATTGTTTAACAAACAATTTATAATACATTGTTACCAAATGTTATTACACCATATGTTAAAATATGATAAATATTCTATGAACAATATGGATGAAAAAACATATTTACACATTATGGATAAAATGACAAAATTGTTACAAGATGATGTTAAATTATCTGGTGGTCATTTTTATGAACTATATATTAAAAATAAAATAAATTATGAGATTATAAGGAACATAAATAAAACATATTTTTATGATTTGTATGTAAAAAATAAAAGTATGTATATTAGTTTAACATAATTTTTTATATGTGTTTAGGTTATAAGATAATGGCTAATATTAAGCCACCAGAATATATATGTCCATATAATATAGATAAAGATGAAAGTAATAAACAAGTAGTATATTATGACACATTTACAAATAAATGGGAAAAAGTACATGTTTTAAATTCAAAATTATATGGAATAGATACGCTAAATAAAACTACGGGTACAAATGGTATTTATCTTATTAAAAATAATGAGGAACATATACCATTCACTGATCTTATAAATACACAAACATATATACCTATTTTTCGGAAATATTCTAATACAAAAAATGGAATTGTTACATCTATAAAATTGAAGGATAATACATATAAAACTGATTCCAAAATTTCTTATTATTTATCTTTCAATGATTTACCTTTAAATGATACTATTAAATTTAATATTGTTAATAAAAATGGTGAACTTTTAAAAATCTCGCCAGACAGAATTGATGTACAACAAGATGGTAAATTATGGTATATGGAAGATAAAAAAAAACCAAACGAATTTGATACACAATTTGATAGAGGTGATATAAAAATAGACAGTTTCTCAAATGAACGATATTATGAAATATCTAACATCGAATCAACAGGTATTAATACAATAAGGATTGATAATTATACAAGGTCAATTGAAATAAATGATATAATAGATAAAAATATCCTGTTAAAAAAAATGGATGGTAGTAGAGTAAATTATTATTTAATTAGTTCTTCCAGTTCAGACAATATAAATATTATTGTTAAAAATATATTATATATATCAGATCTTGCTAAAGTATTTCAAAAAAAAAATGATGATAATATTATAAACACATTTTTAAAAAAAATATATACGGATGGTAATTATATTGAACCTGATTTCTTTTACTATAATTATGAAGATAATTGTATATATTATTTCGATAAAGAAAAATATATTCTAATAAAAAATATAAATTTAGATAAAATACAAATATATGATGAGTGTAAAATTTATAATAATAAAGATACTATATACAAAATTGATTCAACAGGAAATAAAGTATATTACATATATATTTTAGATATTAATGATTTAGAAGAAGAAGTTGAAGAAAATATAACTAATTTTTGTAAATATTATATTTTTACAAATAATATAATACATATTACAGATAATGATATTAAATACAAAGATGTTGTATGTTTAAATAATTTATTAAAACATATTAAATTAAGATTTATTGAATTATATTTTATTTTAGATAATAAACATAGTATAAAATTCATCAATATTACTAATCAAAAACAATTTTTCACAGAAATGGCGACTAAAATATGTCACGGATTTAATAATACAATTATAGAAAATATATATACTGATATAACAATTATAGATCGTGTATTTGAATATATCAATAATATATATTCACATTTGTCACAAAAATTTATTGGAAAAGTTGACAATGATACCGATAAAGAAATACATATAAAAGTTTCATTAATTGATAATGATATTTGGAACACAAACGATACAGAAGATTTTAAAATAATGATTAACCCCGCTGTATGTACTGACACAAATAATATATATGTTCAATCATTATTTACACCTGATTATGAATATGATTATAGAATATTTTGGAATGAAATAATATGTAACAATATTATGTACTTACCAAATAATGAACAATATAATACACATAATATGACTAATAAAATTATTTTTGACCATATTTATCGAAGAATGTTGGAATTGAATGAAATATACAATTATTTGAAATATAATGGATTCAATGTATTAATATTTATGTTAAATGATTTTAAATCAAATACATTCGGGGTAAGTGATCTAAGATACGAATTGCGAATATATATAGAATATTGTTTATTACATATATTTGGATATAATCTTGATACAGAACACATATATGATATTGAATATAAGGACAATAATGAATATTTGGAAAAAATAAATGAATATATATATATATGTATATGTCCAACAACACACGAGTTATGGAATAACTCAAAAAAAATTGCTTCTTCATATCCTAATATTTTTGATATTGTTTTTGAAGATGTATCTAGTAGTATTAAAATTAAAAACGATTTTAGAGTTAAATATTATGGTTACTTAAATTTTGAAGAAAAAGAATTACGACATATTGAATATAAATTATCAATCGAACTATTTATACCTTCACTCATATATCATGATATAGAATCAGAAAATATGTTAAACACATACACATATATTGAAAACATTATCCATATTATGAAACTAACCGTTTTACATCACTTAATAGAAATTATGTATAATAATGAAAATTTTAATCTAGGTATGGATATGAGATATGTTAATCAATTGTATGATTATTATTATTTTTCTTTAAAAAAATTTACAGGAGGTAAAAACAAAACTTTAACTTTAACAACTTATTACGACATATATATGAGAAATAAAACAAAATACCTTAATTTTGAAAACAATGTTTTTTATCAACAATATTTAACCAATAAGGATAAATACGAAAAGTTGAAAAAATCTTAGAAAAAATCTTAGAAAAATTCTTAGAAAAATTCTTAGAAAAAATATTTTTTAAAATTCATTCATATAATATATGAATGAACTTATCATTAAATGGTTTAAATTGCTCATTGTTTGGTTAAATTACAATATTAATAATATTAAAAAAGGTAATGACAAAATAAATTATTCGTACAAGTTAAATACTATTGAAAAAGCATTAAAAATAATAATGTCATTTGATAAAAAAATTATGGACGGAGAACAGTTAAGACATTTTAAGGGGATTGGAGATGGTATTGTTAGTAGGATTAATGAAATTTTAGATAAAGGTGTTTTATCAGAAGTTGATATATCTGTTAAAAATTTAGAATATGTTGATAGTTTAACAAAGGTATTTGGTATAGGTAAAATTAAAGCATATGAATTAGTAACCAAATATGGTATAACATCTGTAGATGATTTGAAAAAACATTTAGACATATTACCAGAAAATATTATTAAAGGTTTGAAATATGTGGATAAAATTAATGATTCTATTCCAAGAAAAGAAATGGATGAAATATATTTTTATCTAAATAGTTTAGCAGGTTATTTGGACAAAAAAATTAATATTGAAATGTGTGGTTCTTACAGACGAGAAAGTGATTATTCTGGTGATATTGACATTATTATTAGTTCCAAAGATGATGACAAGACTATATTAAAAAAATTTATTGATTTATTAATTGATGAAAAATTTATAGTTGAGTCATTTACTTCTGACAATGTTTCTACTAAATATATGGGTCTATGTAAAATTGATAATTTTATTAGAAGAATTGATATTAGGTTCATTAAAATGAAATCATTATATACTGCTAAATTATATTTCACAGGTTCAAAAAACTTTAACCAACAAATGAGAGGGATTGCTAAAAGTTTGGGTTATAAATTAAATGAATATAATTTAAGATATTTAAAAGATAACAAAAGAATTAAAATAAATAGTGAAAAAGATGTGTTTGATATTTTAGGTATGGAGTATGTTTTACCTAAAGATAGATAGATCTATTTTACTATTTATTTTAATTTTTTGGTTTATCAATTTTACGAATAATTTTTTCTATTTTATCTACATTAACTAAATCTTTTAGGTTAATTATTATTTTTTTATTTTTTTCTATTCCATTTTTTTTTAAATATTGTATATAACTTTCATATATATAATTATAATTATGTATTTTTATATCTTCAACCACATTTTTGTAATTATCTATAAGAAAATTAAAACATTTGTTAATATACACTATTAGTACAGATTCAAAACATAAATGAACATTATATGGATTTAATGGATATCTAAATATTTTACTTAATTTATTTTTACTGTTTAACAAATATTTAGTAATATTACAAAATGTAATATTATATTTTTCACATTCTTTTTCTAAAACATTATTAAAATTATTAACTCTGTATAATCTATTAGAATATTTAAGTTCTTTTTTTATAATTATATTAGAAGTTTCTTCATCTAATACGCCATATGTGTATATCGATTTCCTAAAATTATCACCAGAAATTATATTTGATGGAAATACACTACATATATATTTATTTGTAATATTTTTCAAATTACTAACATATTTAACATATTGGGCTGCATTTAATAGAATATTTTTTTCTATTATTATATCGTCAACATTATCAATATACTTTTTTTTAAAAAAATAAAAATTACAATCTGGATTTCCAAACACAAATATTCCATTATCATATTTATTATTTTTTAATGTTTCATTTATTATGTGATAATTTTCATTTTTATCTAACAGACCTTTAATCATTGCACCTTTAAATTTCATTATTTTTAATTTATCACTTTCCAAAGATATAAATATATTAGAAAAAGATGAACCAAATACAATAGTATTCATTATAATATATATACATATATATAATTTTAGATAAAGACATAAAAACATTAATTTTTATAATGTTTAATGTCCTAAAAAATGTTGAATATATCACAATGATAAATTTGAAGAAGTTAACTGATGAAAATAATGTTATTAAAATTGATTATTATGATATGTTAAGACAACCAATTAACCTTGAATCGTATGTTAAAGTATGGACTAAAAATAATGAAATGATTATAGATACATATAATTCTTGGTTTCAGGATGTTGTTTTACAATTTAGGGTTGAAAAATTATTTGAAGGAAATAATGTTTCATATATTATCAATACTGGTGAAAATAAATGGTTAAAAATTAATGATGATAATGATTTTTATGTTAGTATACATATTATAGATGATACGTTACCAGATATGTCATATTATGTTAATATTTGTTAAAAATTAATGATGATAATGATTTTTATGTTAGTATACATATTATAGATGATACATTACCAGATATATCATATTATGTTAATATTTGTTAAAAATATATTTTAACTATTATGTAAAATGTTTTCCATATTATATATATATATAATGTTGAAAAAATTAGAAGGTAGTGATAAATTAAATTTCTTAAATGAAATTAATAAATTTTATAATTATGATGAAAGTATAATTCAAAAAGCATATAAAAAATATAATATATATGAAAAAAAATATGGTGATACATTAGTTAAAATTAGTGAAAATACAAGAAATGAATTATATAAATTACTCGAAAACACTGTTAAATTTTTAAATAAAAAAAGAATAGATTATTGGTTAGATGGTGGCACTCTATTAGGTGCATGTAGAGATGGTAAAATGATAGATGTTGATGATGATATTGATTTAGCAATTCCATACGATTCTTATATCAAATTAAAAGAAATCATAAAAACACTAAAGTATGATACATTTAAAAAAATGTATATAAGTAAAAAATATGATATTGGTTTTACGATTAAACCAAGAAGTAAAAATAGTATTATAGATGATGATCTATATAAATTTCATATTCATTCACATCTATTAAATAATGATAATTTGTTTTCTGATTTGTTTTTATACACAAAAATAGGAGATAAATATGTAATAAACCATAAAATGTGGAAAGACAGAAATAACTTTAAAATAAAATATATGTATCCATTTAAAAAGATACAATTTGGAGAACATAAATATAACTGTGTAAGAAATCCATATGATTTTCTAAATGATTCATATTGGTTTTGGAAACATCTTAATTTAGCAGACCATTCACATTTAAAAGAAATAACAAATTCTGGTATTAATGACAGGAATAAATTTAATTATTTTTTATTGTCTTAAAAAATTATTACTTTCTAAAAATCACTTAGAATGATATATGAATATATATATATATATAGAACAATGAATTGATTGATTGATTTATGTATATTAAATCAATTTTATAAAACATATATATAATGGTTTTACAGAAACTGCTTAATAAACATATAGACAAATGTTATGATAAATATAAACTATTAAAATCTGTTAGTCTAAGTAAATTAACTGAACTTAAAAATAGTTATTATTCATCAAGAAATACAGAAAAATCAATGTATCCATTAGTATTATATATAATTAAAAACAATGAATTAGATATCAATGTTTATGATAATGATGTTTTACACAATAAAGATAATTACAAAGAAATTAAAGATGATAGATTATCACAGATATTTGAAATGATAAGAAAAACTATTGTTTATGCATTAAATAAAAAAAAAGTAGTTCCTAATACAATTTTATATTTTTGGTTAAGTGACAGAATACCTTGGTATGATAACATTGATAATTTTTTTCCTATATATTTGTTTGCTAAACCTAAAAATACAAATTTTATATTGTTTCCAGATAACACTTTTGAATGTATGACATTTAGTGAAAAATATGAAGGTCAGTGTTATGATTGGGCAAAAACAAAAAAAATAGTAGAAACAAAATGTTGTAATATTACTAATAAAATAAATAAAGTGTATTTCAAAGGAACACCTACAACAAGAAGAAACTCAAGATTGAGAGAAACATTAGAAGAATATTCTAAAAATAGTAATTGGTTAGATGTTAATTTAGATGCATGGCAAAACTATGTTAGTATGGACAATTTTTGTAAATATAAATTTTTGTTAAATATGGGAGGACATTATCCGTGGTCAAACCGTTTCAAATATCTTTTTTTAATGAACTCATTAGTTATAAACATTGATGTTATTTCAATAAATCAAGATAATGATGTATCAGAACCTGCGTGGATTACATTTATAAATCTTATTGTTAAACCAAATAAACATTACAAAAATTTGGTAATGAAATATTATTATACAAAAAATAAAGGAACAGTTCTGGAAGATGCTAGAAAGAAAAACAAAGAAGAGGTTGATACAATATATACTAAATTAGAGAAAATATATAATGAAAAAATAAATGATGAGACATATAATAATATGGTAAAAAAAGGTTATAATCGTGTAAAAAAACTAGATAATAAACATATTTATAGATATGTTTATCACTGTATTGTTAAAAATTCAGAGATTAATTTTGTAGAATAGAATAGAATAGAATAAAATTATAATAAATCAACATCCATATCAAAATATTCTGTTTTATCTTTATATTCAGTTACCATATATTTATAAAATCCTCCATATATATGATATAAATCTTTTTTATATTTAATTAGATTATTTCTCATAATTTTTAAGTCACTATTGTTATCTTTTTTCACAAAATTTTTAATATCTTCAATAAATTTATCTCTATTTTCTATACCTTCAAATAGTTTGTCATATATATTTTTAGAACATTTTTTTCCCCATCTTTCTTCAAAACTGAAACATTTAAATGTATTGTCTGGAATTAAAGGATAATGTAAATTATATGGTGTTGAAAATACAAAAACAGGTATTTCTTTTGTAAAAATATATGGAAAATAATCTGCAATATATATATAAATATGAGTATCTGGTATATGTAAATTATTTTTATTACAATATTCGACTGTTTCATTTAATAATAAATAAGTATCTTCAAATCGTGAATCTTCGCTATTATATTTACAATTCTCATCCTCTACGTATAATTTATTATTTTTAAATATATATTTACATAATTGATAATCAGACATAACTTTATATATTGATTTTTTCATTTTTCTTTAATATATGACTCATAATCAAAACTTTTATCATATTTACTAAAAATATGTTCATAATATTTATGAACATGGTCTATATATGTTTCTTTATTATCAAATATATTTTGATTATTATGTAGAATGTTTTCCATAATATATTATATACAGTTAAAAGATTTAGCAAAATTATAATTATTTATACTTTTTGGAATAGTTATGTGAAAGTTATTCTATTGATTGTATCATAGGTAAATGGATACTATAATTACATTTTAACAATCTGTTTTTACCAACAAATTTGTCTTTCATAAAACAATGATCTGTTCTATTAATAGGTGTTGATAAATATTGTTTATTTTGTGGAAAATAATTTTTACTTTGTAAATATTTGGTTTCTTCATCATCTAAAGTAAAATTAAAATCACCAATAATTATATCTGGTTTTAATTCTTGTTCCAATATTTTATCTATCATTTTTAGTCTAATCTGTGTATTTATTTGTGATAACATTTCTTTTTCATCATCATATATTATAAAATAACCATATTCTAAATGAATACATGCAATTAAACCATAAATAGTATCTAATATAATTATGTTTTTATTCATTTTACTAAATTTAATTATATTATTGTAATTTGTTTCTAATGTGTAAAATTCATTATTATATTTTTCTGTTATATTTTTACCTATTTCCATTAATTCATTTGAACTTAATGTTATATTAAAAATGTTTATTTTATTAATATATTTATTGTTTGATAATACTAATATTTTTGTATTATTATTATCATCAGTATATTTAATATAATTATATAATGAATTTAGTTTATCTTGAATTATATCTAATTTATTATTAGGATAATCAATTAACATAATAATTTTTAAATTTTCATTATATTGTTTAATTAAATTAATAACATTATCAAAATTATCTTTAGTATCTGTCATTAGATTATTGAAATAATTTACATTATATGACATTATATACTTTTTTTTTAGTTTTATATTTTTTGGTTTGTTTTTTAAATAATATTTAAATAAAAAGTATTTATTTTTAATTTTATACATATTTGTTGAAAAGATATCATCATTATTATATTTTAATTCTAAATCACTATATATGTTAATTTTCTTCCAGTTAACCCAACATAAAGGATCTAAATAATCATATTTAGTATTATTTAATAAAGAGTATCCTTTTATTGTAATTTCTTCATACCTATATACACCCCCTATATCCAAATCTGATTTCATTAGTTTTCTAATTATACCATCAATTTTAGGATATTTTTTCAATATTATATCATATAATATATTTTCAATACTATATACAGAATCTTCTATATATATATTATTATAAGGTTTAATATCATTATCTACATATATTTTACAATAGTTATAATTAGAACTATTAGCATAATTATTTGTATAAATGTTTATATTTTTGATTTTTTTTTTTTGATTTTTGTATATGTATTTAATCTTTTCACTTAGTGATATTTTATATCCATTTATAATTTTAAATGTTATCAAAAAATCTTGTTTACCTACATTACCAAAAACGTCTTCTGGTTCATTACTTAATATATCATATATTTTTTCTAGATTATGTAAATTATATATGTCTATTAAATATACAGGTCTATTTATTTTTAATGATATTAATCCTCCATAAAAATTAGAACATAAAGCACAACATATATATTTATTTCCTATCCAAATAGGTTTATCTAATTTTTTTCTACATTCATCATTAAATTTTTTCTCGGACATTAAATAAAGTTCGGCCCGATATATATTAATATCTTTTGGTAATACTCGTATTATAAAACCATCTATTTTTTCTTCATATGACATATCATATATTGATTTATCTGCAACACATATATTATCTATCATATTTTTTTCTAATTTTATTATTTCTTTTGATTTGGTAAATTTTGCAAAACCATTTAAAAATGATTTAGGATAATAAGGTGTATTAACAATAATAATATCACGAATATGTTGAGGTAATTTATCTAATTCTTCCTTCATATCTTTGGGTAATAAATTAACATCAATATCATTTAATTTTTTGTTATATATTATTGGTTCAGGATATTTTTTATTTTCTAAATAGTTATGTATTAATAGTGCAACATCTTTCCAAAATTTTTTATATTCAAATGTAATATATTCGATTATACCATTTTCTTTTTTTCTTTCATTCCAACAAAAATAGATTATATTAATATTGTTATTTATTGGATAAATTAATTCATTTATTTTTAATAAATATTTGTTAGCATCTACACCATATTCAATATTATCTAAATAATAGTTTCTTTTAGGACTTGCAGCATCTGCATATATAAATAATATTCTTTCATTCGATTTTATATCTTTTAATAATCTTTCTAATCTTTTTTTTAATCTATCTATATAATCATTATTAATAGTATAATGTGTGATACCTAATCCAGTAGTCTTATTCATTTGACATTCTGTAACTGTATCAGTTGATATATAATGTTCATTACCCAAATATTTATAATAGGTATATCCAGTAGTCATATATTCAACTGTTCTATCAATACCATTATTTATTAAAATTTTTAATATATTATATACTGTTTTACTAGGTGTCCATAACCGATCAAAAGGATATGAATATTCACGCATTTTTGCATTTAAAATACCTAATGGAACAGAGCATTGTAATCCTATTGGAATTACTTTCATTTATAATATAACAATATATATTTTACAACTTGTTATTTTTGGTATATATTATATAAATATAATATATAATGTTAAAAACATTAGAAGATGAAGAAAAAATGAAGTACTTAAACAAAATAAATAATTTTTACAACTATGATGATACCATAATTAAAAATGTATATGATAAATATAAAATATATGAAAAAAAATATGGTGATACATTAGTTAAAATAAGTGATGATACACGAAATAAATTATATCAATTGCTTGAAAAAACAGTAAAATTTTTAAATAAAAAAAGAATAGATTATTGGTTAGATCATGGTACGTTATTAGGTGCATGTAGAGACGGTAAAATGATGGATATTGATGATATTGATTTAGCAATTCCTCAAGATTCTTTTATTAAATTACAGGAAATTGTTAAAAAATATAAAACATATCCATATCCATATTTACAAAATATAGGAGATATGCATATCAATACGAACATATATATCAATAAAAAATATGATATCAAATTCTATTTTTATAAACCTTGCAAAAAAGAGTATTTAATAGTCAAAGACCTTCCAATTATAATTCGTGTATATCCATATGATGATAGCGATTATAATGATGATATATTTATTGATTTATTATTATATATCAAATATGAAAATAAATATGTATCTAATATTACATATTGGATAAATAAATATAAATTTAAAATTGAACATATGTATCCATTAAAAAAAATACAATTTGGAGAACATAAATATAATTGTGTAAGAAATCCATACGATTATCTAAATGAGGCATATTGGTTTTGGAAACATCTTAATTTGGCATCTCATGCACATAATAAAAAAATAATAAAAGCAGATTACAGAAATAAAAAAAATTATTTTTTATTGTCCTAAATGTCTTTACAAAATACTGCTTAACCAATAGAAAAAAGTTATTCTATGTCTTGACTAGACATTTCTTGACTAGAATCAGATGTGTATTGACTAGAATCTGGAGTGTCTGGTGGTTCTATGTTTTGACAACATGGTTCTCCTGATTTATCAAACGTTCTGAAACAACTTCTAATTCTACCTCTAATGTCCACATATGTCAAATCAATATTGTATTCTTTTGAAAAACTGATTTTGATGACATGCAATTTTAATCTGTCCTCTTTTTCTAACCATAGTGGTATCATATTTATTAATTTTTTGACAAGTTTATCTGGTCTTTCAAATTTTATGTTAGGTAAAGGTATCGGAACCGGTTTTTGTTTCAAAACAATTTCAGTTTCTTCGTCTCTCCAAGAACAAATATAATAGTATGGTGTAGACTTATCGTATTTGTTTGCAGTTATCATTTCATTTTTCATATCTAGTATATTATTTCTGTCTTCAAGAATGGTTAAAACGTGTTCTGGAACACCATTTCTTTTCGCAAATTCAATGATTTTCTGTCTTGACCATTCTTGTAAATACAATACAGATAATTTTGTTTTAGTAATATCTAACAGTTTTTTCCATTCGTCCATTTTTCTTTTATTTTCTGTTTTATGATCCTCAAGAATTTGTATAGCTTCTTTACATTTTTCCAATTGTTCAAATAGTGTTATTTTAGGTTTTTGATGACCTATATCAACATCTATTATATCAACTGTGATTAATTTTTTAATGTTTTCTTTCAAATCGTGATCACATATCAAAAACTCGTTAATTATATCATGGATCATTTTTATAACAATCGATGGTTCTAAAGTATTCAGAAAAGGTATTCCTAGAACAGTGCCATCATCTTGAATGCCTATCATTAGAGAACACATTTCGTATAGTGATATTTTGGATTGTGAATGCAAACAACTAACCAAATATTTAAGCAAGTTCTTTTTCAGAATGTTGTAAATTGATTGTATTATCATTTCATTGCCTACAAATTTACCTTCCAAAATGTCTTTCGATAGACTAATATTTAATTCTTCGAGTTCTTTGTATTCATCATTTAACGTTTCTTCCCTCATTTTGTCAAGGTACTGTAAATACAATTTACATCTTTTTGTAAAATACAATTCTTGTCCTGATAAACTTTCTGTTAATCGTCTTTTACGATTTTTTATAAATGATTCTAGGGAATAATGTATTACTGGATTAAAATTAAATTGAAATTTGCTGAACATTTTAAATATGATATATTTTTAGTTTTAACCATTATTAAATAACATATATAGTTATTTATTTCATTTTTTTTAAAATATTGTTTATTTCTATCATTTTAGAAATGATAGGCACATCATTTGTTAAACTTTCCAAAATATGTCTAATCTGATTAGAAGGTAAGAAAACATTATTTTCTTTTATATATTTATCTATATCTATCAAATTATGTTCTATTAAATAATAAAAAAATGATCTAATAACTTGTATTCTAACATAATTATTGGGTTTTTTAAATATTTCTCCTTTATTAGTCATTTTATCTTCTACATCTAGTAATTTTTCAGTAAATTCAGAATTATTTTCTACTAACTTGTATAATTCATTATATTTTGTATAATCTACATTATGGTAAATATAGTCAACCAACATTTTTTTAAATAATGATGCTACACCTTCTAAATCAATGTTATCATGAACGTGTTTTTCTATTTCTTCAACACTTAATGTATTATCTTTAAATAATAAGGATTGTGATTTACCAAAATCAGAAATAAAAAACAATGTTTTAGTTTTAAATTTAATAATTGTATCATTAATTATGTATTTAATTTTAATTGATTTATCAAATGTTTTATATAAAATGTTTCTATGTAACATATCTTTGTGATACATTAATAATTTGTTTTTTAATATCAATAAACCATATAATATTTGTAACATCATATGGCACCATTTTTTGTCAATATTTGTTTTACTATTATTTTTTAACCACTTATCAATTGTTCCATCTGCAAGATTTGTTATTGTTATCAAATAACCATCTTTTATAAAACTTTTATACAAAATTAATGTATTATATATGATTGATTTGTTATATAATTCTTTTAAAATCTCCATAAATTTTAATTCTCTATTATCTTGATTAACAAAAAATTTAACAGCAACCATATTATCATAACTATACACTGTTCCTTCATCACCTTTACCTAAAAACTTTAATTTATTATATTCATCCATTTTCAAAACTAATTTTTTAACAATATGTGTAGGCAAATCATTGATATATTGATAAATGTTATTTATATATTGCGGATCTATATGTAAGATTGTATTAGGTTTTACGATTGTTTCAAAGATATCTGTTGTTTTAGAAATATCTGTCATTTTAGAAATATCTGTTGTTTTAGAAATATCTGTTTTATTAGAAATATCTGTTTTATTAGAAATATCTGTTATTTTAGAAATATCTGTTTTATTAGAAATATCTGTCATTTTAATAATATTATTAAGGATAAAAAATTGAAAATTAATATATATGATTTCACAAATATGTTAATTAATTAAAATATCTATCTATCAATCTATCTATCTATCAATTTATCAAATGGCCGGAATTGTTAAAATAATTACTTTAAAAAACATTGTTGAAGATATAACATTAATTAATGAAAAAAAAGGTGATATTGGTGTTGGTTTTGACATATCTGGTTCAACACAAGGTCAAATTTTAGAAAAAGAAAAACATATTATGTTAGAATTGTCTAAAACTGAATTTTTTAGTAAAAGAAAACAACATATATATCCTTTTGACAACATAGTTGAACCACCGTTTGAACTAAATGCTTTCACTAAAAGTCGTTTAACTAAATTAGAAGCAAGAGGTTCTACATCAACACATTTAGTTATTCAAGAAATGTTAAAAAATCCTAACATAACAACAATTATTGTTATAACTGATGGTGCTACAGATAGTACTGAAATACAACTTAGATCATTAATGGAAGAAATGAAAAAGAAAAGTATTAATTTTAAAATTATTACAGTATCACTTTCATTAGAAGATATGAGTATATATGATAAAGAACAACTTTGGATAAAAGGTATTGCTGGTATCCAATTTGTAAAATTATGTGGTAATTCAGTTGATGAATGGCAAATATATAATGGATTTCATAAAGATGTTCCACATACATTATCTAAAAGTACGAAAGTTGATAAGAGAAACATTACTTTTATAAATCGTCTTGTACCTAAAGGTTTGTCAATGGTTGGTTTTGTCCATCTATTACTAGATGAAATTAAAAAAAAGAATGGTAATATTGAATTTGATGAAGAAATGTATGGAGAACTATTAATGGAAACTGGTAGAATACTTTCTATACATCATATTGATTTACAATCTGTATATAATATTGAACCTATAACTATCAGATTTCTAGCATTAGGTCATAGTAAATTTGGAGATATTATTAACAAAGATTTTGTTAAAGATATGATAGAACAAGGATTTAATTTAACAAAAAAGAATGAACCTGTAATGAAAAAATCAGATAAGGAATTACCTAAACAAAAACTAACATCTGAAGAAAGAAAAATAGAATTTAAATTGGCTGACGAACATCTTCGTTCTAAAGGTACAGTTCCTTCTACTTGTCTAAATACTATTGGTTTAGATTTAAATAGTTATCTAACTGTATTTAATGAAGGTGCCCTATTTGAAGGTGATATTAAAAGAGGTATTGATATAGATGAAAGATATATGAGTTGGCCAAATTCAACAGATAAAATACATAAAATGTTATATCTACCTGTATTAGACAAAATATTTATACCGTCTAACGAAGAAAATAAGGAACAAAAACAATTACGTATAATAAATCAAGCAATTAGACAAACATTTAGAGAACCAAGTGTTACTAAATTTCCAAATTCTATAAAATCACCATTAGTACCATTATTCTTACTAAACAGGATGGTTAAACTATTTGTTGATGGTATTGATAAGGAAACCAAAACAATGAAGTCTTTACAGAAACTAGCAATAACACAATTGTTAATGAACATATATAATGGTAATGAATATGTTAGTACATTTTACCAAGAATTTCAAAAAGGTGAAATACCACCTATGAATGCAGCGTTTTCTGGAAAAACAACTCACGTATCACTATATAATGAACCTTTAGTAAATTCTTTGAATTTAGAACCTTCACTATGGTGGATAACAATGATGACATTTGCAGGTCTTTTTGAAGAACAGAAAAAACATTCTATAAATATTTTAGAACAATTAGATATATCTGTAGAAACAGAACTTCTTGAATATTTGAGAAAAACATATGGTAAAAAAGTTCCAGAAGAATTTCTTAAAGAAGTAATTGTTTCAGTACCTCCAATGTCTATTACTACATTTAATTTTTTGAATTCAACAGATAAAACATTTAAACTTAAAAATCACGGTAATTGTACTTCAGGTATGATTTGTACAGAAGAAGAGAAAGAAGATATGAAAGCAAGATTTTGTTTCACTTGTAGACAACCTGTTTTTGAAGCAACATTTGAACCTTATCAAGTTCCTGATAATAATGTAATAGTTCAAGAAGCAATTAAAAAATATAGAAAAGTTGATACTGTGCTTGAACAAAAACAAGAACATGTAGAAGTTTTACAACAAGGTTTGCCACAAGGTTTGCCACAAGGTTTGCCACAAGGTTTGCCACAAGGTTTGCCACAAGGTTTGCCACAAAGTTTGCCACAAGGTTTGCCACAAGGTTTGCCACAAGGTTTGCCACAAGTTTTACCAACATATGCGATATTTTTGATTGGTGCTGTTGGTGCAGGAAAAACAACGTGTAGATATAAAATGATAACATTTTTTGAATCACAAGGATGGATAGTTCAACCAATATCATCAGATGATTGGAAAAAACAAAGACTTGATGATAAAAGAAACATTCAAAAACAATTAATAGAATTTGATAAAACTGCACATCCTAAAAAACTAGTTATTTTTGATTTGTGTAATCATAATGGAATTCAAAAAGAAATGTTTAAACATAGTATTCATAAATACAAGTCAATTGGTTTTATGCCTAATTACTATGGAGAACATTTTATGGACTATGCATCGTTCTGTCTTGAAAATGTTCTTAACAGACCCAATAAATTTACAAAAGAAACACCATATTATTTAACACCTATAGATGCAGGTGTTAAAGTATGTATTGATGTTCTTAATGGAAGATGTCAGGGAATTATTGCTAGCCAATATATTAAAGAACCATTTGTTCCATTTAACACTAATTTATCAATTATCGAAATTAAAAGTGTTATCAAAGATGGTGCAGAAAGATATAGACAATATCTATTAACAAAATCAATTGATAAAGATATTGCTAAAATATATTCTGAATTCTAAATAAATAAATCAGTAATATCATCATATATTTCATTTATAAGTGTAGAAATAAATTTCATACAATTAGCAATACTTAATTGATAACAATATGGATTATCTTTTTCTTCTGACATTCTACTTACTAATATATTCCAACAGTTAACTGTATGTTCATTTCTAATAGGTGCTTGTAAAAATACTATACGTTCTACTACATAATCACATATTTTAAATAATTCGTCATTGATAGTTACATTATTATTTATTTCTTGTTTAATTTTATCAATGTCTATTACTTCATCATAATCTATACTATTCTTTTTATCCAAACTTTTCAAATTGTTTTTAATTTCTGTCAATATCAAATAGAAAAAATCATAATCTTTATCAATTAAATTCTCTGTTAAAGTATTCCAAAATATACTTCTACAAGAACTGTCAATATTATCATATATTTTTTTATAAACATTTAGAACATTAAAATCAAAGTTTCTGTCAAATGATTTTATAAAATTTTTAATTTTATTTCTATGAACATTTAGATAAAACAAAACATCTTGTTTTTGTTCTTCTGAATATTTATTACTATCAGAAATCTTATTTATAGTTGTTTCATTATCATACCATTCTTTAATAAGTTCATCAATCTTTTTTTTCTTATCTAGAGTTATAAACATATTAAACATAACATTATATTCACTAAATATGTTTTTGATTACTTCATCATCTACTAAATCATAACATAAAATATCATTAAATATTTCTGTAATTTCAACAGATAATCTGTATAAAATATTTTCATAAGATTTTGGATGTTTTTCAATAAATGCAATATTAACAGATAATACATGTTCTGGATGTGAAGAAATCATATATGCTGACAATACTTTTTTTTCATTACAATGTATTCCATATAACCTGTTTAGTTGGTATAAAATATGTTTGTATGAAAGTAAAAAGTTTTCATTAGTCATTGCTAATTTAATTTTTATATAATTGTTTTCTGATGAATTTTTAGACATATTATATATTGCCATAATAGTATCTACATTTTTATGAACTGTTTTTATAAATGTATTTTTTATTACAGAACGTTGTTTTTGTTTTATTAGGTTCATAAATATTATAGTGTTTTATTTAAAAAAAAGATATGTCTTACTGTTTTTTTGTAGATTTTTTAATTATATCCTTAACATTTGCCATAAGATTATCTATATTATTATCATCATCTTCTAAAAATGGATCATCTGTATCCATAATACTTTTCTTAAATGGTCTAAAAATTATTTCTTCATCTTTAATTAATTCTCTTATTTTCTTACTATTTGTGCCTTTTTTTTCTATTAATTTGAAAAAGAAATAACTCTCTGGATATAGTCTTAATTTATCAACACCTTTCTCTCCAGCTGTATTTCTTAATAATTTTGTTTCAATATATTCAATATAACATTTTTGTGTATCAACAAATGTTTTGCCTTGTATAGTTTCTGTTCCTTCACCTGCATATTTTATTTTTAATATAAAACAAGGACTGTTTATAGGTTGTCCTATGTTTTTTATGTAACGAATAATATCTCCTTGTTCCAATCTTGATGATATATTATATGGTTCAATGAACTCATATCCTTTATTCAAAATAGGATATTCTTTTTTACATTTATCAAAGAACTTGTCAGGATTAAAATTTTCACATTGTTTTTTAAAACCTTTAAGAATTATGTCCAATGATATTTCCATTAATTAATATATATATAAACAAATATTTATAGAATTTCAATTCTTACAAATATATATTAAACCATACAATAAAATATATAAAACACAAACAAAATATATATATCTAGATAAAGATGGTTTAACCAAAGATGGTTGAACCAAAGATGGTTTAACCAAAGATGGTTGAACCAAAGATGGTTGAACCAAAGATGGTTGAACCAAAGATGGTTGAACCAAAGATGGTTGAACCAAAGATGGTTTAACCAAAGATGGTTGAACCAAAGATGGTTGAACCAAAGATGTTTTAACCAAAGATGGTTTAACCAAAGATGGTTTAACCAAAGATGGTTGAACCAAAGATGTTTTAACCAAAGATGTTTTAATCAAAGATTGTTCATTTACAGACTTTTTTTCAGAACTTGCTAAAGTATCCATATTTTGTGTTATAGGATTTAATAATTCAGATGTTAAACCAGATTTATTTTTTCTTTTTTTTATTTTTTTGTTTTTTTGTTTTAATGGAGATATAATACCAGTTGTTTCTTCTGTTACTATTCTGGATTTTTGAATTGTTTCGTAACTAGGTAAAGAACAAAATGGTTGAACCATATATTGTTCATTTATTTTATTAGAACTTGTAGGACAATATGTCATCAATGATGTTGAAGTAAAATCTTTATTTAACTCTTCTTTTGCGTACTTAATAATATGATACATAACAGGAAATGGTGTTTTATTACATATTGACGACATATATGGATCAACAACATCTGATAAAAATATATTATATTCTTTATTCAAGTCATCATATAATTTATATAATGTTTGAAACGATTTATATATTTCATTTAATTTACTTGTATTATTTTGTTTAAAAATGTCAAAACTTGTAGGTAAATTAGGTAAAATAGGTAAATTAGATAGAGCAGACATTTTATGAAATGGTTTTTTTTATTCTATATCATAATTACTTTGTATAGTATATTAACTTTCAATTTTTTGTATAAATAGTCTAAATATTTATATACTTTTCATATAATATATATGAATAAGGAAGATAATAATTTTAATAAATGTCATAAATGTAATAAAATATTCAGTTCAAAATCATATTTAAAAAAACACGAATATAAAAAATTTGATTGTGTAACAAAAAAGATAAGAGATAATTGTAAAGATAATTCTAAAGAGAATTCTAAAGAGAATTCTAAAGAGAATTCTAAAGAGAATTCTAAAGATACTTCTAAAGATATATCTAATATAATAGTTAATGACAAAGTTGTAAATAATTATTTTATTTTAGTTGATGGTTCAGAAGAATATGCTATGTTAGTTGGTAAAATTTTTTCTGAAGTTTTACATGAATACATTCAAAAAAAACAACTATTAGAACAAACATAAAAAAAATATATAATAGAATATATATTAGATGTCATATGTATGTGATATATGCGAACACATATTTGGATTAAAAACAGATTTAGAAAGACATAAAATGAAGAAAAATAAATGTGAAACAAAAAGTCAAAAATATAGTAGAGAAAATATTATTATAGATGAATTTGTAAAAAATATTGATAATAATAATGTAAATGATACAACTTGTAAATACTGCAATAAAGTATTTTATAAAAAAAGTAATGTTATACGACATTTAATAAATTCGTGTGCTCGTAAAAATGTTTATGATATGGCAAAACAAGAGGTTAGACCACAAATATTATATGATATAGTAATAGGACAGATTTGATAAATTATTATTTATTATTTATTTGTCTAATATTTCATTAGTATATCTAGTAATCAATGTATATAAATATTTCATAGCATTGTCAAGATTAAGTTCTTTTCTTTTTTTCTTAATGTTGTTTATACATTTTTTATATTTTTCTGGATTTTTCTCAATATCATTATAAATTTGTAAAATATCATCTTTAATTTTAGCCATTTTTGTATCATCTAAATTTTCTCCATATTCTTGGTCATCATATATTAAATGAGAATAATCGTTTTCATCAAATAAATAATCAAACCATTGTTTCCAATAACTATTTTCATTCCATTTACTATTATGAAATGATATACGAATAATATATCTATCCATAAAAAATAGATATTTTAATCTTATAGACCAAGGACGATTTCCAGGTAAATCAAACAAATACTTATAATTTTTATATTCAGGCATTTCCATATAATTAGATTTATCATCAACATTTGTAAATATATTAATATTTAATGGACTTTCTGATATTTTATGTAAATTTTTTCTAAAAAAAGCAGTTGGTTGTCCAATAAAAAATATTTCGTTATCAATTTTAGCAGGTTCATATTTAATACATTTATCAATGATTTCATCAAAATTATATTTTTTGTCTCCAATATGAGCACTTAATATGTCAAAATTAGGAAAAATCAATCCATTAAATCCATCTGGTATTGCCCAATTAAAAACAGGAATGTCCTCACGCCAGAAAAAACCATCTGACATATTAATAAATAAAAATGTGTCTTCTATTTTGTATTTACTTAGAAAATATGTAAATATAATGTCAATATAATTTGTTCTATCATATAAATGTCGTATTTTTGTTTCTCTATATTTTATTTCATAAATTTTGTTGTCTTTAATTATAACACATACTAAAAAAGGATATTTGTTTAAAATTTCTTTATGTTCTGTCAATAAATTATATTTTTTCTTATTAAATGACATAATTTGTTTATCAATGAATTCTTCCATTATTATATATACTTATAATATATGAAATATAAATATAAACAGAAACAGAACCAGTACAAAATAAATTTACAATACACTGATGAAGAACCTATAGCTGATAAATCTTCTGAACTTCGATTATTTGAAAAGATTGCACAAAATAATAAAACTTATTCAGCATTAGGAGATGTAACACATGTTACTGCAGGTAAAATATATGGCAAACTTGTATATTATCAGCATCTTTATCACGGTTTTATTTTATCATATATTTGGATTAAAAATGTTATTGATAATATGAAAGATTGTTTATTAATTTCGAATAGAATTAAATTTATTGAAGGATTATTAGTTTATACCACAATTAAAAAAATAAATATTATAACAACATGTATTGATGAGCAATTTGAAGAAAAATATAATTACAAATTAGTACAATTTAAAGAAAAATTTAATAAAAGAATAGTTATCGAACAAAATGTAATAAAAAATATGTATACAAATATTATTATTTATATTAGTGAAGTTATTTACGATTCAAATTTTTTGAATAGTAATATATACTATTATAATATATATTGGATAACAAATGCTTTGAAACACTTAAAAAAAAATGGCAATCTAATTTTTAGACTAACAAATGATATGACAGAATACATAATACAATTAATATATATTATTAGTTCATATTTCAAAAAAGTACATTATGATACATATAAATATAAAACAGATGAAACGTGGTTAAAATATATGATTGTGTTTGAAAATTATCATAATGATAATGACAATAATATTTTTGATGATATCTTAAACCAAATAAACAGAAATAAAGTAATAATAAATATAATTGATGTTAAATATGATGATAAATATAATAAATTTATAAAAAAATTAATGCGTATATTTGATGTAAATAACTCAAAATTCTTTAAATTATTTAACAAACATAAATCTATTATTAAATATATATCACAAAATACAATTGATAAAATGTATAGAGAAAACTTTATGATAACAATTGATAAATGTATTAGAATGTGTGATGATAATAAAATAATAGTAGCATTAGAAAATAAAATAAAAAGTTATAAATATAAAATTAAAATAGCAAGTAATATTTTACAGACATCTGAAATAATATATTTTGATATTTTGAAGAAAACTGATACTGATGATCAAGAATATTTTAGTACTATTGGAGAATATTATATACTAAAAATCTACACTAAATTAAGAAAAAGAAAAGTAATAAAAGAAATAAAACAAAAATTTAATATCAATAAATATATCACAAATTATATAGAAAAAATAACAAATTATAATGTATCAATTGATTTTGTAAAAACGTTTGAATTATTTAATGTATTTAATCTAATAGACAATAATTCTAAAAAAATCAACATATTTCATTTACATAATACTTATGATGAAAATTGTACAAATGCAGTAAAATATTATTTTAAACAAACAAATAATAAAACCAATATTAATTCAAAAATATATTTAGATACTGATAATTTGAATGACATTATCATTAAAAACAAAAATATTGATTATTGTTATTTTGATTGTAATAAAAAAAATCCTATGTATTTATTGTCATACATTATTACTAGTCTAAAAATATTAAAATTAAGTTGTAGTTGTGTATTTAAAACTCATATATCAAATATTAATTTTCAAATATCATATTTTAATTTATTAGCATTATTTTTTGAACATATTTATGTGACAAAATCAAATCTTGATACGTTTGTAAATGATGAGATATATATTATTGCAAAGAATAAACAAAAACATATTGACACGAAAACATATAATAAGATTTTGGATAATATAATATCGAATAATGTAAAACTTGATATTGAACCAAATAATATTATATATAAGTCATTAATTGTTGTTATAAATTCTCACATAAATATTATGAATATGATATTATATTATTATGAAAATCGTGAAGTATTAGATATGCATTTATTAAACATTGGACAGCAAAAATATGATTTTATTCGTGATTGGATTCGTATAAATAAAATGGATATTTGATTTTTTATTTAGAAAATGTATTATTTTTTAGTATTTATTAAGTGTTTTTGTATAATTTTTTATTATTTTTTATTAAATTTTGTTTAATCAATATGTTTATATTCAAGAATATTAATTTTATAAGAATTTTTATAAGTTTTTTGATATTAAAGTATATATATTTAATAATTTCTATTACATATTTTGAGAAAATATAGGATTTTTAAGAAATCATTTTGGGGTGTCGACCCCTTTTTTTTTTACATAATTTTGGGTTTTACATAAAGGATATTAGTTTAATAAATTTATGTAATTTTTTACATAATTTATTTTATATTATATACTTTTATTTTACCGAAATTTTCGGTAAAACTGAAATTGAGAGCAAAAATGATTAAAAGTATAATAGTTTAATTATTTAATTCTTTTTTTACATAATTTTTACATAATTTTTACATATTTTCTTTACATAATATTCTTTTTTTTATTAATCATTTAAAATATGTTGATTATTTATTATTTTTTATTAAATTTTGTTTGATCAATATGTTTATATTCAAGAATATTAATTATTTATTTAGAATTAGTTTTATAGATACTAAAATGTATTGTTTTTAGTATTTATTAATTGTTTTTGTATAATTTTTTATTAAATTTTATTAATTTTTGTTTAATCAATATGTTTATATTCAAGAATATTAATTTTATAAGATTTTTTATAAGTTTTTTGATATTAAAGTATATATATTTAATAATTTCTATTACATATTTTTAGAAAATATAGGATTTTTAAGAAATCATTTTGGGGTGTCGACCCCTTTTTTTTTTACATAATTTTGGGTTTTACATAAAGGATATTAGTTTAATAAATTTATGTAATTTTTTACATAATTTATTTTA